CAAAGATTTAACATACAAGATGTATTCTTTGGTTGTTTTGAAAAAGTTCTTTTTCATAGGCAACAACTCCTTTCTGCCCTTTCTTTCAGCTTCCATGTTATTATATCACACGGTGATAGTAAACATCGCAGAGAGGAAACTTGATGGCAGATGCAAAATTACGAAATCCCATTGACATACATTGAATATGCCAATGGGATTTATTCATTATTAACAAAAAAGAAAATGAGCAACCGTGTTTGGCTGTTCATTTTTAGTAGTTATTTGGGTCAACTTCTATATTATTGCTTTTTTTAGGCTATTATAATACACGTTATTATTATTTGTAAAAAGTGTATTATTTGGTCTTGTATTAAATTCAATCTCAATTGGTTTGCTTTTGCGTTATCTACAATATAATGAATAACTGTATTAGCTATTACACAACCCAATAAAAGGAATTCATTGATGTTTAATAAGAATATTGCCGGTAGCATTATTGCAATTGACCATTCAAGCGAGTGTTCAAATAACGCCATAATGTAATCCTTCCCATATTTCTCAATTGAAAGTCCTTCATTTTTGCATGTGTTAATCCACCATGATTTTTGTTTTAAATATGTGAATTTATCCTGTAGTACAAAGTCATCAATTAGGTGGCAAAAAAACATTAAAAGTAAAAGTTTAATCATATTTAGCTTGCTCAATTATTTCTTCCCTTTTCATAACGCAAATATACAAAAAATATTTTAAAAACAAAAATGGCACACAAAAAGTATGCCATTTTTTTGTAACTTGTTGATTTTCAGATTAATACGCCAATACTGCATAGTCAAATCTCAAAGTAAGTTGTATGGTCGCAAGGTCAGAGCTTTGGTAATCAAGGTCTCCAAAGTTAACGGTTGTAAGCATACAGTTTTTAAGAATCCATTTTGATACAACTACACCTGTTGGGTCAAGCATTTCAAGCTCAACATCACGCTTATAACCTGCCGCATAGCCTTGTCTTCCGGTAACTGATTCAGAATGTAAACGAACCCATTCCATAACAGCTTGTGATGCGGATGGACCAATTGGGTCACGAAGTGTAACCTGAATTGTATCCCATGTATAACGACCTACAACCCAAGTTGATGTGTTTAAGAATGGTATCTGTGTCTCTTCCTGCGTGATTGAAGGACGAGAAGCTGAAGATAACCACCATTCTTGTATTCCCAAATCTGCCGGGAATCTAAATAGCCATCTATTTTTCCTTAACGGTTCGTAGTTAAGTGGCATTTTCAAAAGTAAATCTGACATGTCTTTATTATTTTTTAATAATTAATTATTTTTTAATAAATATATGTTTTTTTATTTTTTTAATTAATTCTTTGTATATTTGTATTATTAAAATTATTTTTAGAAAAGATGTTTTGGTTAAGGGAGGCTATGATAAGGATAAAACAGAGCATGAGATAATGTTAGAAAGAGAAATATATAGGATATATGATTGTGGATGCGGAGTATATCAATATACATTGAAAAAGGAATAGAGATTTTCATCTATTCCTTTATTTTTTTGCAATAATGTTTATTTTTTATAAAAAATATATACATGAACATATTAATTGTAAATTATAACACACAAAAGCTTACGTCTGCTTGCATAAAAAGCGTTAATAAGCATACTCCTGGCACGAATATATATGTATTTGATAATTCGGATAAAGAACCGTTTGTAAATGAGTTTGAAAATGTAACTGTTTTTGACAACACAAGTGAAAAAATAATAAATTTCAATAATTTATTAGAAAAATGTAAAGCAAATACAAGTTTTGGTGCTGAAAGTAATTTTGGGACAATAAAACACGCAAGTAGTGTTGACAAATGTTTTGATTTGATAAATGATAATTTTATTTTGCTTGATTCTGATGTGTTACTTAAAACTGATATAACAGAAATTTATGATGAAAATTATATATACGTTGGCGACACTAAAAAAAATTGTTTATCTAAGAAAACAAGAGTTTCTCCGCATATATGTTTTATCAATGTTAAAGAAGCTAAAAAAAATAGAATAAGATATTTTGATGAAAAAAGAATAGTAGGAGTTTCAGAAGAGGGAGATGAATATGATACCGGTTCATCATTTTATTATGACTGTGTAGGGTTTAAAACTAAAGAAATAGATGAAAAAAAATACATTGTACATTATGGCGCTGGTAGTTGGATAAAGTTAGCAAAAACAAAAAAACGTAGTGTTGAAGAATGGCTGAAAAAATATTCTTACTTATGTGAAAAAAATAAAAACGATATAGATATATTTATTTGCACGCACAAAGATTTTAAGAAAGTTGTTAATAATGAAGTATATAAAATAATTGACACGAGAGACTTTAATAACAGCAAATATGTTTTAAAAGATGATTTTTATTCAGAATTATTATCTTATTTTTATATAGCAGATAACATTGAACTAAAAGATTATGTTGGATTTTGTCACTATCGTAGATATTTTAATTTTTTGGATAATATTCCAGATATTGATGAATTATTTAAATCAGTTGATTGCGTGATTGCCAAGCCAATTGTTTTTAGAAGAACTAATAAAGCGCAATATGCATCATGCCATAATATTGAGGACTTATATATAATTGGTGGGATTTTGGCTGATAAATACCCTGAATATACAAGGGCGTTTAAAATTGTAATGAATAGCAAATTATTTGCTCCATACAATATGTTCATTATGAAACGTGAAAACTTTTTGGAATATATAAAGTTTATTAAAGGCGTTTTGGATGATTATGTTGAAATAGTTGGAACTGATATTACAAAAAGGATAGAAAATAATAAGGATAAATATTTAAAGAAAAGTTATCCAAATAATACCGTTGAATATCAATATAGAATTGGTGGGTATTTGGCTGAAAGGTTAACAAATGTATTTATAATAAATAAATTCAAAAAATTGAAGGCTTATCCTGTTATTGTTACTGAAGACAAGTATAAAAAAGATAAAAACGTGGACACTATAGAAGAAAAACAAAAATTACAAGAAAATCAAAAATAATAATACCTATGGACAAAAAAGAAATGTTATATGAAATATCTTTAAAATATAATACTTTAAAGATGTATGATAATACAATCGAACAGATGAAGAAAAATGGTAATACTGGTGATTCTTTAAACACAATTATCAAGGAAAGGGATAATATTGAACAAGAATTAATAAGCCTATTTGACCCGAAATTGGCAACTCCAATTAATAGTTTTACTAAAGACCCATCAATAAGTGAGGAAAAATTAAATGGTAATAAGTTTATTCAAGCAGCAAAGAAAAGATGTGAATATAAGAAGTTATATGATATAAGAAAGAATTTCTTTGACGATATTGAAAAGCCTACTCCTGTTGGATTTATACCTGAAAACGAGTTAAAAGAAATTGTTGAAAGAAAAGAATACAATAAAAAGCCAACATATGCTGATGTTCAGGAAAAGATTTCAAATTCTCAATGGATAAGCAGGTCTAATTTTATTGTTAGATTTAATAAGGAAAAGATTAACATTGATGAATGGAGGGTTTCTTCATTTTATTATCAAGACAATGGAAACCTTTCAGTTACCATGAATGACTTTGCTGAGAAAAGCAAAGATGGAACTTACAATATTCTATCAAAAATTGCTTTAAAACTTCAAAAAGATAGATATGCCGGTGATATAATTGTAGATATTATTACCAATTCAGGCGAATTGCTTTATAAAATGGTTTTTGCAAATTGTGAGTTCAAATATGCTGACAGCGATGGGTTTACTTATGAATCAGCAGAATTAAGAAAAACTATTTTGAATTTTCATTTTGAAAAATTACATATTTTAGCGCCAAACGAAAAGTTGAATGAAACAACCAATTAAAAGAGGTAAAAAAATAGATGGCAAAAAACCAAAAACAAAAACCCGTTTAAGAAAGCCAAATGGTAAACTTGAACGGGTGCATCCAAAGTTTGGAACGTCGAAATTGGAACAAGATTTTGCTGAGAAATTTTTGGATAAACTTGGTATAGAATATGTTTGGCAGTTTGAAGCAAAGGATATTGGAAGATTTTATGATTTTGCAATTTTTCCAAAAGAAGGCGGCATGATATTGCTTGAGATTGATGGCTCATATTATCACTCTGACCCAAGGGTTGTTGATGAAAATAAGTTATCTCCAATGCAGAAGAAAAATAAACGTGTTGACGAGCATAAAAATGAATGGGCATTAATGCATGGCATCCCAATTATGAGAATATGGGAATATGACATAAGGAATAACCCATCAGGCGTTATGAAAGCATTGAAGGAAAGGCTATATATTGAGGATAAGGTACAAACGAAGTTAAATAGTAAGAATAAACGGCATAAAAACATATTAAAATAATGAACATATACGATATTGAAAGAAAATACTTCACATTGCACTTAGATGAAGCAGCAGGTATGATTAACAATTATAATAAAATTGGAGAAGAGTTATATGACTGCATTTCTACGTTAAAGCCTAATTTAGTCGGACCAGGATTATATATAAGAAGAATTAATAATTATGTTTTGAAGTATGATTGCTTCATAAAAACCATAAATATTAAATATTTTTCTTATACTAAAGATGCTGATTATAATAGTAAATTTATTCCTGAAAATGATTTTGAGCATTTGAGTAATGATAAAAGATTAATCAATTGTACAATACAAATTAGTGAAAAGACTGATAATCCAAATGTGGTAAATAAAAATCTTTTTATGCGCGTTTTTTCTCATGAAGTAGAGCATGCATATAGATATTTTTCAATTTTATCACAAAATAATGGAAATACTTTAAAATCTGTTAATAAATCTAACAATTTATATACTTCTGCATTTAATACTAAACATGAAACAAAATACGGTAATGATGTGTTTGATATGCTTAGAAAGGCTATTTATTTAATTGATAATGACGAAGTTTCTGCTTTTGTGAATCAAACATATGAAGAAATTCGACAAAAAACTTATATAAACAGAAATAACATTACAGACTATTTTAATGAATTCAGAATGTATAGAGAAAACCTTGTGCTAAAAAACATTGTAGACGTGTTTGATGAGTTAATAAAAAAAGAAAAGGGTAGAAAAATTTGTAATGAATTTTTAAAACAAACATATGGCGATAGATGTACAGGTAATAAGGCAATAAAAATGTTTAGACAAAGGTTAATAACCGCATTAGATTATCGAATTGATAAGTTTTTGAAAATTGTTAGTAAAGCACTGATTGATTTTAATAGGGTTAATAATGATATTCAATATGAACCAGATGAAATGAGGTTGGAAGGACTTGTTAGAAATTTAGATTTAATTTTTTAAAAAATATTGATACTATGAATATTACGTTATATGTAAAATTGGAAGGTTTTGATGATGGCGATTTTGATATGAGCAACGATTACTATAAGTCTGATGATGATTTCTTTGATGCTATGGATAGAGAAAATAGAAAATATTCAGGCGTCACTAAGGATGCGTTATACCACATTAGTATGAAAGGAAATAAAACTACTGCAAGTTTTGGTGCTTTATCAAAATCATCAAAAAATGCAAAAGAGAATAATTATAAATCAGAAGCATTGCTTTTTGATGAAAACGGAAATGATGAAACTGTTGATAATTTGATTTCAAACGCATTATCTCAAGATGTTGTAATTAATATCATCAAGTTTAACCGTGATTCAATGGATGAAGAATTTGAAGAGGATTATAATTTTTGGATTGAGGAGCATGAAAATCTTAATAACCCAAAATATAAAAACGCTCTTGGAGAAGATAAAGTTTGGCAAAATGAACCAACAAGAACATTCTATGTTGAATTTTTAAATAAAGCCAATGAAACAAAATATGTAAGATTTGAAAATTGCAAGATATTAGATAAAGGCGATGATGATGAATATGCAATTTTGGCAGAAAAAATAACATTAATCGAAAATATTTAAAATAGTTATGGCAGGCAAAAAGAAGTTAACCCCTGAACAAGAAAAGGAAATTAAAATATTACAGGCAACAAATGAAATGTATGAACGTTCCAAAGAAGAAACAAAAGTCAGAGGAACAGAGCAAGCTGTTAAGAGAATTGAAATAGCTCAAGAAGAAGTTCAACAAAAGATAAAGAACATTATGAATGGCACAATTCAGCATATTGAAATTCCCCAGGAAGAAATAAAACCAATTGTAATTGAACATAAGCCAATTATTGAAAAAGATGAAGATATTGAAAACTTGAATAATTCAAATTTCTTTTCAAACAATAATAATACAAATGATTCTTCTGATTCAATTTTTGATATTTTGGAAAGTCATAAAAAAGAGGAAGAAGAAAGAATTAAGAAACGTAAGAGAAGAGGTACAGAAACACATATTGAACAAGAAACAGGAATTAAATATGGCGAGGAAATTGTAAATCCGACAAACACAACATTTAACAATATTGATTCGACTGCTCAATATGATGTCATTTCATTGCCAAGTAACGGAGAATGCTATAAAAATAAAGTTGGTAGAATACCTGTATCTTATTTAACTGCTTATGATGAAAATATCATTACTTCTCCAAACCTTTATCGTGATGGACTTGTAATTGATTATTTGCTTAATAATAAAATAGTAAATAAGGATATTAATGTTGAAGATTTGGTAAGCGGTGATGTCGATGCAATTGTATTGTTTCTTAGAGCAACAAGTTATGGCGTTGATTTCCCTGTTGCTGTAACTGACCCTGATTCAGGAGAGGTGATTGAAACTACTGTTGATTTAACCAAAATTAAATCAAAGGAGTTTAAGTTAAAGGGTGATGAAAATGGTCATTTTTCATATACATTACCAAAATCAGGAGTTGAAGTTAAGTTTAAGTATTTGACGAGAAAAGAAGAAAATGATTTAAGAATCCTTTCAAGAATTGAAGGAGAGGGAATGAATGCTCTTGATTTGAGGGATGCGAATAGAACAATCACAAACTTATTAAAAACTGACTCAATACTTGATTCAAAGGAAAAAACAGTTATTCTTGAAGCAACAAGAAAGATTAACGAATGGGCTAAGAAAATAGAAGATAAAAATGAAAATAGGTTCAATAGAGCAATTACCAATAGGATGGAAATGCAGATAGTTGCAATTAATGGCAATTATGATAAAGAATATATTAGAAAGGCTATTTACAATATGCCAGCTAATGATTCTCTTATGCTGAGGAGATATATTCTTGATAATGAACCGGGGTTAGATTTTGAGGTTGAAATTGAAAGACCTGAGAGCCTTGGAGGTGGCTCATTTAAAACCTTTCTTGAATGGAACGATACTGTTTTCTGGAATATCGCCTGATTATGAAAGGTATCTTAAGGAAGAGTTGTTTGGCTGTTTTAAGCATATAAAAATGCCTTTTGATGAACTGTTAAAAATGCCAACAAGAGATAGAAAGTTTTATATCTTGAAGCATAATGAAGCAGCAGAGTCAGAAAGAAAAGAATATGAAGATATGCAAAAAGGCGGAACAGCCAAGACAGAAGCAATTGATGCATATACCGATATTGACCAACAAAATCTTAAAAATGCAACAAATAGATGATGGGAACTTCAAAAAGTTCCCATTTTTATTTAAAAAAATGAAATATTTAGTATTTATATGTAATTAAAATAACTGTATAAAATTAGTTTTTGAATAATATATGGGACCAGCAGCAGCCGCACTCTTAAGAGGACTTGGAGCAAAACTTGGTGGGAAAGCAGGAATGGCAATAGATGCATATATGCAGATGAGCGCATATAAGGAAGTTTTTAGTCAATTGAAATCTGATGCTATAAGTGCTTTTAACTTTATTGGCGGAAAGTGGATTGAAATGCAAGATATTGCATTCCAAACAGGTCGTTCTATGGCCATGAGTCGTGAAATGGCTATGCGTTATGACCGTCAGTTAATGCAAACCACAAAAGAGCTTGCAAGACAATACGGTATAACTGCCAAGGAAATTGCTGATTTCCAAAAATCATATGCTGAAGCGGTTGGCAGAAATGTTACCTTATCAAGAGAACAGCTTGCTCATATGTCTGCTTTATCAAAAATTGCAGGTGAAGATGCAGGTAGACTCGTCGATGAGTACGATAAAGTTGGTATAGGTATTGCTAGGGCAACGGCATACACAGGAAGATTGCAAGAAAGGGCTAAAGCATTAGGCGTTAGTCCTGCTAAGGCAACCAAAATGATGGCTGACAATATTAAGCTTGCTGCATCATATTCATTCAGAAATGGCGTTAATGATATTGAGAAGATGTCGTTAAGAGCCGCTTCAATGAGAATGGATATGAACGCAATAATGTCTGCCACAGAGAAGTTTGCTGACATTGATAAGGCTATCAGTACTTCTGCTAATATTCAAATGCTTGGCGGTAGTTTTGCAAGGGAATTCAGCAATCCAATGGGTGCTATGTATGAATCGATGGCAGACCCAGAGGCATTCCAAGAAAGAATTCTCAGAACTATCAGAGGAAAGGGCTCATATAATGAAAAAACTGGAGCTGTAACATTTGACCCAGTTACAATGCGCATGATGCGTGAGCTTGCTAGTAATCTCGGTATGACAGTTGACCAAATTACTAACCCTGCAATGGCTGAAATTCAAAATCAAAAAGTTGAGGAAGAACTCAGGGCTAAAAACAATAAGGAATGGGACAAAGCTCAATTGGCCGCTATTAAAAATCTTTCAAGGACAAACGTTGATGAAGAAACCGGCGAACATTTTGTAACCCTTTTAAATGATGGTAAAGAAGAAAAGGTATTCTTAAAAGACCTTACAGAAGAGCAACTGAAAATTGCACAAGACTCTCAAATGACAGAGGAAGGGTTGTGGAATGATGTTGCTGACATTAAAACAATTCTTGAAAGAACTTTAGGCCGTGCAAGGGGTACTACATCTACAAAAGAAAACATTACTGGTTTAGGAGCTGAATGGGATGCATTCACCTCACAAATCCAAAATGGTTTAATGGGTACATTATCCGGTTGGCTTAATGGTAATAGTTTCCAACCTTGGGACTTGTTTAAGAACTTATCGTGGCCTATTGGTCAAATGGATGTTTTTACTCATGGCACTGAAGGATTTGCTGAAGGCGGTTTAGTGGAGCCTATTCCTCATGCAGCTCTTGGTACTGTAATCCAAGGTTCTTCCACTATGGGTGATAAGACTCCAGTGTTAGCCAATGCCGGTGAAATGATATTAAATCCTCGTGAACAAAAAGGATTATTCGACCTACTTAGAGACATTGCCACTACAGGTTTAATGGCTTATGGTGGTAATAAATTGGGTAGAAAGTTTGGAATGCATGGCATTGGCACTAACATGGCATTAGGAAACCTATTAAGTGGTGGAAACATGGGAATAGGAGGAATGCTTGGCAGTGGGGCAGGAATGCTTATGCAAGGCAGAATGATGCGTGGAATGCAGCCAATGGGAATGATGCCAATGGGAGGATTTAATAGACCTATAACACTAATGAATCCTACTGTTATGATGAATGGGCAAACCATTATGAACGGTAGTATTGGTGACGGAACATTGGTTGAAGAATTGGAAGATATTGCTGATGCTGCTACTGATGCTACAAGAGCAACAAGAAGCTTTTCAACCAGATTAATGTCTCTTGCTCGAAGGAGAACATTAATGGGAAGTTTAACAAGAGGTTTATTACATATTGATAGAAGTAGAAGGCGTTTAGGAGCAAAAATTTCAAATGGCAGAATAGGACATTATTATAGAAATAAAGTTGCTGATTTGAAAATCAGAGGTATGTATGCCTCTGATTGGCTATCAAACACAAAAATGGCAAAAGGAGCAAGAAATTTTAAAACAGATGTTAAGTCTTTGTTTGCTTCTCCAGCTGTTGAACAAGAAATGGCAGTCGCAACTACCGAAGAAGCTACAATGTCTGCTAAACAAAAAAGGCTATCAAAACGTAAAAAAGCAAAAGCATTAAAGAGTCTTAAAGATGTAAAAAAATCTAATGCTATAGCAAAAGCATCAAGTAATGCCACAAAAGTTGTCAGCGAAACAACAAATGCTGTAAGTAAGGTTGGAAATGCAGGAAAACTTTTAGGAAAAGTTGGAAGTGTTGGTAAAGTACTTGGGAAAGCAGCAGGACCTATAGGAACAGCATTGGCTATTGGAGGCGCTATTAGTGATATGTCAGCAGCATCAAGTCAATATGATGCCAAGGTTGATGAAATAGAAAAAAGCGGAATGTCTGACTTAGAAAAAGCTCGTGCAAAGGATAGGGCAGCTAAAGAGAAAAATGCAAGTTACGGAGGTTCTGCCGGTATGGCAATTGGTGCAACGGCAGGGGCAGTTCTTGGGTCTGCATTTGGACCGTTAGGTACAATAGCCGGCGGTTGGCTAGGCTCTAAAGCAGGCGAGTTTATTGGCAAGGGTATTGGTGGTTTATTTGGCGGTGGAGAAGAAGACAAGCTGAAAGAAAGAGAAGAGAAGATGTTAGCTAATTCAGTTGAAGGCTCTGCTCCTGTTGCTAAGATTTTAACTTCAATTGATAAGAATGTTGCTTCAATATTGGGCAGACAGGTTAGCATGAAAGCTCTTGGCTTGACACCAATTTCTCCATCTATAAGAGCTTTACCTGACGTATCAGGTTTCTTAAAGGTTTCGCCAAATAAAGAAGGAGAAAATAGACAAGCTAGCAATGTTCCTCAGAAAACTGATATTAATTTAAATGTTAGTGGAACTATTAAACTTGAAGGAAATGGAAAGTCAATTGACTTTGATATATCTAAGTTATTGGAAACTCCTGAATTTAAGAGACAGCTTGCAGATATTATAAGCAAAAGGGTGAATGAAGACGCAAATGCTGGTAAAACAAGAAAAGAATACTCTTCAAAAAACAAATTCAGCGATTAATATTAATATTTAAAATTTTAAAATAAAGATTATATTTTCAATACTATGAGTTTTTTAAAAGAAGCATCAAGCATACTTGATAAAACAGCAAAGGTATTAAATGAAGCTGCGTTTGGGGATATTAGAAATATCTTCAACAACGGTAGCTTATATACTTTTATGACAGCACCAATTGGATTGCTTAATAAAAGCTATCCTCTTATGCTTGACCATATAAATAGAAACATAGGAAATATGGAATATGTGTATGATGGGTATAGCACGCCAATTGGAGAAGTTGCCAATCCATTCTATAATTCTATTGTTAAAACTCCTTGGTTTTATCTTGATGGTAATAAAAACAGTACCGCAAACTATATCGATTATATGAGAAACGTTTACGGTGCTACAATTAGTGTTGAAAATATAAATGAAGTTGACTTATTCCATATAAGTGATGAAGCCGCTTCTGTTGGCGTTATAGAAGGCCAATATGCAATTGAAGCATTAATTAATAACACACTTGTACCAACAAATAATAATGGAACAGGTACTGATACATATTTGGGAGAAAGTGGTGCTTATTATAATAGGGAAACACTTAGAAATGCTGTTGTTGCCAATAATAAATTAACTAATTCAATTACAGAACAACTAAGTGGATATTATGGTATTACAACAAAAAATTTAAAAAATTTAAAAAAAACTAAATCATACGCTTATAAAGTAAATGAAAAGACTGGAAGAATTGAAGATATATTATCTCCGTTAAATGATACTGATAGTCCTGTTTATGTTTCAAATTATGGCCATTATAACGATATTGGAGCTTATTCCGGATTTTATAATTCATTAAGTGATAAATCAAAAGTCTTTTTTGATAATTCTATTAAAGAAAACAAATATAGAATTAATAGTTCACGTTATGTCGATAACACAAAAAGAGATTCAATAGAAATAGATTTTTCAAAAGACTATATTAATTCCATGAAAATCACTCCTAGATATGAATATGGAATTAAAGGGCCAATAAGATATATTTTTAAATCGTATGAAAAATATAATCTTAGTTCTAACGCATCTGACGTTATGGACGGAGGCGTATATGTTTATACTGAAAATGAAAAAGGGTCTGCCACAACAATTTATTCAGGAAGTTTCAATTCAGGTGCAAAATTTACAAGATATACTTCATATAGTACAGGTTTAACTGCAAATGATATTCTTAAAAAGACAAATGATGCTTTTAAAAAGGGCGAATACAAAACAATCATAGCTCGTTTTCATACAGACTCAAGCGAGGATGATATGACTGATACTACTCAAACAGCAGTAAGTAAAAAGTATGGTTTATCTCATGGCAGAAACTTATTAAAACTTTCTCCTGATGATTCTGAAGGCTATGAAAATCCATATTGTAGGGTATGGACATTCCATCATCAATATCACAGATTAAAAGACGCTATAAGACCTTTGGGATTGGACGCAAATGATTTATATAATAAGTATGGCTTTAAAGAATTCACAGCAGACCATTCTGACATTGGCTTTGATAACGGCAGACAAAGACTTGAAAGGTTTGGCACGTTAAATAAAAATAATGGCCTTGTTAATATAACACCAATTGATAATGGCAACCCAAATAAAAAGGTCGATATTAAAAACTGTATGTTTTCAATTGAAAACCTTGCTTGGAAGGGAGCATTTAGCACAGACGCAGCATCAAGAGAAACATTCCAAGCCGGTGGGTTATCATCTGAACAAAAAGGACCATTTGGTGGTAGAATAATGTGGTTTCCACCGTATGACTTGAAATTTAATGAAGATGTTAGTGTTAATTGGAATGAAAATAATTTCATTGGACGTGGTGAAGGAATATATACATACACAAATACCACAAGAACAGGTAACTTAAGTTTTAAAATATTAATTGACCACCCTTCAATTATAAACTATTGGGAAAATAAGGGAAAGAGTGGCTCAAATTCTGTTGATGAAACAAAGGACCCTGAACAAGAGATATTAAGATTCTTTGCTGGGTGCGATATGCTTACTGCTAAACCATCTCCTGAATCTGAAGAAGAAAATGCAGTATATGATGAAGCAATTCCTTCTCCTGATGTTAAGGAATTAAAATTCTATGTCTTTTTCCCTAACAACTATAGTGGTAAAGATGACGATGTTGATTTTGCTATGAAATACTTAACCAATGGGTTAGGAGCCGGTAAGGAAAAAAGATGGCATTATAGCGCATCTAAGGGTTGTTATATGGAAGATAAGACAACCGATTATGATATACAATATGCAAAGACTGATAATGGATATGGTGGTTATGAAATGCGTCCAGATAAACCTATAAGTATTATAAGAAGTGTTGATGAAACCACTTATAATAATGGCTTTATTGCTGACATAAAGGTAGGTAATTATGGCAATGGGTTACATTGTAATGATGGAAAAACATCATTATATGTGCAAGAAGGTGATAGCACAAACACATGGTGGGAAAGAAAATGGTATTATAGGGTAGACAATGATTATAAAAACCAACTTTTGAAAAAAGAAAGCTATACAGATAGCGCAAGTTATTGCTTAAATTCAAAATCCGGTTTGGATATTGTAGCCAAACATTTTTCTATTGAAGACACAGATTATTTATTCAGCTTAGCTGATGTGTATGTTGCATTGGAAGGCGGTGACGCAGTAACCGTATTAGAAGGTCTTTATGATGCTAAAAAAGTTAATTTGTTTAAAAGTTTAATAAATAGGTATCAAATTGAAAGCGTTGAATGTGTTGGAACGGCTTCAGTTCAAGGCCACGATAAACTTAACAACGAACTTAGAAAAGATAGGGCATTTACAGTAAAAAATTGGTTATGTAAAAAGAGTAATAAGTTCGACGCAAATACAGTAAAGGCTACTCCAGGAGAAATTGGAGGAGAAGGTAGTGGCATTAATAATGGCGATGAAAGTTCATTAAATAATAAACTTTGGAGAAGTACTTGTGTAACAATCAAGTTTAAAACAGCAGCATCAAATACTATACAAAACTCCACAAAGGAACAATTTATGACTACTGACCCAAACACGCCAATAGATTCTCAAACAAGTATTGATGATATGTATCAAACTAATTATAAGACAGGTAATACTGAACAAACATACATTGATGATAGAATTTATTTTGATGATAGGGGCGAAAATGAATTAATTGCTGAAAGGGCTTTAAAGGATAGAGTTAAAAGCATTAGAATGAATGCTTTAAGTGATAATATTAATAGATTGGCGTTTAACGTTGGGGCAAGTGTTAGGGGAGGAAATGTAAACCTTAACAGTTTGTATGGGGCTGTTGCTGATTTTTCTGAACATTATAAGTATTTTAATTATGATTCTAATGGATATATTGTTGGAGATAGAGGAAAGAGTGGAAACATTTTAAATCAAATAATGACTCATAACAATGACACCAAAGCAGGTGCTGTTGTTAATCCTGCAAGTTATTTGCCTTCTGACATATTTAATGATACTGGAGCAAATAATGTAACAGAAAGAGAAGGAACTAAGAATAATAAGCCTACAAGATATGACAATGAGGCAAAGTTCTTCTCAATGTTGGAAAAGGAAGAACCATTCTTGCATCATAAAATAAGTGATAAAATTAAGTATTTTGACCCTGCATTCCATTCAATAAGTCCTGAAGGATTTAATGCAAGATTAACGTTCTTGCAGCAATGTACAAGACAAGGACCGACAATTGGCCAAAGTGATAATTTCGCTGTTGACAATACAGCAAATAACTTATCATTTGGTAGACCTCCTGTATGTATATTAAGAATTGGTGATTTCTATTATACCAAGATATTGATAGATAGTTTATCAATAAGCTATGACCCATTGATGTGGGATTTAAATACAGAGGGTATTGGAGTTATGCCAATGATTGCTGACATTAATATGAGATTTAAGTTTATTGGTGGTAGCAGTCTTGCTGGGCATATTACAAGGTTACAAAATGCTCTTTCATTTAACTATTATGCAAATACTGAGGTATATGATGATAGGGCTGAATTGGCTGATTATGATGAGGATGGAAATATAACTAAACTTGGAACTAAGAATTTAACAGTTTAAAACTATGGCATCTTACGACCGTTATTATAAATTTAGAAGAAATGGGGCAATATTACATGTCCCATTTATAGAAATACCTAAAAGAACAACTGATTATTATACATATTATGTTGCAGGTAAGACAAGGCTTGATTTGTTATCATATCAATATTATGGTGACGCAAACTATGATTGGTTGATAATGCAAGCCAATCCTGAATATGGTTCATTGGAGTTTAAAATACCAGACGGGGCGAGAATTAGAATTCCTTATCCATTGGAAGCAGTGATAGCGCAATATAATAATGATATTGATGTTTATGAAGAATTATATGGTTTAACTTAAAAGTTGAAATGGGAAAAACAAGAGTTGGAAGAATAGAAAATAATATAGTATATGTAGAGCCTAATTACATCAATTCTGTTGAGGAATATGATGCAAATGGGCTCAATACTTATGAGTTTACGCCACCACTTGAGGATTATTGTGTTTTTGTTAACCTTGAAGTTGAAACAAGAGGTAGAAATGTACAGACAAGTAAATCTTCAAATGGTAAAACTATGGTGTTAAGTTACATGACAAAATTGGATGGCGATAGTTCAATTAATTTCATGCAAGGCTCTAAAGTGCCTATTGGAGAAAGTGGAGTTACTATGAACTCTTTAACCACCAACTACACAGACATATATCTTGGAGATTTAAAGAAAAATGGTCCTTCAACTGAAATGTTTGGTATTAATTCTATTGATATTGCATATAACAGTTATATGGTTCCTGAAGTAACAATAGAATTCACTGATATTCGTGGAGTCGCATTATTTGCTCAAAAAGAGTTATATGAGTCAAGTTTAATATCAGATAAGGCAATAAATGGAGAAAAATATACTGATATTGCAAATACTTTTTTCCAATGTTTTTTCACGTTTCCATATCCAAAGTTTAGGTTATATGTAAAGGGTTTTTATGGAAATCCTGTTTCATATGAATTAACTTGTGCTGATTTTAGAGGAAGATTTGACTCAAAAACAGGTAATTTTGGTTGTACAGCTAAATTTGTAGGATACCATTTTTCATTTCTAAATGATGTTATGATGAATGGATTGGTTGCTGCACCTTATTCTGATTATATTGGAGCAAAATACTGGGAAAGTAGAAAATTTAAAATTACAGGAACTTCAGAAAATGAAATAGCGATGCCAAAGATTGGATGGCTCATAAACAAAATGAAAGACATCGAGTCTATGGCAGATAGAATTTCTCAATCTGACCCCACAGCTCAAGAAAAAGTAACACTTGATAAAAAATCAGAAAGGTATCAAAATATAGAAATAGCTTATAGCAATTATGCGAGAGAAATTTCAAGAATTGTCAAAAGAAAATATTCAGAAGATGAATTAAAACTCATGTATTATTCTGTTAATAGCAAAAATGGAGTTCCTAAAAGTTCTATTATTTTGATAGCTGATGAAATATCAGGAGATGATTTTGAAGATTGTTTTGAAGAAACAAGCCAATTAGATAACTATTATGATACATTTGTTGAGGAATTAGAAAAGTATAATTCTGAATTCCCGGATGAAAAATTGCCCGAAGTAAGTAAATTTCATGAGTTTGATTCAAAACAAAGGATTTTTTCTGCCGCTGATAAGAAAAAAGTATTTATGGAAGATAAAGTAAATGACGATATTAAAAGCGACAACGAAGAACTTTATAATTTATTCAAACAAGGAGTTAATGAAAGTAATAAGGAAAACGTAAGCAGGCTATTAAACAATAAATATGCTTATTATTTTTATGATAATGGGTTTGTTAACATATTAGAATCTTACAAGGAAGCAAATGGCGAAAGAACAAAAGAAGTAGAAAAAGAAATTGAAAAATTACACGATACTGCTGTTTCTAAAGCATTAGGCTTTCATCCTACAGTAGAAAATATTACAAAAATTGTAATGGCTCATTTTGAGACGTTTGCAAGGATGATTTTTGAAACATCTAAAATCATATGTGGTCAAAAACCCGCAAGAACAATAGAATCTTTACGTGTTGGAGATATAAGAGACTTTTCTGATATAAAGAATAAAGACAATGATAAAGCTACTATAGTTCCACCATTCCCAAAAGTAACAACTGAAGTTAAAAGAGAAAACTCTACAATAAGAGAAGAATCTTGGGTAGGAAATTATGAAGGAGATTTTAGAGAAAAAGACCTTGTTCATGGAATTATAAATGGTGTAAAGGAAATTGCTAAAGATATACAGAAATACGAAGACTCAGAAGGGGCAGGTAATGGTGGTGGTTCTACAACTTCAAATACATCTGTTACCAAATATCCATTAACACCACTTGATATGATTGCTGATAGTAAGCCATATTTAGACGGTATATTAGACTCTAATGATTTACCTAACGTTTTAGGACTTGTTGGTTTAAGGGCCGTACAAATATTGTCTACCACTAATTTCCAAGATTGGGGTTCTCAAGCCACTGCTTTAGGAGAGGCTGAGGCTTATAATTTCCTTAGTAATAACAAAGTAAATAAAGATTTTAGTGAAAAAATTTCAGGGCTTAATGGAGATGATATTCTTGAAATGATGATGGGTTCTGAAGGAAGAATAAGGAAGACCGGTGACTCTTGGCCTTGGCAATTTAACGGAGAAGCAAATAGAGGGATAATAAATGCTGATGGTAGTTTGAATATTTGTTTCGCTAATTCTGGATTTACTATACCATATCAAAATTTATCTTGGAGTAAAATAAACAATGAAACAAAGCAATCTACAAAATCACATTATAGTAATGATTATATAAACACATCACCATATAGAGATACAAAATCAAATAGAGTTATAGCCAAAGAAAATTCATTTACATATGATACAAATATAAATAGATTTTCAACTATTGCTGAATCACAATTAACAGGAATTGACAATATTGGGTATTATCAAGAAAAATTCTTAAAAGAGTGTAAGTATTCATCAACTTTTTATAAAGATAATTGCCTTAATGATAGTAATGCACAAAATATTATAGCATATATAATAGAAAATGCATCAGCAATAACTCCTTCTAATGGCTCTTGTATGCTTCCAACTTCTAAAAACGCTTTTTCAAACGAATCGTTTGAACATGGGTATAATATGAATTATTTTAATAAAGAGTATCCAGGAAACGGTGGAAGTGGACAAATATGGGTCAAGGGTTGGAAAGATAAAGATGGAAATGATGTTAAGCGAAAGGGGTCAGATGGATATACTAAATACTTAGAGGAATTTAACTATAGAGATTTCACATTTACAGAATTTCCTGGTGTTGATACTGATTTAGAACCAAATAGAGATGTTTCTATATTTGGAGAATTATTATATTATTGGCAAAAAGATGTTAAAGCAAAAGCATTATTGTTTTTGGCTTCTCTTGGTTATGCTATAAATTATCATAAGATTATTTTGCAATTTATTTGCAATAAGCAAAGAACAATGCAAGTAATACCGTTACCTGCTGTATTATTTGCGGGTGCTCTATTATGGGCAGAAACTACCTCTGAGGGCAAGAAAGCATTGTCAGATGGTAAGATTACCACATACCATTATAAAGACCAAGTAGACGCTCTTAAAACGCTTAATAGAAGTGTTATAGAACGTTTAATGGGCATATTCAGTAATTGGATTAACAATGGCATCAAAAATGACTCATTATTGCGTTCATTTAACGAAATGAGAGAGGGGCTTGAACTTCATTTGATTCACAAAGATGGAAATAAGGAAAGAACATATGAAGAATTCTTTTTAAAAATTCCTGAAATTGAAGACAATGGCGTTTTTGGAGGGAAAAATGAAGATATTAAGAAATTTGACGAGTCATACAATTCAATAATGGATTTCTTAAAAGGCGAATTGGATGACAATTTCTTCAGAAACTACATAACAATTGATGAAGATTCAAAAGGAAGTTCAGAAGATGGAACAATAGGCTTAAGACTCGGAATTAGAGACGGAGGACCAAGTGCAATACACGCTTGTAATTTCGCTTTAGCTGGGTGTATTTTTTCTAAAAATAGTAAATACTTTAATGAAACAAATGATATTGTTCCTAAAGCAGATACTGGTGAATTAATTCAATTCTTTAATGGATTCTTATCAGTAATACAAAATATTAAAGTTGACAGTGATGGAGTAAGCACACAAATATCACAAGCAAAAGAACCAGACGATTCCAATGATGATATAAAAATTGGTATATATAGATATTGCAAGATGATTTATGATAAATGGATTGCTGGTATAAGTGAAGAAGAATTTAATAAATCTTTGACAATAGAAGCATTTTTTGATGATAATAGAGAAGATAAGTATTTTTATTTCATAGACGCTTATTACAACAAAGCCGAATTCATTAAAATTAACATAGGAGATTTTTGCGATAGAGTTGTTAGTTGCTACAGAAATGAACAATTCTCATTATTATCATTTTTATCAGGATTATATCAACAAAATAAACTTAATTTCTTATGTGTGCAAAACTTTATAGATTTGGGAGATAAGAAAAATCTTGAAAAAATGTTTGATACAATATCATTCAATGAAATAAGATATATAAAAGACCATCCAAATTTCATTGTTATGTATCCATATGAGTCATCAAATTATCTTGACATCGAAAACAGTGAATATGAAAATGATGGCTTTATGATAAATCAACCGCCAAGTACAACGAACAAATGGCCAGAGGCGTTGACATCAAGAAACGCAAATTCATCAACAAGATATAATATTCCAGCTTTTGGGGTTTCTTATGGAAAAATGTATCAAAGTTATTTTAAAGATGTTGATGTGTCGATGGATAGCCCAATTGTAACTGAGCAATCAATTAAGGCTCAATTTGCTATTGCTTGTCAAAACAACACCGGAGAACAAACCGGCGATAGGTCTAAAATTTATACTTATGGCCAAGATTTATTTTCAATTTATTCAAATAACTCATACACATGTACGGTAACAATGATGGGTTGTGCATGGGTACAGCCTCTTATGTACTTTGTGTTAAACAATGTTCCAATGTTTAGAGGCACTTATTTGATAGAAAAGGTGTCTCACCATATAGAACCTGGTAATATGGTTACAAAATTTGTTGGCGTTAGAATGTCAAATGTTTGCACGAGAATTGCACGTGAGGATTCTATAAGAGAAAGAAATAATCAAACAGGAAATGGTGAAGAAAATGGAAATTCTGATAGTGTATCAGTTAAAGAATTAACAGCAGGAGTTGCTAATAACTGTCCATATAAGGTATATCCGTTGGTAATTGATGATGGTAATGTTAAATTAAGTGGTTCAGAAAAGGATAGTGCCAAATCTTTAATGAGCAAGTTAATTTCATTTGGCTATTCTACATCAGCAGCAGCCGGAATAGTCGGTAATATGTGGGAAGAATCTCTTTTTAAAGCCAATAACTTAATTGTTGATAGTAATGGATATAAATCAGGCGGATTGTGTATGTGGAACGCTACAAATCTATGTGATTTGGTTAATGGAAACCCATATGGTACAGCTACAGACCCATCATGCTCGCGTTCAATTACATCATCAGATTTACCAAGCGCAGACAAACAATTAGAATTTCTGCATAATAGCATAATTAAATCATATGCAAAAATACCAAACTATAATAAAAAGCTAAATTATGAATATTGGAAGCAATTTCCAGGTAAGAATTTAAAAGATTTACTTAATAATGCAAGTAGCGCAGTAGAGGCTGCAAAGATATTTGCTGCTGTGTATGAAAGGTGTAAAAAATGCATGCAAGGTTTAGCTGAAAATGACTTGAGAATAGAGAAAGCAAAAGCTTATTTTAATGCATATAACAGTAATACTTCATCAACTGCACCTGTTGCAAGAAATGCAAAAGGTAAAGTTTCTGATTTGGCTACTGCATTTTTAAATTCTTTAAATAAAACTTCATCCTCTTCATCAAATAAAGTTAACATTGGTATAAAAACAGAAAAGAGTGATGGTGATACAATATGGCTAACAAATGGCAATAACAGTAGCAAATTTGGCTCTGTATTGGATATGATTTTATCAGCATATTCTGATAAAGTTGATACAATTAATTGGATATTACCAGGAGATGGTTCATCACAACACGTATTACCTGTTGCTTTTTTGGTTCATGTTAAAGAAGGTAGCACTTATAAGAATATCAAAGTGACATCTGAAAATAATCCAAGTCAAATGATTGGAAAAGTTGTTATACCGAAGGGAGAAAATAATAATGATGGAATACATGAAGATTTCTGTTATGCATTGGTAAAGGCATATGGTTCTCCAAGTCAACAGTTAAAAGGTGATACAAACAATCAATTGGATAATTATGAAGCGTTGTTTGAAAAATATAAGATTGAAGATTGTAGTAGCATTATGAAAGAACTTGGAATGGAAGATAACATTAATGGAGTTGGTGGAGTTTTACAAGAAAACATGAAAATTGGAAATTGGGACGCAGGAAAGGCTGCTAATTTCTTGATACAACATGGTTTAAGTGAATCTAAGCATATATGTGCTTTTGCTGTTCAACAAGCAGTGCTTGCTGGCGGTATAGAATGTCCTTCAGGAAATGGCTATAGAAAGGCTCTTAACATGGTTAATGAAGGAGGATGGAGATTTGAATTAACAGGTAAGACAGATTCAAATGAATTTAAAAACTACAAACCTGAAGTTGGTGATGTTATGGGTATGACTAAAGGAAGTGATTTCAATTATGTTGGACACGTTTGCATGTATTGCGGAGACGGAAATGGTTGGTATAGTGATTTTAAACAAAATAAACCTTATGTCTATGGTAACAGTGGTCCGGGTACTTTCTGGATAATAAAATATAATGGAAATGGAAAATCAACCAATCAAAAGCCATCAACTTGTTACAATGGTAAATGTTTAAGGAGTTAAATTTCTTTTTTTAAAAATATTTTTGTATATTTGTTTAAAAATTTATTGTAATATGCAAAAATTAGGCTATATTGTTACGGATAGAAAGATAAAAGATGTTAAGGATTTCGTTGGTGTTGTTGATGATATTTCATTGGCAGACCCAACGAAACCTGTTTTAATAGTTGGCATAGATTTGGCCAAGAAATATATTGAAAATTTCTCAATTTTGGATAAAAAAGTCAATGATAACTTATTTTGGACATTTAAAAAAACTGAAAAAAGGGTTGACTTTGAGAATGATATAAACTATTTTTATAATTATATAATAAATAATATATCTAGTAATATAAAATATTATTATATTAATATATTAAATTTAAAATATAGTAAAATAAAAAAATTATATAATATATTATTTTCCGGAGAAAGAAAATATATTTATATAAGTAACAATATGTTTTATATTTTGTACAATGATGCAATTTTGGGAATTTCAATATCAATTTTGGAATACATAAAAGTAGATATAAAGAAAATTTTTAAAAAATTATATTCAAACAAAAATAATATAATTTGTACCAATGCTTCAGATTGTGTGAAAAGTATAAAAACAGAAATTGGAAATAAGAAATATGTAATTCCATATTTCATGTCAATTATTTAATTAAAATGTCTGAAAAAAAAGGAGTAATAATTGGAACGTTTGTAGTAAAAAATAGAATTCTTTCGTTTTTAGAAACGCTTAAACAAAAATTTCACATCAATTTGGAAAGAGTTTTTGTTTATTCAATCGATTCTAATGAAAAAGAATATTTAACAACATTCAAGACGTATAATAAGGATAATTTTATCAAAAAAATACCAAATTCAACGATATTGCACGTTAAAAATGGATGCTTATTCTCAATTAATGCTTTAAACAGAATAATTGAGGAAAATTATAATTTTACTGAAGAAAAACCGTATAATGAAGTTGAAATTAATTGGAGTTTATACAAAGATAAACTTATTTTAATTACAAACGGTAATTTAACTATAAATAATCTATCAAAAATAGAAGATAAATGCTCTTTTTTAATGTAAATAATATTTATATATAAATAAAATAGAATTATTATGGCATTTATAATTAAACATTCACAAAGCGTTAAACCACAGAAAAAGAACGCTATAAATAACGAAATTAAAACAGAAGTTATGGATAAGATTTCAATGGCAGAAGCAATTGTTAATAATGCTCCTGAAAAAGAGGTTAAGAGAATTAAGAAGGATAAGGGTTTAATCGAAAGAACTGAGAGTTCAAAGACAATTCTAACTGAAGATAATAAACAGCTTTTAGTAGACTAATATAGAACAATGGCAAACTATAAATACTTAAAAGAAAATAACCTTTTCGAAGCTCACTTGCGTTTTGTCAGGGCTTTGGGAGAATCTTATGGCTTCCCAATTGAGGAAGAAGGAGAAGAAGACCCAAATCAGCAACAAAACCAACAAGGTATGGGTGGAGCACCGGGACAAGACCCAATGGGTGGAATGCCTCCTGGTGGAGACCCTATGGGCGGAGGAATGCCACCCGCACCTGACGCACAAGGTGGAGCCCCTGGAGGAGACCCAATGGCAGGTGGAGCACTTGATAGTGGAATGCCTGGCCCAAATGCTGACCCAATGGCAGGAGGCGCCGACCCTATGGGAGGAATGCCGGTAGGCCCTGATGACATGGGAGGTTTAGATGAAGGAGAGCCTGAAGAGGACGAAGAGGTAATTGATGTTGATGACCTTACAGATGCTCAAGAAAAAGTAAATGATAAGGTTAATTCAGTTGGAAGAGATTTGGGAAAGGTCGATTCAAGAATTGAAAAGCTTATTGGGGCAATTGAATCTTTGGAAGGAATGTTTGATAAAAACAATCAGGAAATCGCAGATTTGAAAGCTGAATTTGAAAAAAGAAACCCAACTCAAACTGAGAAATTAAACCTTCGTTCATTAGATTCTTACCCATTTAAGATTAAACCAACTGATTATTGGGCAGATAAGGAAAAGGATAGTAATTATTCAGCATATGCTGATAATCAAGAACCAACAACACAGGAATATGTTATAACAAACGATGATGTTGATGATTTCAGTGAGAGAGAAATTGCTGATACATTTAGCGTTCCAGACGATTTGGACCAAAATTTGAAAAAGATATTTGGCCTATAAAAAAGATATAAAAAGAGTAATCAAGGTGGTTACTCTTTTTTGTTTTTCCTGATATTTATATAAGAAAATATTTTTGTTTTTTAAAAAATTTTTGTATATTTGTAATAGTGAATTTAAGCATCTTATGATGCATTTTTAATAATTTAATAATATGGCAGAAAAAATTTTAACCGCAAACATCGATGCAGATGCAGTAGCAGAACAGTATGCAAGAGAGCATGCAGCAACTACAACAACTAAAAAGAAAACAGAATTCAATGAAAAGAATTATCTTCAGGCAAGATTAAGACCTGGAGAGAAATCAAAAACACTTACAATTAGATTATTACCGTTTTCCCCAGAAGGTGGTAGTCCATTCAAAAAAGTTTCTATTCACACAGTTAAAGTCAACAAGGAATTAAGTCCCGGAGGTTGGCGTACTTTTGTATGCCCAATACACAACAAAATGGGTGATAAATGTCCATTCTGTGAAGTTTCCGCTGAAGCAAAGAAATTAAGAAATGAAATAACAAATGAGGTTGAAAAGAAAAAGTATGGTGATATTGAATTCATGAATCGAGCAAAGGCAGCGTGGATTGTACGTTGTATTGAACGCGAACATGAGGAAGATGGTCCAAAGTTTTGGCTTTTCAATGATTCAGCAAAGAAAGATGGAGTTTATGATAAAATTCTTAATATCTACTTTGAAAGGAAAAAGGCAGCAGAAAGAAAGGGCAAGGAAAGCAATATCTTTGATGTAAACGATGGAAAGGACTTAATCATTACGTTAACAAGAGACCAAAATGGAAAGACTGTTACAAAGGTTGTTGACGATGAGGAAAAAACACCATTAACAGATTCTTATGAACAAGGAATGGCTTGGATTAATGACCCAAAACAATGGAATGAGGTTTATACTGTTAAACCATATGAGTATATGGAAATTGTCATAAAGGGTGGAATTCCTGTTTTTGATAAGAATAAAAACAAGTATGTTGATAGTGCTGAGAAAGCAGAGGAAGATAAAAAAGCTGAAGAGGAAGAATTAAAAGAAAATCTAACTGAACATAAGAAAGACTTTTCAGATTTTCCAAAACAAGAACCAACTGAAGAAAACTTTGGTGGTGTAATAATGGATGGTGATGATTTACCATTTTAAGTAAAAAATTAATAAATGTCGAAGATTTATTATTATCACGGTGTTATGAGTTCATCGAAGTCGTTAAGGCTGTTAGCAGCGGCTCATGATTTCGATGAAAAGAACATACCAATATTGGTTTTTAAACCATCAGCAGATACAAGGGATGGAAAAAACGTTATTAAATCAAGAGCAGGGCTTGAAAGGGAATGCATTTCAATTGAACCAAATATCAATATATTTGATGTTATCAATGAATATGTTAAGGAACGTGAAGAGGAAAATCTTGATAAACATCTTAAATGGATTTTTATTGATGAATGCCAATTCCTAACCGAAGAACAAGTTGACCAATTGACTGATATTGTTGATTTTCTTGATATAAATGTTATTTGTTATGGTTTAAGAACTGATTTCAAATCAAAATTATTTCCGGCTTCAAAAAGATTATTTGAAATTGCTGATGAGATACATGAGGTTAAATCATCGTGTGATTGTGGCGAAAAAGCTTCTATAAACGCTAGGTTTAGTAAAGATGGTAAAATTATAACCGAAGGCAGTCAAATACTTGTAGGAGGCGATGACTTGTATCATGCGATATGTAGAAAATGTTGGAAGAAATTAATAAGAGAAAAATAAAAATAGTTATGAAACAAGCGATAAAAAAGAAGGTTTTTACAAAACCAAACATTGATGAACTGAAAAAAAGTTGGGGGTTTGATGTTGAAGAAACAAAAGAACCAATAAAAATGAGTGAACTTAAAATGTCAAGTGCAGAAAAAGAAACTGAATTTATTGTTTTACCAAAAGCATTTGAAGACGCACTTAAATTACCAGGAATTCCAAAGGGATATTTAACAATTGCAACAGGTTGGTCAAACACTGGAAAGTCAACAATTAAGAACTGTCTCATTGCAGCTTGCCAAAGGGAAGGAATTCTTCCAATTATTTATGAAACAGAAGGTAATTTTGACTGGAAATATGCAATTGATTGTGGTGTTCAAGCCGAACCAGTCTATGGAGATATTGTTGATGATGAAACTGGAGAAGTAAAGAATGGAATTAGAAACTATAAAGGATTCTTCGTTTTCCTTGATAATAAAGGCTTAGCTAAGAAACATGGAAAAATGGACTATTCAGCAGGGAAGGAAACGTCAAAGGAAAGAAAAGAAGCTGTTCTTGAAGATATTGCATATTCCATTAATGACTTCCTCGATAAGCAAGAAAATGGAGAATGTCCATTCCCGCTTTGTTTTATATGGGATAGTATAGGTTCTATACAGTCTTTTAAGTCATATACTAGTAAAAGCGGTAATAACCTTTTCGATGCAGGTGCAATATCACAAGCGTTTAATAACATCATTAATAATAGAATTCCATTATCAAGAAAAGTAAGTGAACCATATACTAATACATTCTTTTGTGTAAACAAGATATGGAATGATTCTATGAATTCTATGGGTGGTGTGCCATCAATTGAGTTAAAAGGCGGAAAAACCATGTTTTATGGGGCAAGATTAATCATCCACCTGGGTGGAATCGCTAAATCTGCTGTTAAAGAGTTAAAGGCGACCGCTAAAGGTGAAGAGTTCAAATATGGTATTATTACAAAGGCAAAAGTAACAAAGAACCAATTACCAACGCCTTGGAATGTCACATATACTGGTAGTATGGCTTGCGTTCATAATGGATTAATTTCAGAAAATGATATTGACAAATATAAAAAGGAAAATGTTAAATACATTTTGGAGCAGTTGGAGAAATTAAGGAATGGTGATGAAAATAAACCATCTGATATTGTAGAAGCTGATATTGAATTTACAGAGAGTGAAACAATAGAGGAATAATAAACCGGCGGAAAAAATCCGCCGGTAATTTAGTTTATATTTATTGAAAAATAAAGGTAGTGATTAGTTTCACTACCTTTTATTATTTAACCCCAATCAAAGTCATCATCGCTTTCAATTTCATTAAAGTATGTATCAAGTTGTTTTAGATTGCATAGATATTCTCCTTCGGGTGTATACACTGAAAATCTTATTGGCGGTTCTGTTAATTTAATAATTAGGTTTTGCCCGTTATATTTAACCAACGCTTGATTATTTTTATCAAATGTTAATGGCGCTTCATCGAATCCGACCGGAGAAATAACTCCATGCGTATAATTCTTTCTATACAGATAATTATATTTTCCGCCAATTTCAACTCTTGCAAAGTTGTTTGAAAAATATTCAGGTACTTTATGTTTCTGTCCCGTTCCAAAACAAGCTGCACAATAAGAACCATTACAAGTATGCCCATCACCACCGCATTTTGGACAAGTATATGTGTCAAATTGGTTCAGCATATTTAATTTTTTCAATTGTCTTACCAAGTCAACATCATTTTTGGCAAAGTCCTCAAAGAACTCATGTGTTTTAAATGGTTCAAATTTAACCTCACCGGTTCTATAATATTCCCCATTTCTAACACTAAAGCTGATTTCAACGGGATACACAATCTTAAAGTCTCTGATAATGCAAACATATCCATCATGTGGACCTTTAAATATAAAACCATCAATTGAATTATCAAATGAAGGATTTTTTCCTCCGTACCAGTCAGCAGCATGGCAGCAATAAGATGTATATTGAATGCCAAGTGAAGGGTCATTTATAATTAGTTTATAAATATTATCACCAACCATCCAAAACCTTGTGTTGGGCGTTCTTCCTTCTGCTTTTAATTTTTTATAATCATCGGGATTAAGGATTTTTCTTAATTGAAAATCAACGTCACTTCTTCCATATATTTGTTTTGCAACATCTGGTGTGTATATAAGGAAATTTCTTAAAGATTTAATTCTGCATTTTAGAATTACATTTCCATATTCAGCTCTTTTGGCATTAACTATGCTGCTATCCAAATCAAATGTTGAATATATACCTGGGCCATAAGCATTACCAACACCGCCAGCTGTGAAATATCTTTCAAAGCCAACTTCTCCTATTGATTGAAGTGTTTCGTATTTTGCGCAGTGATAAACATATATTTCATCCCTATTTACGATTTCTTCAGTCAATTTTTGTTTTTCCAACGCTTTTAATAATATATTTTTATCCATGCCTAAATTAACAACTTATTAAATGTTTTTATAAAAGATTCTCTGACGCCATTCATCATCATATTAGCTTCTTCCTCTGTTTTTGGCATTCTTTTAAATTCATCAACAGTAAATCCAAGATAGCCAATGACATCCATTAATGTTAATGAACCTCCTTGTTCTTCATTGATTGAATCAAGTTTTGAAATAATATCATACGCGAATGACCAAATATCATATATTAATTTCTCATTAACCTTTCCTTTTGGCGTTCTAAGTTTGGAAATAAACTTCTTATAAAGCTGATTAATCTCATCTTCAAATATATTATAGTGTTTCAAAACAACGAATAATATTTGTTCAGCTGTAGCTTTCTTTTCTTCTGCATTACGATTACGGAATACAGCTTTTAAGTGATTAATCATGAAAACAAGACCACCAATTGTGCCGTCTCTTTGAATGGCTAATTGTATACCATCTATTTTATTATCAGCGGCATATTTCAAAAGCTTCTTTCTAAGCAAATCTTCTGTCATTGGTTGATTATCATTGACTATATCGTTTTGCTGTGCGTCTTGAGTTACAATATCGCCTGTGTCAGCATCTGTTGTATCTGCTGTAACTGTATTTGGGTCATAATAATTTGCTGTATTACCGGTTAAAAGATTTGGGTCAACGCCATCAACGTCAGATATGTCGTAATAACAAGTCATTGCATATGCTTCTTGTGTTCCACGCCATTTATCCATACCACCGCCTCTTGCTATTGAATTAACACCTCTACCTATTGCGCCTCCTGACGTGGCAGAATTTGGGTCAATTCCTAATTGTCTTGTAACAGTATTTGTAGATACTCCATTTACTTTATCAGGTCTAACGACATATAACTTCAACGCATCTTGTTTAACAGTACCGTTGAAATATCTATGCCATTGATTTTCTGTTGCAAGATATGTAGGAATACCAGGTCTTCCTGCTTTATGCCATTGTGAAAGTACTCTAATAACATTTTCAACCGATAGTTTGGTTTCTTTAAGCACCACGTCACTATCATTATATGAACCTTGAACATTGTTTATTCCGCCGCCCATACTACTATAAGAGAACGTATGAATTGAGTTCATAATTTGTTGGAATCTTGGGTCATTAAAGTCCCTTTCTATTCCTGATATAAGGTCTTCAAGATATTGGCTTGTAATAGCGTCTAAATCTGATTTATTAGAGTTTAAAACCTCGTCCTTGGCAATGTTAAATCTTTGAACCAATTCTGAAATGTCTTTAGAATCAGCAACATATCCTGTGGTTTGTTCAAATGTTGATAAAATTCTTTCCAATAATTTACCCTTTGCAAAGATTTCAAACTTATCTTCAGGTATGGTAATGAATATAGTGCCATCTTTTTTATCCAATGTCGCGTTATCCCTCATAAAACTTTGTATTTGAGGAAATGCAGCAGCACCTGACCTTAAATCTGAAAATAAGGCAAGACTTACGCAGCTTTTTTCTTCTTTTTCACCAGTTTTATTATTTTTAAAAACCTTCTTTGGTATATATCCTACTCCAAATTTTAATAATTTAGCCATTTATTTATTGTTGTTTATCCGCCCCAGTTAAATTCATCGTTATTTACGGTTAAATCCTGGGAATAATTAGTGTTATTATCATAAAACAGTTCAGGTTTTGCGTTATTTTCGTCTGACATGAATTTACCTATTTCGATATATTCTTCCAAAGGCAATAGTAAATCGTATTTTTTATCCAATTTTCTTTTTATCGTTGCAAATTTTCTTATCTCTTTAATTTCGTTTTTTAAAGTTTCAAATATTGGATTAAAAAATAAATCATTCCATATTACCTTGTTTTGATATATTTTTAATGTTAAAGAAAATATGCCTTGATAGTCTTCTTTTCCATCATTCATTTTTTCCACCCATTTTGGGTCAACAAAAACATAATGTGCTCTTGCATCACCAATTCTATCAACCTTATTGAATTTAACAAAATTGATACTTGTGCTTAGGTAATCCATGTAGTTTTTTAATAAGCCACACCATGTTCTATATTCAAAAGAATCTTTTGAAAAACCTGTTTTAGCCCACTCATTATAAGCATTTTCAAGGTCGTAGTCCTTATATTTATCTGTTCTTAAATTAGGTATGTTATCTAATTTTTTTAAACAAGTTTTATAAAATATTTCATCCTTTGGGTTGGTACAAAAAGAAACGCCTTTAGGTAATACTATTTCATTAACCAAAAACTTCTTGAAAAGCTTAAAAGAATTCTCGTTTAATATTATCTTTTTCATAACTTATGGTTTTTTATTTTGTCCTGTGAATTTTGCGAATCTTGCTTGTTGTTTTCCATATCCCTGTGGAACAAGGCACGCATAAAGCAAAGCGGGTTTATCAATTTCGATACCAACCTTTGCGTTCATTTGAACCTTTCTTCCCATACCTTGTAAGTTACCGTTAATGGGCGAAAAATCAAGTTTCTTTGCATCTTCTTTATTTGGTAATATTATATGAATTCCATTATTTAAACTTCTATAAGCATATAACGGCTTAATTCCTGCTCTTTGTATGATTTGCATGGCCATATTTATATCATTTTGGTCATCAGAATCTACGTCAACAAAACATAAAGGTCTATCATCTATATCAAGACTTTTGGCAGCAGCAAGAGCTTGAGCCTTCCAGCCGTATTTGTAGCCTTCACGAGGATGACGTTTCCAATAATCCATATTTCGTTGAGTGTACCTATCCACAATGGCTTTAGACCTTGCATTAAGCCATATATAAGCGCGAGCACTTTCACGCTTGCAAATGTCCTTTATTTCTGGTTCTGCTGCATCAAATTCCTGAAGAGATTTAATATAATATTCCTTCAAGTGCATTGCTGCTTGGAATTTTGAATGTTGTCCGGGATTATCCTTATCTCTTTTCTTTATCTGTATAAAATATAATGTATCTCCTGGATTTTCAAACTTTATTATCTCTTTTAATGCTTCAAAATTATCAACCTCAACAGTCCCATCCTGATTTTCAATCCTATCCTCATCCATCATTTCATTAATGGACTCACGTAAAGCCTTTTTTATAATAGATTCATTTAATATTATACCTTTCATGCAATTTTAATTTTTATATAAATATTTATAAGTAATTAAAAGATTGTCAATATGATAGTAACAGATGAAATAAAAGACTTGTTTAGGAAAGTTCGTACAAGCTGCGGAGCGCCAATTCGTCCGGTTCAGTTAGAAGATGAACAACTATGCGACCTTCTTGAAATGTGTGTTGGCGATTATGCTTCATATGTGCAAAATTGGGTAATCGAATCCCAATGGCTTAATATGATGGGTAAAAACCAATTAATAGACAACCCGGCAGACCTTGCATTTGCGTTAAGCACAAGGACACTTGATTGGTCACGTGATTGGTCAGAGTGGTTTTCTAAAGAAGTTGGTCTTCAGCAACGCGGAACAAGGTGGGAGCTTAAAAAAGACTTTTTTACCATTGAAAAAGGAAAACAAGTGTACGTAATTCCTGCAGGTAGAGAAATAAACAGAGTAATGTATATTACCCCTTCAACCACAAAAGCAGCATTATATGGAAACGTAGGAATGCTTGATACAGGTATTGGAGGTGGTTGGGGACAGTATGGAACATATCAGAATGGTATGGGTTTAATTGGATTCTATGTTGGCTCTGCTTATGATACAGCATTACTTGCTGCTGACCTTAAATATAAAAACTCACTTCTAAGAGGCGATTTGGCTTATAAGGTAACAGCTGGGCCAAATGGAACACACCTTGTACACCTTATGTCTACTCCTGGTTCTAAAAATATGCTTGGAGGATTGTCAGCAGACGATGCTTATGGATGGGGTAGATACATTAACTGTATTTGTTGGTATACCTACTACGATGTTTCCACCGGTGAAAACGATGCAACTGAGCAATGTATGCTTGACAACAAGGACACATTGTTAATCACGCCTGACCAAGTTCCTTTGAGCAAGATGCATTATGAATTGCTTAATTATCCAACGCAGCAGATTGTAAGACGTTTATTAATAGCTGAGGCGAAGATATTGCTTGGCAATATTAGAGGTTATGCAAGCGGAGTGGTTAAGATACCTGAAGCTGAAATGCAACTTGATTATTCAATGTTGTTAGACCAAGGAAAACAGGAAAAGGAAGCTGTGTTGGGCGAGTTAAAAGAACGATTAGACCGAATGTTGCCTTGGAATCAAATGAAGAATCAGGCTGATATGAACGAAAGTCTTATGAACGTTCTCAAAATGAAGGCCATGCCTTATAGTGGAATAATGGTAAGGTAATTTATTTTTTACAAATATTTTTTAATAAGAGGTTAGATTTTTTCTTGCCTCTTTTTTTTGTTTTTTTTAACATTTTTTTGTATATTTGTAAAAATGCAATTTTATGGGTAAAAAAGAAAATTTTAAGGTTATTATTGCAGGTTCAAGAGGGTTTAGCAATTATAAGTTATTAAAAGAGACTTGTAATAAAGTTCTACGAGAAAAGAAAAAAACACATAACGTTATTATTGTTAGTGGTGGAGCACGTGGTGCTGACCAATTGGGTGAGAAATATGCTTCTGATGAAGATTTGGACTTGGAAGTTTATCCTGCTGATTGGAAAAAGCATGGAAAATCAGCTGGATTTAGAAGGAATGAACAAATGGCAGAACTTGCTGATGGCTTAATTGCTTTTTGGGATGGAAGTTCTCATGGAACTGAGCATATGATTAAAATTGCAGAAGAAAAAGGGTTAAATGTAAAAGTTGTAAATTATGGGAAAGTATAAATTTGAAAGTTACGATTATTCAAAAATTGAAATATGTAAGCCAAAGGTGTGTAAAGTAGTATGGTCAACTGAATTAGCTAATGATATTACAGCATTTAACAATATTTCCGTTGAAGGCGAATTAACAGCAATTCTTTCTGAACAAATTGCGGTAGAACTTGATAGAAGTATATTAACAAGTTTGTCAACATATACAGGCCCAATATATACTCCAACATATGTTAGCAATAGAGAAGATTTTTTAAATGTTTATAACAATGGGTAAATACAAATATGAGATATACGATTATTCTAAAGTAGGAATAGAGAAAAAAAGTTTTTTTGTAAGAAAAGAACTTACCTTCAGAGAATGGGAAGCAATAAAAACTATAGCATACACTCCAGAGGATGCAGCGTTGGTATTGTATAGAGAGTTAAAAAAGGTATATTATGACGCAAAGCCAAATTATAAGTATGACCCTAATATTGATTGGTATTGGGAAATTATAACACCGGAAAAAACATATAAATTTAAATGAAACAAGTAGTTAAAAAGAATAGAGCAGAAGCAAACAATGTTAGCAATGAAAAATTAATTTATACATTATGTGTAGATGGCAATTCATTACTAAAGATGTCATTGGTTGATAAGAGAATGAATTCAAAGGGTCAAGAATATGGAGCAATATTTTTATTCTTGAGAATATTGGGGCAAATATTACAGAAAAAGGATTTTGATTTTTGTATAGTTTGTTGGGATGGCTTCAATTCAGGAAGTCTCAGGTGGAATTATTATAAGGATTATAAGGCAAACAGAGATAAGCATTATGAATTAACATCCGGCGTTTCTGATTATGATAAAAAAATAAATAATTTTGTAAAAAATATTTTGAAAAATAGTAAGAACAAAAAATATGAAGTTAAACGAATTGAAACTGATGATGAATCATTTCAAAGACAAAGAGGAATAATACAAGATATTCTTGAAAATCTCTTCATAAGACAATTTATATACGATGATGTTGAAGGTGATGACCTTATTGCTTATTATGTTAAAAATAAGAAGCCAAATGAAAGGGTTGTAATTGTAAGTGGCGATAGAGATTTAACACAGTTAATAAATGACGAGGTTTGCCAATATATACCGACGTTAAAAAAGTTTATAACACCAAAGAATTCAGTTGAAGAGCTTGGAATAACTCACGAAAATGTTTTAGTTAAAAAAATATTATGCGGTGATGCTTCTGATAACATAAAAGGAATAAAGGGCTTAGGCGAGCAAACATTATTAAAATTGTTTCCCGAAATGAAAAATGAAAAAACGTCATTAAAAGCCGTTGTAGAACGTTCCAAGTCTTTGTTGGAAGAGAGAAAGGCTGATAAAAAAAAGCCTCTCAAATCGCTTGAAAATATCGTTAATCGCGTTACAGATGGCATACAGGGCAAAGACATTTATGAAATAAATAAAAAAATCATAGATTTGTCAGAACCATTATTAACCGATGAAGCTTTGGAAGGCTTAAAAGAAGAGTTATATGCCCCAATGAATATTGAAGATAGGGATGTTAAGAATATATATGAAATCATTTATGAAAATGAAATGACGGATATGTTAGAAGAGTCAAAATTTGGCAATTTACTTGGTCCTTACGAGCGCATTATTTTAAAAGAAAAAGAATATGCTAAAAAAATAACATAAAATTTGTTTTTTAAAAAAATGTTTTGTATATTTGTAGTGTTAATAGATGTTAAATTTAAAAAATATTTGTTATGAATGAGGAATTGATAAGAAAATATCAAGAAACAATATCATTATTACAGTTTAGAAATCCAAATTATTCATTTCATGGCGAATTTATAAACGATTTTGATGGTAAAACTGCATATAAATTGGTATATTATAAAACATTTAATGACGGTGAAGAAACATATTATAACACAAAGGTGTTTAAATACATGGACACGTCAGAAAAAGCGCTTAGATATTTTATAAAAGCAGCACAGAATAGAGTTTTTTAAAAATATATGTTTAACAATTAATTTTTATTTAGTTATGGCTAACTTAAAAGAACAAACTTACAAGGAAGAGAGATTTGAATTTGCGTTGTATGTAAATAACAACATTATTTGTAAACGAAACTTTAAAATCAATGATTTTATTGAACACAGTATGGAGTCTATGGAGTTTAAAGACAAAGTGGATGAAATCGTTAATATGATTGATAATGATTTGAAGTCTAAAAGTAGAGTTTATACGTGGTATTTCTTTAATCCGGCAGAACCTGAAGTGTTTGACGAATTAGTAGGCAAGCCAATTGAGCCTTGGGAATGCACATTCAAGTTTGAAGTGTTGGATAAGAAAAAAGTGGTAATTAGTAAGATTTGGGACGGATATGCATACCCAAAGGCGATTAGAGATAAGGTTGACATTAGTAATAAGGTAGTTAAGATTGTTTCTAAAGATGGTAGGGTTTATACATATGATAAGGAATCTTTCTTTAAGACAAATGAAGATAGACTGAGCTTTGAACATCAGGTTCTAAAGGCAATGATTATGGATAAATCTGATTTATTGCTACAGATAACAAAGCAAATATGTGAAACTTGCTCAACTCATGAAGGTACTTACGCCAAAATTGGCGATTACACTTTATCTGAAAAGTATGGAAAAGATAAAGATGGTAATGAAGTAGTTTATGATTACAACATTGAAGCGCATAACAGAAAATTGGAAAGGAAATGGTTTAAATTGGCATCAGAAGACGCAAAAAAGAGATTAGAAGTAGAAACCGCTAAAAAATAATTGAAAAATGGCAAAGAACGCACAAACAAATAAATTGGGTTTTCTAGGAGAAGACTTTCAGTATAAACTCGTACATGAATTTATTGAAGATAAAGAATTTTTCAAAGATTTGTGCGACATCATTGACCAAAACCTTTTTACAGACCCAAACCTTAAAACATTGGTTGGGGTTATGAGGGAATATTATAGAAAAGAAGGAAAACCTGCCAATTATGATACACTAAAGTTCGTTTTAGCAAGCAAATCGCATAATTCTACAGAAAAAGAGTATTATGATGCTGTAGTTGATAAAATACATCAAATGTCATCTGAAGATTCTAATTTTGTAAGAGAATTATCTGAAAAATTCTTTAAACAACAAAACATGATTCGCGTCGCAAATGAGATTATTAAAATCGCAGGTAAAGGTGATATTGAAAACTATGATAAATGCGTTGAAATACTCAATAAAGCTCTTACGCAAGGAACAAGCGAAGATTTAGGGCACAGTGTTTTTGAAAATGAAGCAGAAACATTGTCAGAAGACTATAGAATAGCAATACCGACAGGAATAGGTAAAATAGATGAAACGCTTGAAGGCGGACTTGGAAAGGGAGAATTGGGTGTTATAGTTGGAAGCAGCTCATTCGGTAAGACGAGCCTAACAACAGCAATAGCTTCATTTGCAGCAACTTATCGTTCTCCACAGAATAATAATGACGGGTATAAAGTGTTACAAATAGTTTTTGAAGACAGGGTAAAACAAATTCAAAGAAAGCATTTTGGTAGAATAACCGGTGTGGAAGCAAAAGACTTATCAAAACCTGAATATATTGATAAGGTTAAATATACTTTGGAGCATTATAAGGATAGGGAAACCCTTCAAAGAAATCTTAGAATTATTAGATTACCAAGTGGAGAAAAAACCGCTGATGATATAAAAAGGCTAATAATAAAACTTAAAAATATGGGCTTTAGTCCTGACCTTGTTATTGTTGACTATTTTGAATGTCTTCTTTGCAAAGGTGATTCAAGTGATGATAAATGGGAAAAGGAAGGAAAAACAATGAGAAAGTTCGAATCAATGGCAGGAGAACTTAACATTGGTATTTGGATTCCAGTTCAAGGCACAAAGGACTCACTTAATGTTGAAGTAGTTACAATGGATAAAGCGGGTGGCTCTTTCAAAAAGATTCAAATTGCTCACATCGTAATGTCAATTGCAAGAACAGTTGAAGATATTGAAGAAAGTAAGGCCACTATTGCGATATTGAAAAATAGAGCAGGAAAGGCAGGAAAAGTCTTTGATAACGTTGAATTTAACAATGGTACTTGTATAATTAGTACTGATAATGTTGATGAATTTAACGGTATGTTAGCCTTTAAAAAAGATAGGGATAAAGACATCCAAGATAAAATAGTAAATATCATGAATAGGCAGAAAAATGCACCATAAAAAAAAATAAAAAAATTTTTTTTCCAAAATCATTGGCTATCATTGAATTAAGAAAGATAGCCAATTTTAATTTAATTTTTTTGGCGATTTTTATTTTTTTTCGGCATATTTATTTTCACATCAAGATGTAAAAAATAAAAAAATGGTTAACCGAAATGTAAAAATAATTAATTTAAAGTTTTGCTTTAATGGAAGTAAGAAAAAACGATGACTCTTTTGAGGATTATGATGCCTCTAAAATTAAACATGGCATTTGTGAGGCATATGTAGCCACAAATGAAATTTGTCCTGACGGATTAATTGATTCATTAATAAAAAACCTTTTAATATATGATAAAATTAGTTCTCAGGAAATAAGAAGGCAAATAGAAGAAGCCTTAATGTCAGTCAATAAAAAAGTTGCGAGAGCGTATATTAAAGCATATGAAGAAGCTGAAGGAAAAAATAAAACTCTAAAGAAAGATAGTGATTTCATAAGAGACTATATTGATGCTTCGAACGCTTCAACAGGTTCAAAATACGACTCAAATGCAAATGTAGAAAACAAAAATGTTGTAACTCTTGGTCAAGAACTACACAAAGGCAAGAATATTCAGCAAAATAGATATATAATGCACAATAAGATTAAAGCATTATATTCTAAAAAATTAGCAGACCAATATATAAAAGACCTTGAAAGTCATGTGCTTTACAAGCACGATGAAAGTGGAACTCCAGGCTATCCATATTGTGTAGCTATAACGATGTATCCTTTCCTTGTAGATGGATTAAAAAATCTTGGAGGCCAATCAACAGCGCCAACAGATTTAAAGTCTTACTGTGGAGAATTCATTAATCTTGTTTATTCTGTATCTTCGCAATTTATGGGAGCCGTTGCTACACCTGAGTTTTTGATGTATATGGATTATTTCATTAGAAAAGATTATGGCGATGATTATTTAAGTAAATTAGGTGAAAAGGTTGAAATAAACAGGAAAGGCAGAACTCTTGAACAAGTGATTGAGAATTGTTTCCAACAAGTAGTACATTCAATGAATATGCCAGCCGGAAATCGCGGCTACCAGACGGTCTTCTGGAATGTAGGTTATTTTGATAGAAACTATTTTGAAGGCGTTTTTAGCGGATTTAAATTTCCAGATGGAACTGAACCAAAGTGGGAAACATTGTCTTGGTTGCAGAAGAAATTTATGAAATGGTTTAATGAAGAAAGAACCAAATATGTTTTAACATTTCCCGTGGAAACAATGGCAATGCTTACAGATGGCCACGATATAGTTGACAAAGAATATGCTGATTTTACAGCAGAAATGTGGTCTGAAGGTCATTCATTCTTCTGCTATTTAAGTGATTCGCCAGACAGTCTCTCAAGCTGCTGTAGACTTCGTAACTCATTGAAAGACAGCGAGTTAGATGAAGAACACAATCATACGACGCATCAATTCTCAATGGGAACAGCGTCAGTAGCAACTGGTTCTAAATCTGTTATGACAATTAATTTAAATAGAGTCATACAAAACGCAACGAGGTTATATTTCAAAGAAGTTGAAAATACTGATATTGAAAAAGGAAAACAAGTAGATATTAAAAGTGTAAAAGATAAAAAGTTACTTTATTCGTACATTCATGATGGAATTACTGAAATGACAGAAAGAGTGCATAAGTACCAAAGAGCTTTTAATGAAATTATAAAGGATTTCTTTAACGCTAACATGTTAGATGTTTATAAAGGCGGCTTTATAAATATGAAAAAACAATATTTGACGGTTGGCGTAAACGGTTTAACAGATGCAGCAGAATTTTTATCAATAGATGCAAATTTGAATGATTACTATAAAGAATTTGTAAATACAATTCTCGAAACAATTAATGTTTCTAACAAAAAAGATAGAACAAGAGATTGCATGTACAATACAGAATTTGTACCAGGTGAAAATCTCTCTAATAAAAACTATAATTGGGATAAAAAGGACGGGTATTATGTTTCTCCTAAACATATAATGTATAGTAGTTATTTCTTTAATCCAGAAGATAGTAGCTTATCTATACTTGATAAAATGAAATTGCACGGCAACGACTTTGTTAAATGGTGCGATGGAGGCCAAGCTGCCCACATTAACATAAACGAACACTTATCGTTTGACCAATATAGACAATTATTGAGGGTTGCTTCTGAATATGGGTGCAGTTATTTTACATTCAATTGCAAAAATACAGTTTGTAACGAATGTGGATATATAAGTAAAGATACGTTAGATTCTTGCCCTAAATGTGGAAGTAAAAACTTGGATTATTTAACAAGAATAATAGGTTATTTAAAAAGAGAAAGTTCATTTTGCGAGCCAAGGCAGGTTGAAGCAAAAATGAGATATTATAACAAAGAATAAAATATGGAGTACCAAGTGTACTCCATTTATTTAAAATGTGTTTAAAAGATGAAATATAAGATTAAGAAGTTTTCAGCCTCATGGTGTGGTCCATGCAGGGTATTGGAGCAGAAATTGAAGAATTTCAATAGATGCGAAATAGAAAAGGTTGATGTTGATGACGCAGACGAAAAGGAATTAATGAATTATGGCATTAGAAATGTGCCGACAACAATCATTATTGATGAAAATAACAAAGAGGTTGGTAGATTTATTGGGCTTTTCAATGTGCAGGATTTGGAAAATAAGTTAAACGAGTTGGAAAATGGTTAAATATTACAATTCAATGGTGGTATTTGAAGAAATACCAGATGAAATAACATTGGCAATCAATATAACAAACTGCCCTTGCAAATGTCCGGGGTGCCATTCAAAGTTTTTATGGGATGATGTTGGAACTGAATTAACAACCGATGAACTTGATTCATTAATTGATAAAAACGATGGCATATCTTGTGTTTGTTTTATGGGTGGTGACGCTTCTCCTGATGCAATTTGTGCTCTTGCTGAATATGTTCATGAGGTTAGAGGATTAAAGGTCGGGTGGTACAGCGGAATGGATAATTTTTATAAAAATGTTGAGTTCGATTGGTTTGATTATATTAAGCTTGGGCATTATGATGAAAAATTGGGAGGACTTAATAAAGAAACTACCAATCAACGGTTATATAAATTATCTCATGAAAGATTGCAGGATGGAGCTAAGAAGATAGAATTTAAAGATATTACCAATTTGTTTTGGAAAAAGGCAGCTAAATGAAGCTGTCTTTTTTTGTTTACAAACATTGATAAAAAGTTATCTTTTAGATAATTATATATTAAAAATGTAACGATGGCAAAAAGGCAGTATTTTAACATAAAATTTCCTTTCACTACTAATGATTATCAGAACTTCTTTTGTGATGTTAATATGACTGAGAAGGATAAGGTTAGGAGTCAGATAATGCATGTGATATTCACCCCAAAGGGTCAAAGAATAAGAAATCCTGAGTTTGGTACAGATTTAATTAAATATATATTCAGCCCAAATGACTCTGAAACATGGGAAAGTGTTAAGAATGAGATAGTTGCATCCGTGCAAAGGTATGTTCCAAATTGTATAATGAATGATATAAGGGTCGTTCAGAGCAATGATGAGAGAGCTGAGATATTTGTGAGGATGGATTATTCTGTAAAAGAAGGAAATAAATTAACTAATGACAGTATAATTGCACAATTGTAATGGAAAAAGGAATAAATTTTTTAGCTAGAAATTTTGATGATTATAAATCTGAGTTAATAAAGTTCAGTAATAAGTATTATCCTGAACTATCAGATAGTTTTAACGACTCAAGTGTTGGGTCTTGGTTTATTGATTTGGTATCTTCTGTTGGAGATAACTTATCATACCATATTGACCGTATGTATCAAGAGACAAACGTGAATAGTGCTAAGTTAAAAAGCACCGTTCTAAATATTGCCCGTACAAATGGTTTAAAGGTTCCTGGTCCAAAGGCAAGTATGTGTGAGATTGAATTAAGCTGTGTGTTACCGGTAGGAGATACTACTACTGGTAACATATCTTCTCCAGATTGGAATTATGCCCCAATAGTTAAGAAAAGTACTGTTGTATCGGCCGGAAATCTTAATTTTCAATTATATGAAGATGTTGATTTTAGTGAACAATTTAATAAAAATGGATATTCTAATAGAACGTTTGTTCCACTTAGAAACACTAATGGTATTGTAACTGCATACACGGTAACAAAAAGCACATTAGCTGTAAATGGTAGCACAAGAATATATAAAAAGGTGATATTAAAACAAGATTTAAAGCCTTTTATGGAAATTGTACTGCCTGAAAAGAATGTTATGAATATTGAATCTGTAATTTTTAAAGAAACATCTAATTTTCAGAATGACCCAGAAATTTCTGAGTTTTATGTTGATTCGGAACAATATAAAATGACATCAGAAGCTGCTGATACATTTAGATTTTTTGAGGTGGATTCTTTGGCTGAACAATATAGGTTTATGTCCGAAGTAAAAATAGATAATGGCATATTACAGGATTATTTCAACCCAGAAATGTATGATGATTATACCGAAACAGATGACAATGGAAGCTCAATAAGAACCACAAGATATTATAGAGGTAAGTGGAAGCCAATAACACAAAAATTTATCACTGAATATACAGATAATGGATATATAAAACTTATTTTTGGTAGTGGCGTTTTATATGATGAATTACCAAAAGTTAAAACCAAGTTTTCTGAAAGAATAATGTCAAATATTATTAATAATGATATGCTTGGTGTGTTACCTAGAGAAGGTTGGACAATGTTTGTGTTATATAGAGTAGGTGGAGGTGTGTCAAGCAACATAGGAGTTGGAGCGATTAATTCTATTTCGCTTACAGTTGCTGAATTTAAGCAAAACGCTACGACCGATACATCTGTTGCCAACATTAGGGGAAGTATTTTAAATTCATTAAGCGTTACAAATACAAGTACTGCTGTTGCAGGAAAAGACGCACCATCAACAGAAGAAATAAAATATCTTACAAAATACAATAATGCTTCTCAAGAAAGATGTATTACTGTAAAGGACTATAAATATAGGCTGATGATGATGCCCCCTAAATATGGAGCGCCGTATAGGGTTTCTGCAATTGAAGAAAATAACAAAATAGTAATTAGTATGCTTGGTATGAACGCCAATGGAAAACTTGTAAAAGCATTACCTGAAACATTGGTCGAAAATATAGAAGAATATATGTCGCATTATAAAACTCTTGGCGATTATATAGAATGCAGGAGCGGAAAAATATACAATTTGGGTTTTTCAGTTGATATATTTGTAAGTAAAACCTATGATGTGCCTACCGTTATTACTAATGTTATTGAAAAGATTAAAGAATATATGTCTATAGATAGACACGATATGGGAGAAAATATATTCGTGGGCGATTTAGAAAAGGAAATAATGCTAATAGATGGAGTAATATCAATGATTAATTTTGAAGTATATAACATTTATAATGGAGCATATAGTTCAGATAAATGCCCTTATTCTGAGTCAAAAGAAGGCGGAATATTTAAAGTGGATAGTAATGCTGACTCATTTAAAATAGATTTGGACTCTATTGACCACGTTTTATTAAGTGATTATAATAGTTGTTTTGAAATATATAACCCATCCAGTGATATTCAAGTTAGAACAAAGTTGATATAAAGAATGAATAATAGTTACACAATTAAAGCCAACATTGGGGCTGACCAATACTTAAACGTAAGTCTTAAACAAGATGTTGACATATATGAAATACTTTCTCTTGAATTAAGCCAGGAGAATTTATACAAGCTTCACTCTGCCGACTATGGTGTTATAGTTGGTAGAGTTCTTGCTAATGATGCGTTTGGAATTCCAAACGCAAAGGTTTCTGTATTTATACCTTTATCTGAGGCAGATAAATTAAATCAATATATAAGAACAGTATATCCATATAACTTTGTTAATGATACTGATAGTAGAAACGTAAAATATAATTTGTTGCCAAATTATAAAGAATTTGAATGCCACCAAGCGGTTGGTTCATTTCCAAAAAAACAACTTGTTCTTGACAATGATTCGGTTATTGAAATATATGACAAATATTACAAATATACAACAGTAACAAATAACGCAGGAGATTATATGATATTTGGCGTTCCTACAGGAGAACAAATGCTTCATGTTGACGTTGATTTGTCAGATATTGGAATTTTATCTCAAGAGCCAAGAGATTTCATTTACAAAGGATATTCGCTTGATTTATTTGAAAGTCCAACGCAGTTTAAGAAAAGTACCAATTTGGACGATTTACCTCAGTTGTTTAATCAGAGCACATCTGTTACTGTATATCCATTGTGGGGAGATAAAGATTCTAACGAAATAGCTATTACAAGAAAGGATATAACGTTAGAATATAAGTTTGAAACCACTTGTGTGTTCTTGGGGTCCGTTATAACTGATGACGGCTCAAGTTACATTAGTCATGATTGTATACCTGATGCTAGTGTTGGGGAAGCAAGCCAACTTACTGTAAGTAAGGGTAACATTGAAATGATTAGAAAAACAGTAGATGGTGATGTTGAAGAATATACCATTAAGGGCAATCAGTTGATTGATAGTGATGGTGTATGGTGTTATCAGATACCGATGAATCTTGATTATGTTGGAACCGATGAAAAGGGAAATATAGTTCCAACAAATGACATTTCAAAAGGAATACCGACAAGGGCAAGAGTTAGGTTTAGAATAACACTTGATGAAAATGGTGCTAACAATTTAAGTTCGCATAAGGCAAGGTATCTTGTACCGAATAATCCGGACTTAATAAATAAGTATACCAAGCCGGTGGTTGATAAAAAAGTAATAAATTGTGAAGAAAATTACGATTATTATGAGTTTGGAACGAATACCCCTGAAGATTGTTTTAGAGATTTATATTGGAATAAAGTATATTCTGTAAAAGGTTATATTCCAAGATTACAGAGAAATATATATGATTATATTGAAAATTATCTAGCAATAAAGGGGGTAAACAAAAGTGGTGCGAAAAAAAATAATTTATTACCTTTTAATAAAATAAACTTAAATTTATCAATACCCGCATTTCATGCATTACAAGATTTGGTTCGTAATAAAATCTATGGCGATGAAAATTTTTGGTATTCTCTTGTTGGGTTTTGGAATTTTTTAAAAAGTCATTCATATATTGTAAGTATTGATGCTGCTGTGGAAAAGGTTTTGGAAGAACAGGAAGGTATAGGTCTTGATTTTTATAATGATTGGTTAAACGGATGTCTTTATTTTCCTTCGTGGTTTTGGCACTTAAAAACCAAAGCAAACACTGAAAATGGGAAAGCAGAACGTGATAGTTTATTTTGTGAGTGTAAGAGAGTTAAAGATACTGCAAATAAAATGATGCTTTTTAACGGTGGGTCATACATATATTCAAATTGTAATTTAAGAATTCCAACCGAAAATACAGTTTATACCAATGAAAAAAATGGCTATAAATATAAATTCACTAAAATGCCATATGGTAGTAAAGAGTTTTATGATGGAATAATAAAAAATAAAAAAACAAAATATGATGACGATGTTTTTTATTATAGTTATGGTACTAAGCTAAAAAACATCGAGGAGAAAGACGAAAGTGAATACATAAGACTTTTTTCTACTGATATAATATTGTTAGGTAGTTTAAAGGACGATGATATTGATGGCGTTCCAAAAGTAATGTACAACTTACCTACGACAACATCTAATATTCCGTCAATTGGCGCATATAAGCCATCTTATAGTGGGAATACCACTTATCAAGGGGATACAAAAGTGTCATTTAACGGAATGAATTGGGGAGACTATTGGCAAGAACACGGTGTTGATAGTAATGATGATAGGTATAAGTATTATTTGGGGTCTGGTTTGTTTTTTGGAATGTATTATAAAACACAAAACATTAAAGATAAGATATGGATATTTGATATAGAAAAGGAAGTTAAACTAATATTACCACAAAGTGATGTAAAAACAATTCCAAATGTTGAAAGAATATGTGAATTGGGTACAACTCTTGATTGTAATGTAACATATAACTTTACGCTTGATTGGTCAGATTATTCAGATACGTTGCTTATGGATGGTTTGATTACAAAAAGAGAAATTGAAGATGTCGATTCTCGTTCTCAATTTGCATCTATGAATTATAAAAAATTGATTGGTGAAATCCCAAACGAATTAACCGGATATAAGAAATATGATTTAAAATTTTTATACCCAAATAATTTTGATGGCAGAATGGAATATATCGCACAAAATTATACGTCAGGAGGAACGGAAAATAATAAAACAAAAGATTATAGAAATAAAGATTATTTGGATTTTAGGTTTGGCTCTAATTTAGATTCTATAAGTTTAGACAATGAATTAAAATTTGAAAGGCATTTTTATGGGTACGACGCGACGAATGATAAAGTCGCTGTAGATTATAATCCAGGTAATCAAGAATACGCTTTTCCTTTGTATAATAATTCATTTTATTTTTATTTTGGCTTAAATCAAGGTAGTACAGCAATTGAAAAGTTCTATGAACAGTTCATCTCTAAATGCGATAAAAAATAGTTAAAATGGAAGTCACGGAAAAAATATTACTTAATAGTTCAATTAATAAAAAGTCAGTTAACGAAAACTCATCATTAACACTTAATTTGACCGGTAATGAGAAATTATTACCGGAAGATTCTATTGATGGTACGATTGATGCTTATGATGTTTATATTGATGAGCGTAAAAAAAGTAATAAATTTAGATTGGTTGTTAATATAAATCCATTTTGCAGTAATATTTTATTTAATCCATATACTGAAATAGTTAAAAATGAAGGAACTGATGATGTTAAATGCCTTAATTTCGAAAGTGGTTATATTGACAATAATATAATAGGTAAGGACACAAATTTCGTTTGGAATCAATATCAAGCAATTAGAGATACACAATTATCCAGTGAAAGATTTGGTTTTGATTATCATTGTGGAATAGACATTTTTAATAATCACATTATAAGAAATAAAGTTTTTAAAGCGGTAAACTACAATGATATAAATTCTACAAAGAAAATTGGTAAATTTTCCGATGTATATGGTCAAGGCTATGACATACCGGTGCATGCAGGTACTATCGGTATCACAGAAGGTAAACATAAATATGTTAGCAATGATTTCAACACAATAGATGATTATATGCGTGACAGTAATGGTGTTATTGTTTCGGAAAATTTTGTTAGATATGAGCTTGGAAGTGGTTTTAGGCAAGACCAAGTTCCATTACATTTATACCAAAATATAGATATAATGAGTTTTGAAGATTGTGTTGAAAACAAATTAATAAATAGCAATGGATGGTATGGATTTAAAAATCCGTTTATAAACGCTTCGGTTAAATTGGATGGAGTGCTTGATGATTATGGGAAATATATAAACAGAACTATAAATAATAAAGAAGTTGGCGAATTTATAGATATGTATCCCGGCAGAGATTTATATTCTTTTACGCCAAAATACAATAAATATAGAAGAAGGGTTGAAAACAATTGGAATTATTGTATTACTTACCCAAGTAAAAACGTTGTAAAAATGAATAATTGTAATGACTTTCCATTTTTCAGAATAGATAGCAGTGGTAATACATCTTTAAAGGTTTATATGTTTGATGAATATACTGTTGATGATAATGGAGAGTCTGTATTAACAATATATACAATTTGCCAACATGGTTTAATGGTTGGCGACACCGTTAATATATACAAATCAGATGATTTAGTTTATGACTCTGTTCAGGTTTTAAACGTTGTTGACAACTTTATATTCCAAGTGCATAAAGCATCTTTTGATATATCAAATGAATGGGTTGAAACTGAAGGCGATAGATTTGACAGTGGTGGTGTTTATCAAGATGATAACGGTATTTATTATCCAATATGTGAAAGCAATAGGTGTAATGTTGACCCAAATGCGCAAGATATACATATAAGAAGGGTGGTGAATGGCGTGGAATGTAAATATTATGTAAGAAAATTTTCAAGGTTGCCAAATTTCAAGTTTAAAAACGAAGAAGTTAATGATTATACCTTATATAAAGAAGGTTCTGATTTAATAGAGAGATTTTCTGACCCAAAAGATTGGAGAAGTAATTTTGAAAGTCACATTGGCAAATTGGGATTTGCCAACACTGCGTATGGTGATGATTCTGTTGAAATAGTATTTACTGATGATTTTGATACTTCATTTTTAAAGGATAACCTTGGAAGACCATTAAGTGATTTATATCTGACAATTGTAAAAAACAACAAAGGGTATAAAAAATGGTATGGGATAGATGAAGAATTTGATTTAGGTAGTGAAGAGGTAGAATATTCTCATTGTTTTGGTAAAATACATGACAGTTTTGTGCTATCTGATTATTATAGAGAATGGTATAACATAGGACAATCAACTACTTTATATGATGTTAGAGATTTAACATATGGAGAAACAAAAGATTTGGGGGAAGTTGAAATAGGCAAAGATTATGAATATTACGGTGATATTTGTTGTTATTCTCCTATAGATTGTGATGAACAGTCATTACAAATGTCTATGCATAGATTTAACACCGTTCAAAGGGAACTATCTAACATAAATCCAACTTCAAAGTCATTAACATTTTTTAGAAGTTGTCATATTGCCACAGGAGATTATGGTATTGGTCGCTTGTGTCACGATGAAATACAAGTAGATGAAAATAAATTAACGGTTATAAATTATGATTATGAGGTAGACCCATTTGAGGCATTTGAAAATGGTCCATTAAATCATTCAGTACCTGACGATTATAAAGATATGCTTTCTTTTAAAGAAGGTTATTATTATCAACCTCATTATAGAATTCCTATCAAAACAGTTTCAAACACATTAAACACTGAAAAAGCAATAGAATATGAAATATATTCAATAAGCAGCAATGAAATAAAAACAGTTTTAAAAAATAGTTTTTCAAAAAATGAGAAATTAATGCTATATAATCGTTCTACAAATAAAGCGTATAATGTTGTTGTTATTGAGCCAATTGATTTAAACAAATTTACGTGCGAAATTGTTAATAGCTCAGGACTTGATTTTGCTAATGTTAATGATTATGTATTGCTTAAAAAGCCTGAAAATATTCCCGATTACGCAAACGTTATATTGGATGGCTTTTGTAGATATGGGTGGAGAAATGTTGTTTCAAATGGGATAGAAGAAAATGAAAACATATATCCATTTACAAATGGAGCGTTTTACATTAAAAGAAGCATTAATTTCTTCTTGAGAAGGCAAGACCCTCAAAAAGAACATTTGGGAGATGTTAGCGATGATGCTTTTGATTATGTTCCGGATGGTGAGGATATAAACAATTATCATAATTTCAGCCCTTCAAATAAAATCAATTATAACGAAAATGAATTTGACCCATGTTAAAATATAAAGTTAAAACGAATAAAGAAATTGAATTAAACGATTTTCCAATCACTGATTTGTATGTGTCACCTGATTTATCATATATTTCAGGTTACACTGATTATAACACAGGTCTTATAAACGGAGAGAGCGTTATAATTGAAAGCCCTTATCTTCTAAATAGCGATAAAAGCACCATAAACGTTGAAAACGTTAAAATACAAGGTAAATTGGGCGTAAAAATAGAATTGCCTGTTAAAAAAATAGAAACTGCTTTAAAACTTCCAATATATTCTGATGAAAATGGAAGTTATGTGATTGTTTACAACAAAAAATATGAGACTTTTGATGAAGGGGATTATATCATAAGTGGCGTAGAACAAAATTATATTGAATATAACGGTGATATATCATATTTTTTTGATGGTAATGGTAATTCTCCAAGTGGGTATCTAATTAATCATTCATTTTATAAAGCGTCTTTTTATGACGAAAAAGTTATAATTAAAACGTTTTTAAATATAGAAGATGGTAAATTAGTTGTAGGAGACTATGTATATGAGGTAGATTTTTCAAATACATTTCCAGAAATTAGACTAAGCAAAAATCACGACCCTATTAATGCAAATGAGTTGATAGGGCTTATAGATGGTTGCAACGTTAGCGCTGATACTGATAATAATGGTAATCTATTAGTAGTGGATTTTTTTCCTAGCCAATGGAAAAGGAAGCAAAAGTTTTTATTGATTAAGGAAGAAGAACCAGTTATTGAAGCAGATGACGTAATGTATGGGGGCTACAAGCACTTTGTTAATTACAAAGGCGAAAACTATTACTTGGAGGAAGTTTATGACGACGGTGGGGCTTATATTGGTTATGGCGTTACTATAAATGGTAATTTCTATGAAGCAAAAAACAATTATGGTAATGATTCTATATATCAGGAGCATCATGATTTAGAGTATACTGGAAGCGCCATATATATTCCTGAGGATGATTTATATTTAGAAATCAATGATGTTTTAATAAGTCAAAAAAACGATGGCTGTTTTTTAATTATCATTGATTCTAGTGACAATTTTGATATTTCGGAGGGAAATCACATAATTGCTGAAAGCACAGCGCCAATTGAAATAATAGAATACGTTAAAATTGACACTGAAAGATATATAACATATAATGGAAAAAAATATTATGTTCAAGACCATTTATATGACACTGTTAATATGTCAGATAATGAATATGTTTTAACTTATTTTAATGACGATTATGATAGCGCAAGCACCGTTGTTAATGGTGAAACTATGCTTTTTAATGTTAATAATGAAAAAGCAGGATTAAGTAATAAAATTTATTATAAGTCAGATTTTTCAACAGAAGATAACATAAAAATTGAATATGGCATTAATAATAACAAATATAGTGTTAAAACAACAAGTGGTGTGACAATAAACAATGTTAAATACCCTGTTATAGTTGATAATGATGGTAGTGAATATGTAGTCATAAATGAAATGGTTTCATTTAATTTGTTCGTCTCTAACATAGATGGTTCTAGTAGTTATATTGTTTATCCAGACGTTGATAATGATACAATAAGTGACGAGGAAATGGATGAGGTTAGGCGCGATATTTGTGGAGTCGTTGTTAACAATTGGAAATCATTTAGATTTAAACTTAGATATGACACTTTTGGCAATAAGTTATTATCAGTAGAAAATGGATTAATGAATTCTATGTCAAGCCCAGCGCCATATTCAATACTAGATTTTTATGCGTTGGAGAAAAAAATTAAAATTTATAGAATTCAAGATTATATTTCATTTAACTTTCCTCTTTTAAACAATTCTGCAAATAACTTGTTAAGGGAAGATGTTGTTAAAAATGATTTTGTTGATTATATTAAAGATAACTCAATCAATAAAATTGTTGATATGGAAAAAGATGTATATTATCCTGTTTGGAAAAGTGGTACACCAGAAAACTATGTGTTTTGTCCAATTACAGAGTTACAGTTTAATTTACATTTTAGAACAAGAAATCTTGAAAATTGGAAAGTAATAGAAGATGATAGAGATTTTAGTAACATTGAGACCGCAAATTATGCAATGTCAAATTGGTTTGTGACTGATAATAATTTTTATAAGAATGTGCAACACGATGAGTTGTGTGGCCAAAACGCTATTAAATCTTTGCATTCAGCATCAGATTTGCTGGGGTTAATTAATTTTACAGATGGTGATGTAAAAAGCATAGCAAATAAGCTTAAAAAAACATTTTTGCGATTATCATATTATAGTACGCCAAACCCCAAGACACAAGTATTACTATGCACATCTACTGTTTTTTTTGACGCTAATCACGCTTATAAAAAGTTCATAGACAATGCTTATAGGGAAGGTTATTACAACATATTCAACCCAATGAGTGAGGATAGTTTTATTTCTGTTTTTGGGGAGCCCAGCGACATATTTAATAGTGAAGAACACATTTGCGCATTTACTGAAGAACGCAGACTTAGTAGTAGATTTGTTATAAAGGACAAATATAATACAGACACATCATCTGAAGGGTTTTATATGTATATGTTTAAAGAATACACAAAGAAAATGCGCGAAGCTACAATATATTTAAAGGTGGAGTTTAATCACGCTGGCATAGGTAAAACAATACAATTTATGCTTCCGAGAGATAATGCTACGCACAAACCATTATATTTGCACAAATCTGAAGACGTTGAAAAATTAAAGAATGGTTTCGCTTTAAATGATATTTATAATCAAACTTATATACCTATAAACATCATATATAACAAAGAAACAGGAAAATATGTTTATTATTTACCTGAAAATTTAAGGGAAAACTCAGAATTGGTAATTGATAATGATGTAATGGTGTTCAATTTATTTGAAACAAAATTTGCTAATGAATCTATAGTTGAAGTTGCTGAATAATGAAAGTAATACACAAAAAAATATCGTTAAATGATTTAAAATCAAGGCTTCCGGGAATTATACCATCTTTGGTTGATTTCTGGAAGATACCATATTTGTATTCTTGTGGTAAAAATGTAGAAGAGAAGTTTTATAGTTATCGTGACGCGGTTAAAAGAGCATCAGAGTATAATATAAATGTTTCACAATTGGAGCATGGAGTTGAGTTTATGACATTTAACGAAAATAACTCAGTTAATTTTCCTAATGGAAACTATGGATTAATCCCAAGTGATATTATAATACCAAATGAAGTAGCAGACAATATTACTGAATTTACAGACATTTATGTTAACATACCAAAATCAGGAACTGATGATTATTATGATTTGTTTAACCCTTCATCAGATACAGACCCAAGATATAGTGGAAGAACTATAGTAAGTGGCGTTACAGGCGTTCCCGTTAAGATAATAACATATTATACGCTTAACAAGTGGTACTCTTTTTTTGAAAATTATTATAAACTTATAAAAAATGTAGATGGTAAAAAAAGTTACAATGATGCAATAGAGTACTATTATGGGGAAATAAAGGTGAGAAATGAATGGCAAGAAACTTTTTATAAGGATTTAGATGATAAATTTATTGCCCTTGGCGGCGACATAACATATAATTGGATTACGAGCAATTACATATTACAATATAGTATTCCGGCAAAATTTGTTGATGCGTGGAAAATGACCACACTATTTTATTCTAATGCAATAAAATGGTATCGTTGGTTTAAGGAAATGTATGAAAAATATGGACAATTAGCAGCAACTGAAGATTGTAAAAATGATGATTGTGTTAAATACATTAATCTTGGAGGGGCAGAATTATATAATGATTTAAAAAATTGGGCTGAAAGAATTGACATAAATTGTACTGTAACAAATTCAGCATCAATAACAATACCAATTTCATTGTCAAATTCTATTGATGACTTTGGAGAAATGTCTATTTTTTCTAATGAATGGGAAGAAGGTGTAGATTATCACAATACATTATCATCATCAGCGGGAACTACAATTTATCAACCATATATAACAAACAATGAAACTGGTGAAAAGAGTGCTTCTGATGAAACTTATGTTATTAAAAGTAATAATGTAAGTGGATATGAATACAATGATTATTATGAAAATGTTTTTAAGAAAGATGATTGGCTCAATTATACTGATTATTATATTAGCCATAATACAAATGAATTTGATGTTAAAGGAGTAACGTCATACACTTTTTCTCCATTAAATGGCAAAATAATATACAACCCAGAAAAAATAACTTCTGAAATACCAATTAATAAAATAGAAAATGTTTGTATTAATGGCAACACATATGAAGTTATTGATGGTAAATATGTTGAATTATGCTATGATTCTAATACAATAGCTGATGTAAAATATAGAAAAAACAATAAATTGCCGGTTTTTAAAGATGGTAGTTTGGAATATGCTATATTTAACGGTAAAAGAAAATATGTTGAAGTTGATAATGGCGTAGAAAAAATTTATTTTCTTAAAGGCTCTAATTGTTATGATGAAGGCTGCAATGTAAAAAGTGGAAAATATGTTTTATATAACGACGTATTATATTTTGTTGACGATAATTATTTGACTATTGAAGAAGATGGCGTTGAATTTACATATCAAGCATTAGAAGGGTATTTTAACTATGGCTCGACAATTTTTTATATTTTAAATGGCAATATTGTAATTCCTAATGTTTTGGAATATGATGAGTCAACAAATTCATATATGTTTACTTATAAGATTCCTTCAAAGGAGCAATTAAATATTCTTGGTATAGATAAATTTGTTTTATTGGATAATACTGTTGAAATATATTATCTGTTTGAAAAGAAAAATTGTAACATTGTTAGTGGGTATTGCGATTCAAAATTAGATTTAATTAGAAGGAAAGAAATTAGTACAGATGATTTAGGCAATGAATTACCAGGCTATTTTAGAAGTGTTGTTGATATAAATAAAACTGATGATACTTCTCATTATAATGTAACATACGATGAGTGTACATTGGATATTCTTTATAAAGTTGGAGAAGTTTCAGAGTTAAAAAACTTCGGTGGTCATTTTATAGGTAATATAATAACAAATATTGAGTTTTACTATAAGGACTCATCACATAAAAAGGTTATAAGGCATAGCGCAAATGAAGATAACGCATTGGATGCCATTAACTATTGTGAAAGAGAATATGACGCATTAAATAATTCCACAGTAGTTAACACAATGATGTGTGACATTACTTACTATTTGGGAACAGAGATAGAAAAAGATGGAACCAATTATAGTAGAATAGATAACAGTTATGGCGTCAAGTATATAGATAGTGTATACGTTTATAAAAAAGTAGGAACATTTTATTTAAATGATGATGAAGCATTTACATTTAAATATTATTTACTTTCTCAAGACGTAAGTTCTATTGAGTTGACTGATTTCAATGATATTGCAAAAAGCGATGTTTCTACATATTTTGAAATAACGCCTATGTTATATGATAATAATGGGCATTTGGTTAATGAAGAATTGTTTGGCGGTTTTGAAAAAAATAATGGGGTGATAGCTACTCCTGTTTTTAGAACTGAATTTAATTTGGCTTCATCAATGCCTCAAAATATTAAAGCAGATATTTATATAGATAGAGGTATAAGTGCTGCATATGAAAAGCATTTAAAACTTCAAGAGATAAAAAGTGTAGAATCCATAGAAAATATGGGTAATGGATATTTTAAAATAAATAAGTATTAAAGAATAAATTACAATATGTCACAAGGTGTATATGGAACAACGATTCCTTCAAGAATAACAAGTAACGATGTTGATATATTTTACGCTTATCACGAAACAAGAAATAGTGATAGCGTAGAGAGTTCTGTTTTTACCAAATTACCATCATCTATATTAAGTGATGTCATTTATAATGGTGAAAGTGGCGCAACAGATAATGTTTTAGAGGGATTATATAATTTAAAGTTACCATTACAATATTTTAATAGGAAAGGGTTTTATACAGTTTATATTAAGCCAAAAGAAATACCTGCTATCATATCAGATGTTAGCACACTTACAGCTTTCCCTAATATTAGAGGAATTATATTGGATGGCAACGCAAATATAGAATTAAAAAGCAAATTAACAACCAATAATTCTCTTGTTGGGTATAGAATAATTTATTTAGACGATGACGGTAAAAGAACTGATTATTATAGGTTAGTAACTAGTAACAATAAGTGTGAACCAATTATACAAACGTCTAACGATTCAAGTAATAAGTCATATACGTATAGGTATAACGAAAGTTCAAGTTTATCATTTTTAACTTTGACACCTTCATTGGCTCCTAGTTTTAAATCAAGCGCTTCTCCTTATATAGGAAAGCCAACACAGAGAATATTATTTGTAAACACATTATTTGAACCTGTTATGCTTGATATTGAAATGACAGAACATGATTTAAACACAATGGCATATATGCTTGAAGGCTCACAACTCAGAGATATTGATAATGGCTTGGTTACAACATTTGATGAAAATAATCAAATATATCATCAATCTGAGCATTATACATTAAAAGATAGCGCAACAGGTCAACCTGTTTATGAAGTAAAAAAGAATAAAAATACATCTATAGATTATAGTCAAACATTAGAAGATAAAGTTTAATTGACATGGCCAACAAGTACATTAAATCACATAGTAACTATGTTTTAAAATCAAAGCATCAGAACACAACTGATGGTGCTATTTTTGAAAGGGATATTACTACCATTGGCGGAAGAGACCAATTCGCCAGGGGTCAAGTTCCTATTTACAGAAGTGGTAATTTTGTTATGACTGTAAATGATGATAATAGTAGTCATAATAAAACATCTGAAAACAAATGGTATAAAAATATTGATGGAGAAATATGGGATTTAAACGTTCTTGAAAATTACGAAAAGGATGAAAAATCATCCCATGATGAAAAAATCATAGTTAAAAAAGACTATAAAGACCTTCGTGATTTTGCTTATTATGGCTCATGCGCTGAATTGATTAGGGTATGCATTAATAACATTATTAAAACATTCCCAGGAGAACTATTTGTTCCATATGAAAAATTGTATGTGAGTAAAAACGGCACTATTATAAGCTCAGATTTTAATGTAACAATAGAAGGCGAAAGTAAAGGGGAAGAAAAAATATTTGAAGCGAGTTTTATAGACACCAGTGATTGCTATGATGAGACAAATGGAATGAATGGCACAATAGAGGCGACAAAAAGCGAGTCTTCGTGCTATAATACAATTGATGCATATTTGGAAGCAGAACAAACATTCGAAAATGTAGAAAGCGTGCAATATACAGAAGACGCAGCTAAAGCTGTGTTCGGTGAAAATGGATATGTGGTTATTAATTCAGGCATTAAAGGGTATTACACTTCATTTGAAAATGAAAAGACGCATTCTGTTGCATCAAGTTGTGAAAATAGTACTTTCAACGTTATAAAAAAAGAACCAGAACAATGTGGATTAGAAACTGAAGTTAGTGTTGTAGCTGTTGCTGGAGAAGGTGCTATTACTGCTAATACCATAGCATTACTTGACCCATTGACCAACCAAGAGTTAGAAGAATTAGAAAAGGGTATACCATATACAAGAGAGTTTAAATATATAACAGACAAACATGGTAATATAATATCAGCAAAATCTTTTGCGTTGATAGATAATCCATTTGGAATTAATATACATAATAAATTTGTTGAAGATGGCGCAGACCCATTGAAATTCTTTGCTAATGGAGGCGTAGATAACTACGTTGCTTACATAAAGCATGATATTGATTCAGAATGGAAAATAGATAAAGAGCACGAATTTTCAGTTGTAATAGATGAAATTAAATTTGATGGACTAGGCGGAACAGATAGTGTACCAGTCGAAACAAAATTTAATGTAAATGTGGATAGAGATGAACGTGAAGATTCTAACTTCCTTGTTTCGTTTAATAATACATTAGAATGTTGTGATAGTACAGATGGAATGAGTGGTAGCGTTAAAGCCACCAAAAACTCATCTTCTTGCGATTCTGAAATTTCAGTTTATTTAGAAGCAACACAACGTTTTGATGAGTCATTAGAGTGCTTTATAAGTTGTGCGGAACCGGGAAAATATATTGGAAAGGTTTCTTTATCTTTTCATAAAAAAGAACCATATTTTAAAACTGAACCGGGTTTATTGAGGGATGCTGAAGGAAATCCTACCGGCATTTGTTGTGATGACGCAAGACAATTAGTTTTTGAATCTGACAAAAATAGTCGTGGAGAATACAATGGAAATGATACGAATATTGACTCAAAATTAAAAGACGAGTTGGAGCGTAAACTTGACATTTATCTATTCATGGGTAATAACAACGAAATAAAATATTTTGTTGAAGACAATTATAATAATTTTACTATTAGAATTCGCCCAAAAGAAGAAATAATTGATGCTTATTTTGAAAATTTAGAACCCTTTGAAAAAGTTTTACTTAACAGGGGTACTAATCCTATATATACAGCCACATTTGAATTAGTTAATTCTAATGATTATGGCTTATACACATACATTAGGCAATTTACTTTTCCAACTACATATGGCGGTTATAATATAGGGTCTAATAATCAATTGTTTAATGATTACATAAAAGAATTGTCAGAAGTTGGAGAATTTTATGATGAAAAATTCACAGATAACTTGTGGCGTTCTATGACTCACGAGGCTATTAAAAATTTTGATTGGACATATACAAGGCATTATACACCAGGAGAAGAAGAGCCTTATTTAGAGGCAGGAACAAAATTTCAAAAAGCCATAAGGTTGTTTGGCAGAGAATTTGATGAGGTTAAAACCTATATAGAAGCAATAGATGATTTAAACGTTATAAGTTACGACAATGTTAATAATTTACCTGATTATTTTTTAACGGATAAATTAGAAGAACAAGGTTGGGATATTTCTTTAATACAGCCGTTTGAGTTAAATGAATATATAAAAGGATTTGAAAGCGTATCAATTGATATTGATGGGTATTTTCGTAAAAAATATGATGAAGAAGGTCATGAAATTAGCACAGAAGAAGCAGAAAAGTTAAACTATTTCTATGATTCTGATGAAACAGCATCAAGAAATAAAATGGAAATAGTTAGAACTTTTTCTCAAATGAGCGATAGCGTTTTTCCTTATTCAAACTCAAATATAACAACAATAAAACAAACTAACTATAGCAAGTGTAACCCTGACGAAACTGGTGGTATAACTGAGTTTAGTGTAGATACTAATACTGTATATTCATGTAATGATGATAAAGAAGTAGATGTAACTGCAATAGCAGATGGTCAAGGTGAATATGTTGCTAATGGTTATCATAATGATTTTGGTGAATTAATAAAAATATATAGTGATGAACATGAATATACGTTTGCTGATGTTAATAACGAGTTTTTAAAAATACTTTCATTAAATTCACCAAGCATATTTAGGCATAAAGGAACCGTTGAAGGTATAGAAATGTTATTATCGTTATTTGGTTTAAAAAGTAAAAATAATATTTACACCAATGAAAAATATTTTACAAACCAAAAAGATTTAACACAAGGAGATTGTTTGTCATTAACCAAAGAAGGAGAAAAGTATTATAACAACTATAAAAACAATTTGTGTGATTTATATGACTATGAAGTAAAGGAATATACTTTATTTACATCCGGTAAAATTGATGAATGGCTACCATCTAAGAATATGTACAAATTAGATTGGGTGAATTCTACTAAATTAATTTCATACAATTCTTTTGGCGAATATGAGCCTTATCAAGGCTTGCCTGTTACATCAGTTACAAAAACACTTAATGGAAATGATATAAGATATTTATATCCTTGCTTTAATTCGTATGATAAATATGATGGAAACCCTTATTATCAAATGAATGGTGGGTGGCTGCAAAAAAAACCATTTATGTTTGATTCTAATAACAACATATTAATGGAGTCTGATTCATATGACAATATGCCATTGTTTACGGAAACAATCAAAAACATAAAGTCTGTTGGCTCTTTACAAGAATTATTATCAGATACATCTTTGGCAACACAAAATGGCATTATTTGTCAGGTTACCGATTTATCGGGTAGATATGCTGTTATAGATGGTATTTTATACCCATTGTTTAATGAGTTAACTGATAATGATGAAGAAGGAGATACATTCATATATGTAACCACAAACGACGGTTATTTAACAATCGGAAACGCAGTATTTGATGATTATGTTGTTATAAGTAATCCATATTTTGACAATAAAAAACAAAGGATTAACCTTACAGAAAATTATTATTACAATACTGAAATTAAAGTGTATGTGCTGAAGGATTCTAATGGAGAATACTATATTGACGCATATTCTACAAATTCATCTATTAGTACATTTACCGTTTTTGAAAACGGAAAATATATGAAAGGCGGCAACTACACTAATTATTTTAGATTAAATAACACAGACTTCAATAATGAACTTAGTTCTTTGGGTTGGCAACAAATAAAAGATGATGAGTTTGAATATTACATATTAAATAGTATTGTTGATAATAGTGAGGGTAATAATCCACATATGGGTAATATGAAGTATGATAATGGGCATGAATATTTAACATATTTGCAAAAGCCTTTTAAGCACGTCATAGACAATGATTTAATAGACTATAGAAAATATACAGATGATGATTTAAAATATTTGGATGATGCTAGGGAATTTGCTTTTGATAATATTATAGATAATGATGTTTGCAAAACAAATTATGATGAATATTTAAAAGAAGATAATAAATGCCATTATTTTGGAGATGTTTTAAAACTTGGATACGATAGAACAAAGTTATCATGTTTCGAAAAATATGACCAAATTTATGGAAATATAGTAAGAAAAGCCATCATAGACGATTCACTTGGTAATAAAGTTGTCATAAATAATCTTAAATATGAAAATGATGGTAGTACTATTGATGACAGTAGTACATATCAGATAGTTAACACTAAAAGAGTTGAAATAGAATTTTTCATAAAAAACAAACAAGAGTATTCAAAAGAGTGGCTTGAAGAAACAAAATATATAGACTCTATAATATTACCTTATTTAACTCAAGTAATACCATCTAATATTATTTGTAGTGTAAAATATACAACTAAAAATCCAGAACAATGGGGAACTACTGAAACTGGTATTTGCTAAACAATATTAAAAAATGGAAGAAAGACTAGGTTGGAACGCTATAATATATGATGCTCCTTGGGCTTATTTTGACAAAAATCAGCCCGGGGTAACCGTTTCTCAAGATGGAAAATCTTGTGAAACATTGGATGATAATAGACAATATATAAAAATAATAGCAGATGAAAATATATATTTTTCACCTAGAAACGGCCACGCCATTTTTAGGCAAAAGGGAACTGATTTGTATGACGTTGTTTGTTTAAAACAAGATAAAACAAAATATACATATGAACTTTGGGTTGACGATGTGCAAATGTCAGAATGTGATATTTCTTATGATAAACTTATTCAATCATTAAATGTATATTTGAAAAAATACGATGAAAATGGTGCTGAAGTGGGAATAATACCTTTGAAAGAAAGTGATTATAAAATGGTAGAGCCTAAAGTAAATACAAAGTTTCAAGCCAATAACACTTATACAATTATTGTAAAAGGCAATTATTTAGACGCTACCTTTGATTCTTCAGAAGGAAAAAATGGAGTATTGACTGTAACTTCAGTTCAAGAAATAACAAGTTATACAGAAACTCAATTTGACCATATTGAAGATTTGGAAGTTACAAAAGTATCATCATCCTCAAAATCGTGTACATTAACACCAAGTTCTAACAACTTATCATGTTCTGGAGGCAGCTGTTCATTTACAGCATCATCAAGTACTATTGGAGAAGACGTATATTATATAAAACTTTCTTATGTAAGTTGCACAAATTGGTTTGAAAAATCAAAATGTGGTAATAAAATAAAAACATTATACGTATATAGTACATTTGATTCTACTTTAATTGGGGCAGAAATTATAAGCAAAGATTTAAATGGTGTTTCTTTTAAGTTACAAGAAAAACCGACAACAGTTAAACTAATTTTAACAGAAACCGAATATCATGACGCTGAAAAAGGTGGCGTAGAAGAAATAGAATTTATAATTACCTAAATAATTATGAAACAATTTAGTGCAATAACAACTAGCGGATATACAATAGAAATAGACTCCAATACGTATTGGTCTTGTAAAGCGGAAGGTAATTTCACATTATCTTCTTACAATGGAAGTGGCTCAAGTGTAATAGATGTTAACATACCTATTGATGAGATTACCGCCGAAGGTGTGGTTCATTTTTCATATGGTGATGGCTATTGCAGGCAATACACATTAGATGTTTATTATTCAAACAATTGCTATGTTTCAACAAACCCTAGTTACGAAATATGTAATGGGAAAAAAACCATATTCCTAAAATATAAACAGCCAAATGAGGAGTTTATTATAAACATATTCTGCTTTGGCGGATGGGAAATAGATAGCGACTCTAATGTTTCATATTTTATTAATGGTGACAATTTGATGGTAGTATCCCCGACTACCGGAAAGGGAAGTTTAAGGATAATACCATCTTTATGCAAAGAAGATTTAATAAATGTTATATTTAGTAATTGATTAATGTTTCTTTATCATTTTCTATGTCCTCTACTGATTTTATTTCGAAATCATAGAGGGCATAATCATTTGATAAGTCAACAAATTTATGAGTTTTATCTTCCAAATTCCACACAACAAATCCATGCTGTGTAATCGTTTCGCCAAATGTTTGTTGAATTAATGAACCAGGATAAACAATTTTAACATTTCCTCTTTTTATTTCTTGCCTTTTATGTATATCTCCCGCTGCCACAAAGTCGCATCCTTCAAAAACATCACCAGTAACTCCACTATCTATAATTGTGCCATTATTTAGTGTTGCACCAACTATTGTCCCATGATACAGACCTATAATTGTATTATTTGTAAAATCTTTTTTTGCTTGTTCTATATTAGGCTTTTTATAATCAGCAAATATTGAATATAATGCCCAACATACATTCTCATCAGGCACAATCCCACTATCATACCCTAACATTTCATCAAGGTGAAATGAATTGTTAAATTGTGCTGCTGTAAATATTGCTGTTAACGTATCAACACGAGACATATTCCCAACCATTAGGTCGTGATTACCACTTATCACAATTACTTTTCCAAATTGTTCCAATTGTCTAATCCAAGATGATACGAAGGCTATTAATTCATTACTTATACTATTTTTAGAATGAACTATATCACCAGATATTACAATTCTAACTTCATCATGTTCTAAACCTTTAATTTCTTCTTCTATTTTTTTGTTTAATTCGTTCAATTTAACCGTGTACTCTTCCAATCTGACGAATGGTCTAATATGTACATCAGCTAAGTGTATAATGCATTTAATCATAATATTTTTTATTTTATTACAAATATACAAAAAAAATATAAAACACGGAAATATTTATAATAAAATTGTTTTTAAAGATATGGCAGAAGTTAGAAACTTAAATTGGACCGTTAGTAAAAATAAAAATTGGATTCATGTTTATAATAGAAACGATAGGCAACATGAAATAAATAGCGGTTCAGGAAATATGAATATTATAATAACAGCAGATGAGGCGACAACTTCAACAGAAACGGATTTAAATGGTACAGTAACATTTGTATGTTCAGAAGTATCAAAAACTCAATCAGTTTCGGTAACAAGATGTAAGCCAGTTGGCTGTAGTTGCGATTATTTAACTCTAAGTACTAATATTGTTACAGTACCATCTAAAGGCTATAGTACACCTACTCAGTTATTAACAGTTAATTGGCCGAGCTGCCTCATTGAAAGGCGTGAAAATCCTGTAGGTGGAACGTTACCTGATTGGGTAGATGATATTGGCCTAAATTCTAACGGAAACCCTGTTGCTACCTTTGAAGAAAATGTAGACCCGGAGGATAGAGAAGTAAGACTACGTGTTCGTGGTATTATACAAGGAACAAGCACAGAATGTTCTAAAGAATTTATAGTTAAGCAAGAAGGGAAAAGAGCAACATGTGGCTGTGATTATATAGAAAAAGTTTATAATCCATCTATTTTTACTCCAATACCTTACAATGAATCATCAAGTCATTATGTTTACACGTTTGATAATGAATGTGCAAATTCATATAATTTTGTAGTTGATGGGGATTTAATGAATTATGGTAAAAATGGTAATAGATTCTTTATAAGTTATAAACCAAATCAAACAGGAGAACTTAACGATATTACAATTACTCCATATTTTAATGCTCAGCCTTGCACCAGTAAAATATTAAGTGTGACGCAAGCAGCTAACCCTAATCCTCCTATTGAATGTGATTGTAATACTTTGAAGTTAGATAGGGCTGAAATATCTATACCTGTTGGTGAAAGCAGAACAGTAACAATAAATGAGTCGGGCTCTTGTATTACTGATACACGTGTTAGGTCAAGTGATGGTTCTATAGCGTCTTCAACAATTAATAGTGATACTATTACAATCACCGGTATTGCGACCGGTTCTACTTATGTAAATGTTTCCTTTACATGTAATACTTGTGAACAAACTTGTGACTCAATTAAAATTAGAGTAACAGTTACAAATAGTACTGCGTGTGGTTGTGGAGATATAGAATTGAGTAATGATAATGTAACAATAGAAGAAATCAATAATTAAGACTTGAAAATGATAATACTAATTGATAACGGACACGGTTGTAATACAGAGCAAAACGGAAAATACAGCCCCAAACTTGATAGTTCTATAAAAATTGGTTCTGAGTTCACCAATGGTGGTAGGTTCCGTGAATGGAAATATAATAGAGTAATATCTCATTTAGTTGTTAATAAACTTATCTCTATGGGATATGACGCAAGACTTGTTGTTCCAGAAGAAGCTGATGCTTCATTAGCTGAAAGAATAAGAAGAATCAATACTATTTGTAACAAGGAAGGCGCAGCAAACGTTTTGTTAGTTTCAGTTCATTCCAATGCAAAGGGCGATGGTTCGTCTTGGCAAGATGCTAAAGGTTGGGAAGCATATACAACAAGGGGTAAAACTATTTCAGACACATTGGCTAATTTCCTTTATAAAAGAGCGGATGAAAATCTTAAGGGAAGAAAAATAAGAGAAGATTGGTCTGATGGTGATAGAGACAAAGAGGTTGATTTCTATATTATTAAAAAGGCAAAATGCGCTGCTGTATTGACTGAAAATTTCTTTTATGATAATAAGGATGACTTACAATATTTAACATCTGATGAAGGAGTTCATGGCGTTGTTAGATTACATATTGAAGGAATAATTGATTATATAAATTTTCGAAAAAAGAAATAACTTTTTAAAACATAGTGAAGTATGTGGATATTAAGATTGCCTAATGAAAAGTATAAGTGGTCATTTATAGATGGATATAATATATTCAATGCTAGTGTATTTTTATCTAATAAAGAAGATGTAAGAAAATACAAATTGATTGACGAAAATGGTGCAGTTATTGATGACAACGCTGAAAAATATTTAATTGAGGAAGTATTATAAACGTACTTCCTCAATTTTTTTTGCTGATTTTAAGCAATGGATTATACCCTTATATCCATATTTTTCATATATTTCACTTGGGTCTTTTCCCAAATCTGTTTCAATTATCCTAATTCTATTATATAAATCTCCGTGATTTAATTCTTTATAAATTTCTTTTATTGAATCAAATGCGTCAGAATCAAGCCATATATTAACCTTACTGTTGGCATTTTTAATTATTTCCCAAAACAATTTAAACTCCTTATTTAAAACTTTTCCCAATAATGGAACTGAATTTGGAACTACTATATGGTCAAATGGCCCTTCTACCAATGTTATATCAGCATCCCATTGAAGCTTTTCTTCGTTAAATATTATATTTTTTCTTTCAATTTTTGGATTAAAATATTTAACTACGTTTTTTCTATCTAGGTAATCTCTTCCTGTCCAATAGTTTAAATCTCCATATTTGTCATATGATGGTATGTATAACCTATAAGACGGCATAAAATCATCTTTTATAAATTCGGTATACCCCATATTATGTTTTTCTATCACATCCCAATCTATACCTCTTGAATTTAAATATGCTGCAACAGGTTTTGGAACATATTTGTCTTTTTGCAAAAACTTAAATGTTCTTGGTAGTTTTAAATCATCAATCTCTATTGATTTTGTGTCTATGTTAAATTCATCATCAGAAAAGTTGAGTTTATATAGTTTGCTTTCTCTAAATGAATGTATTGCTTCTTTATAATCCTTTAGTAATTGTTCATTGCCATATAATTTAATGAGTTTAAGTATAGAACCACTCATTTTATCACCTTCATCACAGCAAGACCAACATTTAAATACTTGGGAACTGATGTTACATTCTAAATTGTATTTTAGAACTTCTTTACTACCTTTATTTTCAATACATCTTGGACAGGGGAATTGTAATTGCATATTTTTTCCATCAAATCCATTTTTTGCTTCCCCAAGAAATGATGCTAATATGTTGTAAATTTTATCTAATTCTGAAATCATAAATTATAATTTTAAATTTGTCGGTAAATATACATAAAAAAAATGTAAAAACAAAATGGTGTAGATATTTATTTTAAAATATTATTTTGAAATGGATAGGAAAAAAGTAATAAGAGATAGTGATTTATTAAGAGGAATGGAAATGATGGTTGACTATGAACCAACAGTTTATGGTTATAATGGCCATTATTATTACACAAATCTTGCGGAAGAATCTGCAATTATAGATGACCATACGCATAGATTTGATGAACATTCTCTTGATAGTACGCAAGGAATTATATGGCAAGATAATTCTTTAGATGAAAATAATTTGGAAGAGTCACAGGTTGAATGGCTTAAAAAGGCTCTTTGGTTATATTATTATTAATTTATTATGGTAAAGAAGATTAATTTATCAGAAGAAAGAATTAGTAGCATAGTTCATAGTGTTATTAACGAAATGTTTGATGAGGCTAAAATAGCTTATGACAAGAATTTCCTTGATGGTATTGATAGTATAGATACAAGAAGCATAAACTACTTCATACAAGCTATGATACCATTTGGCAATAGAGTGTCTGTTAATAGCCCATATAAAGCTATTAGACAACTTGTTTTATATTTTTCTCCAGAAGGAGCAGTAAAGCATGGTGGTAGACTCACAAAAGATATTGTTAATCATATATTAAAGGATGATAGTATTAGAGCAGCAGTTAACAATATAAGCAAAGCAGATAGAAAAATCATTGATTTAATTTATGGTGAAAATAAATTAACAGGAAGACCATTAATGCAGCAGATTGTTTGGAATCTTGATGCTATTTTGGAGCAATTGATGACATTAAATACATTGGTTGATAAATCAAATATTAAAAACTATTTTGATGGTACTGATGCATTATCGGGTTCTGAAGATGGTAAGAGAGTAGGATTATCAACAATTATGTATCATGCGTTTATGGGGATTGATGAGATAAAGAAACAAATTAAAAAGATGCAAGACCTTCTTGATAGAGGTAGGGATGCATTTTCATATAATACTGGTAAATTTAGAAGATAAGTATGAAACAACAGATTAAATTGACAGAATCAGAATTAAAGGATGCTTTAAGAGAAGCAGTTCAAAGCATTCTTAAAGAATATGACCCCCATATGGCAGGCTTGGGTGCAGCTAGAGGTTTGGAACAAGGTAAAATTGGTCCTTGGAATGCAGCCCAGAAGATAATGAATCGTGATAGATGGAATGATTCACAACGTAAGGAATTTCAAAATGGTTTTGAGAGAAAACCAATTCAACAGAGCGAAGAAAATTTAGAAGAATATAGTGATGCTGAAATGGCTCAAGGGATGAATATATATGGTAGACCATCATATGATGAACATGAATTTGATGATTTCAACGAACAGCCAGTTAATAATATTGCAGCAGAATCAAAACAATATAAGGTAAATGAATCACAGTTGCATCAAATTATAAGAGAATCTGTGATGAGAATTTTTAAAAAAAAAATAAATGAAGCTTTTAAATCTCCTAAGTTAGATACTATGGCTAGGCAACATGGAGGTATAAAAAAAGGAGGATATGGTTTTTATGGAGGTGATAACTTTCCAATTGCAGATTTAACTGATGATATGATTGGTGATGAGGCTAGTAAAATGGATAAAGTTACCGGAATCGCCGATAACGCCGTTAATTTTAAAGATGGTACATCTGTTCCGATTATTAATAAGGAAAAAGCAATTGGAATGCAAAAAAAATTCAATGATAGAGAAGAACAAAGAGGAAGATGGGGTACACCAGGTGGTTATTATACAAAACATAATATTGCCCCAACAGAAAACCAAAGGCATTTACAAGCCTTAAGAAACGATTTGAAAACAAGTAACAGATTAAAGCAAGACCCTAACAATGTTAAAGCCCAACGTACATATAATCAACATTGGAAAGAGTGGGAAGGTCCTACTAGGTCTCAGATAAATCAAGCATATGCACAAAATAGAGGGCAAAGGGACATACAAGGTATAGGAAACCAATAATATAAAAAGCGAGATTCAAAAAGAGTCTCGCTTTTTTTTAAGTATTAATCAATATAAGTAATTCTGTGTTCTTTTTTGTCCCAATATGTTATGTCATATTCTATTTTTGTTGAAACTTCCGGGTCTGTTGAAGCTGTTGACATAATATTTTCAGATTTCATATCAAGTTCTCCATATTTTTGGAGGTTTAACCATCCACGTATTGCAACATAAGCATCAGATGCGTCAAAGTTTTCTTTTTTCAATTCTCCGCTTTTATCATAAACCCATTGAATTTCGGGAAATAACTTTGAAACCTTGTCATGTAAAACAGTTTTTTTATCAACTTCCCAACTATAACTTCCGAATAGAACGAATTTGTTATTTGTTATTTCGTTCATTATTTTTTTGTATTCATATTGGTTTCCATCTTTTCCATATTTCCTAATTGCCATTAGTTCAGGAAAAGCATATTTCCTTGCGTCATAACTTGAAATATATTCAGGTACTACACCTAAAGTATTATAAATGCAATCCGAAACCATTCCATTGAATCGTAAAAGTACACTACAAGTTGAAATATTGTTGCTTTTCATCAAAGGCTCTTCAATTATAACTTTATCAATGTTGAAATCTTTGAATTTTGAAATGTATTCTTCAAAAATTTTTTTCTTTAAAAATAATTGTTCAATCCCTTTTATTTTTGATGAAACTTTTGGGCTTATATGGGTAAGTTCTATTATTTTTCCGTAATCTGACCCATCATCAAGCAGCACAGCAACACCAATTGTTTTTGTTGACACATCAAGTGCCATATATACAGGTTTATTATCTATCATTATATTTTAAATATTAATTAATATATTATATATAATCCGGAAAATATGCCGGATTTATAAAAAATATAATAATTTTAAAATAAAAATAAAGAAAAATTATTTTTTTAAAAATATTTTTTGTATATTTGTTTTAAATTAAAAAAGTATGTACATAGAAATCCCAAGGTCATTAGATAATGACATAATGAGTTTTGTTAGATTAAATAAAATTGAAGACATCAATGGATTTTTAACAATTTGTTTGAGGAATGGCTTTAATATTGTAAAATATGGCATTTCCCCGCAAGATAATTTTAATAAAGAAAATAAACCATTAAACATAGAAGTATATGATACAGAAGAAAAAAGTAACGTTGAAGGATTGGAAAGAAAGGAAACAAAAAGAAGGGGCAGGCCAAAAAAACAACAATCAACTAACGAAGAAAGCGTCATACAGAAGGAAGAAAAAGTTGAACCTATAAAGCCAAAAAAGAAAATCACTATAATAAAAAAATAAAATGATTGATATAAAAGATACATCAAAAATAACTTTTCATTGGAAGGTATCTCCATATGATTATTCAAAGGAAAAGGTAAATAATATCATTTCAAAGGCAAGTAAAAAATACTCAATTCCAAAGGAACATATTAGAGTTATACCGGATTTTTTAACTGTAGATGAAAATGGTTCAGAGATTTCAATAAATAAGGATATTATTCAAAACATTCAAGACCCAAATTTTCAAATAAAATTGTTTAAAGATTATTTGAACTTAAACAACATTGATGGGTATGATTTTGAATTAATCAAAAAAATAGATTCTGAAATAAATGGAAAAATTGATTATCAAGTTTACGACAAGTATAGGAGATATTCTATCAAGTGGGTACGATGGGATAATTTTCTCTCTTATGGAGCCGACAACTATTTTGATTTCACAAACCTTAATGGAATTGTTTTGCTAAGTGGTAAGCCTTCAAATCAATCAGGCAAAACAACATTTGCTATTGATTTGTTGCACTTTCTACTGTTCGGTAAAACAGATAAGGCTGAAGTTCAAAGTAAAATATTTAACAAACATATTCCTGAAGCGACAAACGTGGTTGTAGAAGGATGTATAAACATTGATGGAGAGGATTACATAATTAAAAGAACACTTTCAAGGCCATCATTAGATAAAAGAACTGAAAAGAGCAAAGTAACTCAAAAGGTTGAATATTATAAGATTGTTGGTGGAAATAAAGAGGAACTTGAAGAATATATAGATAACCAACAGGAAGAAAATTCAATAAAAACCAATAAGGTCATTAAAGAAGCTATTGGTAAGGAAAGTGATTTTGACCTCGTAATGTCAATAACAGAGTCAAACCTTGATGCGTTAATTGATATGAAAGATACCGAAAGGGGTAGAATACTTTCACGTTGGATTGGATTACTGCCAATCGAAGAAAAAGACCTTTATGCAAGGGAGAAATTTAATGGAGAAATAAAGCCTTATTTACTGTCTAATAGATACAACAGTGAAACTTTAAAACAAGAAAAAATAGCATTTGAAGTTAAAATAAAAAGTAATGATAAAATCATAAGAGAACTCACAGAAGTAAATTCAAAAATTGATAAGGAAATTGAAACACTTGAGAAAAATAAAAATGCGTTAATGCAGGCAAAACAAACCGTTGACGAATCATTACTTAAAATAGATATTACAACGTTAAATGCAAAAATTGAAAGATTAACAACTGAAGGGTTAAAGAAAAAGAATGAAGTTGAGACAATAGATAATAGAATAAATGAAATAGGAGAAATAGATTTTTCAGTTGAAAAATATGACAATACAGTTCAGGAATTATCTTCTTTAAAAGAAAAAAGAGGAAGTTTATTGGAAAAACATAAAAACATTAAACATAATCTTGAACATTTGAAAACAAGTGAATATTGTCCGGTTTGCAAAAGAAAACTTGATAATGTTGACAACACAGAACAAATAAAAGAAGCTGAAAAAGAATTAATAAAAATTGTAAAAGAAGGAAAAAGTATTTCAGAGAACATTTCAAAAGTTGAAAAGAATATTGAATCCATGAAAGCAAACAGGGATTTATATAACGAGAAAGCAAAATTGTCAATGACGAAAGCGGCTCTTGAATTAAATATGTCAAGGTTAAGAGAAGAACTTAAAGATTCAAAAAATGTTTTGAAAGACTATAATAAGAACAGCGAAGCAATTGATAATAATAACAAGCTTTCAATTGAAATTAATAATACTGAAGTACATATTAAGAATAAAAGAAATCAAAAAGAAGTAAATCTAAGGGAAATATTATCAAAAGGTAATGAGATAGAGAATTTTAGGAAAGAAATTAATGACCGTGATGAAATTATTTCAAAAATATCTGAGGAAGAAAAATTAATTAAGAATTGGAAGATTTATCTTGAAATGGTTGGTAAAAATGGTATTTCTAAGATGGTATTCAGAAAAACATTGCCAATAATCAATGCTAAATTATCTCAATTATTAAGTGATGTTTGTGATTTTGATGTTGAAGTTGGAATAAACATAAAAAATGATGTTATGTTCTATTTAGTTAAAGATGGCATAAAGTCTGATTTAACAAGTGGAAGTGGATTTGAAAAAACAGCAGCATCATTGGCACTTAGAACGGTTCTTGCTGAGTTATCTACAATACCGGAAGCGAATGGCATATTATTAGATGAAATAACAGGGCGTGTTGCAGAAGAAAACCTTGAAAACATTCATAATCTTATAAATAAAATACTTAATAATCATGATTACGTATTTATGATTTCACATTTGGACCAAATCAAGAGTTGGGCAACAAGCAATGTTATTGTTGAAAAGGTAGATAATATAAGTAAAATTTCTCTTATTAAAAATAATGTTTAATATATTATGAAAAATCCAAAGTATTACATTGGTAATATAATACCAGAAAAAGACACTATATTTGTTTTCGGCTCTAATCCGCAAGGAATACATGGAGCAGGCTCGGCAAAGGTGGCATTAATATTTTTTGGGGCTAAAAAAGGCCAAGGAGAAGGCTTGCAAGGTTCATCATATGGTTTACCAACAACAAATCTTAACTTTGAAGATTACCGCTTACCACCAATTAAAAGAGGGATGCCAAAAAATGAAATAATAGGATATATTAAAAACATGTATAAATGTGCTTTAGAAAATAAAGAAAAAAATTTTAAAGTAGCATATAGAAATATGCCATACGAAGCAACAATATGTGGATATACCGGAAAAGAAATGATAGAAATGTTTAAAGAAGCAACTAATGAATTTAACAATGAGATACCAAACAATGTATGGTTTTCAAAAGAGTGGGTGTCTTCAGGTTTATTTGAAAAATAATGTTTAGGAAAATGTTTAATTTTAATGGCAAATCAATATGTTAATGATTTTAGCACCACCGTAAAGACTTATTACGATGAATTAAAAAAATATAAACCAATTACAAGGGCAAAAGAAAAGGAATTAATTCTAAAAGCTAAGAATGGAGATTTAAATGCTCAAAATGAGATATTAACAGCTAATTTAAGGTTTGTATTTAACGTTGCAAGCAGATATAAAGGAAATGGCGCAGCAATATCTGATTTAATATCTGAAGGAAATATGGGATTGGTAAAAGCAATTCAGAAATTCAATCCGGAAAAAGATGTAAAATTCATATCTTATGCTGTGTGGTGGATTAGGAATGCGATGCAAGAGTTCATTAAGAAAAGACAGACAACACTTAATATTGAAAAGGAAGATGACTATTTAAATTCACCAGTAATTACAGATTCGTTTAATGTAGATGACGAAGATGATTATGTCACAAAAAGAGAAACGGTTTTATCAAATGAAGAAGATGAAACTAAAAGAGAATTGCATAAGAATCAAAAAAAGATTGTTGACGAATTATTATCAAATCTTTCTTGGAGAGAAAGATTTATTATTGAACAGTATTATGGCATAAACGAAAAAGAAAAAAATCTTGAAGAAATTGGAAAGATGCTTGGAATAACCAAAGAAAGGGTCAGACAAATTAAAAAAGTGTCATTATCAAAACTTAGAAGTGATATTTTATTAATGGAAGGAGCAGATTTTATATTTAAATAATATTTATATTAGAATAAAAAGTTGTTACAATGGCAGGAGATAAGAAAAAGAAAGTAACTAAGAAAAATAACTCAAACAAGAAAGTTACTAAGGTCACAGAGACTCAACTTCCAAAATTAGTAGAAGAAGTTAAAGAACAAACAGTAGTTGAAGAAGTTGATATTGAAAAATTTAAAGATGAAAAGGGTGAATATGACTTAACAAACGCAACGGAAGAAGAAGTTAAAAGTGTTTTCAATCAGTTAAAAGATGATGATGAAGTGGTTGTCACAAATAAAAAGAAAGTTGAAGTTGTTAATGGTGACCCGGCAGTAATTGCTCCAAAGGAAGAAGTTGTTGATAAAAAAGAAAGTGGAGTTAAAAAAATAATTAATAAGTTTAACCAAAGCTTTGGTTATCTTTGGAATGGACAAGCAATAGATTTTTAAATATGGCAACAGATTTTACAAAAAAAATGCTTAAAACAATAAGAGAAAATGTTGAAAAAACAAAAAAACAAACAGTTAATCCACTTATTGTAGAAGAAGCAACGATAGAAAAAGACAATTTTTTGACACGTTCAAAAATATTAATGGAAGAAGCTGAAAATCAAAAAAAAAACTTAACTGAAGAAAAAGGGTTTAATGATGATAAACATGGAAACTCTTTTCCTATAACCAAGAGTACACCACAATTTGGTGATGTTAGAGTTTCGCAAGAAGAAGCAATTCTTAAAACTATAGGAGAACAAGTTAAATTTAATGATGAATCGCTTCTTTATTATCCAGATGCTGATGACCTTGTGTTTAATGGAGAAATACCTTCAATGAATACAACATTTCAGTTCAGATACAACGACCCCTCTGGCCGGGGCGCTTATATATTCTGTGATGGATTACAATTAACTGATGAAAATTCAAGAAATATAGGTAAAATACTTGATAGCTTTCTCAATTGGAAGCAAGGACTTATACAAGATGGAGACCTTTTGGAAAAGCTTAAAAAAGCAGCAGAAAAGAATAAATAACAAAAGCCCTTTGCCTAAAGGGCTTTTTTCTTTTATGTAGATATTTATATAAAAAATTGTGTATGAACGAAAACGAGAAGAAATTACAACAAATAATAAGTGAGGAACTTAGCAAGTCTGATGTTAATTCTATGATTAGCACCAAGTTAAACTCTACATTATCTTCTCGTGAATTTAAGCAGAAGGTTAAGGAGTTAAGTTCTGAGGTTGTAAGTGAATTGTTTAAGATATTATGGCAGAGAAATAATTTTTGGAAATCAACAGTATCAAGAGTATAAATGAAAATATATTTGGATGAAAGTAAACTCATTCTTATAAAAGAGAGTGAGGAAGAAGAGGTTACTTTTTATAAGTTTTTCACTGAAGTTAAGAATTTTATAAAAGATTTGTTAGATGACCCAATTGGGGCAAAGCCAAGTGGCTTTTTTAAAGCACATGGTATTAGCAAAAGCATTCTTTTAAATAAAATGCTTGACAGAGATATTGTTTCCAAGAAAGAGAATATAGACGAACCAAATGATGCTGATGGAAATATGAAATCAATGCATCATTTACAATATAGAGTTCCAAGAAAGAATTTTGAACAAAAGATTAAAAGACTTTATTCATATTTTTTTGAAAATGGAAAAGGTAAAAAAATAAATGAATCACTTTTCGATGATGTAAAGCCTCAAAAATATGATTCTGTAGCAGTATATATTTTTTGCAAAGATAAAAATGGAGATTTATGTGTTCTTGCAGGTAAAAGAAGAGGAAATAATAATGGTGGCTTATATAATGTTCCTACAGGGCAAGTAGGCGATAAAATTTTTGATGAATCAGTAGAGGATGCTGCTGTTAGAGAAGTACGAGAGGAAAGTGGAATAAATATAGGCCAATCTATATTAAAGGATATTGGCGATGAAGAATATACAAGCCGTTATGGGGTTAATCTTGGTAAGAATTTTATGACGGTTTTAAATGGAACAACAGATAATTATAAACCTGGAATTGGTGATGGTGAAAATGAACCATTCAAATGGATTCCCGTAACTGAAATAAAAATGTATATTTGGGCATTTAACCAAGATAAAAACATATATAATATAGTGAACTCATTATGAAGCAAATAATAAGAATAACAGAGCAAGATTTGCGTAAAATAGTTAATGAATCAGTAAAAAAAATAATAAAAGAATCATTTATTAGTGACAGGTCTTTAAGTGCTCTTGAAAAAGCATTTACTCCTGTTTTAGGGAAAGAAATACTTGATAGGGGGATTGAGATAATTAAAGGCGATGTATATCCTGATAAACGCTATCTAGAAGGATATTATACTAACAAAAATACTGATTTGTTTGTAGATGCAATAATTAAATATCCTGATGGAAAATTACACACATTAATGAAAAAATAATATATGAAACAGATAATTAAACTTACAGAATCAGATTTACATAGAGTTATCAAAGAATCTGTAAAAAAAATATTGAAAGAGTATCATGGTGAACCAGATGATTCTATTGCTTTGATTTACAATGGGATAATTGAAGATTATAAAGCACAAGAAATTGCTGAAGAATATGGTTTATCTGAAGAGGAAGCTGCTGCTGAATGGTTTAAGGATGTTGCAGCAGATGGTGAATTCGAAGAAAATCAAATGCCTCATTATAGACAATTTATAATGGAAATTCCTGAAGTTGGCTCAGAAATGTATAAAGATTATGGAGCTGGATATTATTTTTTGGTTAAGAAAAGTGAAGCCATGAAAATGAAAGTGGGAGAAAGTGTTATTAAAGAAGATGGTGGCGCAACAAACTGTGCTGGAGCAATGCAAACAGGTAGTGGAAATGCACCATTGGGAACCAATCCTGAAAGTGGGCAGTATACGGTTCCGTTTGGAAAGGTACAGAGAAGAAAGATATATCAACCAAAGGATAAAAGCGCAGGTGGTGATGTAACAAAGCAATCAAGTAATGTTGATATGACTCCTGCTATGAATCGTAAGGATGGTAAAGGTGGTTCAATATCAATTCCAAAAAACAGAAAATAATGATTGATTATTATGGAGAAAACGGTTTATTTGATGATAAAAAAGTAATAAATGCCGTTAAAGAAATAGATGAAAAATTAAAAACAGAGACTGATAAAAACAAGAGAACGCAATTAATGTTTGAACAAATGTTGCGTGGATTGTATTTAACGCAAGTTCAAGACTATTTATAATATATAAAATAAATAAAAACATGGAAAGAAAGTACAAATTAGGTGATTTAAAGGCAAGACTCAGGGAGAATCTTGAGAGAAGTAAATCAGTTTCCAAGAAAAGTGTACTTGAGGCTAAGAATGAATTTGAGCCTGTATTTGGTAAGAATGTACCACAGGATAATAAGAAAATAAATTCTGATGCATATAAGGACATTACCAAAGAAACTGAAAAATATGACGGTGGTCTTGGTTCTGAACGTAAAAAGGGAGAAAGCGTAACGCCTGCTAATAACAGGGGTATGTCTGACCTCGATTATGATTCAATATCAAAACCATTTAAAGATAGGGTTAAGGCACAGATTAAAGGCTATCCTTCAGCAGAAAATGAAAAACTCCACAAGGATGATAAGGAATTTGGTAATGCTTACTATGATTCAAACAATCTAAGTAAAGATATTGCCGACCATGCTAAAGAAGCCAAGAAGGAAAGTGATAAGAGTAAGACCGATGGCTTGGTTAGCAGCAAATATAAAGATGAAACAGAAAAAAATAGCGATACTATGTTTGAATCAAAGAAAATTAGTAAAATACAGTTTAAGCACACACAATTCCTTTCAGAAGGGCATATGTTATCAAAAGTTCCTGATGAATTTAAGGTAGAAGGAAAAACATTTATAATGAAAGATACTGCTGATAATGAGTATCTTGTAGAGTGGACAAATAAACAGCCTAATGTTACAAAGAGATTAAATAAGACTCAGGTTAATGAGGAAATGAACAGAATCAAGGCTCTTTATGGATATAAGAGTAAGGATTATTTCACAACCACTAACTCAAAGTCAAGAATGAATGAGAATAAAGAGTTTTCGGATATGATTGATAAGGCTAGGAAGTTGATGAAATAATAACCTTATATAAAAAGTATTTGAAAACGAAATGGGAAAAGATAAAAAACAGGTGGAGCAGAACGTTATTAATGTAAATGTTTCTGCTCCATCAAAAGGTGAAAGTAAGGGAATAGTAAAGTATTTAAATCCATTTAAAGAGGTGTTGAATTTTTTATCAGATGTACCTGTTTTGAAGGCAATAAAAGTGATTGTTTTTGTAGCTGTTTCATTGTTCTTAATTATATCGTTTAGGTTTGCTTATAACGCTGTGAACAATGATGAGTTCATAAATATGTTTGTTCAAAAAATTGAAAGTACTAAAAACGAACAAGAAAAAATACATTTAGATATTAGAACAGATAAAGTAACGCCAAAAATTCAAAGAGAACTTGCAATGCTGTGTTATTCATTAAACGCAGATAGGGCATTTATATTTGAATTACATAATGGAAAAAGAAACGCAAGTGGATTACCCTTTAGATATGCAGATATGTCATATGAGGAAACAAATGAGGAAAAAAATGTTGAAAGTGTTGCAATGCAATTCCAGGATATTCCATTAACACTTTATAAATACCCTCATTATCTTGCTGAACATAGGTATGTTTATAGTAATGTTAATGAATTTGCTGAGATAGACAATGGTTTTGCAAAACATGTTGAAAGAATTGGAGGACAATATCTTGGAATGATGTATTTAACAACAAGAGGTTTGCCACTTGGTTTCTTATGCATATCATTTCATGGTAAGCCTCAAATGGCTGAAAATGTAATAAAGGAAAAGATTGAGCAATATGGAAAAATAATAACCCCGCTTCTTGATTTGAGCGCACAATTAAAGAAAAATGATTAGCTTATGAAAAGTAAAAAATGTTTAATATTAGTTTTATCTCTACTATTAATTGTGTTGGGGTTAATTTGTTTCACACATTACAAAATGTATGAATCAAGAAAGAAAATTGAAGAAATTGAATATAAAGATAGTCTAAATAGATATAATAAAATCTATTATGAAACAACTATTAAAGAACTAAAGAAAACAAATAGACAACTATATGATTCTTTAGAAGCTTCAAAAGATAAAATAGACTACCTAGTTCAATTTAACTCAAAACAAGAATATAATACGGGTAAGGTTATAATTAAAAAAGTAACAGATACTATATATAAGGATTCAATTAAAGTGCCAAGAACATTTGAATATACAAATGTATCTCCAAATGACACAATGACTTATAACCTTAAAATAAACTCCCCAGAAGAACCAAATTGGTATTCTTTAAAAATTAAAACAAATACACAATATACAATTGTTAATAAAGAAGGAGAAAACGGACAAAACCATATCACAATTGGCGGAAATACAGGAAATTCTGATATATCAAATGTTACAGTCTTTAAAAAAGATAAAAAAACATTTTGGAAAAGATTTTCAGTTGGTCCAAGCATTACAGCAGGATATGATTTAACCAATAAACAATTTGGAATAATGGCTGGGGCTTCAATCACATATGATTTAACAAAATAATTTTTAAATAAATGCTTGACAAAACCTTTATTTGTTAAGCATTTTTTTTATTTTTTATAAAAGTATATATACAATGTTGCAAGATGAAATAATGAAATTGGGAGATTACTTTAGAGGAATTGAATATTTCAATAATGCTCTTATTGTAAAGGTTAATTTCCCACCAAGATGGCAGGTATATCCTTCCGTAGATGGCAATATAAAGCCTGCTAAAAGCGAGAAATCTATTGGCGAATACTTTTACTATGGCGATATGAATAAAGTGTCTCTTGACGATATTTTTGCCATTATAAAAGAAACGATTGAGGCTAATAAGGATGCTGAACTTAAGATACAGTTGCTTAATGATAAGGTTAATGAACTTAAGGAACTTTTTAAAAGGGAAACATATGAAAAACTTTCAAAATTGGTGTTTGTAATTGAAAAAGAACAAAAAGAGAAGAAGCCAAAGAGAAAGTATACAAAGAAAAAGAAAACTGAAGAAGAAAATAAATTAAATGAATCAACATCAGTACTTGATAATGTTGAAGTAGTAGAAGCAAAAGATGATTAAACTATGGAGCTAATTATAATATTTATTTTTTCATTGGCAGTATATGGGATTAGCAATACAATTGTGTTTGCTAATGGACCATTTCATATATTTAAAAAAATGCATGAATATCTTGAAAAAACACATCCAATGTTAAATGAAGGGCTGTCATGTATGATATGCTGTCCGTGGTGGAATGGAATGATTATAAGTGTAATAAATATATTATTTTTTCCGATATTTCCAATAACGCCAATGAATTATGCTATATCAGATAAGATGTTATTTCCATTTATAATATTCTTGGATGGGGCAATTGGAAGTGGTGTTAATTGGCTAATACACACATTACAAGAGTCATTAGAACGTAGTAATAATAATTAAATAATATGGATTACGAATTAAATAGAGAGCTTAGAGGCTTAAAAAACGATAAGTTAATGACAGAACGAGCTGTCGAATCAGAAAAGAATAGATGGGCTGAAATTCTTAAAGGAAGTACAGGGCAAGACATTAAAGATGTTTTATCAGGAAAAAAGAAAGTTAAATTAACATTTAATGAGGTTATTAAATATAAACTGAAATTTTATAAAAATAAATTTAAAAAAATGTTTGTGAAAAATGAAAACAACACTATTTGAAAAAGTTAAATACGTTATAGAAAGATTTTTATTTCACGGTAATTTATTATTAAAAGATACAAGAGAAGCATTTAAAAATAGAATAGATACAGCAGAAGAAGCAATTAGACTATTAAGTTCCACAGCTTCTGTACAAGATTTAATTGAAATCGGCAATTCAATTAAAGGAGTGTATTTTAGCAACGGTAAACCAAATGCATTTATGCCGTCAAGCGAATACACACTATATGATGATTATGGCTTTAAATTGTATTATTTCAACAGTTTTAAAAATGACTTTATAAACGACGAGGAACTATTAAGGGTTTCAAAGGTAATAAAGGCTGTTGGAAAGAAAATTACAACAGTATTTGCAATTAAAATAGGAGGTGAATATCAATATTTCTTCTTGATTAATGAAGGAAAGAATGGATATGGCGATTTTGTTGATGATGATATGAAAAACGTTGTCAAGTATCTTGATAATATGAAAGAAGCAGGAGTAATATGGAGAAGCGTAACAGATTTATCTAATGATTTTGTTGATAATACATCTGCATGGGTAATAACATTTAGAATAAACTAATAAGATGTATGGAATTAACATTGAATAGTATTAAAATATATGAACTTGGAGAATATATATCCAAGTTCCTACATGATAACGGTTTAAATAGGGAAAATGACCTCGTTGTAAAGGTTTCAAAAGAGGAACTAAGAAAAATAGATGAAGACCTTTATTATAGAAATAAACCGGAAGGAAAAGAATTCACGCCATCAGATAATGATGTGATTGTAAAATTTGAGAACCTTAATATTATATTTACAGTTGAAGAAGAAAAACCTGAAGAATAATATCTTCAGGTTTTATTGCTTCTCACGGTCTTAATGAGTTTCTCCGGATTTTTAAATTTGACCAATTTGTTAGCTTTTTAATTTTTTCAAACCATGTTTTTCTTATTTTGCTATGAAAAGCATCACCTGAGAATAACACATGTTTTATTTTTTTATTTATTGTTTCAATTTCCAATTCATTATATAATCTAATGCAGTCAGATTCATTTTTACATAAAACCATATCAAGATTATTGGTAGAAGATATAAGTAATTTATTTTGATATACCAATACCTGTTTTAAATTATATTTGTTATTATTATTTGAAATTAGATTATCAAATATCCAATTAAAGTTTTTTCTTTGAAATACCGGATGATAACCATATACCCAAAATGATTCTTCCTTATCATAATTTTCACGGTCATATATTATCCAATTTTCATCATTTGTTTCAAAGTTTATTATCTTTCCATTTTCATCCTTTAATTTTGTTGCTTTCGTATTATCATCATTTCTCCTTATTATATATAACTCATAATGAGCGTCAACAAGCTTTCCAATATTGACGTATCTAACAGGAAATCTGACCTTCTTATTCTCTTCAATAAGGTCTTTGAATTTCTTGTTTACAAGAGTTTCTGATGCGCAATTATATATTGTCTTAAGCATTTTACCATTATTGGTCAGAATAATTTGAAAAATATTCCTAAGTGGTCTTTTTGGCATTTTTTAACGATTTTATTTCTTTTTTTAAATTTTTTTGTGTATATTTGTAACAAACATATAAAATATTCGTTAATTTAAGTTAAAATAAATAGATAATATAAGTATGAAGTTATTTGAAACATCAGCCGATATTGCAGAATTGGCACAAGAAAAATTTGAAGATACATCATTGGCACAAATGGGAATTGATTTAAAAGTCATTTCAACAACAAAAGCAAAATCAATTCTTAAGGTACAAAGGGCAAATGCAACAACACATTTCTTAACGAAGAAAGATGTTGTGTTAACAGTTTACGAAGAAGCTTTCGATAGGTTAACAGACGAACATAAACACCTGTTAATGGAAGGTGCAATATCAAATATATCATATGATACAGAAAAGGATAAACTTCTTGTGGAAAGTGATTTTTCAAAGGAAATTTTTAGAATGAGAAGGAAATATCCAAATTATGTTGATGTAGCTGAACAATCGTACATTGTTATTGAGCAAATTGAAGATGAGGAAAAAAGAAGAAAGGAAGAGGAACGTTTGGCAAAGAAAGAAAAGAAAAATAATAAATAAATAAAAATAGAAAATGAAAGAAAAACTTATACATGTTGCATTTGTCATAGACTCATCGGGTTCAATGGCAGGTAGCGAAAAGGATGTCGTTGGAGGTTTCAAGAAAACCATTGAGGAACAGAAAGCAGTTAAGGATGGAGAATGTATTGTATCTCTTTATGAATTTGCAAGCGACGTAAAGCAAATTTACTTGGGTAAGAAACTTGATGAGGTAAAGGATATTGACTATAAAGTAGGAGGCATGACTAAGTTGTGGGATGGCTTAGGAACGGCAATTGATGATGTTGGCAAGTGGCTTGCTGATATGCCCGAGGAAGAAAGACCTTCAAAGAACCTTATTGTTGTTATTACAGATGGTGGAGAAAACTCTTCTACTGAATATAGACTTAAAGATATTAAGGATAGAATTAAAGAACAAACTGAAAAATACAATTGGAGCTTCATTTACTTGGGAAATGATTTATCAGATGCAAAAGATGCGGACAATCTTAATTTCAAATTTAAAGGTTTCACCACCAAGAAGAAGTTTTATAACAACTATGATGTAATTAGTACTGGTGTTACTGCTTATAGATGTGCAGCAGATATTGCAACAGCAAGTTTGGCTTTGGATGCAAGCATTGAAAAGTCTATGGCTTCTCTTAATGAGGAATATAAGGCAGATACCGGTATTGATTTAACTAATACAAGCAGCAGTGCTACAATAGATTAATTATTATTTGTGTGGATTGAATATGGGAGTTTTTTAATAAACTCCCATATTGGTTTAGAATTATTTATGGCAAAGTATGATTTATATTTAGGCGATTGCAGGGAAAAAATGCAAGAACTAATAAAAGATGGAGTAAAGGTTGATTTAACAATTACATCACCGCCATATGATACAACTCGTTCGTATGATGGAACGTTGGAATGGAATTTTGATGTATTCAAACAGTGTGCTGATTTATTATATGAAATAACAGCAGATGGAGGTGTTGTTATATGGGTTGTAAATGATTCAGTTATAAAAGGTTCTGAGAGCGGAACATCTTTTAAGCAAGCGTTGTATTTCAAGGAAATTGGTTTTAATTTGCATGATACAATGATATTTCAAAAGGCAAATTATATACCGTTAACTCATAATAGATATGAGCAGACCTTTGAATATATGTTTTGTTTTTCAAAAGGTAGACCGAAGACATTTAATCCAATAAAAGTACCTTGTAAAAACGCAGGTAAAATAGAAAGTTATGGCGGAAAAAGGAGAAGGGTATTGGATGAAAATCAAGCAATGAGAAATCCTGAAGAAACAACATATAAAGCAACGAGGGAAACTAAATATCATCCAAATGTATTTACGTATACCGTTGGAGGGCAGAAAACGGGGCATCCTGCTGTATTTCCTGATAAATTGGCTGAAGACCAAATAATATCTTGGTCAAATGAGAATGATTTGGTGTTTGACCCATTTATGGGAAGTGGAACTACTGGTAAAATGGCAATTCTTAATAATAGGAATTTTGTTGGAATTGAAAAGGTTGAAGAATATTATAACATTTCTTTAAAACGAATCACAGATGCTTACAATAGATAAAGTCATAAATGATTTAAACAAAACAATAAAGGAATATACTTTCGTCAATAAAAGCAATGACGATGAAAAGGTAGTTAAAGCATATATGGCGCTTAAAAAGTGTAAGTGCGCAAGAGAAAATATGCGTAAAACGCCCACATATTTGCAAAACAAGATTACTAATGCAGCAGAAGTAATTGTAAAAAATGTTTTAATGACACCAACTCATTTATGATAACAAGGGAAAAAATATTAAAAAAATTTACTGAAGGAGGCTCAAGACCATTTCGTTTAGAATGCATAACAGACGAAAAGACTTTTGTTAATGCATATATTAAAGTTATTAAAATATGCGGAGTAATGAATAACATGAGAAATTTATCAGATAAGCAACGTGAGGCATTAACCAGAGAATTAATTAAAAGAAATGATGATTTCTTAAACACTGTTAACATAATAAAAATAACATAAGGCTATGGGGGATAATGAAATTGATTTGGAGGATTTTATACCTATTTTTCCACAACATGAAAAAGAAATAAAGATGAGGAAAAAAGAATTATTAATGCAGAGGAATATGAATACTGCAGGTATAGTTAATAGTTGGATGAATAATCATAATTGATATGAAAAAATGCTTAAAGTAGTATGGAATTAACAGAAGAAAAAATAATAAAAACGTTAAAAGAAGAATTTCATTATCAGCCATCGGGGAAGGTTATTGTTGATTTTGACACTCTTAAAAAATCTTTTGTGGCATTTTCCTTTTCTTTGAAGAAAAGCTTTAATTTAAATAAAAAAGGAAGGGAGAGGGAAAATAGGAAGTATTATGATGGAGCGGTAACAAAAAAATACAATTTTTTATTTAATTGTTTTGGTTAGGCAATAGAAGACTTTCAATAATATTATGGGAGAAAATGAATTAAATACGGTTTTTTATGAGGCGTTAGAACTTCTAAGGAGAGACGAAATTAAAAAACAAAAGAAAAGGGCGCTAATGGAACAAAATATGAACTTAAAAGGCATTATACAACATTGGATTAATATAAACGATGAAAGGTTTTAATTACGAACATTATGATTATGCTTTTCTTTATGGTCGTCTAACAAAAAAACAAGAAGAAAGCATACAAAGAATTTTAGACACATTTATAGGCTATCCAAATAATGAAATGACAAGAACTGCTGTTAAACTTGCAGTTGATGCATGGCTTAAGCAAAACAATATAGAATTAAATTATACAATAGAATATGAATAAGGTTATTGAAGATTTTAGAAAGTTTGCAATTGATAAGACAAACGTTTCTCCATCAGTTTTTGATGATAAAGTTAAAGATTTCGTATATCCAACAATCATAGAAGAAAGAAATTCTTCAATGAGGGTAAATGAAATGAATGTATTTTCAAGGTTAATCCAAGACAGAATTATTTTCCTTAGTGGAGAGGTAACACCAGAATCAATGGATGTAATAACAGCACAATTGCTTTATCTTGATTCAACTGATGAAAGAGATATTAATTTGTATCTGTCGACGCCTGGAGGCGATTGCTATAGCGGACTTCAACTTGTTTCCGTAATGGATTTTGTTAAAAGTGATGTCGCAACAACTGTTTTGGGAATGGCTGCTTCTATGGGGGCAGTAATAGCGTCAAATGGTGCGAAAGGTAAGAGATATGCCCTACCATATTCAAGGTTCATGATACATCAGCCATCAAGCTTTAATGGATATACTAAATTTACCGACAGCAAAATTGCATTTAGGGAAATGGAATCAATTAGAAATGATTTGTACGAAGTGCTTGCAAAGAACAGTGGAAAATCTGTAGAAGAAATAATTCAACTGTGCGAAAACGGTGATAAATGGTATAAAGGTAAAGAGGCCGTTGAAGCTGGGTTCATCGATACCATAATTACAAACACTAAAAAGTAAAAACCTTCATAATAAAGGAGAGTTAAAGTAATTCTCCTTTATTTTTTTAAAAACATCGCTATATTTATTAAAAAAAACAAAAATTTAATAAGTATGGTATTGAGATTGTTAGAATCGGATTTATACGGGTTAATTTCTTCAACCGTAAAAAAAATTATAAAAGAAGGTATAGAAAATAACGAGCTATTAAGCAGAATAGTTGAGCGTTTATCTACGGTAGAAGTTCCATCAGAAAAGGGAGAAAACTATGTTGATGTTCCTCTTGATGATGAGGGTAATGTAATTGCTTGTATTGATTATGAAATAGAAGATGGAAGATATTTAATAAGAGGTAGAAGGGATTTCGAGGTAAATGACCCAGATACTATGGAGGGAGATTATAAGATATTTATAACAAGCATTGTATTGGATGATAATGGAAATCAAACCCAAATTGAAGATAATGGTATGGTAGCAAATGCATTAAAGAGTTTGGTTAATCCGGATGATAGTGATTTAGAATATTATCAGGATGATGATGATTTAGATTGGTAAAATAATTTTATATATAAAATATTTAAATAACATGGCATGTGGATGTAAAAACAAAGGAGCAAATGCAGGTAATAGTGTGGTAAAATCAAGTCCTTCTGTTACTAAACAGGAGTCAAAACCACAAAAAACCGTAAACGGTATGAGAATAATTAAAAGAGAAATAAGATAAATAAGTATGATTGATTCTCCAAAAACAACATTATTAAATAATATTGATGATTTAGACTTGGTATTCATGGAAGGGGAAAATGAATTGGAATTCGAAATAGATGACTATTCATTTACTGTTGCATATTCTCTTGAAGAAAGTGATGTAATTACCGAAGAAGATGAAGAGATTAAAATGGGTAAAAAGTTGAAAGTGTTATCAATTAACGCATATGATAATATAGAAAATGAAGATATAAATGTGAATGTTGATGACGATATTCAGAAACTTTTCTCAGATTACTATAAAAATATGTTAATGGATGAAGATTTTAAGCCTATAAATGTTAATTTTGGTGAATTTTCTGATTTATTTAACGATTAATTTCTTTTTTTCAATTATTTTTTGTATCTTTGTAAATGAAAATGGTGGGGTAAGGAACTATATAGGTAACATACCCTACCAAAAATGGCTCTATGGGGGAATTGATAGACCCGCCTGATTCAAACTCAGGTTCTGAAATATGAGTGTAGGTTTGAGTCCTACTAGGGCTACGCTACTAACTAGGGCAACGCGATGAGTTTTATGGGTGTTTGGTGGTCGTTAGACCTGGGAGAGTTTCCTCAATGCGGCTAGGAAAATCAAGTTCACCCCAAGTGCCTAATTTAAACGAGGACTTCGGAAATCGCGTATATTAGGCAACATTGAAAATTCTCAACCTTGGCAAAGGTTAAAATATAAAACAAGGAAAGTAACAGCAAGTAATAATTAAGCAAGGAAACCGCTGGACGAAATGAGCCGTATGGGTTCGAATCCCATTGCTACGGGAAATAGACAACCATATCTATCCGTAGTATGGTGGAATTGGTAGACACGGCGGTAGATATAAAATTCTTTCCTAAAATTTTTGCAAAAAATGAAAGTTTTACTAGATGTAGAAAACCCTGTAATTTGGCAGAATGAGATTAATCGCCAAAAGAGATTAAGGGAAAAAATAGAGACTAGGTGGGCTAATATGCAAAATAAAAAGCCCATCCAAGGAGAAAATAACTGTTAAGCGGAAAGTTGAAAAGGTCTCCCTGCACAATAGGTAAAGAAGTTATTCACCTTTACTGAGGGAGTATTGATAAGATAAAACACCTCGACACACTCTCCTGCGATAAAATCGGAAGACACGAACCGTAACCGTATACCTAGGTGTATACGCATCCGACTTTCCTAGTGAAAGTGGCAAAAGCTTGAATCGAAAATGCAACCGTTGTGTGCTTTGGAGCTTGATACCGAATCCAAAATAAACAGTGTATGATTCTATGACTTAATTTCGTTTAACAGTAATTTGCGCCTATGGAGTAACCGGTAGCCTCGCAAGTCTTAGGAACTTGTGCTGAAATATGCGTGTCAGTCCGAATCTGACTAGGCGCACAATTTAAAACAATTTAATATTTATAAATAAGATGAAGAATATAGTACGACAACAGCAACAACAGATTTAAGTTGTATCAACCATATGGGAACGGTTGATACAGATATTGTATTGACCTTTTCCAAGGATGTTTTCATAAAATGTTCCCATTAGTAGAAATACTGATGGGATTTTTTGTATATGAGTAATAGGACTGCCCTATGGTGTAATGGCATTTCAAATAACGGGGTATGGTGTATCGGCAAATGTCACAGGAGCCTTTGGAACTCCTAGAAACCGTTCGACTCGGTTTGCCCCGGCAAATATGAGTAAAGGCAAAAAATTCAACACCCCAAAAAAGTTTTGGAGAAAAATGTTGAAAAAGACAAAGAGACCTTGGTATGCCAGGCAGTCATGGAGAAAAACAACTGCTCATGTCTTAGGAAGAAATCATAGTAAATTTAAATGGTATTTCAGGAAGAAAAAATGGTATAATGATAGTTTTGTGAAAAGAATGTCAATGAGGTTTCCAATGTCACATGAAATATGGGGGTGGGATTAGTTATAATATAGCTGAAGCCAAATGGTGAAAGTGCTGATAGTACGAGAGGTCGTAGATAGTCATCCCAAGGGCGATGAAGATGTTTAGTAATCATTTAACTAGCTAGGGTTTCAGCTTAAATTGTGAGTTGGCCGAGGGGTTTAAGGCGCCGGATTCTGGCTCCGGTGTGAGTTAATAACTCACCGCAAGTTCGAATCTTGCACTCATAACAGATTATTTTAACATTATTTAACCTTAAAGATTTGTTTCTTTAAGGTTTTTTTTGTATATTTGGTAAGTATGGTATTTTTTTACGTTTATGACATATTTATTCAAAATAATAATTTAAAATTGAATAGATATGGAATATTTTGTAGACACTGAAAGGGTTAGTCTTGATTATTCTGAAGATAGATTGAAAAATGATTTACCAGCATATAGACTAACTTTATATGATAAATATGGACATTTTGATTCAGATGTATTTATTACGGAAGAACAAATGGAAGATATTATCGATGGATTGAAAAAAATAAAATAAAAAACTAAGTTAATAAAATTATGGGAGGAATAATAGGACTATTTTTTGATGGCGTATTGATTCTAACTGTTTTGTTTTGTTTATTTTTGATTGTTGTGAATATAGATTTTATAATAGAATTTATACACGGTTTAATAATTAAATTAAAAGACGAATATGAGTATTTTAGACAACGTTTTTGTAAAAAAAGCAATAAAGTCAATGATGACACCGGAGCAATTTACAATGACTCAGAGCTTTTTGACAGCAGTTCAGAGTGGGAAGATTGATACAAACAAACTCAAAAAAGTTGGAGATAAGGTGTCAAAGCTTTCGCCCGATGAGATTAATTCATTGTTGGATTTGGTTGATAAAAGTTTAAAATAATTATGACGGCAACTCAAGTTTTCTTGCGTTTTATTGAAAGCGAATATAGAAATGTTGACGGCAGCGTTAAACCAAGGTTGCTAAAATTTTGGAAAAATGAATTAAGGTATAATAGGCTCTCAAGCGAACGCATTCCAGGAACTATACGAAAAAGAAGAAAAACATCAAAAACATTTGTTGATGATTTTCTATATAATCGTAAATACACTTTAAATGGGTTCATAAGACATTTTTTCCATTATAGATACCACTGGATGTATAATTATTTATATGGAACTAATCAAGTCAGCATAGAAAATAGACTATCTTGCAAATGGAAAGCGTTTTTATCCGAGCATATAAATGAAGCGGAAGATTTTAAAAAGTATTGGACAAAAACAAGAAAGTTTAATTTTACTTGGAAGGAAGAATAATGATTCATGTTATAAACATAAAAACGGAAGACAAAACAGGCGAAGATGGGTACTTCTATGTAGGTAGAAGCAAATATAATGATTCACCGCTTGGAAATCCATTCACGCATCAAGGAAAACGAACAAATATTGCAAAAAGGTCTTTTCCAACGGTAGAACAAGCCATTGCGGCTTATGAAATGTATTTCGATGAAATGTATGGGTATGATGAAGAATTCACAAAAGCATTTGATGAAATATATGAGTTCTATAAAACAGGAAAAGATGTGTATCTTGGGTGCTTTTGTAAACCTGGTAAATGCCACGCAGATATTATTGCAAAAAAGTTGCAACAAAAACTGATAAAAGAAAAGAGAAAAGAACAAATAGAAGAAAGAAAGCGAATTAATTTGGAAAAAAACACACATGACGACACAAATAAACAAAGACTTGATTAAAGAAATATATAGAGGTCTTAAATGGTTGTATAATTCTGAAGATGAAGAAAGCAATAGAATGATTCTTCATTATTATGGGGAGAAAAAAGGAAAGAAAATATTAGAAGATATAGACGAAGAAATTAAGCAGTTTGGACCGTGACCAAACTGCTTTTTTCATTTAAAATAGAATGGATTATCTTTCAATGACTCAATGATAGTCATTTTTTCCTCACAGATGCCTCTAAAAGCCTCTGTATCGCTTTCAAATAGTTCAAACCATTCACCTATAATGTTTGATGAATTAAAGTGATTGTGGAGCATTTTTTCAAGCTTAAACGGCTGACTTGTTTCAAAACAATCTTTTATATATAATTCTGATGAGCTTCCTGTCTGCAATTGCTTCAATCTCTTATTAACATCTTTTGCTCTTGTTGAACCTATTTTAAATCTTCCCGGATTTTCCTTTTCCCCAATTAAATAAACGTATCCCATTTTTATATAAAAAATAGGAAAAATAATGTTTTTTTCAATATTTGAAAAAACGTTATAAACCTTACAATTTATAATGTTCTTTTGTTATTGGCATAATATTTATAATTAAATAATAATTTAAGCAAGTCCTTACTTGCTTTTCTTAATAAACTATTTAGTTAAATAAAATTATGGCAAAAGACAGAAAAAAGCTGCAACACATACATAGTAGTGTTCCTGATAAGCAGCCAACACCTTCCACTCTTGAGGTTGGTGAAATTGCGGTTAACAACGCAGAAGATAAAGAATTTCTTTCAATTAAAAACACAAATGACAAAGTTGTTAGGTTTTCTTCAGACGAACAAATAATTGATTGGGTGGAGAAGAAAGAAGTTGTGCCTTATAAAGGTCAAGTTCGTGGTGAAGTTGGTCCTGAAGGCACTGTCGATAGTTTTGGTTCATATGGTATAACCAATAACGACCTTATTGGCAATAAATCTAATATTGTGATTAAGCTTAACCAAGTAGTTGCCGGTAATACCCCAAAACATGGAGATATTAACGGTTCTAAGGATATATATAATAAGTCAGTTAACCCAACATCCGATAGTGGGTATACTGATGGCGCAGGTTTTGCTATTGATATGTCTCGTTATGCTATGATTGGCGCTAACCCATCGTTTAGTTCATTAACTGTTACTGATAAAACAGACCTTAGTGGTAATACCACAATCACAAATGGTGATGGTACAGGTACTCGTACAGGTCACACTTTAATGGTTACTACCACAAACGCAACGTTTAGTAATGATGATTATAAGCAAACAGCTACGACAAGAACAGCAACTATCGGAACTGATACTACAAAAGTAAGTGGCGATTCAAGCTTAGACATCACAGGAACTACAAGCATAGTTAGAAGAGGTAATGTAACTGAAACAAACGTTAACAGCAAAACAGTTACCACTAATGGAAGCGTAACCACAAATACATCAGGTGATACAATTGAAAATAAAAAAGGTAATGTAACAGAAAATACAACAGGCGTAACTACCGTTAATAGATTCAACAATGTGTTTGAGAATAATAGTAGTGCTGTTACAGTTGTTACAAGTGGCACAACTACTGAAACCAAGATAGGTGACGTTACAGAAAACCACAGTGGTTCAACAACAGAAAATAAAAAGGGGAATGTTGTTGAGAACAATTTTGCTGATAAAACTATAAACACAAGTGGTAATATTACAACACATACTGTAGGTACTAAGACATCTACAAATGATGGTAATGTAACAGAAACTAACCTATCTAATAAAACTGTAAATACAAGTGGTAATACTACAGAAAACGTAAAAGGTAATGTAAATGTTAACATTACTGGTACTACAACTGAAGTAAAGACTGGCGCGGTTACAGAAACTAACAGTAGTACAACTAACTTAACAAGGGTTGGGGCTGTTACAATTACCAATAATGCAACTAAAACGGAAACAACTGACGGTGTTGTAACAGAAAACAACAAGAGCACCCATAATATTAATACTACTGGTGCTACAAATATAACACGTACAGGAATCGTTACCGAGGATAATAAGAACAATGTTGTAAGAACCACAAGTGGCACTACTACAGAAACATTCAAAGGTCAAGTTACTGAGAATAATCAGTCAGGATATACTGTCAACACAACAGGTGATGTTATTGTTAACACAACAGGAACCACAACCGAAGTTAAGGTTGGTAACGTAAAAGAAAGTCACAGTGGCACGACAACAATTGATAGAAAGGGAATTGTGTCTGAAAATAACCAAAGCACATACACACTTGTTACAAGCGGCGCAACTACCGAAACTAAGATTGGTAACGTAACTGAAAACCACAGTGGCACTACTACAGAAAATAAGAAGGGTATTGTTATAGAAAATAATCTTTCTGCTAAGACTGAAAACACAACAGGTGTATTAACAGAGAACAATAGTAGTAATTACAATGTTAATACAACAGGAAACACCACAGTGGTTTCTACTGGTTCAACCACTATTGAAACAAATGGTGAAAATAATAAAGTTACCATTCAGTCTACAGGAAATGGTGGTGATGTTGAGGTTTTTGCAAAAGATACACTTTGTGAAAGTGCAGGAACAACAGCAGCATTTGTTGGTGCAACAAAGACTAATATAGGTAAGAATTGCGCTGATGGCGGTCAAACTACTACGTTGAACATCAATGGTACTACAATTAACGAAACAGGTACAACAATTAATGTATCAGGAACAACAATTAACGTTGATGCTGTTAATTACGACCTTGATGCTACTAATGTTTGTGTAAGTGGCTCAACAAAGGCTAACTTCTATGGCTCTACAACAAATGTTGGCGTTGATTGCGGTGGTACTACAGCTACTACAATAAATGTATCTGGTACAACTATTAATGAAGGCGGAACTACTTTAAATGAAAACTTCACTAATGGTAATTTTAACATCACAAATTATGATTTGAATGGTGCAAATATTTGTGTAAGCGGCTCTACTAAAGCTAATGTATATGGTGCTACAACAAATGTTGGTATTGATTGTAACGGTTCTACAACCGCAACTACTGTAAACATATCAGGCGCAACTATTAATGAAGGTGGTGCTACTAACAACAACAACTTCACAACAATCAATAATACAACTACAACCATTAATAATAAAGTAACTAATTTTAACATAAGTGGTACAACTAATATTAGTGGAGACACAAATATTACAGGTAATACTAACATAACTAATAATCTTAATGTTACTGGTAATACAAATATTAGCGGCACTACTCATTTTAAAAATGATGTATACATAGATAATGGTAAAAAGCTTTATTTTACACCAGATTGCACAAGCGAATTGAGTTCTACAACCGTCAACGCTGCATTGTGTGAGGTAATGAATAGAGGCGAAGTCACGTTTAAGGTTGGCGATTATGCTGCAACAGATGAGAACCTTAAGTGGTATGAACTTTGGCAAAATGGAAAGCAGGTCAAAGACCAAAATGGTAATACAGTAAGGATTGATATACCAAAGGACCATATTTTGAAGGATGTAGCAATTGTAAATGGCCATGCAAGTGGTAGCTCATTCACTGCTTGTACAGCTGGCGATAAAACTTGCGAGTGGTATATTAAATTAGTGTGGAACGTATTTAATCCATCTACAGGTCATTCTGACGATAAGACTGTTTATCTTCCAGCTAATAATCTTGTTCAAGACCATTCTTTCGATGATACTAACGCGATTAATTTCACCACTGATTATGATGGACAAAAGATACATGTTTCAGCCGATACAACGGTGAAAATTGTAACCCCAAATGGCGATAAGACATTCTCTAAGAGTAACGCTGTACACAGCTTGAATTCTTATAAGTTAAACATTACACATAATGGCTTAACAAACGCAGAATTTGACCCATTTAAGGCATCTACCGCATTAACTTTACCTCACAGTTCATTAACTTGGACTTATGAAGCAACAAGTGGAAAGAGTGGTACTGATTCATTCAACACATCAGCAGATAAATCAATAAGTATACCAACAGCAGTTAACCACTTAAATAGAGGTAAGTTTACAGTTGTTCACAATGGTTTAACAGATACGTTTGACCCTGCAAGTGACAAGTCAGTTACATTGCCTCATAGTGCATTAACCATTGAGTATGGTGTGGATGTTACAAGTAAGACAAATGATTCTTATAACACATCGGCAAATAAAACAGTTTCAGTCCCAACTGCTGTGTCACACATTAGTAGAGGAACATTATCATATAGTCATAATGGATTTAGTGGAACATTTGACCCTGCATCTAACGCAACGTTTACGTCGCCTCACAGCGCATTAACAATTAATTATGGCGTAAATGTTGGTGATAGAAGTTCTTCTACCACTTACAATACTTCAGCGGCTACCACTGTTGATATTCCTTCTAAGTTAGGAGATTTGGGAAGTAGAGGTAAATTAACTCTTGTTCATAATGGTTTATCGTATGATTATATTCCTGGTGCATCAACTTCTTTGACAGCACCTCACAATTCATTAACCGCAACATATGAAGCAACAAGTGGAAAGAGTGGAAGCGTTACGTTCAATACATCTGCCGATAAAAATATTAGCATACCTACATGTGTTAGTCATTTGAATAGGAGAACACTTACTTGGTCTAATGGTTCCGCAAATACTGGTACTTACGACCCAGGAGCTAGTTGTGATAACACTAATAGCGGTACTAATATTGTGATACCAAGCAGTCTTTCTCATCTTAGTGATTGGTCTTCTAGTTGCTTAAACATAAGTAATAATCTTTGTGTCAACGGTACAATCACATCAACCGGTGGTATGTATACTTCTTCAGATGAAACTCTTAAGGATGACATACACTACATAAGAGGTGAGGAAATCTCAAGAGTAAGCAAGGTTGAACTTAAGTCATTCTACTATAAGAGCGACCCTTCTAGAAGAAAGGTATACGGTGTTATAGCACAGGATGTAGAACGTCTTGGACTTGAGGAACTTGTGCATTATGATGAGAATGGTATAAGGTCAGTTGATTATACTGGTCTTCTTCTACTTAAGATAGCAGCACTTGAAAAGGAAATTTCAATACTCAAAAACAAATTTGATGAAGAAAAATAAATAAAAATAATAATGAGCCACATGGGTTTCTGTGTGGCTCTTACCAAAAAACTGAAAATAAATAAAATGAATTGCGAACCTTGTAATTCCCTTGAGGTAACATGTAACCATAACGTTACAATTGGTTATCTTAAAGAATTGGTGGCAGCTATACCAAGTGCATGTTGTACAACTATAACTGTGACTGGTAATGACTCATACTGCCCCACATACGGCGAACTAACTGGTGGTACTCTGATTCCAAACTTCAGTGATGGTGGTAATAATGCTTGGTCAAATAACGTCGATGGTATTGTAATAAATCCCGGTTATTCAAATAACCAATGTGTTGCAAAGAAAGACTTAAAATTGATATATACGGCATTTGAGAGTCTTGTGACAACAAACTCTTCTCCTATAGTTTCAGAGTGTGGAGGCGCTACCACCACAACTAAGGCACTTACTTTCAGAAAATACACTAAGGAATGCAATAAGACAGCCACTTCTACTACACAGGTAGATACCGTACTTGGCGTAACTTGGCATGGAACTGATGGTAGTGGTACTGGTACGAAGACATACCCTATAAATGATAGTTTCACTGATACACATGCATCTTCTGTCTATTGTACAATCAGTTGGAGGGGGTGCAACTATACATCAAATTCTGTTGCAGTAAGCCAAAAAGTAAGAGAATTTAGTCATTACAACGACTACTCAATGTCTAGTGGACAAAGCGTTGACGTGTCATGTTATCCATATAGTTTTGACTGTAAGGGAGGAACTTCATACGCAAGTGCGTTATACTACTATACCACGTGGACTGAAAGACATTATATTGACACATGTAACAGAGATTATCAGCAGGAAAACGTTAACATAGTAAAAGATAATACTCTTGATGTAAGTTCTAATCTTAATGCAACATCATATACATATGAATGCCAAGTAACTACGGCTGCTGATAGTAGATTTACATTTGAGGCAACATATGATGGCTTATATGATAGCGATTCTTGTTGGCAAGTATGCTCTCAGTGTGCAGATTGCCCACCAAAGCCATTTACATCGTATACTGATGTTACAGTTGCTTGTACAGCAGGAACGGCAACAGTAGGAGCAACAGCATATACATTTAGCGGAGGCTACATTGACGGTAGCGGTAATTGTGTAGGATGGACATCTGCGGGAACAAACGTATCATATACAAAAACATGGAATTGTAGCACTGCCGGCGGATGGATAGATGGCCATATTTATGTGACAGGAGCACCTTGTTGCCAAGTAACTTCAGCATATACTTATGATGACGTAGTAGTTAATTGCTCAGCAGCTAGTAGCACTTTAATGTCAGTAGGGTGGACTTGTGAAGTACATAATGCCGATGGTACAACATCAATAATACCTGGCACAAATACTAATACACCAATACCAGCTGTCAGTTGTAACCCTAATAGTTCTTCTAGAGAAATTCAATCAAGAATAATTGGTGGCACGCTTGAACTTTCAAGACCTTTAGTAACACAAGCAGCAGGACCTTGTTGCTGTAGTTGTGATGACCTATCTATCGGTTCAGCTCCTAGTGCGTGGGAATATAATGAAACAAATGTTAAAACAGTTTCTGTTAGTTCTGGTTCTTGCATTAGTATGTCAGTAAGTAACACAACACACTTTAATGTTAGTCTTGGAAACGGCGTTATAAATATTAGTCCAAAGGGTAATAACACAGATACCACAGCTTATACTGATACCGTTACCGTAGTGTATACGGCAAATGGTGGTAGCTGTACCAACAAGACTTTCGAAGTAAAACAGAATCCTCGTACTTGCCCATCAACAACATGTGTATGTTATCTTGTTGGTAATGCAACGGCAAGCACTGTTTCTTCTACAGCCACATCTGCATCTGTAACGTGGGCATACAGCGCCATTACTTGGACAACAGCATCAACTTGTGCTGTATCAAGTGCTTTAACAAGTAATGGAACAAGCAGCACAACAGTTACGTTTGCGGCAGCAACTTGCGATAACTATGCAAAGAGTGGAAGCTTTACGTGGACAAACCACAAGTCTTGTGGAAGTAATGGTTGTAATTCTAGTGACATAACAGTTAATTGGAATGTAACACAACAAAGACCTTCTGATTGCGATTGCGATTGCGGAGCGTTGTCTCTTAGCCCTACAAGTTTAACTTGGGATTGGAGTTCGACAACCGCTAAGGATGTAACTATTTCATCATCTAATTGCGTAAGTAATATATCATTAAGCAATCCTAGCAATTTCACCGCAACTCTCGGGTCTGGTAAAATAACAATAACTCCAAATAGTCAAAACAATTCAGGCACACCTAGAACTGCAACATTGACAGTTACATTCACATCTGGCTCACATCCAGATTGTACAAAGACTGTTAGTTTATCTCAAGACGCTCGTCCATGTGATTGCGGAAATATTACTATAACAGAACAAACTTAACAATAAAATGATTTTGTTATCTACTAAAATAAAAAATGAGCAACCAATCAAGGTTGCTCATTTTTATATGTGTTTTTAATTATTATGTTATTATTGATTTAATGTGAAGAATACGCTTCTATAATAACATGTTTTACTTCCGCCATCATACGCATAATGGATGTCAAATGCTACATTTTGTGATGGTATAGGTAAAGTAGTACCATAAATGTTCACAGTGACATTTCCGCTACTATCGATGTCTGGATATATATATTCTGACTGCGTTGTTGTGGCAAACAAATAAACATCACTTCCATCACACCTATCGTTAATACAACTTATTGATAAATTACCAAGATTTATTGTTTGAGGCGTATTACTGTAGCTTCCTCCACCAGAAACATTACCTGTTATTCTAAAGTCGTTACAAGAGCATACAGCAGTTGGCGTAGGTGGTATGTAACAATCATAATGTTCCAATATCAAATCCTCTTCGTAGTGAGTGCCATCTGGGCATACGTACTCTTCATGATTTGGCGCAGCATAAATTGGAGCCGTGTCCATTTTAACTTTCCAATGCCCCCTGTAGTAAGTACTTCCGTCATCTGTAGTGGCTTTTGATACTGGCTTTGCCAAAATTTTACTTTTACCAACATCATTGGTGGTAATATTAAAATTCCAATGAGTGGTATCTCCACTAACCGGTACAAGAAACACTTGTTTTTTAACACAATACTCTCTTTGCCATACAAGACTTTCTGATACATCATCGCAATACCAAGTTCTTGACCCTTCATCATGTTTTCCATCAGTATATTGATAGAACTCGCCGCAATCGCACGGCTCTTGTGTGAACCTAAAGAAATAATCATCATCACATTTATCAGGTAGTAAAACTAAAGCTATTCTTTCTTCTCCAGTGTCATTTGTTTGTGCGCTAATCATATAGTAAGGCTCATCTGGGTAATCTGGATTTGTTAATTTTTCAACATGAAGCCATGAGGGGTGTTCTGTATATGCGTGCTCAGATGAATCCCACGAATCATTATCCCATAAGTTATTATCCGTCAGCCAGTTTTCGTCTCCATAATAGTAGAGGAAATTATAGTCTGGTCCAATTACAACAGGGTCGATTGGATATTGAGAAATCATATCATTTTGTTTCTCAAACACACAGTAACAAACCGCGCATACATCAAAATATAGGTAATAATCATATTCTTTATCACATAAAGTTCCCAATACGATTTCATCACCATTAATTTGTGCGTCTACTCTATGCTTTAGAGTTATTTTATGACCGCTTGAATAGTCTGAATAATCTGGATTGCAATTTGATTGGTCGAAATATTCATTTAGTTCTTCGCTTTCCAAATGTTTTGGATAAAGTGTAATACCGCTTGCGCTTTCTACGTGGTCAAACAGATTTTCTATATATGGGTCTATATATGCTATTTCAGTTCCAATAGCACGTCCATCGCAAATAGTATATTCAGAATATGGAGTAGTACCTATAAATAGTTTTCCCTCATATTCTCCTCCATGACCAAATTTATTTACAAAATTGTTCCAATTATTTTTAGAAAATCTAAGAGCACGGAAGTAGTATGTTGGATTATATGTTTGCGATTTATAAAAGCAAAAATAATAGCGATACTCAGATGAAAAGTCAGCAGTATCAGCATCATATGGATATTTTTTATGTTCGAAATTTTTGCAATTACATGAAGAATTTGTTCCTCTTGCTTGTATTAGCTGTGCGTTAATATTACATCCACTTTCTATTATTTGTCCATCATTACCAACTAACGTAAATGTAACACCAGCAGCACGAACGAGTCCTGTATTATTTTTCAAAATCGTGCCGTAGAAATAAAATCCATTTGAATCATGAGAGTACGTCATTTCTCCGCCATCTAGCATATCAGAGTTACATGTCGGCACTAAATAACCACATTCAGTATGACCGCTTCCAATCAATACATTATTACATCCAGAACTTTCACAACTTCCAGATACGCCCCATGATGATTGGAACATGTCTATATAGTATGCTGCCATTGAACAGCCACATTCTGCCGCTGTCTGTGTTATTGTAATATCACGGCATTTAGTTCCATTGTAATATACTTCTACATTGAAAGAAGCTCCGGTATTTGTTTCTGGAATTACATTTAGTGTTTTTACATTACCGTTTCCATCAACTGAAAGTGAAAGTGTTGATGATGTGAATGAAACATTGCTAAATGAACATCCTTCAGCTAATGTCATAGTACCTATGACGCTATTTGCTGAAGCACCACTTGCATTTATTGTAGGAATTTGTATTGTGCTTATACACTCACAACCTGGCGTAGGTGTTGTTCCTTCTTGTCTTACTGTTATAAGGCTTTCACATTTATTGCTGTTGATAGAAGGACTTAAATACACCTCATGCGCTACAGTATCCTCAGAGTCACTACTTATGGTTATTGTACTTGTTGTGGTGTTTATTGAAACAGCAAAAAATTCTTCTCCTTGTGCTGTAGGAGGGCTTTCCACTATATCACTCATACTCCATGATACAGAAGTTCCGCTACAACTACTAGAATCGACAGACCATTTTAACACTAATGTCTGTCCTTTTACTATATTATAAAAATAGCTCATAAATAAACATTAATTTTTAATTATAAATATTATAGAAATTTCATTTAATGTTTTGTTAAAAAAGGGAACAATATATAAAAATGAGCAACCTTGATTGGTTGCTCATTTTTTTTGCTGTTAATTTTGTGTAAACCACATTGTTTCCCCAACTTGTTGGTCTAAAACCGTTTGTTTTATTATCATTCCAAATTGTATGGCACCTGTTGTGGTGTTTTGAGGCAAGGCTTCAGTCAACACAATGCTATAAGTTCCGCTATATCTTTGTACAAATCCGAGTTTTAACGCGCTACTACCGCCTTTTGGAACTATTTCGTAATTAGTAAGATTAACAGCATTTCCGTTGTTAAATACACATTCTGCTACTACCGTATCAGCAGGGACACCGGTTTTAGCCAATGTTTCAATCGTTTGTGTTATATTTACGTCAAATAAATAAGATAATTTAATTTCTCCGCCGCCAGCGTCTTCTCCATCATATTCTGGCCATATTCTATAATTTCCTGCTCCTTTAGAAGATGTATATCCATCATAGTGAGTGGCATAAACGTTAGCGTGACCAGCAACTGAATCCCATTCAACCTCGAAGTTCATCCACGATTCTTCTCCACTTACACCAAGTTTTGTTTTGTCAACACTCTCGCATCTATTGAATGTGAATTCACATATTTTTTGGCGAGCGCCACCGGCAGATAGACCTTCCCAATCTAGTGCAACTGGTGTAGCATCATATACTATATCATCAGCCGTACATGGTATTGGCTCGTGTTCGTATTGTTGAACGAAATTTAATGTGCTTCCAATTTTTTGGCCTGTTGGCGTATGTGTTAAGTCAAAAGAATACGCTCTTTCACCTCCGGTTTCGTTTCGTGGCAAATATGCTGCTGTTTCTATAAGATATTGCTTTGTACCAGAAGACGTGCTCACCAACTTTAGTGTTAAAGAGCTATCCCCGCTTGTTCTGACGAATTCATAATCTCCAATAACTAATGTATCGCATATAAAAGTGCAAGTTCCAAGCACAACGTTTTCAGGAACACCATCTTTGCTTAATGTTTCTATGTCTTGGTCTATTGTAGCATTACAAACAAGTTCGCATTTTTCTTGTTCAAATGTAAACCCTTCTCCTGGCGCATATACCCCATCATATCTAGGCCAAACTATTACGCTTCTTTTTGCGTTGATGTTACGCTCATAACTATGAGCCGCTATTGTTCCTGCGTTCATACCGGCATTCCAACTAACATAAAAATCATTCCATGAGTTATTAGACACAACAAGTTCGAGTTTGCTGGCATCTACCGTACTGGAATCGCATTCAGAAAAGCTGAAATAAGCCAACGGACCAGTACTTTCAGCGCCGCATGGGTCTAAAGCAATTGTTTGCGGTGTATATGTTATATTACTTCCACTGCAACCATCTGAACAACTCATACAATCTTGTGAGAACCATAATGTATCACCAATTTGTTGTCCTGTAGGTATATGAGTTAAATCTAACGCAAATGTTTTAAGTATAGATGAGTCATTTTGTGGTAAATAATTTACTGTTTTTATGAAATATTGCTTATTGCCGGAAGGAATGCTTACCAATTTTAACTTAAAGCTGTCGCTTCCATATCTTGTTACAAATTCATAATCAGTAATTGTTAAATTATCACATATAAATGTACATGTTCCTACTTCTGTATCAGCAGGGACACCGGTTTTAGCCAATGTTTCAACTGTTTGGTTTATCGTGGCACTACACGTATCACTTCCTTTTTTCTGCCTTATGTTTATTATGCCACCGCTATTTGCACAACTATTTCCATTCACAGATAGGGTTATTTGTCCATTTCTTGTAGCGGCACCGGTGTTACGGCTTACATTAAATTCTAACGTGTTTGAATTGTTAAAATTTATACCAGTAATCCAACCTTGTGTTGAATATGCTGAAATATTATTTTTGCAAGCGTTACTTATAACATTACTTATGCTTACTTTGTATTTACCTTCGTTTAATTCTATTGTATTCATAATACGTATTATTTATTCATAAATATTTATTTTTTTGAAATAATTTTTATTTTTTATAAAAAAGTATATAATGGAAAATAGTATTTCAGTTGTAGTTTGTTCAAGAAACAATGATGAGGTTAAGAAAAAAATTGTTGAACACATAAAAGATACTTGTGAATGCAATGCTCACACGTATTTTATGTTCAATCCGGATGGTGTAGGTTTATCTGAGATATATAATTCTTTATTATCACCGGAAAAAACAGAAAATGATATTATTGTGTTCATTCATGATGATATTGAATTTCTCAGAAAAGGTTGGGGTAGAGAAATATTAAAGTTATTCAACGACCACGAGGATTATGGCATTATTGGAGTTGCCGGTTCCGCACAGTTTGATGAAAGGGCGGCATGGTGGCAATATGATAAGAAATATGGACAGGTTTTGCATCGTCACGAAGGAAAGTCATGGTTAACATCTTTCTCCCCATTGTTGGATAAAGATTTGCAAGAAGTTTGCGTGATTGATGGTTTATTTATGGCTGTACATAGAAAGAGGATAACAAAGGAGTTTGACCAAAACACACGTTTTGATTTTTATGATATTTCAATGTGTTTGGATAACTATTTGGATGGTAAGACTAAGATTGGTGTAACAACTAACATCAGGCTTGCCCATAATTCTGTTGGCCAAATGAGAGAAGGTTGGTATACAACAAGGGAATATATTAATGAGAAATATAAAGATGTATATCCAATTGATGTTGAAAAGGATAAAAAGAATAAATAAAAAATTTGTTGATGAAGTTAAATATAGAATATGAGCCAATACGATGTGGCGGAAAGTGGGAAATGAAGTTTTATCCTTCAAAAACAAAGGAAGAAGAAATAAAAAGTTTAATAAAATGTTTGTATGGATGGAAAATTAAATAAATATTTGTCAAATAAATCTATTGAAGATTTGGCATCATTGAGGGCTTTAGTGGCTTCTATATGCAATGATTATGATAAGAATTTAACAACTTATGCCACATTAAATGACGATAGGGCATTTTTGAAAATGCCAACAGAAGTTAAAGCGATGCATGATAGGAGAAATAAGTTATCAGGACTTTTAATGAGCATAAATGCAATTATTGAAGATAAATTGTTTAAATTATATGAATAAACTATTTAATAAATTAAAAAATATATTTTATTCTCTTCCGTTTGGTTTAAAGGCTGCTGATACTGAAATTATGGGTTCAAATAATTCAGGTATTGGTAATGACACTGTTGTTCAGCAACAAGTGAATGATAAAAGGGTTGCTAAGCACCTTTTAAAGGGAGAAATAACCAAAGAGGTAGAAGAGTTAAGGTATAGAACATATAAGGTTGATAGAGAGACTAATAACTACGAATATGTTGGCCATGGGGTGGCTGTTAAGAAAGAAGAAAAAAAAGAAAATAATAAAACAATTAAGTTTTCTCAAGAAAATAAATTAATTTGTGATGATGTTTTAACTGAATTAAGTAGAGTTGATTCATATGGTGTTGATAAATACACAGTAAGAATTGATTATATCTCTCCTGTTAGATTTAAGCTTCAAGAGTTTTTGACTTTGGTTGATGTATTGATTAAAGATGGAGAAAAAGCAGTAACCACGTTACATTTTAGTGATGTTAGAAATCCACAGGAATTCAAGTCAAAACCATTTGTAACTGAGCTTGAAAAATTGGAAGAAATCTTCAATAGGAATGATACGTATGGTTTGAGCAGAAATGATTTTGCCTCATCAATTATGTGCATGAATTTCACAACATTTAAGGCTACCGATAGGCAACCTGACGTGGTTTCTTATTCATTTGTATCTCCTGAATTAATTGGCGTACATCATGAAAATGGAGAATTTAAATTGTTATATCAATGGAAAGATTATACTGTAATAGATTTGACTGATAAGTTTTTTAACGCAGAGTTGGAAGAAAAGTATAAGAAGAAGGAAAAAAAAGAATTTATTAATGGACCGATTGTTGAAGAATAATTATTTACTTGAAAATAATTAATAATATTTTTTATAAAATAAAAATAGAAAAATGATTAAAATAGGAATAGAATTAAATCATGTTGTAAGAAATATAAACAAACAGATTTTGAAATATTATCAAAAGGATATTGACCCAACATTGGAAATTGAAGATATTGACGAAAAGGATGATGTTTTTAAATATGCCAAGTTTAATTCGTTGGATGAGAAAAATGATTTCATTTATATTGATTATCCATATGAGTTATATGGTTGCGCCAAAACAATGAGCAAGGAGTTGCCTGTACTGATAAATAATTGGTTATCTGAACTTACAAATTATGAGGAAGATGAAGTTGAGATTTCATTCTTTAGCTTAAAGGAAGATTCATTAACAATCCAATCAAGTTATTTCTTTTTAAGTAAGATTGGAACAAGAGTAAGAAAGATAATATTCCCTAAATCTATTGATGAAATACGTGATGAGTATGATGTTGTAATTACTGGAAATAAAGAAATAATTGAATATTTTAACAATACAAATCATAATACGTATGTAATTAAAGTTTTAAATAATGTAGATAAGGAATGTAAAGCTGATAAGGAATATGATTCTTTAGATAGTGTAATTAAAGATGAAAAATTGCTTGAAACTTTGCAAGACTTTGTTAATAATAAAAGAAATAAAAATGTTGCAGATGGCAAAACAAATTAATTCAAATTTAATTTACGATTTAGATGGAATTAAAGATTTTATCTTTGGCGATGAAGACGGTAGAAGCAGTGATGTTGAAATCACCGAGACACAGGTTAAAAACGAAGACGGAAAACTTGAAACCGAAACGAGAGTCACAAGAGAGGTTAAAAGTACAGATAGCAATAGACAGACCATAAGATATGATATGATTAAGATGTTCATGGATATTCTTGATAATGTAGAACTTGACCAAGAAATTGCACCATTGTCATTGGGTCAAAAAATGGTATTAAACACAATGGGAAGTTATGGATTAATTAAAGAAATTGAAAACTAATAAAATATGGATGAAAAGAAATTAAAGGCTTTAGATAAAGTTAAAGAAGAGATTGCAAAAATAGATAAGAAGGAAAATAAAGTATTTTTCTTTGTTTTGGATACCAAAGGCATTGCTTCAGGGTCATTGGAGTATATCTATAAACTTGCAATGATTGCGAAAAATGAAGGTTATGAAACCGGAATGTTATATCAATTGGAAAAAAACGATGAGTTTGTAGGCGTATCTGAATGGCTTGGAGAAGAATATGCAAACTTACCACATTATAACGTTTCAAAAGACGAGGTAGAAATTACGCCTTCTGATATTGTATTTATACCTGAGATTTTTTCAAATGTTATGAATCAGACAAAGAAATTGCCATGTAAGAGAGTTGCAATTTTACAAAATTATGACTATTTAATCGAACAGATGCCATTTGCAGCACAATGGGGGGATTTTGCAATATTGGATTGCTTAACAAATACAGAGTATAACGCTGAACTAATAAAAGACATTTTCCCATATGTTAAAACAAAGGTTGTTACACCGTATATTGATAAAAAATTTGGAAATACAATTGAGCCAAAAAAGATGGTAATAAATATTGTTGCGAAAGACCAATCTGATATTAATAAGATTATTAAACCTTTCTATTGGAAATATCCGACATTTAAATGGGTGTCTTTTAGAGACCTTAGAGGTTTTTCAAAAGAAGGCTTTGCAAATGCCCTCAGAGATGCTGCAATAACCATTTGGGTAGATACTGATACAAGCTTTGGTTATAGTGCAATAGAAGCCATGAAAAGTGGTTCTATTGTAATTGCAAAAGTTCCAAATACTCCTCTTGAATGGATTGATGCTGACGGTGATGAAAATGTTGGAACATTAAGAAACTGTTGTGTATGGTTTGATGACTTCAATAATGTTCATAGGCAAATTGCAAGTGTTGTTCGTTCTTGGATTACAGATAATGTGCCACAGGAAATTTCTGACGAAGCAAAGAAGGTAACAGATAGATATTCAGAGGAAAGAACAATTAAAGAGTTTAAAGATGCTTTAAATGCATATATTAACGGTAGAAAGATGGAGCTTGAGGCATTGATTAGAAATGTTGAAAAGGAAGACAATAATAAAAAAGAAAATAAAAAGTAAACCATGACAGAGTTTTTAAAAGAATACGTATTGGATAATATAGAAAATGTTACTTCTCTTAGATATGAAGATTTGTCTAAGTGGAATGTTGGAGAAGCTGTAATTAAAGAAGCAGTCAATCGTTGGGAAAATATGGGTTTCCTTAATGGTATAATAGAAGAAGAAAAGAAAGAGATTATAGCCGTTGCATTTGATAATATCTCACATGATTTACTAACGGAAAATGAAAGAGTAATTAAGATTAAAAAGAAATACGAATTCAATTGTATGCCTGATGATGAAACAAAAATAGGGGTAAATTTTGACGTTATTGTTTTCCCAATACTTAGAAGAGTAATATGCAAAGTTGATAATTTTAGTTATGACGAATTTTTAACATACCTTGAAAAATTCTCTTTTTTGGCGATTAATTATGATGGTTACGATTTTATGGGCAAATGTGATATAGAAGCAGAATTTTGTGCATTATTATCGCTTATAATTGAAAACTATTTCAATAACAAAAAAAATAAAAAGTAATTCGTATGAAAGATTTAGTAATAATTATACCGTTACATGAATTTAATAAAGACGTTGAGGAACTTCTTACAAAGGCAATCAATTCAGTTCCAAAAGACCTTGAAATAAGGATTTCTTGTAAGAATGGTCTTAGCGAAGATATTAAAAAGGCATATAAGAAAAATAAAAATATTGTCATATATGAAAGCGAAGCCGCTGACGCACCTAGTGATTTCTGTAGCCTTGTAAATCAAGCTGTTGGAGATTCAAAGTGGTTTAGCATTCTTGAATATGATGACGAATATACACCAATTTGGTTTGATAATTTTAAGAAATATGTTGATTTCTATTCAGACATTAGTGTATTCTTACCATTGGAAGATTTGATTGACGCAAACGATAATAAATTTGTTGGCGTTGGTAATGAGGCTGTATGGGCAAGTTCTTTCTCAAATGAAATTGGGTATATTGATAATGACTGTCTTCAAAACTTTTTTGATTTCTATCTAACAGGTGGAATATTTAATACCGAAGATTGGAAAGAAGTTGGAGGATTAAAACCATCAATAAAGCTTACATTTTGGTATGAGTGGTTGCTGAGAGCAACACACAATGGTAAAAAAATATATGTTATACCAAAGATAGGATATGCGCATAAACTTGGAAGAAAGGGTTCTTTAATAGAAGGATATAAAACAACTATTGATGAAAAAGAAAGCAACTTCTGGGTAAATGTTGCACGCAAAGAACAATTTTTTAAACAAGAGAGAGATAAATCAAAATATGTTTATAATGCCGATAAAGAGGCTGAGGACTAATGAAAAAGTGGAATGGCATTAATAATTATTAATGCCATTTTTTAAATAAAAATTCTTACAAATTAAAATGGCAAAAAGAGGTAGAAAACCGGGAAAATCCAGAAAAGGATATTGGTATGAGGAGCAGGAGGAAAAATTCAGAGAATATCTTAGATGCGAAAACAAGGAAGAAAAGGAAAAGATATTTAACACAGTATTAAAACCTGCTTTTACAAAAATGACAGAATCTATTATCAGGCGATATAATTTATACCCACCTGACGAAAGCTTTCAAGAGACATTTGATGATACAATGTCATTTTTAATGACAAAAATTGAAAATTTTGACCCCGACAGTGGTTATAAAAGTTATTCCTACTGTGGAACGATAATTAAAAATTATTTAATATATAAAATAAATCAATTTGTTAAAAACCAAAAGAGGAATAGTTCATATGATGCATATAATACTGAAGAAATGTCAGATATTACAGATGCATTAAGATATTCATATAACGGTGGACAAAATAATTTAGAGTTTCTTAATGAACTGATGAGAAAAACAGCAAAAGATATTCAAAATGAATTGGATGACCCGGTTAAGAATAAATTAACAGATAACCAAATTAAGGTAGGAAAAGCATTGGTTGAGATATTGACAAATTGGGAAGAATTATTTGCAAGAACAGGTAGTGATAAATTTAATAAAAGCTCAATATTGTTTTTTTTAAAAGAAACAACGCTTTTATCCACAAAGGACATAAGAGACTCAATGAAGGGGTTCAAAGCGTCATATTATTTATTAAAAAAACAAATGCTTGAAGAATAATTATCGTAATATTTATTGTAATGAACGTAATTGAAACTGAATTGGATGGCGTGGTCATTATAGAACCAAAAATATTTAATGACTCAAGGGGCTATTTTTTTGAATCATACAACGATTTGAATTTTATTAACAAAGTAAAATTTGTTGACTTCATACAGGATAATGAATCAAAATCCACTTATGGCGTTATGAGAGGGCTTCATTTTCAAAGGCCGCCATATACACAAGCAAAGCTTGTAAGATGCGTTAAAGGTTTTGTATTAGACGTTGCTGTTGATTTGAGAAAGGATAGTCCAACATATGGCAAACACGTTGCCGTAGAGCTTACAGAAGATAACCATAGGCAATTATTTATTCCAAAGGGTTTTGCGCATGGCTTTGCGGTATTAAGTGATGAGGCAATATTCCAATATAAATGTGATAATTTTTATCATCCAGAAGCAGATGGAGGAATTAACATTCTTGATGAATCATTGGGTATTGATTGGAAAATACCTACAGATAAAGCCATATTATCAGAAAAAGACACTAAACATCCATTTTTAAAAGATTTTGAATCACCTTTTTAAAGATATAAAACTATGGCAAAATTTAAAATAGAATTAAATGATTCTCAAAATGTACGAGACGTATTACAGATGGCATATGATTTATCAGATGCCCAAATAGTTCAAGCACAAAATGAGATTAACAAATTGGCAAATGCAACACAATTACAAAATGAGGTAATGGATTCTAAAAGCAAATATGCAAAATCCATAAACGATTACCTTGGAATTATTGATAAGGCAATTTCAAAAAAGGTTGAAATAGCCAAGTTAATGACCGAAATATTGCATCATAATGGCAATGTTGGTTCTGCGTTATCAGATGCGCAATCAGCAGGAAAACAGGCATTTGACCTTTCGAAGATTAAGGAAATGGTAAAAAGCATGCACGAAGAAAAGGAACAAACTAAAACAATTGAATTAAATAAGAAGTAATGGCTAATCCTCTTATAAACAGTAAAGGAACTTTAAACGTTAGGAATTATAATAGAGCGGTAAATAAACAACGTGAAGTGTTTAGTAGAATTGACGCAACTATGGCAATATTAGAAACATTGCCAGATTTTGTTGATTCTACGCTTGATATTATTAATGCAAATTCTTTTACGTTTTCAGCAAGCCCATTGGGATTTTTATTCAACATATTAAGAACTCTTGGGGTTGATAGAGATACATTAAGAGAATGGATTGTAGAGATATTAGTTTATACACTACCGGCTGTTGAAACAGGAGTAAAAGCATCTCTTTTATCTAATATAAAAGCTTTAGTTTCTTGTAATACAGACCCAAGAATACCACAACGTTTGAGGAAGAAAGTGTCTGATTCTGTTTATACAAACATATTAACAGGTATAAATGAAGATAGAGGACTATACATAAATATTGACGCAATTGACCCCGAAGGTATTCTTGACCTATCACCATTTACTTATCCTGGCAAATTGTATTATTTTGGCTGTGGTAATGATAAAGATTTAGATGATTCAATTAAAAAAGTAATATCAAAGTATGATGATAGCATATTGCTTGATGAGGTTAAAGTTGTCGGCGGAGGTAATTCAAGAACAGCAAAATTGGTTAGGGCAGATGATTTTAATGCTTTCCTATGGTATGTTGTTCATAAAGGAAATAAACAAAACCCTATAGGGATAAACATATCAGGTGATGGCACTTTCTCTATAAACGACATCATTTATGAAATAATTGGTGGAGGCACATCTTTATTGGGAGAAGTTACAGTAAGACCAATTAATGGCGAATCTAATATTATTGCAGGAACTACGTTATTTGAATATAAAAGTCCAAATAACATAGCAATTTGCATTAAGAGTAATGTTGACGATGAAGGTAATGTGATAAGCAATACTTTGGTTCCAGTGTCATCAGATTGGTTTAGTTGCAATTGGTATGTTGATAAAACAAATTATTATAATTCAAATCTTGGATATAGGAAAAAGTCTAATAGAAATTATTCTGAAGAAAAAGCCATTTGTAATATAAGATTTTGCCCACAATATGATTATAAGGGTCATGAAATACCAAGAGCACCATATAACTTTAGATTTACAATATTGCCAAAACCATATGTACTAGGACCTTCTGTGAATAAAACATCAGAAGGAGACGTAAAATTACAATGGAGGCCAATCAGATTGCTATTTGATGCTGATGGTAATCCTGACCAAAAAGGAAAATTCTCTTTAATTTCAGAAACATATGATTTACAGCCAACTTTGAGTCGTGGGGTTGTTGATGGTGATTTTATTAAATATGATGTTTATGGAATTACACAAGGCGGAATACATGAAAAAGGAGGAGAATTATATGTAAACACAAAAACAGGTAAATATTATTTAGATAATGTCACCAATTTAAGTTCAATTCTTGTTGAATGTTATCCGGGTTTAACAGTATATGAATTTAACTATGACTATATAATGGGTATGAAATTATTTGACCCAAAAGTTGTGTGCCAAAGAATTTTTGATAATGCAGCAAACCCTTACTACGATGCAGACTTTCAATTTACTTTAAACAAACTTAAGAATAAAAAACAACACCCATTTATAACAGGAAAACAACACATTGTTGAAATAGTTAAAGAAATCCTTGAAGAAGATGGGGATGAAATTATGGATTGCTTTTATACCTTTTCCAATGAGCAATATGATGAAATGCTAAAAAAAACTGAAGAGATAAGGTATAGACAATTACCATATAATCAAGGCTATAACGAGGGGATAACAATAGATTTTACTGAAGTTAATAAAATATTAGAAACATTCCCCGAAAACGGTACTGATGAGGAAAAGAAAGAAGTAATCAATAAAGCATTAATTGCCGCATGTAATGGTATTGGAAATAAAAACAATACAACATTGTCAACAGACAATAGCACGGTTGAAATTGATTTCCTGACAAATATTTTGCAGCAATTAGTTGCAGCAATGGTTGATGCGCTGTTTAGTCCAAAATTATTAATGTTGTTATTCATTAATAATGAGCTGATGAATGGAATGGATGAAGAACCATTAAATGCAGAAGATTTGATGAAACTATTGAAAAGCGTAATTAAATCGTTGGTGAGAGAAGTGCGTGATTTAATAATGCAAAAAATATTGGATTATATATTAAAATATTTAACCCCAATGGCATTACAAATTCAAGCAAAAGTATTTTCAGAACAATTTGCTGCATATATGGCAATCATAAGATTGTTATTATCGTGGTTTAATAAAGGAGTTGATACTGTAGGAAGAGCAAGTTCTATATTATCTTCAGTAGCAAGCAGATTTAATGATAAATACGGTAATAATTATGACTTTAGCAATATGACAGATACAGATTTGGCAACAATTCTTGATGACGTATTCTACGCTGACATATATCCTAGTGATAATAAAGATAATGCACCAATAAATAATAATTGTTAAAAATGAGTATATCTGAAATATCTAATGCAATTAAAGCATTATTTAACATAACAAGGCAGCCAGCGCCCGAAATTCCAGGAATGCTTATGGCAATAGGCTGTACGCAAAAACCCGGATTGTCTTCTGTTATATCCACAGGAAATATTGTAAAAGCATTAAGCAAACATAGTATACCTACAGAAGCAATGCCAGATGGAAGTGAAAATAAAACAGTTGCATTGGTGATAGCAATTGTTGAAGAAGTGTTTAGAGCAATTAAAGAAGACGCTAATATACAAGTTGCGCATATGCCGGGAGCAATATCTGTATTAACAACTGGTGCTAATTCAGCGGGACCAGTTGTATCACAAGGAATTAATATTAATTTTAGTAAAGGACAAGCTATTGTACAATAATATGAGAACAATTGATTACAAAAATCTAACCAATGATGAATTAAATATAGAGTTAAAAAAACTTGAAAATGAATATGAAAGTACAAAAATAAAAGTTCTTGAATTAATGGAAAAAATGAAAGAGCTTGATACTCTATATTTAAAGACAAAACAAGAAATAAGCAATAGGAATAAAGGTATATTTTAATGGATAACGGTCAGTCAATAATTAAAAAAGGACAAGTTGAAATGGTCCAAGATACAGCTGATGGATTAAGAATTAAGGTGAGAATTCAACAGGATGGAACAAAACCATTGGAACAAATACCTTATTCATTTCCATTGTTGCCAAAAACGTTTCAATCTGTTCCAAAAATAGGAGAAGGGGCATTTGTCATAACAACAATGTCAGATAATGCTGAAAGTCAACGATATTACCTTGGACCGATTATATCACAACCTCAATTTCAAGAAAAATGTGAGTATTCTTATGGAAGGGGAAACGCAACATCATTAATAGATGGAGGAACAATAGAACCACTTGAGAAAATATCAAATTATAAGGAAACTTTTGGCTCTTTTCCGACAGTTGATGATGTGGCTGTATTGGGCAGAACAAGCCAAGATATTATATTAAGGGATTCAAAAGACGTTGGTGATGAAATTGACATTAGGTGCGGAATCAGAAACGATTCAACACTTGGAGATTCAAGAAATGGAGAAGCTGTGGTTGGAAAAGTTGTATTTAATAAATTAGACCCGGCTTATATTCAATTGAAATATAAAAAAGCATTAACAAAAGAATATAATCAAGAAGCAAATAGCGTTATTAACTTGGTCGCTGATAAAATCAATATAATAAGCAATAAAGACGATAATGCATTTGATTTAACTGATACGGAGCAATTAATTAAAAACGAAGACCTTGATAAAATGATGTCAAAATTACATCAAGTTCCAATGGGTGATGTTTTGGTTAAAGTGTTGGATGTAATGATTAAGGCAATTATTACACATGTTCATCCATTTGCAGGAATGCCGCCATCAATGGCAGAGTATGTAAAGGATAATGCTGATTGGCTGAATAAATTGGATGACATATTATCAAAACATGTTAGAATTTCCTAATATTTATTATTAAAAAAGAAAATGATATATAAAACGTTTATAGAAAAAATCAATACAATCATAAAGGGTTCAAATATTAATACAAGTTTGAATCCTGTATCTGAAATCTTATATGGTAAAAATGTTTCAAGAATGTTGCTTTATTTTGACCATAGCAAGATAAAGAAAATGATGGAAGATGGTACAATGCCTGATAAGTCAAAGATAACACATAGACTTAAGATAACAAACGCAGGCAGCGTTGACTTTACCATATTGCATAGTCAAAAATGTAGCTCTGTTAATGAATGCAAAAGCAGAAGGGCTTCATCTTTTGACCTTATTTTCTTTTTAATTCCAAAAAGATGGGATGCTGGAAAAGGCTTCGATTATTCAAGAAACAAATTTCAGGAAGATTATTATGACACCAAGAGTGAATTTTGGGGAAATAGATTGGTTTCCACAGACGGCTGCAATTGGTATCAAAGGAGAAATGGTCTTAATTGGGATGAAGAAGGTGTTTATACAAACGAAACATTAACAAAGGAATATGATAAGTTTTCCTCAGATGAAGGAAGCGATATTATATTCGCAAGGCAAAGGTTTGAAGTTGGCGGAGAAAGCATAGATTTGGATATAACTGATATTGTTAACAAATTCGTCTCTGGTGAGTTAGAAAACTATGGCATTGGTATTGCTTACTCTCCAATGTTAGAACGCTCTGGTGGGGCTAAAAATGGAGTTATAAGTTTAACAGAACACTACTCATCATGGTTCACGAATAAAACTAATACATTTTTTGAACCATTTGTTGAAACACAATATCATGATTACGTTGATGATGATAGGGCAAACTTCATTTTGAATAAAGATAATAAACTATATCTATATTGTAACTTAGGAGGCCAATTAACTGATTTGGATGAATTACCTACAGTTACAATAACTGATTCAAATGAAGATGTTGTTGAAGACGCTTCAGGAAATTTATTGGAAAATGTTGAGGCGAAGCATTTTTCAAAAGGTATATATTACATTGATTTGAAAATATCAAATAGAGAAGAAGATACAATGTTATATGATACTTGGAAAAATATAAAATATGAAGGAAGCGAATTATCTCCGGTTGAACTTGATTTTACATTGAAATCTCCAAATATGTTTTTCAACATTGGTAATAAATTGGAAAATAATAAACGATTCATTCCAAATGTTTCAGGAATAAACACAGATGAAGATATTAAACGTGGTGATATTAGAAAGGTTAATATATTGGCTCGCGTTGAATATGAAACAAAGGAATATGAATTAATAAATGGAATGGAAACAAGACTTTATATTAAGGACGGAACAAGAGAATTTGATGTATTACATTGGGAACCAGTCAATAAAACATTCCTTGAAAACTATATTCTTATTGATACAAATATTTTAATACCGCAGAAATATTATTTGGATATTAAAATAAAATACGGCATGGAAGAAATAATTCACCATGACGTTTTACATTTTAATATTGTGGATGACATTAATAACAAATATACATAATAAATAAAAAATGGCATATAATAAAACATTTCCATCTTCTGGCGGTAGCGTAACTTACTCGTGGAATTTATCTGATTGCTATGGTTCGTTGACTTCAAGTGATTGGGTTGTCACACAAAGCCAAACTGGTTATTTTAACGTAACATTTAATGATTCAAATAGCACGGTTCAAATTAGTGCGGGGGAGTTAAGTGCTGATTCCACTCGTACGGTTACTTTAACTCCAAAGATAGGCTCTAACTCATGTTCAAACAGTACTATTACTGTTACACAACAAGGGCAAGAGCCTACACCAAGTTGCCCATGCTCAGCATTGACTTTGAATCAACCAAGTCCAGAACCAACACCAGAACCTCCAACTTGTGGTTGTGATTCAATATCGAGAGTTAGTGCTACAATGAACGCAGATTCTCAAGGAGGCTCTATTAATATATATACATTAAATGAGCCAAGTTGTTTCAATGCTTTTGAATTTAGAATTAGCGGTTCTGGAACCACCGGAGGAATTCAAAAAAGCGGTAATAATGTATTTGTCACATTAACAGAAAACCCATCTACTGGTGATGATAGAACTATAACAATTACGCCATATATTGATGGCTCTCCTTGTAGCGGCAAAGAGGTAACAATCAATCAACCAGCGGCAGATGACCCATGCCACTATGGAGGTTGTGGTGGCATTTATGTAGATATAGATGGTAAATATATTTGGCCTTCTCCTAGTGGGATTGATGGATGTTCTCCAAAGGAAGATAAAGGTAAAAATATTATTCACTTTGGTTATTACTGGGATTGTACTGACCAACCAGACCTTTATGTTTCTAGTGAGACAGGATACACAAAAGATTACAGCTCTTATGGAATTGATAGTATAGATTTCTTGCCAGATGCTTCTAATCCAGGTGCTATGGATGTAATCATTAAAGTACAGCCTTACAACCCTTATCAATATCATTATAATAACACTATAAGAGTATATCGTAGATTACCTAATTCAGATTACTATTATGATTGGGGTAGTATTACATATACTTTTTGATTAAAATAAAATTAAAAATTAATATAGATGGCTTCAATAACTGTTAACATGTCTCATAGCGGAGGCACAAAAAATTTTACATATAATTTTTCTTGCGATGGTGGCAACGTTACTTTCCAAAAGGCCAGTGCTGCCGACACATGGTATTCATTTACAGCAAATACAAGTACTAAAACCGTAACAATTTCAGCGCAAACTAACAATGGAGATTCACAGAGAACAGCAACGCTCAATAGCTATGTTGATGGAACATTATGCGCCGATAAAGATGCTGAAATTATACAAAAAAATAATTCAGATTGGCTTACGTTTTCGTTTACAAGTAGCGGGAAGTTAGTGTTTGATTCCACAACTAACGCAATGCCTAGATATTCAAAAAATGGAGGTTCGTGGACAAGTTTGCCCAGCACTGGCGTTACCGTTGCGTCGGGGGATAAAATAAGGCTTCGTGGACCTCAAGACCACGTTGGCCTTGGGGTTAATAATGGAATTGGCGAGTTCGGCAGTACAACAGGAACATTTACTCTTGGGGGTAAAATAGCAACATTGTTGTATGATGATTATTTTGATATTGCAGATACAGAATTTGATACGGTTCCTCATGCTTTTGAAAATTTATTTTATGGATGTACAGGCTTAACAAGCATAGCTGATTTAAAACTTCCTTTAATAGTATCTCAAGCATGTTATTATCAAATGTTTTTAGGGTGCGAAAATTTAGTGACTGTTCCAAGTGATTTATTACCAGCAATATATTTGGCTAATGATTGCTATTCGTATATGTTTGAAGGTTGCACAGCATTAACAAAAGCACCAACTCTACCAGCTAAAGTATTAAAAGAGAGCTGTTATGAACAAATGTTTTATGGGTGTGAATCATTGAATGAGATTACTTGCCTTGCAGAAAATATTAGTGCAGATAATTGCACAAACGATTGGGTTGATGGGGTTGCTTCAAGCGGAACATTCAAGTGTAAAAGTTCAACTAATTGGACCATTGATGATATAAGTGGAATACCTGATGGTTGGACCAGGGAAGATGTATAAAAATAATAAAAGGCAGGACGATTAATCCTGCCTTTTTTTAAATAAATTCTATCTTATAATTTCCATAGCTCCCTTCTATCAATGTTAGTTTTACAATTGAATCTGATGTAAGTGGGTGTTTGATTATTTCCAACAATTTTTTAACAATTGCATCGGTTTTTTCTTTTATTTTAAACCCTTCTTTTGAAAAGTCAAAACTTAGGCAATAAACTTTTTCACAAAATCCTCCATATCCTGCTGTAGATACGCCACCAGAAATGATTTTTATTAGAAATATATTTTTTGGTTCAGGATATTTAAATTCTATATCTTCTGTCGAAATAGAAGATATTGACGTTGGTGCTAAATATGTTATATTACTCATAGTAGTAAAAACTTTTATAATTAAAATCTTTTAATTCTGAATGATAATCTTGCAACTCCAACATCATTTTTGGAACAAGGTCTAAAGAATATCTACGCATACAATATTCAAGGTCACTTGCGTATTGTTCATTGCAACGGTCTATGTTTTCACCTGTAATATCTATACAGTTGTTATATGCCTCATCAATATCACTAATAACCATTCCTGTGAACAATCCTTTTAGCCCATATTTTTCAGCAAATTGATTTGCATAACACCAAATGCCAATGCAAGTATGTTCCCTAAGAAGGTATACTAATTTGCTATCAACTATTTTCCTGGCAAATTGCTTTGCCCCATAAGGAGCAAATAATCCGTCATCACAGCCATGTCCAAGCATCATTATTTCTTCTTCCTTTGGAGAAGAACCAATTGCTTCTCGTATGTTTCGACTATTCCAAGTCTCATCTATTAAAGTAACGTTCCTCTTCCCTGCGTATATCTGTCTCAAAAAGGAAGTAGTTTTGTCTTTCGGATGAATCACTATCATTTATTCTATATTTTTTATTATATTTTTTAATATACATAATAGACAACACCGTGGCAATAATGGTTAATATACCCAAAATATACCATCTAAACGCTTCATTTTCATTAACCAACTTTATTGTATAGTACAATATTGTAAGAATAATGAACGACACAAATGAATAACAAATTAAACATAATATGGTTTCTAAACCAATTATTGCCCATCTGCGCATCTTTTTCAATTCAATTCTTGCTTTTGCAAGCCTTTTAAGATTACTTCTTTTCATATTATATTATTTTATTTGGTAAAGATACAAAATAAATTGGTAAAAAAGAAGAAATTATTGATAAAATACGTTAAAATTAACTTAAATTAAATATTTATTAATAAAGTTAACACAAAATGCATTTTGAACTAACTAATAAACATAATAAGCGAGCGTTTCCGGTATAGGGAATGTCTCGCTTTTTTCATTAAAATTATTTTTTTATGGGAAAAAAGAAAAATCTTAAAGGTTTAGAAGAATTTGAACTTGATTTAATCAATGAAAAATTAGGAAAAAGCGTTACAGATTACATTAATCCTGATGATGTGGTTAGTGCGACGGCATTGAAAGCATTGAATTACAGGTTGGATGTGAAATGTAAAACCGAAAAACAAAAAGAATTTTTAAATTGTCTTAAAAACAAAAATAAAGAAATATGTTTTGGGATAGGTTCTCCAGGAACAGGAAAATCATTTATTTCATTAACCTACGGCTTAAAAGCATTAAAAGACGGCGAATTTGAAAATATTGTCATGATAATACCAACAGCGCAAGCAGGAGGGCAAGATTTATCACTGGGGTACTTAAAAGGTGATTTCTACGACAAGACAAGAATGTTTACAGAGGCTGATAAGGAAACTATCAATAAAATATTGAAGATAAGCAAAAACATTTCTTACAATGAAATTACAAATATGTTAATTAATACTGGAATTATAAGACATGAATATGTCAATTTCTTGCTTGGAAAAACATTGGATAATTCATTGATATTGGTAAATGAATGTGAACAATATACAAAAGATAACCTTAGACTTATTTTAACAAGAATAGGAGAAAATAGTAAAATAGTAATAACCGGAGATTCAAAACAGGTTAATAGAAAAAGCATTAAAAACAAAAATGATGTATCAGGTTTGGACTATTCTGTTGAAAGGCTAAAAGATATGGAAGAAGTATCAATAACAGAATTCACTGATGATGATATTGTTAGAAACGGTTTAATAACTAAAATATTACAAAAATGGGATTAAATAATATATAAATAAACTAGAAATATATTAATATATAATAAATAAAGGACAGTATTTTAACTGTCCTTTTATCTTTTTATATTCTTTTTTATTTTATTTCCGCATTCATCAGAATCACATAATCCATTCATTTTGCATTTTATACATGGATTTTTTGAAGGGTGTGGCTCTCCACCAATTTTGCTTCCTCTTGGCGGGTTAAAATCTTGTGTTGTAGGTGGATTATAATCATTTATAGCCAATTTATAGCCATCCCGAACCATCCTTGGACTCCATCTATCAAAACTATCTTCCGGAATTCTTGATAAATTATAATCGTCATACAGTATATCTCTGCTTATGCTATCTGTTGGGTAGAAAAAGCCATTAATCAGTTGAAGACGTATTGTATTTTCGTTTACCAAATTCATTATTTTTGAAAACTTAGATTCTGATAGTATAATTGTTTTTTGCATATTACTTAAACATTTTTTAATAAATATTTCTTTTTTATCAATATTTTTTGTATATTTGTAACAAAATCATTTAAATGACTAAAAAAACAAGTAAAATAGTTGTTCCAAATGAACCAAGCGAGGTTACAGAAATAAGGAACAAAATATTGAATGAATTTAAGGACTTGAAGTTTGAAGAAGGCCCGCATAAATACTACTTAAATGGAATTGAATTACCGAGTGTATCTCATGTAACACACCAATTTTCGGTTCCGTTTGATAGTGATGGGGTTGCTGAAAGATATGCTGAGAAAAATGGCATGACAAAGGAGTATTGGCTTGACCAATGGAAATTCAATAATCTAAAAGCAACCACAACAGGAAGCCTTGTTCATGAGCATGGTGAATCATTGGGTTGGTTGAAGAATGGCCATCCTGAGTTTATAACCGAATCGTGTAAAACAAAATACATTGAAGAAAAAGGATGGCTAATACCTACGAGACCAAAGGAAGAAGCCATAAACAAGTTCTATGATGAGCTCAATAATAATCTTCATTTTGTTTTGGCGGAAACAAAGGTATATACAGGAAAAAACAAAGAAATAACCAATTTGAAACAAGATTATGCAGGAACATTTGACTTATTGATGTATTACATTGACCCAAACAATAGCGAAAAAAATGGACTCGTAATTATGGACTATAAGACAAATAAAGACCTTTATAATGACTTCAATAGGAATAATGGAGTTATGATGTATGCGCCATTTAATGATATGTTCTCAGAAAGTTATAGTACGTATGTACTCCAATTAAATTGCTACCAATTACCGTTAGAGGATATTGGGTTAAAGGTAATTGCAAGGAGAATCATATGGCTTAAAGATGATGGAACATATGAATTAATTCCAGTTAAGGATGTGACTAAACAATTAAGAGAAGTGTTATGATTGACGAAACATTTAGAAAAACATATTTGGAAGAACTTTGGGATAATTCTAATTCGATAGAATTAAAAATTTTTGATAAAAATGGTATATTAAAAAAAATGTATAATTTTTTCCATTGATAATGAATGTTGGTGATATTGTTTATTATAAAAAGGATTGGAAAGGAAAAAGACCTTGGTATCTATATAGCGTTTCAAAAGGAGATTTATGCACAATTGTTTTAATGAGGGATGGAAAAATAACCAACGGTAAAAACGGACAAGAAAGATTAAACGCAAGTATTGTTAATTTAAATATGTCTGAAATTGAATTATTATGAAAATAAAAATTGATGTTTTTTCACATTGTTATTTTGAAGAAATGTGTGAAAAAGATAACTTAAACGATGAAAATGTCGAAAATGAAAAAAATAAAGCTTTTATTGATATTATCGGCACTAGAGAATGCTTGATATATTATCTTGATGAAGCAGATACAAAACATTATTTCAAAGGCCATCAAAATGTTCTTAATTTAGAGTTTGATGATATTGGTGATGATGTTATGTATAATGGGCATCATTTTAAAACAATGACAATGGAGCAAGCAGAAAAAACAATAGATTTCATTGAAAATAATATAGTAAATGGTGTAACATATTTTAGAATTTGCTGTAGAGCCGGCATGAGTCGTTCCAGAGCCATTGCAGAATTTATATACAGATATTGCAAAGAAAACAACATAGAATTAGAATATGCAGACAGGAATGACTATACAACAATGTATAATAATGGCGTTCTTTTAAGACTCAATCACGCTTATTGGAAAAAACATGGTTTAAATCAATACGAAAACAACGATGTTGATTATCCAAAAGATTTAGTCACCCCTAAAATTGTTGAAATAAATAGGGAGAGAAATAGAGCAGCATATAAACTTAATGAAAATAAATAATAATACATGAGTAGAAGCTGTTTTAATTGCATTAGGTTTCCGGGTTGCCCAATATTAAAAGGAGCAAATGAGGAAGCATACGACGACATGTATGAACTTTTTATACTTGAGTATGGTAGGCATTGTGTTGACTTTATTGAGAAATAACTTAAATTTTAAACAGAAATGAATGTAGATAAAATTTGCGAAGAAATAGTATGGTATTCGAAAAAAGATGAAAAAAACAATAAATGGATTATACCAATTGTTATAGATTTTGACTTTACTATTACAAAGGCTTCTTCTTGGTTACACGGAACATTTACAGAAAATGACCATTGTATAGAAATAATGAAAAGGTGGGAAAAAGAGTTTGGCGTTAAATTTATCTTGGAAACAATGAGGGGAGAAAACCACATTCAGCCGGCAATAGATTTCTGTAAGTCAAAAGGAATAGAATTCTTTGGAATTGGCAGAAACCCATTACAAGATTCAGATGGAGATTTATCTTGCAAATGTTGGGGAATATGGGATATAGATGACCGCAACTGTATGATTCCATTAATTTGTCCTAAAGATGGAAGACCATACGTTAATTGGGAAGTGTTAGATATGTATATGACACCAATTTTAAGAAAGGTTTGTAAAAGAGTTGAAGAAGTAGAAGAAAGAGTGTTAGAAGCAAAAAGGCTTGCTTATGAGGAAAATAAATACGTAAAAATAGATTACAGTTATTAAGTATGGATGAAAAGAAAAGATATGTCTTTAAAAAGAGATATGATTGTGCATTAGGTAAAATAGATGAAGGAAGAGAAATAACAGCGTTTAGAAATATGTTATTTATAGATGGTATAATGATACCCGAACCTTATGCGTCAGATATTAGAAAACTATTTACAGATGAAAAGTTCTTGAAAGAATATATAAGAACTGAGAATGTTATAAAAAATAAAGTTTGAAAATAATAAACTAATTAATAAATACAAAGTTATGAGCAAAATTAAGTACTATCACCTTTATGCAGACGCATATGACGAAGGTGGCGAGAAGCATGTAGTAACAGTTGTCGGTAAGTTTACACAAAATTACGTACCGAAGGAAATTACACAGGAAGTACCTGTAGAAGTAAAGCCAGGTTCATTCGTTAACGGAAAGTTGACATTTAATAAGAGAACCTTACATAGAACATTAACAATTGGAATTTCAATCTGTCATCCACTGGATGAATTTGATGAAGAATTCGGCATTGAATTGGCAAAGGCAAGAATTGAACAAGGAAAAGATGCCGGAATGATTGAAACAAATGATGTGACAATGCTTACAGAAGATGCAATTATGGGTGAGTTGATTACAAAGCTTACTTTTGTGACCAATAATATCAATGATTATTTATCTTAATTGTATAGTTTTAACAAAGTTTAACGTGGAATATTTGGTTATTCCACGTTTTTTGTGTATCTTTGTGGAAAATGCGTATTATAATATATAAGGTATGACAAATTGTCAGTTTGAATATGACATAAAAAAATAATATATGTTAAAAATAAACTGACAAAATGGCAGATAATTAATTTTGGCACGATATTTGAAATGAAAGTGTACAGATACGGCAAAGAACCAAATCCTTGTTATAATATAATAATAGAAGAGGATGATGGTACATTTAAGGTTGCATTTGTTGGCTTAAATAGCGTAAAGGAACAAATTGCAAAGGAATATCACTTAAACAACGGAATTGTAAGGCTTGTGTTCGGAGGAGGCTCATCAATGCCTTATAAGGATAAAGACGGTAAATTATGTGAAAGATATGTTTTAATTCATGAAACTTAGAGAATATATTTTTAAACATCTTTTCAAAAAAGAGTCAAAGGAACTTGACAAGAAAAGAAGAGAACTAAGGATTGCTAACGAATCCATTCAGTTCAAAAATGTAGAATTAAGAAGAAGTAATGAAAAAATAAAAAGATTAGAAGATGAAAAGAAAAAGTTAAAATTAGAAAATGACAGGTTACTTGATGACCTTATAAAAGCAAAAAGAGATATAATAGAAAGTAATGAATATAAGACATTGCTTGAAAAATATAACGAATTAATAAGAAAATAAATTTTTTTAAAAAAATATAATTTAGTTATGGGAAAAGTAATTGGAATCGATTTAGGAACTAGCACTAGCTGCGTTTCAGTATTTGAGGGCGGTCAGCCAACAGTAATTGTTAATAGCGAAGGTAATCGTACAACTCCTTCAGTTGTTGGTTTTTCAAAAGGAGAAAGAAAAGTCGGTGATGCGGCACGAAGGCAAGCAATAACCAATCCAAAAAACACTGTATATGCTATTAAGCGTTTTATGGGTCTTACATATGATAAGGCTGAAAAAGAAGCTAAGCGTGTGACTTATGATGTTGTAAATGAAGGTGGTTATCCACGTGTAAGCATTGAAGACAGAAAATATACACCACAGGAGATTTCTGCCACAATTCTTCAAAAGATGAAGAAAACAGCAGAAGATTACCTTGGTCATGAAGTAACTGAGGCTGTAATCACAGTACCTGCATATTTCGATGATGACCAACGTAAGGCAACAAGCGAAGCTGGTCAAATTGCAGGATTAAATGTTAAGCGTATCATAAATGAGCCAACAGCAGCTGCACTTGCATATGGTATCGATAAGTCAGACAAGGATATGAATATTGTTGTTTATGACATCGGTGGAGGAACGTCAGATGTTTCAATTCTCAATTTTGGCGCTGGTGTGTTTGAGGTGATTTCAACAAACGGTGATTCTCACCTCGGAGGTGAAGATTTTGACCAAGTTATTGTGAATTGGCTTATTGATGAATTCAAGAAGCAAGAGGGTGTAGATATTAGTGATGACTCTATGGCGATGCAGCGTTTGAAGGAAGCAGCAGAAAAGGCTAAGATTGAATTATCTACAGCTACATCTACCGATATTAACCTTCCATATCTTGCACCTGTAGGTGGAGTTCCTAAACATCTTAATGTAACTCTTTCTAGGGCAAAATTTGAACAACTTTCTGAATCTTTATACAACAGGTTGGTTGAGTTGTGTAAGAAAGCTCTTGAGCTGTCTAAGTTTGATGTAAAGGATATAGACGAAGTTATTCTTGTTGGAGGTTCTACCCGTATTCCTAAAGTGGTTGAAGCAGCAAAATCTGTTTTTGGCAAAGAGCCATCTAAGGCTGTAAATCCTGATGAAGCTGTTGCTATTGGCGCATCTATACAGGGTGCTGTGCTTGGTGGAGAAAAAGGAGTTGGCGATATTGTACTTCTTGATGTAACGCCTCTTAACTTGGGTATCGAAACAATGGGTGGGGTTATGACAACTTTGATTGAAGCCAATACAACAATTCCATGTGAAAAAGAGGAAGTTTTTTCAACGGCATCAGACAACCAAACGGAGGTAACGGTTAATCTATTACAGGGAAATAGACCAATGGCAAGTCAAAATAAGTCGATTGGTAAATTCAATTTGACCGGCATACTACCCGCAAAAAGGGGAGTGCCACAGATTGCAGTTAAGATAAAGATTAATGCTGATGGTATTGTTGAGGTTAGCGCAACCGATAAAGGTACAGGTAAAGCACAATCAATTCGTGTAGAAGGCTCAAGTAGCCTTTCTAAGGAAGAGATTGAACGCATGAAGGCTGAAGCAGAAGCTAATGCCGAATCTGATAAAAAGGAGAGAGAAATAGCTGATGCTGTTAACAAGGGCGACCAATTGATTTTTGCTCAGGAGAAATTGATTGATGAGCAGAAGGATAACCTTAACGATTCTGAGAAGGAAAAGCTCAACGGCTTTATTGGTCAATTGAAGGATGCTGTTAAGGCAAAGGACGTTAACAAGATTAACGAATTGGAAACTTCAATTAATAGCGTTTGGAACGAGGTTTCTCAGAGGGTGTACGCCAATAATCAGACGCAACAGCAGCCTACAGATAATACAGTTAATACAGGTACTGTAGATGCTGATAATCAAGTTCAAGATGCTGATTTTGAAGAGGTATCATGATGAAAACTAACAAATAGGTAGTTATTTGCTCCAAAATGGTTATTTCTGTTTTGGAGCTTTAACTATTTTTTAAAAAGATTTCTTTTTTTCGAAAAAAATGTGTATATTTGTAACAAATGAGATTTGGAACTTTGGTTTTTAGGTATCTTAAAGAAAAAGGATATTACTCATTAATTAACAAGCAACAAAATTTATCTATTCTTAAACATTGGAATGATTGCCCAATTCGTTTTTTGCATGAAATCGATGGCATTTTCAACAAAGAAGCTATGTCTTGGGGGTATAATGGTATTCCACAAGAATTCATATACGAATGGGCGGAAAATAATTCAATTAATATAGGAGATGTTATAACAGTAAGAACACCAGACAACAAATATGAATTTCAATACAAAGTTGTACTATTTATTTTTGATTTGGATAAATTTTATGTGTTTACTGAAGGAGGTAATAGAATACCTATTTTTAGAATCTCTTTGGTAAATAGCAAACCAATTGATTTTGAAAATGGTTGGGGGTTTAAAAAAGATATTAATGACATACATAAGCTATGAATAATAAAAATTATTATGAAATATTAGGAATCACCGATGAAGAAAAAAAATTATCTGGTGATGAATTCAATAAAATATTAAAAAAGAAATATAGGAAAATTTGCCTTGAGAACCACCCGGATAAAAACCCGGGTAATAAACAAGCTGAGGAAAAATTCAAAGATGCAGCAGAAGCGTACTCAGTTCTTAGTGATGAGAAAAAAAGGCAAGAATATGACAACCCAATGACTGGAGGAGTTAACTTTAACTCCGGTTTTGATTTTAACAATTTCAACATTGATGAAATTTTAAACAGTTTTGGATTTGGCGGAATGGGAGGTTTTAGCCATAACGTTAATATAGTTCAACGAGGAGCTAATATAAGGCTTAAGATGCGGCTTTCATTGAAAGAAATGTATTATGGCATTAAGAAGAAAATCAAATATCACAGAAATAACAAGTGTGAAGTTTGTGGCGGAAATGGAACAACAAAAGATAGTAAAGTAGAAAGATGTAAACATTGTGGCGGTACAGGTAAGTTATATTCAAACAATGGTTTTTTTCAACAGATAACAACGTGTCATTATTGCGGTGGCTCAGGAAAGGTAACAACAAATCCATGTCCAAAATGTGGCGGAAATGGTGTTTGTGATACGGTACAAGAAGTTGAAATTGACATACCAAAAGGAGCATTTCAAGGGATGCAGTTAACCGTGCATGGATTTGGTCATGCGCCATCCAAGATGAAAGGCCAATTTGGAAATCTTGTGATAGATTTGTTTGACAAGAATGAAAACGAAAAGTTCACAAGGGATGGTAATAATCTTGAAACATATATAGATGTTCCTGTGGTTGATGCTTTACTTGGTTGTGAAGTAACCGTCGAAACAATTAATGGTAAAAAGCTTAAAGCGAAAATACCAAGTGGAACGTCAGATGGGTATATAATGAGATTTGGCGGATATGGAATGCCTAAATATGGAAGTAATGAATATGGTGATATGTTTGGTGAGGTGAGAATTATAATGCCAAAGAAAATTAACGATAATGAAAGGAAGTTATTGGAAGAATTGAAGAAGGAAGAAAATTTTAGTTAATGTTACATTTTAAAAAATACAAGTATGAAAATTTCTAATAACAAAAAAAACGACGGCAAAAACACATATTGCCAATACAAGTTAAAAGGCGATGGATATTATCCAATGCAAGCCACCGTGAAAACAATACCTGCAGGATTTTATAAACCGGCTCATGATTCATATAGTGGCGAATTTTATCTTGAGCCAAAGAAAATTATAACCCCAAAGTTGTATTTACTGCCAAACGAAGCCAAAGACGTAATTGTAGATGACATACAACGTTTTTGGAAATCTGAAGATAGATATAGAAAATTCCAAAGCGTATATAAAAGAAATATATTGTTATATTCAATTCCTGGTAATGGCAAGACTTGTCTTATAAACATAATGTGCCAAGAGTTAATTAAGAAATATAATGGTATTATTGTTTGCATTGATACACAAAGGGAACTTGACTATTATACAAAGATAATGGGCAAGTTTAGACAAGTAGAACCTAATAGAAAGATAATAACTATTATCGAAGATTTCGAAAGGCTGGCTAAAGACGAATACTATTCAGCCCTTTTACTACAATTGTTGGATGGAAATGAACAACTTGATAGTATTGTAACTATCGCCACAACCAATTACCCGGAGAATCTTGAAAAGCGTTGGACTTGTAGACCAAGTAGATTCAATCTTGTTCTTGAATATAAGAAACCAGACGCAAAGGTGAGGGAATATTATATCTACAATAAACTTAAAGATGGTGGCGTTAATGTGGATTCTGACAAAGTTAAAGAAGACATAAAAAGGTATGTCGAAAAGACAGAAGGTTTTACTTTTGACTTTGTTAAAGAAGCAATACAAGGAATATATGTTGATGATATACCTGAAGATGTTGTGTTCGAAAGAATAGAAAAAGCAAGAAAGCATAATGGTCATTATAAAGTTACTGAGGATGACGGAAGAAAAATAGGTTTTAAGGATAGCTATGATAAACAATCTAAATGTGATGAAGAATCTGCTTGTAATCCTATATATGAGGAAGACCCATTAGAGGTTGAGGAAGATGAAGGCTACGAAAATGATAATGCAATACCGGGATATAATGAACCTGGATTACCAGATGAACCTGTTTATAATAAGGTTGTGAAGAAAACTATTAAGCCATTACACGAATAATTATGGTTAAAATAACAACAGGAACTGACTTATACGAAGACATAGATAAGTATGACGTTATATTGGTAGGAACTAATATATATTGTAATCTATCTCAAGGGTTTCAAAGAAAAGTAATGCTTAATTATCCATATGTACAGGATAAAAACATGTCAACCAAATATGGCGATGAGGCAAAACTTGGAACAATACTTGAGTGCGAAAAAGAAGGAAAACCTAAATTCGCTCTATTATATATCAATAAAGGAAATTTTAGGCCGGATTTAAAAAAAGATTATTTGGAATATGAATCCCTTGAAAAATGTCTTAAATTAGTTAATATATTATATAAAGGGAAAAAAGTTGCTTGTACATTATTAGGAGGCAGTAATTTTGATGGAAATGGCGATAAAAATAAAATAATAGGTATTTTTATGAATACCATCAAAGATGTTGATTTAACCATATATGATTATGTACAGTTAAGCCGTTCTGAAGAATTGAAAAAAGTAAGAATATCTGAATTGAAATTAAAAGAAATTGATTTGGAAGCTTACTATGAAGCTGTTAAAAAAAGAAAAGAAGAAGCGGACGAAAGAATAAAAAATAATGGACATGCTAGATATTAATTTTTACAAGTATGATAAAAAGAATTGAAGTTACAGAAGATTTATTGAAAGTTATACCTATTATATTTCTACAAGAAAAAAATGGGTTTGATAATAAAACAATAACAATAGACTCATCGCATATGTATTCTATTGGCTTTGGGCTAATGGAAGATTTGGCAATGGCTTTGGGAATATATGATAGAGCAATCAAAGGCACCGAAGATGACCCGGAAGGAAAAGCCTTTAGCGAAGAAGATACAAATCGTATTCTATCATTGCATAAATACATTGTTGACAATCTCTATTATATAGAGGCTCTTATACATCAATATGTTGTTAAAGGTGGGTTAGAGGTAGGCGTGTATAAAGCTAAAGACAACGAGTTGATTTTTGAGAAAGAATCATGATTTAACATCATTTAACTAAAAATATTTGTGTATGTCAAATAAAAAGTGTATCTTTGCTGCTGATTATGACGATGAACCAACAGCATTAGCTTATACTGACTTTTCTAAGCCAATGCCAATTCTTGAAGGAGAGGTTGCTGAAAGGTTTATTCGTAAAATGGAAGAAAACGAAATAAAAGCTGATGAACAAGCGAAGAAGCCAATGTCTGTAGAAGAGGCTAAGCAACAGCTTTCTTATGAGAAAATGTTTCTTTCATTGAAAGAAGATGAGTTAAAGGAAATAAAAAGCAGAATAGAAAAATTAGAATACATTATTAATCAAAACAATTAATGGCAAAAAACAAAAATGTTTTTAATGCGCCAAAGTTTCGTGTTAATGACGAAATATATGGGCATAAAGATGTGCGCATAGTTGGTGAGGGAATTGAAAGTAGAGTTGTTTCATTATCAGAAGCAAAAAGGATTGCTGAAGATATGCAACTTGATTTAATTGAAATCAATCCATCAGCAAGCCCGGCTATAATTAAAATCGCATCTTATGAAAAAATGATGTATGAACTTAAAAAGGCCGCAAAGAAAAACAAACAATCAGCAAAGCCTTTAAAAGAAATACAACTGTCAGTTAATATTACTGAACACGATTTGCAGACAAAAGCCAATAATGCAAAAAAATTCATTGAAAATGGTAATAAGGTTAAAGTTACCTTGACAATGAAGGGAAGAGAATTGATGAGGCGAGACGACAATAAACGCTCAATACTTGAATTCATCGTGCTATTGGAAGATGTTGCAACACCTGAATCTCAGCCAAGAGACGATGGAAATAAAACAATTGTTATACTTAAAAAGAAAGGATAATTTATATGGCAACAACGCCTAATTTTAAAACAACAAACAACTATTTCGAAAGAACTGAAACACTAACGAAATATCTTAATGAAGTACGTGATTATGACGTAATAGATGCAGATAGGGAGAAAGAACTTTTTATGACCCTCAATGAAGGGAAAGAATGTCTTAAAAAGGCAATGGCAAAAAAAGATATTAAACTGTCTGCAAAATATAGAAAGGAAGTTGAATCATTGAGGAATTTTATCATAAATTCCAATCTTCGCTTTGTTATCTCTGTGGCAAGAATATATGCTACCAATAACAATTTTCTTGACCTAATTGATGAAGGAAATATTGGCCTTATTGAAGCCGTAGACACGTTTGATGTCACTCTTGGAAATAGATTTCAAACTCACGCAATCTATCTTATTAGACAGAAAATTAACCTGTTTAGGCAAAACGATGGTCTGCTCATCAGAAAGAACAATGAATCAAAAACTTACCACGTCATATCAAACATGACAAATAAGTTTGTTCAAGAATTTCAAAGAGAGCCAACAAGCGAGGAACTTATGGAGTTCATTAATAAGCATTACCCAAATGCTAAAATTAAAGATTCTGCTGATGTTCTAACCGTAAGAGTATCATCGATAGATGAACCTATTGATGGAGACGGCGATAATGATGGCGCAAATGCAGGGCATTTGTCATTGTTTAATTCGTACAGCTCATCAAGTAATGAGTATGAATCAAAAGCAGAACTTGAACATCTAGGAGCACTTGTTAATACTCTTATGAGAGAACTTTCAGAAAGAGATAAAAGCATTATCAAAATGTATTTTGGCATTGGAGAAAGACATAATGCTCCATGCCCGGTTTCTGAAATTGCAGATAGGACAAAACTTACAAAGGAAAGAGTTAGGCAAATTATAACTGATTCTAAAGAATGTATGAGGGAAGTATATAAGAAAAATATTAACTATATTTTAAATAATTAACAAACTATGTCGAAAAATAAAATTCAGAAATTTAATGTAGGAGATTATATTTCTCAAATAGTCCGTGGAGAAAAATGCATTTCAAAAGTTATTGAAGTTGATGAAGTGAATAAAGGTTATACAATTTATGAAGTTGAGGGTATGTTTGCCAACACCCCATCTAGATATTGGGGGCTTCCTTTTTCAAAAAGTAATGAGTATACCTTAGAAGAAAATTATAAGGAAAGATAAAAATAAAGGTGGACAAATATCCACCTTTTTTATTACATATATTTTGATAAAATTCTATTCAATTTAAATGCTTCTTTTTTCTTAAGCTTATAAGTAGAACCACTGTCACTCTTTAAACCCTTAACCTTCTTCCTCAATTCTGATTGAGCGCCTTCGGGAGTTAAATCAGGGCGAAGTTCATGAGCAACAGCAGCAGTATTAACCAATGGGCTGTCAATTACATTAGCAATATCCTCACTATCTTGATTGTTCAAGTTTGGATTTGTTTCTTTATCTTTCTTAGCATCAAAATCTGTACGAAGGCCATTTTTTAATTTTTTAGCGTTCTTCTTTGTTGAAGCTAAATCTTTTTTCTTAACCTTTCCCTTTTTTAGTTCTTTTTTACCCGTCAAAATATCACTAATTGCTTTATTTTTTTCGCTTTTATGGTGCTTATTTTTTTCGACAAGAACTTCTTCATCTATAAATCTATTTATCTCTTCTGTAATAATCTTATCAATATTCATAATATCACAATATTTTATATATAAATATCTTTTTACCTTAAATTAACACTTTTTTGCATAAAAAATTTTGTTTTTAATAATATTTTTTGTATCTTTGCAAAAATAACGATTAAGAAAAAGCATATGGAAAAGTTTAAGTACGATTTTAACAACTTTGCGCTAACCGAGAATGGAGCTGTAAGTTACAAGAGTACAGGTAGCGTATTGGTAGACCAATTTGGTAAGGCTGCAAACTATCGAGGCCGTGATATAAACGCCGTATTTAAGGAGCAAGAGGCTTTGTGGATTGAGAATCCAGAACAAGCTCTTCGTTTCCCATTCTACCTTCGTATGGTAACACGTAAGGTTAAGGTCAATAACGACAACGTTACCGAGAAGGTACAAAAAGGACAAGGCGTTCGTGATGAAGCCTTTAAGCGCCTATTGTGGATTGCTGTAAATCAGCCCGATTCTTTCTATAAGAATATTTGGGCTCTGCCATTGGTAGGCTCATGGAAAGACCTGTGGACATTGATGTTCTATGACATCACATTTAAGACAAACGCCATCAATCATGAGGTTATCTTTGACCTTATTAATCAGGGTCTGAAGTGTGGCGCTCATATGGAGCTCATCAAGAAGTTTATGCCTCGTATTAAGACCAATACGAAGTGTACAACTGATTGGACACAAATTACCAATTCACTTGCGCGTGAGTATGCCAATTATAACGGTATGGCTTATAAGGACTATAATAAGCTGAAGACAAGTGGTACAGCACACGATTTCCAAAAGCTTATTTGTAGTGGCCGTTATAAGGACATTAATTGGAATCTTATTCCAGGACGTGCTCTTAGCAAGATTGCTTCGCAGAAGTTCTTGTCAAAGCATGAGCTTGAAAAGGGTTATACTGAATGGGTATTGGCACAGCCAACTGTTAAGTATACAGGCTATGTGTATGAGTTGGCAAAAGAGGTTATGTCAGGTGGTTGGAGCCCTAGGGCAAACAATCTTCCATTGTTCAAGAAAATCACCATTGATAAGCAGTTCGACGAACTTGTTAAGAAGGCTGTTGAAGATGGCAATATCCTTGGAAATGTGTGGTGCGCTCTAGACACCAGCAGTTCAATGACCACAAGTGTTGTTGGAAACATTACAGCTTATGATATTTGTATATCACTTGGCGTATTTTTCTCAACAATCAATACTGGTGCATTCCACAAGAATGTCATTATGTTCGATAATATATCACGTGTTAAACAGCTTGAAGGCGGATTCTGTGATATGATTTCGGATATTGTGAACACAAAAACTGCCTGGGGCGGAACCAACTTCCAAAGCATTGTTCAAGAAATTGTTAGGATTAGAAAAGAACATCCCGAAATTCCGTTGAAAGATTTTCCACAAACCTTGTTGGTGGTGTCAGACATGCAATTTAACCCTGTGAATGGTAATGCTGAGACAAACTACGAGAGGATGAAGGCTGAATTTTACGAGGTGTTTCCGAAGGAGTTTGTTGATGATATGAAGTTCATTTGGTGGCAGGTGACAGGCAGAACGCAAGACGTTCCTGCAACAATTGAAAATAGCGGGTGTTATTTCTTTAGTGGCTTTGATGGAAGTATTGTTTCTCTACTTCTTGGTGGAGAAATGGCTGAAAAGGAAGCTGTTGAAAAGAAGCAGCCTACTATGGAGGAAATGATTAATACTGCCCTTGGACAAGAAATTCTTTCTTATATTACGGTATAAGAATGATGCCATAGTGTACTGAAAATAAATGAGCAGCATCGTGAGGTGCTGCTCATTTTTAAGTTTAATTAACATAAAAAAATTCTTTTTTTGCTATTTTTTTTGTATCTTTGCACTATACATTGATTAAAAGAAGTTGACATGATGTTTTTCTACAAGAAAAGGCATAAAAAGCACAAGAACAAAGGAAAATGCTGCAATAAGAGTGGCTGTATGAAGGAGAAAAAGCGTTTTGGATTAACAAGCGTTGAAATGGATAATCTTGTGCTGCAAATGATTTGCAAACCTAAAATACCAATTGAATCTGTAAATTAAATTAGCATAAAAAATGACACTATTAGAAGAACTTGAATTTAGAGGGCTTATCGCAAGCAAATCAGGCAACCTCGTTGAGTTGCTTAGTAAACCAACAACTTTCTACGTTGGAACAGACCCAACGGCGGATAGCCTTCATTTAGGACACTTGTTGGCCTTTACAACAGCAAAACTTTTACAAAAACATGGTCATAAGCCTATTGTTTTGCTTGGCGGAGCCACAGCCTTTATTGGCGACCCTTCATTCAAATCTGAAGAGCGTAAACTTTTAAGCCCAGAAACGGTTGCTCATAATGTCGAAGGAATTCGTTCGCAAGTTTCCAAGTTGTTAGATTTTAATTCTACAGCGCCAAACGCTGCAATTATGGTCAACAATTATGATTGGATGAAAAATATGTCTTTCATTGATTTCGCCCGTGAGGTTGGTAAATGTATTACTGTGAATTATATGATGGCAAAGGATTCTGTGAAAAAGCGTTTGGAACGCGAGGGCAGCGGAATGTCTTTTACAGAATTTACATATCAGCTCATTCAAGGCAATGATTTTGTTGAACTTTACAGAAAATACAATTGTAAACTTCAAATTGGAGGAAGTGACCAGTACGGAAATGGAACAACAGGTATTGAACTTATTCATAAGATGCTGAAAAAGGACGATGCATGCGTTCTTACTTGGCCACTTGTAACTAAAGCTGATGGCTCTAAATTTGGCAAGTCGGAAAAGGGTAATATTTGGTTGGATGCTAAAAAAACCACCCCTTATGAGTTCTATCAGTTTTGGCTTAATCAAAGCGACGCTGATTCTGAACGTTTCATAAAACTGTTCACGTTGATTGATATTGATGAAATTAACAAACTAATTGAGCAACACAGGGAAGTACCTGAGAAGCGTTTATTGCAGTCTACTCTTGCGAAATATATGACTTGTCTTGTTCACTCTGAGGAAGAATACAACAAGGCTGTTGAAACTTCTGAAATTCTTTTTGGGAAGGGAACAATGGCTGACATTGAAAAGTTGGATGAAAAGACATTCTTGGCAGCAATGAATGGTGTTCCAACCGTCGAGGTTAATAAGGAGCAGTTCACAAGTGGTGTTACTGTTATTGACCTTGCAGCAATGCACGATAAAGTTCCTTCAAAGTCTGAGGCAAGAAAACTAATCAAGAGCAATGGTTTCTCCATTAACAAGACAAAGCAGGTTAATGAGAAGGAACTTGTAACTGATGCAAATCTTATCAATGGTAAGTATTTGCTGTTGCAAAAGGGTAAGAAAGATTATACGTTAATCACTTGTTGTTAAAATTGTTGGATTTATGGTTATGATAAATTTGATTTGGGCAACAGTATTTGTTATTTGTTTTGTTGCTGCTGTTTTCTTTGGAGCAATATCACCGGTTACTACGAATCTAAAGACGTGGTGTGAAACAAGAAAGTATGTGTCTGACAACAAAAAAATAATTGAGCTACGCAGACTTGATGTACTTGAAAAATCTCCTGAACTTAGGCAACTTATTTTCCACCCAAAAACTCTTGAAAAGGAAGAAAATTAGTGTTTTTAACATAATTTAACGTGGAATATTTGGTTATTCCACGTTTTTTTGTTATCTTTGTGTTATGAATTTTAAAGATGTTTTCGTTAGAATATTAAAGGATAACGGAGTTTATAGAGCATATTTCGCCAATTTTGAAAAGTTGGAAAGATATGGAGTGTCACATTGTTATAGCGGTTTAAGTTTTAATAAATTTGTAGAGAATTATGTACAAATAAGATTTAGCGGAAATTTTTTGTCTGAAGAAGAAAAATTAATAAATACGTTTTATCTTTTCATAAATGATTCTTTTGATTGGGAAAAAACTAAAGAAAAGTTCGATTTTTGGTCTATGCTCAGTAAAAAGATGAAAACAATTGGTGAAAAAATAGTTTATGGAGAAATGACTACTCATGAAGAAAAAGAATATATAGATGGTTTAAAAAAAATATTATATAAAGAATAACATGGCAAAAAAAACTTTTAACGATTTAAACGGTGTTGAATTTTCTGTTGAGAACAGGTATCATCCAGAACAAGTGTATAAAACGCAAAAAATAACATCTAATAACGATGAAGTAATTAGTATAGATTATGAAGGAGATATAATCTATATGTTAGATGATACCAATAATTTTGAAATTATTCCTATTATAGTTAAGGAAAGATATAAAAGTTGGAGCACTAGAAGTATTAGATATTCAAAAGACATAGAAGGAACTAAAACTTTTGTTCCTGGTGCATATAGAAATGCTGAACTTGCAAAAAATAATGAAAAAGTAATCAATAAAATAAAGAATTTTAAATATAAAGGGAATAGAAGCCACATTGGGCGTTTTTTCACCACTGAAGATGAGGCAAAAGAATGGCAAGCAAAACTTAGAGAAGGTAAGTGCTTCAAGCTATTAAAGCCAGGAACTGTTGTTTATTATATTTCGTCAGAAACACAAGATAAACCTATCGCTATCACGTTTACAGAAATAAAAAATCACGAAGATGGGGAAAACGAATATGAAATTTGCTTTGGAGATAATGGCTTTATAATAGTTGGAGAAAGTATATGGGAAGATAAACTATCAGAACAAATTGATAATTATTTCTATGACTATCCTTTTAAAGGAGATAAAGGATGCAAGAGATTTTTCATTGATGAAAAGGACGCAATAAAAGCGATTTCTGAACGTAAAAATAGAAAGCAGAAAAGCGCCACAGATAAATACATTAAAGCAATGTCTAACCACGATGGAAAACCAATTTCATTCACAGATAAAAGAGAAAAACAGCTTCATTATGGAGATACGGTAGCATATGCAGTATCAGGTGGCAGTGGCAGTCCATTTATTTCATTAGGTAAAATAACAGGAGAAACAAAGACAAGAGTTAATGTTGATGATTTGTACACAAAAGGTAGAAAACACAGCGTGTTAAGTTGTTGTTTAATTTTGATAGAAGAAGCAAAAGTAAATGTTAACAGTGGATATTCATTTGTTAAAACGCAATAAATATGGAAGAATTACTTGAGAAAGGTTGGTATTTAATACTTCTATTAGGAGAACTTGCAATTATACTACTTATTATTGATGCAATTATGAGCATTATAGGTGGAATGCTTGGTTTCTCTTGGAAGAAGGTATTAATGTGGGCTGCTGCTGTATTTGGCATTTTGTGGCTCAGGGATTTTCTTAAAAAACGAAAGGAAAAAGCACAAGAAGAAATTATTGAAGAAATAACTGAAACTGAATAATATGATTAAAGAATTTAAAACACGTACTGGAGCAATTTTTTGCGACACAGAGAAAAAGTTGGAATACCTATATGTAGGAGATTACGGTAAGGAAAATAACATTAAGGCAAATTTCCTTGGTCTTACAAAAGAGATTAATCAAGTTAAACACCATGAAGTAGACCTCGGTTATAAGTTGGTTGTAACAATTTCAACACAGAAGGGCTGTCCTATGGCTTGTATGTTTTGTGACTGCCCAAAGGTTAAGTTTGGTGGTAATGCATCAAGGGAAGAACTTTACGAGCAAGTTGAAAGGTCTATAAATGCGTCAAAGTGTAATTATACAGCACGATTTAATCTACACTTTGCTCGTATGGGAGAACCTGCATTCAACGCAAGGAACGTATTTGATTTTATGAGAGAGGACTTGAGGAATTTGGTCAATTCAAAAATGAAGGCAGATGCGATTCATCCTGTATTCACAACGATGTGTCCAAAAGGAGTTGGCAAAGATAAACTTAAGGATATTCTTCTTGAGTTCTGTTCAATTAAGAACGAAGATTATAAGGGAGAAGCAGGATTACAATTATCTATCAATTCTACTGATGAAACTCAGCGTAATGAATTGTTTAGAAATAGGTCTTTGTCGCTAAAGGAAATTTCTGATATTGCCAAAGAACTTCCGATGCCGGTTGGGCGTAAGTATACACTTAATTTTCCTGTAACAGATAAAACAATTCTTGACCCAAAGACTCTTGATGAGTTATTCGACAAGAATAAGTTTATTGTTAAGATTACTCCCATTCATGAGACAAATGAAGCAAATGAGAATGGTATTAACACTCCTGAAGGATATTATAAGTATGATGTCTATAAGCAGTTTGAGCAGCCATTAATTGAGGCAGGATGGGATGTAATTGTATTTATCCCTTCTAAGGAAGAGGATGAAGATAGAATTACTTGTGGTAATGCACTTCTTAGTATGGAAAAACAATGAGGGTAACTATTATAAACGGTTCTCCTTCCGCTAACGGTTGTACAAGGGCTTGCGTTGACTATCTATCTGACTTGTTTAAGCATGATTGCGTAGAAGTAGTCACAATAGATATTCCTTCTGATATAAAACATTGTGTTAATTGTAGGAAATGTAAGGATAATAACACTGTATGTAAGGTAGACACATTCCTACCTCTTGTAGAAGAAGTTATTGAGCATTCAGATGGGATTATAATAGGAAGCCCTGTATACTATTATTCCATCACGTCACAGTTGCAAGCGTTTATCACAAGGCTGTTTTATTCAAGGCCTAAATTAATAGAACATAAGTTATGTTCATTCTTTAGTGTGAGTAGAAGAACGGGAAATACCAATTGTTTTGACCAAATGATGAAGGTTTTTCAAATGCACAATGCAATAATGGTTGGCGGCTCATATGTTAACGAAATATACGGAGATAAGCCTGAAGAAATTCAGTTTGATAAGGAAGGAATGTTCTCTTTGAAAATCATGGAGAAAAACTTCTTAGCAATGATACCTCTTATTAAAGATGCTAAATTCTATGATGAGAAAAAAGTACATACGAACTTTATATCTAGGGAATTTTTGGCATATGTAAATAAAGAAAAAAAAGATAAAGAAAGAAATAAATTATTAATTGAAAGTTATGATAATAGGTAGAAGTGAGCCTCTTGATTACAAGAGTGTGTTTGAAACAATTGTTAACACCACAGCAAAGTATTTAACCGATAATGGTATTAAGGCAATGGTATTAGGACTGAGTGGCGGACTTGATTCAACTGTGTGCGCGGCTATTTGTAAAAAGGTAAATGAAAAGATAGGCATTCCTTTGGTCGGAATTAGTTTACCATGTTCAACAAATAAAGGTGATGAAGTTTCTTCTGCTGCATTGGCGGGTAAGGAATTTTGCAATGAGTTTTCTGAATTCAACATTCAAGAAGGATTTGAATGCGTTGAGAGAATGTGTGAAAAGGCTTCAGGGGTTAAAAGTACAAATATTTCTCAGGGTAATATAAAGGCTCGTCTTAGAATGATTACACTCTATGACATTGCAAGTAAACATGGGGGTATTGTAATTGATACTGATAATTTAACTGAACATTATTTGGGGTTCTTTACAGTAAATGGTGATGTTGGCGATTTAAACCCAATTGGAAACCTTTGGAAGACCGAAGTATATGGCTTGGCTAATTACCTTTATAAAGAGGTTTATAAAGGTTCTGAGGCTTTAAAGGTTGCTATTGAGATTACACCTACTGATGGCAATGGTGTATCAAATTCTGATTTAGACCAAATTATGCCTGGTTTTACATATAACGATGTTGATGCAATTCTTATGCCTTGGGTAACTCTTGATAACAGAATTAAAGAGTCATATTTAAAGGATGGGTTTAATCAGAAAGGAACTATTTTTAAAACATTGGTTGAGAAATATGGAGAAGATAATGTAAAACGTGTTATTATGCGTTCGGTTAATTCTGAATTTAAAAGATTGCCACACCCAATTCCCATTGACATATTCAGAGGTGAAATTGTAAAAAAGTACACCATAGAATAAAAATTAAAAAAAAGTTGGAGAATAATTTTGTTCTTCAATTTTTTTTTGTATATTTGTATTGTGTTAAAAAAAGTAAAATGAAAATAGATGAATTAAAAGAATTAATAAAAAATGGAAAAAAGACAAATGCAACATTACCATTAATACAATTGGAACAACTAAAAAAAGTTGCAGATGTTACATTTGAAATTAACAGGGAAACTAATGATTATTTTTACAAAGTAAACTTAAATGATTTAGTTGATAAGGAATTTAAACAAGAGTTATTAACAGATAATAAATGGGAATTATCTGATAACGGGGAAGAAATTTATTTATTTACTTAACTAAAAAATATTTTACAGATATGATTAAAACAACATTTACTGGGCATTTGGGCGCAGATGCTGAAACATTTGAAACGCAGAACGGACAATTTGTGTCGTTTAGAGTAGCAACAAACGATTATGACAAGAAAACTCAGCAGGAAACAACAACATGGGTTAAGGTTACTGCAAGTCAATCGTTGGTAGGTAATAAGAAGTTATTGAAGGGAAGTCATGTGTTTATAACCGGCACGCTAAAAGCAAGCACCTACACAACTAAGGCAGGTGAAACTGCAATATCAATAGATGTGTTTGCTGATAGCATTAACTACGTTGGTGGCAAAAGTAGCAATGGTACTGATGGCGCTACAACCACAACAGAAACCACAGTTAGTACCGGTAAGTTGAAAGAGCCTGTCGTTGCAGAAACAACAATAGCTAAGGAGCCTGAAGATGATTTACCATTCTAATAAATGCGTAATATAATAATTTTTAACATTATTTAACACGAAATATTTGGTTATTTCGTGTTTTTTTTGTATCTTTGATTGAGTATATCATATTGATTAATTAGTATGAGTAAAAGCAGCAAAAAAAGAAAAAAAGAAAAGGCTTTAAGAAGCCTAAATAAAGAGCTTATTGCTAAAAAAGAATATATGACATTGCCACCACATAGAAAGCTTTTAAGGTGTTTAAAAGAATCTGGTGAATTTAAACGTTTTATTTCATTAGTGATGAAAAAGCATCATACAGGAATTCAAGGGGCAATAAATATTATCAAATCAAATACTGATATTTTTTATTTAATTGGGCATTTTGAAAACAGCGGTTGGAATATGTGGGGCGGTCAAAGTGGGCATTATATCAACTTTGATAAAACAACTTCGTTTTACTATGATTTGTTTTACAAATTTAAGCCAACTATTTAACAATATTTAACGCCAAAGATTTTTTTTCTTGGTATTTTTTTTGTATATTTGCATAAATCGTTTAATATTGATTAGATATAATATGGCAAGTAAGAAAAAGACCGAAACTCCTGTTGTAGAGGTAACAGTGGCATCTACTCAGGTGGCTGAAAAGCCTAAAAGAACACGAAAAAAGTCAGCAACCAATACACGTGAGGTTTCTGCTGTTATTAGCGAAATAACAGAAAAGAAAAGCACTGTTGGCGATACAACTAAAGCAGTCGCTAAAATACTCGATTCCAAGGAAAAGAAAGTAACCACTTTTAGACGAATTAACGACGACGGCGTTGTTAACATGTCTGAGTTCACTCCCAGTGAATTAGAGGAATATCACAACATTGGTAAGAAGCTTGACGTTCATGATAAGATGTCAATTTCCAACTATGGAGCCGAACTTAGCGAGCAATTGAATAGAAGCACTAAGGATTTGATGAAACGTGGTTCTTCTGCGAAGCTTGGAGAAGAAACGCAATCTATTATGAAAGCCATCAGTGCGAAGCTTGTAACAATTGATTTGGATGAAATTAAGAAGCCAAATTGGTTTGTTAGAACTATTCGTGAAATTCCTTTGCTCAATAAGATGTTTTTCTCAATTCAGAAGTTCATAACCAAATGTGAGAATTTGGAAAAGGATGTCGAAATGATGCAAGAGAAACTTCACGCTGCACAGGCAATTGCACTTCGTGATAATACTGAATTGGAGCAGAGATTCCAAGAAACAATTTCATATATTGAGGTTTTGGAAAAGTTGATTATCGCAGCAAAACTAAAATCTGAGGAATATGGAAAAGCCCTTGAAGTAATGGAGTCACAGCCAGACAAGTATTCAGCAATCGATATTCATGATACAAGAAACTTTAAGCACGAACTTGATAAAAGAGTTGAAGCAATGCTAACGTGGCATTTGTCATTCAATCAATCATTGTTCCGTATTCGTGACATACAAGACGCGAACATTGCTCATAGTAATTCAATTTCTCAGGATATTGATAATATGATGCCAATGCTTCGCGACCAGTTGCAGCAAGCAGTATATCTATACAATCTTGAACAAGGTCTTAAAGCACATGAGGTTATGATTGATGGCTTTAATGAAATTCTTACGCACAATGCAGATGCTACGCACGACCTTAAGGTTCGTGTTACTAAGATGACTGAAAGCCCATCAATTAAGCTTGAAACTCTTAAGCATAATCAAGAGAAAATTAAACAAACCACTAGCGATTGTTTGCGCATTATTGACGAAGCAGCAAAGGAGCGTTTGAATAATGAGCGTGAAATGGCTAAGATGAGAGCCGAACTTGATTCTATGATGTCAGGTGTGGCAATTGATAGTAAAGCGACAAGTGCTGCTGCAATTGAAGCTAAATATTCTGTTGATGGTACTTCAGATGGAGGACCACGATAAAAAATAAAACAATAAATCCCTTGCAAAATGTGAGGGATTTTTAAATGCTAAAATAAATATGGCAAAAATAATACACCCAAAAATAGGAAGACCTTTAGGATTTAAACTTGAAAGTGACGTTGTGTTTCAAAATGATTTGATAGATTATACTTCAAATAAGCCTAAATGGGTTACTCTTTCTAATGAATCACTTTCCCTTATGCAACTACTTGATGTAGATGTTGAAATGTTAAGGGGAGAAAAAGCTGATGACGCAAATGGAAACGAATTTGTTCCTGGCGCTATATATTCATTGGGAAAAGAATCTGTTGAAGGGGTTGAATTTGGCCGTTTGTATTTTAAGCTATATGGAGTAATAAGAGAATATAAAGGCGTTAATCTAGATTCGTTAATACTGAGAGAAGTTAGTATTGATGAAAATGGAAATCTTATAGAAGGAGTAAATACAACAGGAAGACGCACATTTTCAATATCACCATCAATGTGTAAAATGATGGGGTTGAAATATAGTCCTGGTTTTGAACTTTGGCCAATAAACAGTGGTTTTGAAAGGGTAGATGTTGATGATATTGTTGACGAAAAAATGTGGATTGATTATTGTAATATGTCAACATATCCTACATCTGAAATAGATGGAACTATAAGGAAAATTATATTGGAATTGCACGGCTTTTCTCCATATAATAATTCCCATATTATAACCCCTACTGGGGCAATGATTCCTACAAACGATTTCATTTCATCCCTTACAATATTTGCAAGACAAAACATATCAACAGATAATGGATGTGCAGGATTTAGAATAGGAGAGCAATTACCATTCAAAATAGTTGGTAGAGATAACGGTAGTAAGGTTTTTTCTATTTGCGATGATAAACATAACATCTATGTTGAAGTTGACCTTACAAAACAATCCCTTAATGCAAACACGCCTGATGGAATTGTAGGCGTGGCTCATACTGCATTGGATGGTAAAGACGTTGATGATGTCATTGGTGTGAAATGGGATGAATCAAATGATGAAAATCAACCTAAGCCAAAGAAAAAAGAAATGTCTTCAGATGACATAGATAGAGTGTTTAAATCACTTGATAAGCATTTTTCTAGAATGGACAAAATATTTGGTCCACGTGTTGGAGAATGGAATGGGTTACAAATATTAGAATATTAAATAAAATGAAAAAGGAAATTGTAAACGAGCCAAAAGAGGTTAAAGGATATAGAGTAGTACAAGATGGAAAAGAAATTCTTGATGCTTTGAAAAACGGAGAAACTGTTATGCATTGGGAAAGCGGATATTCAATGCATCCTATTATATCTCATATGGAATATTGTAAAATTACTCCTATTGGAGAAATTGTCGATAAGGAATTTTTCGTTGGGAAGCCTGTATTTTGTCATTTTGTATACCCATTGAAAGAAGGCGGATATGGCGATTTCTATATGGTTCATCGCTGCACTGAAGTTATAGAGCGTGATGAAGAACTATACTTCCGTATTGATAGCACAGACGGAAATTGTTTTGGATGGACAAAAGATGTCTACGGAATAGCAGAAAGCACAGGAATTTTTCAAGATGAATCTGTATTATTATGGAATTAATAAAGGTAAAAGACGTAAATAATTATAAAGGCAGGCTCTACTATATTTTTCCAGAAATCAGAGAAGGAAAAATAGTAAGAAATAAAGTTAAAACTTTTGTGCAAAAAGAGAAAGCCACAGGTTTGACTTTTTTTGGTACATTTTATTGTGTACCATGTTCTTCGGCAGGAGTTTCTTGGGATAATCCAATAAGATGCTATCACAGAGGCGAAGTAAATGACGACTCAGTAGTAGATAAACGATTTAGGTTCTTTACTGTTAAAGAAGAGGCAGAAAAAGCACTTGAAGATTTTGGAAAACAATATGCATATAAATTAACAGAATCTATTGACAGGGAATTAAAGCAATTTGAGGCTGAAAAAAAGAAGATAAATGAAAAAATAAAAGAATTAAAAGCAAAGAAAAAAGAATGTTTTGATATATTATCCACCAGTTTTACTAAAAAATCTTGACTTTTAAAAAAATTGTTATATTTATTATAAAAATAGAAAAAATGCAAAACATATCATTTAATTATACTTATGAACCGGTTTACGGCGGCTACGAGGGCGAATATGCTTTCGGAGAAGAACCATACTGTTCATTTTAAGTAGATTATCCTGATATGTATCTCATACTAAGTGTGTTTTCATGATATTAGAACAATGAAGGTGGATAATCTACGCGATTATTCACCTTTTTACATTTTTTAACAATAATAATTTTTGTTTATCAAATATTTTTTGTATATTTGTATAGTGTTTTTCATAGGCTTATATATGAACAAGGAAACTTACAGCAAATTTTCACAGAACTGCAAATTCCGTACCAAAAAAGAGTTTCCTAAAAATGGTCGGTTCATCTAAGGGCTAGGATTCAAGATTTTCATTCTTGCCATACGAGTTCGAATCTCGTACCGACTACAAAATTAATTTTTATTATGTCAGCAAAAGTTACAGCAGTTGATTGGCCATCTCTTAAGAGTGGCACAATGTTGCATATGAGAGATTTTCCAACAGTTAAACTTTTGAAATTAGACAACTCAAAAGGATGTTATTTTAATTATAGTGGCGAAACTATATTAGTAGATGTTGGAGAATATACATCTGAAGTGAATGGAAGTTATTATTATTTCCAAACTGAAAAAGATGATTGGCATCCATTAACAAATAGACTTTGGACAATTCATGATTGAAACATCATTAGATTTTGCATACAAACGTATGAAAGAAAAGAAATGGGAAAAGATATATGTGTTGGTTGATATTCATAACACAATATTTAGACCCAGTTACGAAAAAGAAGAAAAATATGAGTGGCTTATTGGAGCAAAAGAAGCATTACAGTTTATGACCAATAACAAAAAAATTTCACTTATACTGTGGACTTCTTCTTATAAAGATAAAATAGACAAATACATAGAAGTGTTTAAAGCTAACGGTATTAAGTTTGATTATATCAACGAAAATCCGGAGGTACAAAATGATAAATTGGGCAATTATGATGGTAAACTCTATTTCAATATAGGCATTGATGATAAGTTTGGCTTTGACGCAGATAATGGAGATTGGCTATCATTGTTAATAAGAATGAGAACACTTTTTCCAATTCATAAGCAAGAAAAAGAAGAGTGGGAAGAAGTTGAAATGAAAGTATAAAGATGTAGGGGTAGTTCAGTTGGTAGAACAACGTTTAAAAAATGTTCCCTTATTTTTGAAATAAAAAAAAACAAGTTATGGAAGAGAAAAAATTTACCATTACAGGAGAGGATATTGATAAGATATGTGAAAATAGACAGGTAAAATATATGTTCCTTGTATCTTTAATTAGTTCTGACAATATAAGGACAATAGAAGATGCGGAAAAAAGCCTATCATACATCGATTCATTTGAAAAGGCGCTTAAAGATGCTACAATATCTCCTGAAGAAAAAACTGAAATTGAAAGCTATCTTAAAAGAGGAAAAGGTATTCTGAATGATGATATAGAAAGATTTAAAAAAGAAAAATAAACATTGGCGTGTGACCGGAGATGGCATCGGGGAAGACTGTAAATCTTCTGGTTAATTCCACGGGTGGTTCGAGTCCACCAACGCCAACCATTAAGATATAATTTAACATTTTTTAACATATATTATTTTGTTATTAAAATGTTTTTTTGTATATTTGCATAGATATTAACAAGGAAACTCACAGCAAAGAACTAAAAAAATTGTTCCAAGCAGGAGGCCAGTGGTTCGAATCCACTTATGCTACGGCATATAGCTCAGTAGGTTTAGAGCGCCAGCTAATTTTTAAATGTTTCCTAATTTTCGGGGTGTAGTTCAGTCGGTAGAATGCGTCATTTGGGATGATGTGGTCGCAGGTTCGAGTCCTGTCACCCCGACAATTTAACCGCTGAGGCGTGTAAGTAATAGCAAGTGGTTTGATAGTAAATGTATAGAACGGCTGTGGGACATCTGATTGATTTGAAAACCCACATAAGAAGCCTCCCCTATCTGAGGGTAGAACTAATCCTATAATCCCTTCACGCAGTCAGGTTATATATACAAGGAGTCTAACAGCAAAATTTACTGCGGGAGTTAGCTCAGTTGGTTAGAGCCTTGGATTTTACCAAGAGGTCGTTGGTTCGAATCTAACACTATCGGGTTTAAAATGACTCCTTATTTTTAACGAAAGTATTAATTTTAAAAATAGTGTTTATATGGCACATGTTTATGAAAAGAACACAAAGGAAACGGTAGATTTTCCTGCTTATACCTTATGTTTTTTGGGTATTATAATGAATAAGCTTGAATTCTATGGGCTTATAGACGGAAAGAAGGGAAAACTTGATACGGACCCACCAAGCACATTGGTAATTCCTATTGTAAGTAGAAAATTTCAATATTGCTATGATGGAATTGAACTTATAGAAAAAACCATTAAACGTAGAGGCTTTAACTGTAAGATGGAACATTACAAGATTGTAGACATCGACGAAAAAGATGGTACTAAATCTAAAGGTTATTCCTACGAATATAAGATTTCAAAGGCATAATTAATATATGGGAACGTACAGCAAATTTTACATTTGTAACATATTTCTGATTGCGATAACTTCAATAGGCGTTCCCTTTTAAAGTAGTATTTATTGTTTTAAATTATAATAAAATAAAAATTGTAATTAAAAAATTAGAAAAAAAAATGAAGAAATTAATGTTTATTTTTGCCCTTATGTTGGGCGTAGTAAGTGCTAATGCGCAGATTGCTACTGAGAATAGTAATGCGCTTGACAACATTAGCTTCGGAATCACAGCAGGTGTTTCTACTCCTCTTGATTTTAACAGTGTGTTCCCTTTGAACACAAATGTAGGTATTAAGTTGCAGAAGGATTTCACCCCTGTTTTTGGCGCTCAGTTAGAGGGCTTAGTTGTTCTTAATGACAACCATTTCTCAGACATTAAAACGGCCGTAAAGGCAACTAATGTTGGCGCTAATGGCGTATTTAACATTTCTAATGCCTTGTGGGGCTATAAGGGTTTCCCTCGCGTGTTTGAGGTTAGCGCAATTGGTGGTATTGGTTGGCTTCATACGTGGAACACATCATCCAATAGTTTGACGGGTAAAACTGGTCTTGACCTTGCGTTTAATCTTGGTAAGAAAAAGGCTCATTCAATTGTTTTTACTCCCGCTATTTATTGGAACTTGCGCAATTTTGGTGCGTTGCAGTTCAATAAGCACAACGCACAGTTTGCATTGAATGTTTCTTATGTGTACCACTTCAAGACAAGCAATGGAACACACCACTTCAAGACTTATGACATAGGCGCTATGATTAGTGAGATTGACCGCTTGAATGGCGCACTTTCAGAGTGTGAGAGCCGTAAGCCAAAGGTAATCGAAAAGGTTGTTGAAGTTAAGACGGTTGAAACTGCAACAGTTGCAACGGCAAATGAGGTTTGGATGGTTACATTTACCACAGGTAGTGCAGTTCTTTCTCCTGAGGCTAAGTACATTCTTAATCAGATTGGAAACGATGCAATTGTTGATGTAACAGCTACAGCATCTAAGGAAGGTACTGCTGCATTTAATCAGAAGTTGTCTGAGAAGAGAGCAAAGGCAGTTGCTGATTATTTGACAAATCGTGGCGTGAAGGTAAATAGCTTTGAGGGTAAGGGAGTCAATCCTGAGACCGGACGTTCAGCTATTGTCAAGACTTTGCAGTAACGAAAATAACAGTTTTGGTAGTTTCCTGCGTGATAAACTACAAGTCTTATGCTCTGCGAAAACAAACAAATTTGTTGATAGGTTCTTCATACATCATATATTTACTTAACCGAGCGAGGTTAAGGAGTAGAGCAAATAAGGTGGTTGCTGAAACACGTAAACAGCTCACGGTGCGTACCAAACGAGAAAGGATAACAACTTTCAATAAGCGCATAATCTTATTTGTTATCGCAAATAAAAAGGTACTGGGCAAACCTTAATTGCCCAATCTTGCAGATGTAGCTCAATTGCTAGAGCGATGCCCTTCCAAGGCATAGGTTGCCGGATGGTACCCGGTCATCTGCTCTAATAACATGCCGGGTGAACCGCTGTTGCATCACAGTGCCGGCTCCACGCGGGTGTAGCTCAATTGCTAGAGCGTTGCCTTGCCAAGGCAAAGGTTGCCAGATGGTACCTGGTCATCCGCTCAACATTAATTTGAGGAAGTAGGATTGGAAGTGTCCATCTTTCAAAGAGTGAAACAATTCTTCATAAACGGAAGCCACGTAGGAGTTAATAGCCTACCTCTAGCATGCAGAGGGTAATCAATATGTTTCTTTGGTGTAGCAACACACTCAAATTAAATGATAAAACCGAAAAAGGGGCTACAGTAGGTTAACGCCAAACCAAAGCCCTTGAACCTTGTAAATGCTTCGACTGCTTTATGCAAAGAAGAAGGTGACAGACCATTGGGTAATTCCATAGGAGCGTTGTTAGGGCGTTAATTGCATCAGAAATGGTGCAATTTTTTTGTTTTTATTATTTCTTTTTTTTAACTTTTTTTTGTATATTTGTAATATGAAAAGAATTATTCATTAAAGCAAAAAAGATATGAAATTTGGAGAATGTTACAAGATTTTGGAGGAAGGTGGTTTTGTTTCAAGAATATCTTGGAGTGGAATATTCATTTGGCTCAAGCCAAAGGCAAGCGTTAAATCAGAATGGTGTAAAGACCCAATATTAAAAATGCTCGCTGATGTAAATGGTGGAGAAGTAAAGGCCGAACAGGTTTTATGCAAATACGATAAACTCCAAAAAAATGTAATGACTGGATGGTCCCCGCAGCAAGATGACCTTGCAGCAGACGATTGGTCAGAAGTTACTGTTAATGTAAAGGATGATAATCTCAACATAATGTTTAAATATGATGGCATCAAGCAAAGTATTGATGTTAATAAACTATATGTTGGAGATTTATTCGATGGGGCTGAAGTGTTTAAAAAGCCTTAATTCATTTAACTTTTTTTAACTAAAAATATTTGTTCATATTGATTTTTTTGTGTATCTTTGGACAAATATTAATTTTTTAAATATGAAATACTTAGTTGGAAGAAGAAACTTGGCTTGTACTATATTTGTTCCATTTGATTGCGACAACAATTGTCCTTTTTGTACATCAAAGAAGATGTATAAGAACATCAAATTAAATCCGAATAAAATTATAGAACAAATCAATAAAATAAACAATAACTACGATGTGGTAGAATATGTATTAACCGGTGGCGAGCCTTTTGCTAATCTTGATGAAACAAAAAGGATTATATCGGCGATGAATAAAAGGTGTTTTATTAACACAACATTGCCATTGGTTAAGAACATTGATGAAATAATTGATTATATCAATTCTGAGCCAAAGATACACGGTATTAATATATCAAGACATATTGGTCACGAATTTAGTGGCGTGGCTGATTTGAAGTTAATAGACAGAATTGAAAAGCCGATAAGAATTAATACGGTTATCAATAAAAATTTCTCATTTGATGAGTTTAAAGAGTTTGTTAAGAAATGGGGAAGCGAAAAGAGGCTTATAAATCTAAGGGCTGATTATACAAAGCTTGATACAACAACATTAAAGGCCCGTGACGAGATTGAAACTCTTCTCAGCGAAGAATATATGTATAGTGGAAGTGGAGGCTGTTTAGTATGTCACTCTTCAACTTTTGAGGCAGATAATTGTATTATTTCATATCATAGAGGATTGATGTTTTCATCTGTTAAAATGGGTAATAAAACATATATCAATGATGTTATAATTACCCCTGATGGAAATGTATACAAGGATTGGGATTTCAATAATGACGATGAATTCAATAATTGGATATTCAAAACTCCTGATATTGAAGATACAGAAATAGAGGTTTATGTTGATTGGAATAAGGATGGTAATGTAATAAAATATTATTGTGCAGACATACATACTGATAGAATAAACCTTACAGAACATACAGAATTTTCAAAAATAATAAATAATGAATCACAGTTGGAAGAAATAAAAGAAACACTTAAAAAACAACTTAAAGAAAATTTAGTTAAAATAACAACAATTTAAATAACTATGAGTAAGTTACTATTTATTGATTCAGATGACATCAATGGTTTGTCAGAAGCTTTAAGAGAAGCATTGGAAAGACGTGGTATAGTATTTAGAAGAGACAATTCAGGAGAATTTGATTATCCAACAGATGATAATGAAGAACCTGATATTGACCCATATTTAGGAGTAATGCCACACGGAAACCATAGAGACGAATATAGACCTGTATATGGAAGTCCAATTTTAGGTAGTTGCGGCGGAAAAACATACGGTAGCTGCGGACAACGTGTAGCACCTTCGTATGGCGATTGTGGGGGAGGAAGTTTTTTTGATACTCGTCAGTCATATGGCGGATGTGGTGGAAGCGGAAATAGAAGCGCATCTTGTGGCACCGGAGGAGGCTGTGGCGGAATTTTTTCTCGTGGAAGATGTGGAGGAGGAGGCTGCTAATTATTGACTCCATCTTTTAATTTACTATATTATATAAAAGCACCCGTGCTGGAATTGGTAGACAGGCTACACTAAGGATGTAGTGTCGCGAGGCGTGTGAGTTCGAGTCTCACCGGGTGTACTAAAATAATATATGTAAATTATTAAATTTAATGCCTGAATTTAAAACAATCGATGAAGATGGAGTAATACTTAGGAGAACATGGGCAATGCCCAATAAAAACACATTTTCAATAAAGCCATTTAAAGAACTAATCGATAAATACAAAGCTAAATTACCAGAAAATGCTATCATTTTAGACCCATTTGCAAACTCCAATAAAAATGGAACGATAACAAATGATATTGACCCACAATATGATACTGATTATCATTTGGACGCAAAGGACTTTTTAAAGATGTTTGATGACAATTCTGTAGATATGGTTCTCTTCGATGCGCCATTCTCTCCTACCCAGGTTAAGGTGTGTTATAAGAAGTTGGGTAAGACAGTTGATTATCAGTCAACATCAATAGCGTTTTGGACTGATATAAAGAAAGAAATTAGTAGAATACTTAAACCTGGTGGTGTATGTCTCACATTTGGATGGAATACAAATGGCATTGGCAAGAAATACGGATGTGAGATTAAGGAGATTCTTCTTGTTGCTCATGGTTCAATGCATAATGATACCATAGCAGTTGTGGATGAAAAAATTGAATAAAATATATGTGGCAACCAAGAAAAACTAAAAAAGACTTTGTTGAAAACGCTAAAAAAATACATGGCGATAAATATTCATATGACAATTTTGTTTATATAAATAATAAGAGCCAAAGTAACTTATGATTGAGTTCAACGCAATATACAATGAGGATTGTTTCGACACTATGAAACGTATGGAGGACAAGTCTATAAATCTTATATTGACCAGTCCTCCTTACAATATGACAAAGCGTAAAGGCGGTTATGCTGATAGTGGTAGATATGATGTCTATAAGGATTGGAAGACAGAGGAAGAATACCTAGAATTTACAAAAAACGTTTTCGATGAATTTAATAGGATTGTTGTTGATAATGGGGTTGTGTTATATAACTTTGGGTATAGCATTGAAAACCCAGCACTTCCATATAAGTTAGTAACTGAGATAGTTGAAAAGACCAATTGGAGATTGGTTGATACTATATGTTGGAAAAAAAGTAGTGGCTTACCGTTTCCGGCAAACAAATGTAGACTTAGTAGAACTTGGGAATATGTGTTTGTATTTGCAAAGGATGGAATGACTAACGATTTTTTCATAGATAAAGGAGTTGCATCAGTTAGTGAAAAAACAAAGCAGACATATTACAATGTTTTCTATAACTTTGTTGAAGCTAAAAATAACGATGAAAAAACCAATAAGTTAAATCAAGCCACATTCAGTAGTGAATTAGTAGTAAAATTACTAAATCTATATGCTGGTTCGAAAGACTTTATCGTATACGACCCATTTATGGGAACTGGTACAACAGCGGTAGGATGCATTCTTTCTGAAAAATGTCCGATATATGTTGGAAGTGAAATATCTGAAGAACAAGTTAAATATTCATTGAAAAGAATAAATGAAACGATAAATCCATGATATTTATAATGAAAAAAAGTAAACATTATGAATATCAATAAAATCATTACAGAATCAATAAACAAGGTAATAAGAGAAGTTTGTGAAATAGATAATGCGCCTAATGGATGGCATTCTTGGGAAGAAACTGATGCAGCTAATGGCTTAACGCCAGAACAAGGAAAAGCAATGAGAATGCAACCGGGTAATGCTGCTCGCGCAAAGAGCATACCTTCTAATGGAGATTTTGGCAGACCATCATATGAAGAATGGAAAACTCTATATTCCAATCTTATGAATTACGCTGATTATTGTTGGAAATTTTATGGTGTTAAATTACGTTAAACATTTCTTTTTTTAAATATTTTTTTGTATATTTGTATTGTTTAATGATAAATAAAGAATAGATATGGGAAATTTTCTGTTGGTCTTTTCTGCAATAATTATTTTTGTTGCACTTGTGATTTTCTTTCATGAAATTAGAATTGCTAAGATGGTGGACCCTAAAGAGCCATTCTTACATGATGATTATGGCACTAAGAAAGACTCAACAATAAAACAATAAAATATATGATGCACCCGTAGCTCAGGGGATATTTTTTTGCTCTATCCGCTGAACTATTCAAACTTGGCTGATATTTATTATAAAATACATTATAGATATGGCTGAGAATGAAAAAATATATTATTGCAGACATTGTGGAAAAGAGTTTAACGATAAACGTAAATTAGCTGGACACGTAACATATTGTCCTAATAATCCAAAAATTAAAGAGCATTTAGAGAATTTAGAAAATGCCAGAAAAAACGTAAAACAGCACGACCCAAGTATTGATAATACTTATACATGTAAATTTTGCGGAAAAGTAGTTTCTAATGCTGGGTGTTTAAGTATTCACGAAAAAGCATGCGAACTAAATCCAAACAAAGTAAAATGCCCAAATCGTAAAGGAAACGGAGGTAAAAGTAATGGACACAATGTATGGAACAAAGGTAAAACGATGTTGGACGATGAACGGATTCTTAAACAAGCAAATGCTCGTAGAAAATCTTTAGAAAATGGCAAATTTACGGTTATTGGCAAGCCTCACACTAATGCCACAAAGAAGGTTCTAAGGGAAAAAATGATAGATTACATCAAAAGTATTGGAAACGGAAAATTTGGGGAGCATTTTTCTGAAAAAGGGTGCAAATACATTGATTTCTTAAATGAAAAGAATGGTTGGCATCTTGTACATGCTAAAAATGGCGGAGAAAAACAAGTACGTGGATATTTTTTAGATGGATACGATGAAAAATTAAATATTGCGTTTGAATATGATGAACCAAGGCATTATATTGATGTCTACAACAATATTTTATGCGACAGAGACATCATAAGGCAACAAGAAATAATAGAAGAACTAGGGTGTAAGTTTTATAGGTATAATGAAAAAATAGATAAATTCTATATGGTTTAATACCAATCGGTTCCATAGCTCAACAGCATAGAGCACGGCCCTTCTAAGACTGCGGTTGTGGGTTGGAGTCCCACTGGAACCACAAAAATAGGAAAATAAACTGACGGACCTAATAAGTCCATCTGGGTTCGAGTCCCAGTCCCATCACAATAAAAAAACACCTGTAGATGGTAAAACCTAAATTGGATGCTATGGCGAGAAATCCCATAGTAGAATCTCCATAAAACGGTGGAAATCCTACCTGAAGAAGATTACGATTTAGTCAAGGCACTGAATGGCGTGATACACTAACCAATAATGTGTAAGGATTATACCGTGCTAAATTGAAATTAATGCTTCTAAAATTTATCATATATGAGATAACAAATTGAGGAAACTAAATATGGTATTTGCGCAAAATTTTAGTTCGCATTGTAAATGAGTTATATTCTTATATAGTAGACAGCCGCTAAGTTGAAACACTTAGCATAAATATGAGCATCAGGCGAGAGTAGATGCAAACGCTACTAACTCATTTATAAGTTGAAAAAACATACAGAATATCCAAAAGTATGTAAAAAGACGATGGTATAACATAGTCAATTTTCAATTTATTTTCATAAATGTGTAGAGAGTATAGAGGAGAAATGAGGGAAATACATTGAATACCCTCACATTCCATTCAGACGTGTCTGATAAGAATGCCTAAGTTGAAATTATCATAATCTATGGCTGAATGACATTGATGTATAGCAGAATAGAGGTTGATTACTTGCAAGAATTTCAATATGGTAATGATATGCTCCAGACTACAATAAAATTATCAGATTCAAGAAGTAAATAACTGTGGAATTCGGTCGCGTGCATATAATCAAGGCTCGCGGAAAAGATAATTTTAGCTATGGTAACATAGAGTAGCATGAAGCAGTGGGTCGCAGGTTCGAATCCTGCCGGGTGTACAATCACAGGAACGTACAGCAAGATTAATAAAGCATAAATTTCGTATTAATCAGACTGGAGAGAGAACGGAGAAGCGTTAAATCCGCAAGGAGCGTGAAGCACCGTTCTTATTAAGGCAAGCAGCGAAGAACAAGTAACTGACTTGTAACGGTCATTCCCAAGACCTTAAAGGGCGTTCCTTTAAATTTGCTTCCGTAGTTCAGTTGAATTAGAACGCCAGAATACGAATCTGGAAGTCGCAAGTTTGAGTCTTGCCGGAAGTACTATATGTTTAACCAATCGAGTTAAAACAGATGATAATAAAAACAAACACAGGTAAAGAATTAGAGATTCTTGAAAAAGATTTGGTTGTTAAGGACAACAAATTATACAATAAATCAACAAAGTTATTTGAAGCTATTGAAGGCGATAGAATATCGTTTACCACAATGTTAAATAGTGGCCATAAAGTAATAACTTCAGGTAATGTTGATAAATACACATACAACGGTAAGATATATTTAATGGGTGTTGTTTTACCATATAACGCACCTAAAGCGTATGAAGTGGAACACATTGTGAAAATAGTCGATTACACAGATGATAATGCCGTTGTAGCGCAAGTTTCTTTTGCTGATTGAAAACAAAAGAAACAACTTAAATCGAAAGTATGAATGAATGAGTTATGCAAATTGAAGAGTTACAGAAACTGTTAAAGGGAAAGAATGGTAATTATAAAAGATATAATGGCAGTCCATTAAGATATGCAGGGGGTAAATCACTTGCAGTCGGATTAATAACAGAACATTTACCTAAAGACGTAAAAAAGGTTGTAAGCCCTTTTATAGGAGGCGGTTCAGTTGAAATTGCATTGGCAAAAGAGTTGGGGCTTGAGGTTGTTGCGTATGATGTTTTTGATTTGTTGGTTAACTATTGGCAGCAGCAAACAGTTAATGGCGAAGAGTTATACAAACGTCTGTCAGCGATGCCTCCAACCAAAGAAGAATATGAGAGGGTTAAAAACATACTGAAAGAACATTGGAATAAAACTGATGGATATGATGGTAAATTAGACCCAATAGACGCTGCTGTTTATTACTATTACAATATGCAATTGTCATATGGACCGGGTTTTTTGGGATGGATGTCATCAATATATCAATCAGAGAAGAAATATAACTCAACTATTGAAAAGGTTAAAAATTTCCATTTACCAAATCTAAGAGTATATTGCAAAGGATTTGAGGAAAGTATACCTGAGAATCAAGGAGAATTTCTTTATCTTGACCCTCCTTATGTGTTGGATGAATGTGCAGACAGCAAGATGTTTAAGGGAATATATCCCATGAGGAACTTTCCAATTCATCACAATGGATTTAACCACGAGTTACTTTGCAAATTATTGCACGAACATAAAGGTGGTTTCATTCTTTCATATAATGATTGTTCAATGGTAAGAGAGGCTTATAAGGATTTTGAGATACACGAGGTTCATTGGCAATATACAATGGGTCAAGGAGAAACAAGAATAGGCAAAACAAGAACAGAAAGAGATTACGATAAAGACAATATCAAGACTTCACATGAGTTGTTGATTGTTGGAAAATAAAAATATTTTTTGTATTTTTTTATTGAAAAATACTGTTTTTTGAAAATTAATTAATAATTATAAACAAATAAAATTTTTTTATAAAAAATTATGGCACAGAATTTTAAACATATCACATCCATTATTAATGCTGCGTTTGCTACAAGTAAATGCAACAGTGATATTATGTCTGTATCAGCCGTAGATTTTAATAATAACGTTCAAAAACAGCATTGGGAATTTGTAAGTATATGAATATAATAAATGCACTTACTTCACTATAAACGCCAAGCTGTTGATGAACTCCTAAAAAAGTTTTCAGCAGCTTTTTTTAATTCCTATAAGCTATGAAAAAGAAAGATAAAAAAATCATTACATCATCAGCAGATGGAACAAAAGTGGAAATTACTAACATTGAAGGTACTGGACTTGCTGTATGAAAGAAAATTTAATTTGTAAAAGCCTTAAAAGGTTTTTAAAAGAAAGTGGCGTTTATTCGCAGTTCAGAAAAAACTTTTATATACAATCCAAATTAAGAAAAGGTTGGTGTAATCAAACTTATGTTAATAAATTCAATAAATATGTAGGTAATAGTTTACAAGATTTGTGCGAAAGAATAAAAGACAAAAGATGTATACTTAAGTATTCTTTTGAGTGGGCTGAAACGCCACAAGGTTATAACTTTTGGGCAGAAATAAGTAACAGATGGGTTAACAATTTTTAACTAAAAAAATTTGTTTTTTAAAAATATTTTTTGTATCTTTGCACAAGAATATGAATAATTGGAACGTAGCTCAGTTGGTTAGAGCATAAAGTCTGGTTAGCTCAGAGGCAGAGCGGCATGCTGTTAACATGCGGGTCGGGATTTCGAAATTCTCACCAGGCGCAAATTAACAAAATTATTTAATTTTTTGGACTTATTGCTATATTTATAATAAAAGATTAATTATTATGAGTAGAACAATAATGAGAGAATGCCCTAGGCATGGTGTTACTGAGCACGTTTTACTTCAAAACGGAAGTTATAAGTGCAAAGAATGTAGAAAAGAAGCAGTATTAGACATTAGAAGAAGAAATAAAATTAGGCTTGTAGAATACAAGGGAGGAAAATGCGAAATATGCGGGTATGACAAGTGTATTGACGCACTGGAATTTCATCATCTTGACCCTAATGAAAAAGAATTTGGTATTGCTGGTGATACAAGAAGTTTAGAAAAATTAAAAAAGGAAGCAGATAAATGCGTTTTAATATGCGCCAATTGCCATAGAGAATTACATGCTAAAGAACGAGAAGATGTTAGGGCAAAAAAAGAACAAGAAGAAATTGAAAGAAGTATAGTTTATTTCGAAAATAAAAATGTAAAAGAAAAAAAACAAAGTAAATTCATAATAAAGAATAAATTAAATGTAGAAGATATTAAAGAAGACATAAATAACAAACTATCAAAAAAGGAAATATCCAAAAAATATAAAGTAGGGCTGACAACACTTAAAAGATTTTTGAAAAAAAATGGAATAGAATACGTAGAAAGTAAAGGAGGAAAATTAGAAAACCTTAATAAAGACGAGTTTATTGACAGTTTTAAAGAGTTAAAAACATTCGGTAAAGTAGGAAAAAAATACGGAGTGTCTGATAAATCGATTCAAAAATGGTGTGAAAGGAATAATTTACCTTGGAGGAAAAAAGAATTAGTTGAATACATAGATAAAATATAAACTTGCACCCAGACGTGGGTCTCAAGAACAACACTCAAAGATGTACATATGAGTGACTAGGGTTGTTAGACTGTGAAGTGGGACGAAGTAACCCACAACGTTAGCCATACGTCCGTTCAAGGTAGCAGTCATTTTACCTAGCCGTAAGGAAGCACTAAGCCAACGATACTGCTGCTGTGCATCGCTTGGTGGGATGTCCGAGTGGTTTAAGGAGGCAGTCTTGAAAACTGTTGGCCCTTTGGGGTCCGGGGGTTCGAATCCCTCTCCCACCGCATATGATAAGACTTGAAACATTTAGTACTAGTGAATGTCACTACATAAACGCTTATAGTGGTTGTGTTAGAGTAGGGAAACTAGGTATTGAGAAAAAAGGAAATAATAAGGTTAACATCAATTATGTTGTAACCAACATAAACTATACAAGCAAAGGCATTGCGACTATGATGCTAAACAAGGCTATCGAAATGTTCAAAGGATATGAGATTAGTTTATTAGTAAAGCCAATGCCTCGTACTGGAGAGAATATAAAATATAGGACTACAAAAGGTCTTGTAGAATTTTACAAAAAGTTTGGGTTTGTTCGTACTGATGACCCTTGCTTAACAACAATGATATTAAAGAATTAAAAACAATTTAAAAAATATAAAAGTCATGAAACGAAAACAAAAGTCATATAAACAGGTCTAGGCTGTACCTACGAAGAGTTATGGTGCAGCAAGGTAGAAATATGCACCCATAGCTCAGTTGGTAGAGCACCACACTTTTAATGTGGGAGTCCTGGGTTCGAGTCCCAGTGGGCGCACAATATTGCGCTCGTAGCTCAGAGGCAGAGCACGTGTCTCTTAAACATGGGGTCGAGATTTCGAAATTCTCCGGGCGCACTATTTTTTTACTAAAAATGCGCCTATAGCTCAGCAGGCAGAGTACATGACTTTTAATCTTGGGGTCCTGGGTTCGAATCCCAGTGGGCGCACAAAATACATTGTTATGATAAAAGAAAATTTAGAATCTTTATCTTGCAAAAGCAAGGAATATTATAAGAATATAACATCGATAGATGTGACTCCTGTAAAAATACGAGATTGTTCTAATTATCTTGTTCATAAAAAAGGAGATACAATTGTTAAAAGAAGGCTCTTTAGAAAACCAAAGGTAACAACAGTTACAGAGGATTTATATAAGTTCAGTGATTATTCTCCATGTTCTGCTAAAAATTTGGCAAGGTATCATTTTCATGGGACTAGATACAATGAAGAAAAAGATTTTTTCTATTTCCCAGGCGAAGTGAAAATATGCTTTTTAAATCAAAAAGATGCTGAACTCCATAGGTTTGATACGGATGAAGAGTTAAAAACGTTTGTTAATGACCTAATGGAAAAATGTAGAAAATGTGGTAATGAATTGTTATAGTTAACTATATGTTTAATTCAAAGTATTTTAAAATTATGTTGACATTTATTTTTGGTGCAGCAGTAGGCGCAGTAGCCTATAGCTGGTGGACAAAGCGATAAGCTGGTCTAAAATGGAGAGTAAGGTGGCGCACTCCGCCAATTAAAACGTCACAAACAATGGGTAGGTGGCAGACGTGGTGTATGCACCGGACTGAAAATCCGGCTAAACTGGTTCAACTCCGGTCCTACCCACCACAAGTCACAGAGAGTCAGACTTAGAACGGTTATTTAATGTATCGGTCATTAGGTATCATAGGGGTAAGAATTGAAACGTCAGATGATTTCAAAACGTGGAAATGATTACATACGCTATTGCTCTGCTTGTAGTGAGGTTTGCTTTTTCTTAACGAACGTCGGCCAAGTAGTTAATTCGAACATCTGTTAGTAGGGAGGAAAAAGACTTTATTTAACTTACGTATTAACTTGAAAGGTCCTGTGACAAACTATAAGGTTTATAATGTCGCCACTGCCAAGTACAAGTAGCACACCGTTCCTTGATACGGTTATCTCTTTTCCTAGGGAGATTATAAAATAGGACATTAGGAGGCATAGGATATTAGCTCAGCTGGTTTAGAGCGTCTGGTTTACACCCAGAAGGTTCGTGGGTTCGAATCCCTCATATCCTACACAAGCAAGGAAACTAACAGCAAAGTTGAAAATGATTTGTAATCCGTGGGTCGCCGGTTCGAATCCGGTAGTGGGAAGTAAAATTTCCATTTAGCTCAGATGGTAGAGCAACGTTAATAAAATGTTTCCTAAAATGTTGGTGTAGCTTAGTTGGTTAAAGCGCAACGCTGATACCGTTGAGACCGGGGGTTCAAGTCCCTCCATCAACACAAATTAATATTATAGAGCAACGTATTTAAATGGTTTCCTAACAATGGTGCTATAGCTCAGTTGGTTAGAGTTCTTGACTGATATTCAAGCGGTCGTAGGTCCGAGTCCTACTAGCACCACGTATTTTAATACCGGCGCCGTGAGGCCACCGTTAAAAACCTCACTCCAAGGGGCCATAGCTCAGTTTGGCTAGAGCATCTGATTTGCATTCAGAGGGTCGTGGGTTCGAGCCCCACTGGCTCCACTAAACAAGGGAACTCACAGCAAGTTATTATTTATGTTAAAACATCAGACTTGAAATTTGAAAACGTTGAACAGATAGTTCCCTATTTTATATTAAACGGGCCTAAAATGGTATAGATTGGCTGTAGTTTGGTAGAAATCAAGCAGTGGGCATACACTAGAAATAGCAAAAAAAACATAAACGGCGAGAATGTAGATTCTCCTGCTTATGCTTATGCAATGGCTGCGTAAGCGATAGGCCGAGAGACTAGGCTCTTAGGAACAGAACATCCTAGTAATTTTTTCTTAACGTTGTACGTTAAGATGGTGGAACTGATGATTCCGGTCATCCCCCATGTTTTCCCTATTTTCTCAAAATAGGGTGGCAGAGAGGACGGGTGGCGCAAACCACTCACCAAATTCTCTAAAAGCTTGTATAAATTTCTATGGAACGCAGAGCAAGACGGCGGTTCGACTCCGCCTAGGTCCACAATAAAAAAACCCTAACACTGAAAGCAACGTGACCTCATTGGGATGGCCTCCAAGTTTTGTGTCGCCGGTCAGTTAGTTTAACTATGTTCGAAAGCTATGGGGAAGAGTTTAGGATTTTTTTTCATTAAAAATTTCTTTTTTACAAATATTTTTTGTATATTTGCGTTAGTTTATTAAAAATACAAGTTATGGGAAAAATTTTAGACGCTGATTTTAGAAAAGAGCTTTATAAAAATCTTGTAGAGGCAGGATATGAAAAAGTTGAAGCACAAAAGATTATTGGACAAAAATATTATGTTGAACTGTATGAAGATGTTAAGCATGAGGTTGATGTTTTGTTAAATAACCTTGTAAAAGAAGATTTTGAAAATACATTTGATTGCGAATCAATCAATAAGAAAATTGAGGAACTGAAAAAGTTAAAAGAATTATTGAAATAATATAGCGGGGTAGAAAAGTAGTCAAATTCGCCGGTCTCATAAGCCGGTCCCATGTGGTTCGTGAGTGCAAATCTCACCCCCGCAACAAAGCAGAAAGTGTCATTCCTCTACGCAGCACTTGTTGCTGTTTAGTAGGAAGCCCCAAAAACGGAGTGGACTTAAAGCCTCAGTGCGCAGATAGGACTAAATGCTGTGTCCTAGTGTATGCAGATACGTTTAACGTGTGAATCGTCGCTATTGGGTGAAAAGTGATAACCCTGCTACGCTTATAAAAAAGCAAGGAAGCTAACAGCAAGTTTTTTTAATGGTTTGTGGTAATATATAAAATGCTTCCTAATTTTTTTTGCGGTTCTGGTGTAATGGCTTAGCACGTGATACAATCCTGTATCAAAGACTCGTTCGAATCGAGAAACCTGCTCAACAAGGTAACTAACAGCAAACAATGTAAGGTTATACAAACGGTTACCTAAAAAAAATGGTCCGTGGGTCTGCACGATGAAGACGCCGCCCTGTCACGGCGGAAATGACGGGATTGTTACCCGTACGGACCGCTGAAATACAAGGAAACAGCCAAAAATAGATATGAAAAAAAATGTTTCCTAAATATGGGACAGTTGGCCGAGAGACTTAGGCGCAAGTTTGTGGCACTTGTTTACGTGGGTTTGATTCCCTCACTGCCCCCATAATAATTTAATATTTATTAGTTATGAATAGTTTTTGGTAGATTACTGACCAACATTGGTAGCTGAAGAGGATACGTAGTCCAAATATAAATTCTAGTATAATACGCCCATAGGCAAGTGGGTATGATGGTGCTGAAAGTGCATCAACATGTTTAGTTTACATAAATTGCTTAAAACACTGGCGAAAACCAAGCCAAAAAAAATAATTATACTAGAATTTTTTATATTATGGAAAAATTACAATTTACAAATAAAGCAACCACAAAGGAACAGTATTTAAAGTTTAAAGAAGAAGTTAAAAAACCTTATCATGCACATTATTTCTATGTTGCATATTATCTCTTCAAACACAGAATAGTTGGAGAAGAACGTGATAAATATCTTGAGGACGAAGTAAGAAAACGTTGTTGGAAAGGTCTTTATCACGGTAGAATTGTTTATACCGGAGGAGATTTAACTGAATCTGAGGCTATTCCTTATTTCAAGAACCAGGTTATTAAATACTATAACTTATACGCTGATTCAGATGAAAAATAAGTTATACGTATTGATTGATAAATCGCTTGATGCGGTATATGGTTGTGTTCAAGGCGGTCACGCAGTGGCACAATGGTTACTTGAACATAATAGTGGATGGGAAAATGAGTACTTGATTTATTTGAGTGCTGATGTTAACAAGTGGAAAAACAAGTTATCTGTTCTTGGGGTAAGTTATACTGAATTTAAAGAACCAGACCTTGGTAATAAAACCACATCTTTAGCTATTTTAGGACATGATAGGTTATTTAAGAAATTAAAACTTGTCGGTTCAAAATAATATATGGCTGTAAAAATGCAGCCAATTGGCCCTATGGCAGAGTGGTCGAATGCGGTCGCTTCTAAACCGATTTTTCATCGTGGGTTCGAATCCTACTAGGGTCACAAAAAGACAATTTTATGTTAGATTTAAACAATATTTATTGTGGCGATTCAGAGGAGTTGCTGAAACAAATTGATGATAACTCAATTGATTTAATCGTTACGTCACCACCATATGACAATCTACGCACGTACAATGGAGTATGTACAGATTGTTGGAGCAAGGATAAATTCGAAGCAATAGCAAGAGAATTATACAGGGTTTTGAAAGATGGTGGTGTTCTTATATGGAACGTTGACGATAAGACTGAAAACGGTAGCAGAAGTGGTACATCAATGAGACAAGCGATTTACTTTATGGATGTATGCGGTTTTAGCCTTAACGATTATATGTTTTGGAGGAAGAAGAATCCTATGCCACAGGTAAGGCAGCCCAGATATACAAGATGTGTTGAGTTTATGTTTTGTTTTGTTAAAGGTAAGAGGCCTAAGACATTCAATCCTATAATGATACCTTGTAAATCAGCTGGTAAACTATATGCCTCTACAGTTAAGATAATGGGAGGCGAGAAAGGTAGAAAAGAGATAAACTACCACGTCAGTAATAAAATGATAGATTACCAGATATGGGATATGGCAGTTGCTCGAAACAAGAGATTATTTGAGGTAAATGAAAAACAAATAAAGCATCCAGCTGTATTTCCTCTTGAACTTCCACTGAGGCATATATTATCTTGGTCAAATGAAGGTGATATAGTGTTAGACCCATTTATGGGAGGTGGAACAACAGCAATCGCAGCCATTAAGACAAATAGAAATTTCATAGGCATTGAAATAAATAAGGATTATATTGATATTGCTAATACATTAATAAAAGAAACAAATGATAGTGCAGGACATTAAACCATTGGTAAAAGGTATTGCTCAATTGCAATCTGTTTTAGCAGGAGGCATTGCTGTATACAAAATAATTGCAGTTGATAATACTGAATACCAATTAGAGATAGATGTGAGTAACAAATCTGATGTTGGCGAATCTGCTTCATTCAATGTAACAGAAAAGGCTCTGCTACTTATGAGGTGGATTAGAAAGGCCAACGAGGATGATACGCTTATTAAGATAAAAGGGTAAATTTAATATGGCAGAATATTCATATGATTTTGAAGGTAAAGAAAATAAAATAAGTGCAGAAAATCTTAAAAATGGTTTATATGGAAAAATAACAGGCTATGGCAACAGCATGCTTCCAATTTTAAAAAGCGGTCAATCTGTCATATGTGAACCCGTTAATGAGGAAACTGTTCTTGAAAAAAAGAATATTGTATTATGCAAAGTTAAAGGTCATTATTACTTGCACCTTATACAAGCAGTTAAAAGTGGTGATAGGTATCTCATTGGCAATAACCGTGGTGGTATAAATGGTACAATATCAAAGGATAATATATTTGGAAAAGTTGTTGAGATATTAGAATAGTCATATTTGAGTCCTACTATTCCCTGAGAGTCGCCAAGCGTCACTCAAAGTATGTAGGTTTTGCCGGTAGGCAACTATATAAAACGTATATGTCTAAACTGAATTGCTGAAGTGATGCATGCGAAGCCAGGTTTAGAACATGGTCGATTAGCAAATCATGCAACTTACTAATCTTTTTATATAAAGTACCTACCTTTTTAAAAGAAAAATATTTATGGAAGGCTTTGATTATAAAAATGGAGAACTTATCTGCAAAAGATGTGGCAGTAGAAATGTATCTGTTAGAGCAGGGATGATGACAGATAGAGCCATATGTAATAGTTGTGGAAATGAAGATTATATTTAACAAAATTTAACATTTTAAATTTCTTTTTTATATCTATTTTTTGTATATTTGTAGCATACAAGACGAACATAGCCATTGAAGGCAAACGTATAACAGTCTCTCGCAATTATGCATAGCGCTTCGAATTTTTGCTTGAGGGGCGGGCATTTTCTCAAGTACTGCCTGTAGGCTTGATGGGTTGGTCACTTACCAGAAAGATGAACACGGGTTCGAGGAAATTGGTGGTGCGTCTGATTAAATCCTCCGAGTAACTCACGAGAAGAGTGGCGTTTTGTCTGTTGTACGCCACTAGTGAAACAATAGATAATTTTGCCTCCATAGCTCAGTTGGCTAGAGCACGTGATTTGTAATCTCGGGGTCGTGGGTTCGAATCCCTCTGGAGGCTCAAAGCATATTCCACTTAAAAATGCGGAAAAGGATGAGTAACGTTCCGTCCAATGGGTTTTACGCGCATTTCTTCTTCGGGAAGCTAAGCCCAGTGAATATGTTTTTTTTGCTCCATTAGCTCAGCAGCATTAGAGCAAGGGTTTCCTAAACCCTGGGTCACAGGTTGGAATCCTGTATGGAGTACAATACCCTTCTCAGTTGGGGGAGACAATATCAATGGGTGGCGGCTAATTTATGACAAAGAAATATTGGAAAGATTGGCAAAAAAGAATTGGAGAAACCGAGAATATATATAAGTTCTGGTTTTACGAAAATGGCAGCAAAAGAAAATCATTTAATGGCGGCGAAATAAGCAAACGTAATGGCGATGTTTTACTAAATGCAACATTTCATGGTAATGCTGTTGATTTAGTGATTGAACGCCATAAACAAATTTTTGACGGGAATACACGTTCATTAAAACAACATGTTGAAAATGAATATAAAACGCTGCATCGTGATGAAATTGCTTGTATAGAATTCAAAAAATAATCATTTCGAGGGTGGGACTGGAGCCATTTGCTGTAGACTGCATTGCTAATGAAATACTATATGTGTTGATTTAGGTGTGTAGATGCATTTGGAAGGTACTAGAGTAAACGACGCGAGGCTGCTAGTGTGTAGAAATGATTTTTTTAAAATAGCATACAGAAGGACATACTGAGGTCAAAACTCAGAGAAGTTACCGTAGGCAACGAATGTAAGTATCTTACATCAAGGCAAGCATTACAGTTGTACGGGATGGTGGAATGTAAGTATTATATTTAAGGAGGATTACCCAAGTTGGTGACGGGGACACATTGCTAACGTGTTAGGTCGAAGAGACCCTTCGGCGCGGGAGTTCGAGCCTCTCATCCTCCGCATATGCATTAGTAAATCCCCATTCATGGTGGAGGACGATAAGCGGAAAAAGAGCGAAGCGGTAGTTTAAGAAAAACTTACTAATGCGTTTTTTAACTTCTATATTATGAAGAAAATTGCCATTGATGCATATTATAAGGATAACATCTGCCACGTTGTTGGAGGTATATTTAATAAGTGGGTTGATGAACACGCATCAAAGTTTATATACGCTGATGTAAAAATAGGTTCAGAATATATACCTGGTGAATTTTACAAGAGGGAATTACCGGGAATAGTAGAACTACTTAAGCAAATAGATTTGAATGAATTTGACACCATTATAATTGATGGATATGTTTATTTGAAAGAATTGGGATATATTTCAGCAAGAAACGAATTTGTTTCCGGACCAATAAAAAGAGGTTTGGGGTGCCATTTAAGAATGGCATTGGCTAAACATTATCTTGAAAGAAAGGCAAAAAAACGATTAAATATTGTTGGAATAGCTAAAACTCTATATGGTGACGATAGCGAGTATGGCATATGTTATAGGGGAGAAAGCAAAAAGCCATTGTATATAACAAGTTTTAACCTTTATTTTGGGAAATATGGTAAATTGTTATGTAGTTTTGGATTAATTAGAGCAATAAAAAGAATGTCAGGTTGCTATAGAATACCAACAATTATAAAAGAAGTTGATACTGAAACTAAAAAATATTTCAAATAATTTTTGTTTTTAAATTATTTTTTGTAAATTTGTACTGTAAATGAGGATATATTAAGAAATTGATATATTATGGTTTAATTAAGCCATCGCTGTATGTCATATGCAGTCCAAGTTGACGTATGGCTGCCACGTAAAGAAATAGTTTCGGAAAAAGGTAATGCGTGGAAAATCCCGTGCCGATGGATAGGGGCGGAAAACACCTGATTGAGTGCGAAAGTGCGCGAAAGCGTTTATGGGTAGCTTAATGGTGTCGGTTGAGATTTACGTTAGTCTCGTTTCATATTAGGTGATGTACAGCCCTTTTATGAGAAATGTTACGAGGGCGCAATGACAGTAATGTTATATGATGCCCTCATTTTTTATTTTAAGGAAAATATTTATGATAAAATTAAATATATGGATAAAAAGATTTTTATTATTTTCGCTACAATGTTAGTAGCCTTTGCCTCATGTTCAAAGCATGATTTTGGCAATTATCAGGACAGCAAGAAAGAAGTCTATTCTTATGACTTTAATAGTACTTTTAATGTTTCTCCAAAAGATTATGCTGGGCATAAATGGGGTATGAATTATGTACCATTGGTTGACGTAACTAATAAAGCTTTAACTCGTGCAGCACAGCCTAATGGAAATCAGTGGGGTACTCATGATGATAATGACAAGTATCTTGATTGGCCTCAGCCAGACCCAATAACCGATGACGAATTGGCAGAAGTGTTGGCTGTATTTAACGAAAAAGGTGACACCAGTTATGTGCCATTAATTCACGTGAAGAACTTCTTTGTGCAACAGGTTTACACTGGCCCTAATGGAAGTAAGATGAATGAACTTGCTACAACTGTTGATTATGAAGTTACTACAAATGTTATTAGTTGGTGGCCGTATGAAGCTGAGACAACGGTTTCACAGGTAACTCCATTTGACGACATTATTAACAATTTCAACGCAGGAACTTGTACTGCTTGGGATGGATGTATGCTTATGTGGAATTCTGCCACTGAGGACTTTAGTTTCAAAACATCACAAGGCGGCGGACAGCGTTGGTATAAGCATTGGAGAATGGAAAAAATCAATGGAAATTACTATGTTGGTTTTGACCACGAATCAGCCAAGCAAGGTTCTGATGCTAACGAGAACGAGTTAGATGTTAGGGATTACGTATATAATGATTGGATTATAAAGATTATTCCAGGTGAAGGAGAAGTTATACCAACCCCTGTAGATTACGTAAGAGTAATGTGTGAAGACCTTGGCGCAGCCACATCAGATTTTGATTATAATGATGTTGTGTTTGATATTAAATTTACCAAGAATGGTGATGAATACACAGCTGACATTATTTTGAGAGCCGCTGGTGGTACGTTACCTTTAACAATTGGAGGACAAGAAGTGCACGGACTATTTGGTGTATCAACAACTACAATGGTAAACACACAGCCAAATAGGCACACAGACGAAGACCCGGTAAGTTTTTCTGTTACATTGCCAGAAGGAGAATATGAAACCGCTTGGGATGCCATTAACGCATTGCCTGTTGTAGTGCAAGTTAATAATCAAGTAATTCAGTTGACGGTAGACCCAGGTAGCCCTGCTGAAATGATTGCAGTTCCGACGACTGTAGATTGGTCTGATGAAAGAGTACCAATTCAAGACTCTTATCCTGAGTTTGTGGATTGGATTAAAGACCCATCTATTACTTGGTGGGAATAAACGTAATTTTCCTGCCATAGTCTAATATTTATTTAAATAAGGCTTTTATAAGTGATAGACTATGGTAGGTTCATTACATTCAATGAGTTATTTGAGACCGCATAGGCTAAAAGACAGAATTATTAATTGGCTTAAACGCGCTCAAACAGTAAGCATATTCGAACAATACGAAAAATGCGGTATCAGGGCTTTTGACATACATTTATATTTTTTAAACAAAAATGGAAAAGCTATTTTCAAATGTGGTAATACAGAATATGAAACTTTTTCTGTATTTGAAATACTGAATTATTTGAATAGCAAGCAAAACGTTTATGTTAGAATTGTGTTAGAAGACTTGGGGGAACATATGGCAAAAGATTGTAGGGAAACGTTAAAAATTCGTTTTATTAATTATTGCCAAATAATAGAGTCCGTTTACAAAAACATACATTTTTTCGGCGGGTATAGAGAATTTGATTTGAAGCGATTATACAAATTCAAAGGAAACTATATTGGAGGAATAATGTTTTGTAGAAGGGTAGATAGACTTATAAAATAATGCGTTACCATGACACAGGTAAGGTTCTGTTAAAGTCGGTTCTTCATACACGTGTAGAGTAGTGCAATTCTGCGACGCATACGAGAGTCAGTGAAGTTAAGCACTAGTGTTGCAGAGCAATTTCTGTTTAATCAGGGAACTGGCGAACTGAACGTGATGGGTCTGTAACCACATGCCAAGGATTCGATATGAGAGAAGGTTGCCTTGGAATTTTAAAAAAGCAAGATTTAAAAAAATATTTGGAAATGTAAAATTCGCCGGTGGGGGAGTGGTTTAACCCAGTAGTCTCCAAAACTACCGTGTCTTTTGACACCGTGTGTTCGAATCGCACCCGGCGAGCTCATATAGCCCTACTGCAAAGTAGATAAACCTATGGCATAACGACTTTAGGCGAACGGGAGGCTATAAAGGCAGAAACTGCTTGGAAGAACCAAACAAAGCAAATGCTTTGGGCAGTATGTATATGCTACTTGGCTGTGAAAAGACTAGTCAGCCAATTTTAAATTAATATAAAAAAACATACTATATGAGTTTTAGCGTAATATCAGTAGTTATAATGATTTATTTCATTATTGGCGTTATTGTAGCAACGTGGCTATGGAAGAAAAATTATTCAAAGAAATACGAAGAAGCCAAAGCATCAGAAGAAGGTGTTGAAGAAGGTATGGCTCGTATGTTGATTTTATTTTTGATGATTTTTTGGCCTTTTGCTGTTGTATATAATTTTTTGAAGAAATAGTATGAAAAAAGTAGCAATATTTCCGGGTAGTTTTGACCCATTTACAAAAGGTCACGCTCATGTTGTAGAAAAAGCATTAGACTTATTTGATGAAGTAGTGATATTTGTTGCACCTAACCCAAATAAAAAAAGGATGTTTGAAGTTCGTGCTATTGGTGCAACATTGGAATCCAAGTATCATGAACTTGAAATGCAAGGCAGAATACACGTTTGTACAACGCCTAATACATTGGTGGCTGATGTGGCAAGAAAATGTGGTGCAAAATACATTGTAAAGGGCATCAGAAACGCTACAGATGCGGATTATGAATTATCCCAAGCAGACGCAAACAAATGGCTTGGTGGGCTTCAAACCGTGCTTATTCCTTGCGATAAAGAATATTCTCATATTAGTAGCACTTTGGTGAGGTCATTATTAAGTGTTACTGGAGAGCAAAGAGAAAATGCAAGATTAAAAGCAAATGAATTAATGTGATGTGGCAGAGTGGTCTATTGCGCTTCTCTCATAAGGAAGTTTGGATGTGAAATCCTGTCGCTGGTTCAAATCCAGCCATCACAACGCAAGGGAACTCACAGCAAGTTTAAGTAGAGGAATGGTTTACTCAATCAACTGTAAATTGATTTATCCTGTTCGAATCAGGCGTATATGTTCCCTAATTATGAAAAAATCAGCAGTGTGCTAATAACAGCATGCTGCTTTTTGTTTTAACAAATATTAACATTTAATATTTCTTTGTTTTAACATTTTTTTGTATATTTGTATAGTAATATAAAATGTTTTAACTATGAAGATTGAAAAGTTGCTTAAAAGGTTTTTGAAAGAAAACAGTATATATGGTTCTAAAGTTTCAAAAGACACATTAGAATTTTCTATTGATTATGAAGAGGCTATGATGCCTTTTAATTCATTCAGATGGGATACAACCAATGAAGGTCATAATTATTGGTATTCAAAATCCATAGAATGGGTGATGTATTTATATGAAAATCTTGATAATGTAGATGCTGAAGACAAAGAACAATATTGTATAACAACAGACACAATAAAAGATGGATTAAATGAACTAATTCTGTTTTATTGTTTGGAGAATTCTAAAGAAGAAGAATTGATGAAAATAGAAGCATATAAAAACGCAAAAGAATTATATGATAAGCTTTCTCCAAAGGAAGAAACTGAGATTAAGCCATTTTTATCTTCAATAACCACCACAGCGACAGCATATGCTTGATTGAAATCAAGAATAAGCATAAAAAACGCACTATTTTCCGTATTATTTTGTTTATTACATTATTTTTTTGTATCTTTGCAGCGTGAAACAATGACATACGATATTAAAATAGTTACAAGATATTGTAAAGAAGCAGGTATTTTTCCTAGCAAATATTATATTAATATTATTAATTTCATAAAAGAAAACAACAGTTATGTATTTTATGGATTTGATGGAGGAAATTATTCAGGAATGGGGGTAGAATATGAAATAAAATTTCTAAAACTCCAATTTAATATATTAAAATCATTAATTGATAATGGTCTTTTGAACGCAAAAGATTACATATTAGTAATGACTGATACATTACAAAGGTATAATTTAAAATTAGCACGACAACAACAATATCCTTGGTTCGAAAATTGGAAAAAGGTTGTAGCAAGAACAAATAAAAAAGAGTTCGTTGAATATTTTTTTAACGCCTTTGAAAAAAATGTTGGGACGCCGGACGAAAAAAGAAAAAAACTTATATTAGAAGGATTACCAAGTGATTAAAACTTGGTTTTTTTAAAGAAAAAAATTGTGTGCGCACACGTTAATTTGATGTAAATCAAAAAATTATAGCAAATAGATAAAATAGTATTTAAAATAATATATTATGTAAAAAAAAGTAATATATATTAAATGAAGTAAGTAAAATAATTAGTGATTTAAAAGTGCAAAAAATGAAGAAAGTAATTTTATCAGTAGCTTTATTGCTAGCTACAAGTCTAACAGTGATGGCTGAGGACAACAATAGCAATGAGATTAATCGAGTTGAGGCATATGATATTAATGTTAATATCAACAGCTTGGCAAGGTATTTGGAACTTTCTAAGGACCAAATAGAATCTGTAGAAAACATACACACTGTTTTCTTTGAGTCTTTAAGAAGCGCTGCTGTTATGGATAAAGAAAGCCGTAAAAGTGTAGTTAACAATGCAATTTCTTTTGACTTGAAGAACATGAGATATATTCTCAATAAAGAACAGTATAAAAAGTATGTTAAGGTTTTAAACGTAACAATTAATAATCGTAGAATAGAAAAGTAAGTTAATTAAAAGTTTATAGTAATGAGTAAGATTAAAAATTTTATTGTAAAAGCAGCTAAAGCTTATTTTAATAGTTATAGCAAAGTTTATAGTGATACATATTATAAGTATCAATATAAGTACTAAGAAGTAAATAGTGAGTAAAGTGCATTAAATTAAAACAGAGTTTTAAAAGTTGTGCCTCCAGTAAGTGCAACTCGATATAATTTCAAACGATTATCTTTTAAAAAAGGTAATCGTTTTTTTTTGTTTTTTAATTTTTTTTTGTATATTTGTTAAAAAACTAAAAAAATATTAAAGTTATGATAGAAATTAACAAGTGCATTGCAGAGGCAATGAAAAATAGGGAAAAAGAAAAGTTAGAAACCCTTAAATTGATAAAGACTGAATTAGTGAAGGTTGAAAAGTCTGGCGTTACGCTTGATGAAGCGAAAGAAGTAAACGTATTGCTTAAAATGATTGACCAAAGGAAAGAATCAATTGCTCAGTATATAAAAGGAGGTAGAAATGACCTTGCTGAAGCAGAACAGAAAGAAATAGATGTAATCAAACAATACATACCTGAGCAGCCTACGGAAGAAGAAATTGAAAAATATACAGAAGATTCAATTGCTCATTATATTGAACAGAATGATTCTGATTATCAGATTTCAATGAGAGACATGAAAGCAATTCTTTCAATGGTTCAAGAGAAATATCCAACAGCTAGTGGTAAGATTGTTTCTAAGGTATTAAAAAATAAAATTGAAAATTAATACTATGGCAGACTCAACAAATGTTATTAAAAGCGTTAATTATAATCAGCACGCAATATTAAGAGATATTATGGATTTACACATGAAAGGTGAGCCATTTGATGTTGATGCAACATATAGCATTGGAAATTTTTATGGTAAATTTAAGCGTACAATACAGGAAAAAACTGAAGACGGTAGATTGGTAGAAAGGGAAGAAGAATTTGAGATACCACAGCCAAAATATAAATTTGATGTAGACCCACAAGTAGAAGGTGTAGAAAAATTAGACCCCTGGGGTAATTGGCCATTGGAAGACGAAAGCGTTAGGTATATTAATTTTGACCCGCCTTTTGTAATCGGACCTCGCGATTGTGCATCTATGTCGAACGGAAGAAAAGATAGCAATATAATTGGTAAGAGATTTAGTTCTTATTATCCAGTGGCTGAGTTGTTGAGCAGTTATTACCACCATTTACAACAAGCACATAGAGTTTTAAAAGAAGATGGTCTGATTGTATTTAAATGTCAAAACACTACGACAGGCGGAAAGGAACTTAATAGCACTTCATGGGTTTGGCTGTGTGCATCTTCATTGGGATTTGAGGTTCTTGATAAATTTACGTTGGTTTCTAAACAAAGATTAATATCTGGAAAGGTTAAAAAGCAACAACACGCAAGAAAATATGATAGTTGCTTTTATGTATTGAAAAAAAACCCAAAAAAAAACATCCATTATTTCGATTTCATGACTGAAGAACAACTTAATAATTTCATAGATGGATTAAAGAAAAATTGGATGTCAAATAAAAATAAGGAGACTGTTATAAAAGCTCCAATCGTAAATATAGATTATAATGAGTAAGCCATTTTCAATAGCTGAAATTAAATTTTATCCAAAAGCAGAATGCGTAATAGCAAAAAATGAATTAAAAGGTTTTAATTATGAGTGTATGTCAATCATCCATGAAGATAGAATTGGCTCAATGAATTATATTCTTGATAAGTTTCATCCGGTAAATGAGGAAGATTTTTACAACAAATGGATTGATTATACCTTATATGATGACAAAGCAAAGCCATCAGAAAGAGGAAGAAGCGTAGATGAGTTATACGATTTAACTTTGGAATATCAATCAAAATGTGATAAAGATATTCCAGCTTTGACATATTTTAAAGATATTCTGATGCATGCAATATATCAAACATGGGATGGTAGAAAACGTGAAAATGAAATTAGAGAGATTGCTGAAAGCCTTGGCTATGAAATAAAACATTCTGAACACAAAGAGGATTCTAAATTAAACATAGATTTGTTTGCAAGCAAAGATAATCAATTGAGGTTTACGTTACAAATTAAGCCAATATCTTCTTTTAGAAATAATGCAAATTGGGCATTGGCTACGAGGAGAAAGTTTTTTAGAATGGAAGAAAAAGCATTCAAAAAATACGGCGTTCCTCATTGTTATTTAATTTACAACACGCATTACGATACTGATATGAAATGGGTGCATAATGATGACAAAAATCGTTTTTTATTTTCGTTAAATGAACTATGTAGTAATGATGGAAAACTTTTACCTACCGTTGACCTTACAAAAAATAGTGAAAGCGAAACAATAACAATTTAACAAACTTTAACACGGAATATTTGTTTATTTCGTGTTTTTTTTGTATCTTTGCTGATGATTGTATATAATATGGAAAGTACATTATTAAACAAGATAATCAGTCGTTACAAGGCTATATTATTTAAAAAATTCATCCGTTTTCTAAAAGAAAAAGGGTTGTATAGTGAGTATTTTAGAATTATGAGAACTAATCCGCGTGGTGAATATCAACGCAATTATAATGGTAATTTAGCATATTTCTTTAATGAAAGTCTTCCTGGAAATTGGACGACAAGTTGCTTTGTTTGGCATGAATATAATTCTGATGATGTTAATTGGGCGGATATTCATAAGGAATGGAATATATACATGTACACAAATGAGATATAGCGGTAGTAAAGCTAAAATAGCAAAATATATTATTCCTTTTATAATGAAGGAATTAAAACCGGGTTTTAAATACGTTGAACCATTTGTAGGCGGTTGTAATGTAATCGACAAGGTTGACTGGCCTATTAAAATAGGTTATGATAATAATAGCTATGTAATTAGCCTTTGGGCAGCAATTAGGCTTGGGTTAGCTTTTAATATACCAAAGGAAGTCACAGAAAGCCAATATAACGAAATGAAAGAACTTGCCAAAATGGGTAGTTGCTCTATCACTTACCCAAAATATATGATAGGCTATGTAGGTAATGCTTGCTCATATGGTTCCGCTTGGTTTAATGGTTATGCTAAAGTTAACGAAAAGCGTGGTGAAAATCACATATTGGAAGCATTCAATAACTTTATAAATCAAGTTAGGAACTTTAAACATCTTCATAACACATACTTTACAACTGGGGATTATAAAGATGCGTTTCATGTCGAAACATCTTTAGGTGAAAATAAAAACGTAGTGTTTTACTGTGACCCACCATATAGAGGAACGAAAGGCTATAAGGATAAAGGATTTGACCATGATGAATTCTGGGATTTTATAAGAAAATATGCAAAATTAGGCTATAAAATATTTGTTTCAGAATATGAGGCTCCTGATGATTTCAAATGTATTTGGAGTATGGAGAAAAAAGATGGAATGGGTACAACTAAATGCGGTTGCAAACAAAAAGCAAAAATAGAAAAATTATTTGTTTATGACGGATGAAGAATACAAACTGTTTAAGCGTTACTTAAAAGAAAGAGGATTATATAATCATTTTTTAGAAGAAGCTAAAAATTTTCCATTTAGAAGGACTTATCAGGGAATAATTTATAGCATAAATGAATATATAAGTAAATATACGCTCCCAACTGAAGCTATTATGGATTTGATAGCGTGGGCTGATTCAAAAATGGGTTCTAATTTTTGGTCTCATGAATACGACAAATATTATAAGTTTTTTGTAAGTTTTAATAAGAAAAAAAATTATGAAATTTTTGAAAGTATTAAAAAAATTTTTATTTAAAAGTAACAAACAAAATTTTTCTACCATTAACCAACCGTGCTTTGACACACATGGGCGTTTTTTAGGTTGGTTTAGTCGTTCTATGGCAACAGCAATGTTTTTTTTCTGTAAGGATAAGAATGGTAGACTTTATGTGTTAGCTTCTGAACGCGGTACCGGCGCTGCTGATTTCCAAGGGTATTGGAATTGCCCATGTGGTTATCTTGATTTCAATGAAACAACTAAACAATGTGCAATACGCGAACTTGAAGAAGAAACAGGTGTTGGTGTATCAGAGGAAATAGTAAAATTTATTTCTTATGAAGATGACCCGATTACAGCTAACCATCAGAATGTGACTTTTAGGTTTGGAGCATATGACCCAAATAACACGATTGAAAATCTATCAAATTTTTCCAAAAAGCACAATGAGAAAAACGAAGTGGGTCATATTGCTTGGGTTCCTGTAAACGAGATTGATAAATACCAATGGGCGTTTAATCATAAAACACGAATAATTGAGATTGCAAGGGAAATGCAATTGATTTAGGTCAAAAACATACCAAAAATAGTAAAAAATACAATATTTATTTTTGTTTTACAATATTTATTTGTATATTTGCATAGATTTAAAGCAATAAATAATAATAAATTGTTTAATTAAAATTAAGAAAAAAAATGAAAAAATTAGTATTCATGTTTGTGACATTTGTCGCACTTTCTTTTGCTGCATGCGGTGGCAACACCACTGGTACAGCCGCTGCTGATTCAACAGCAACTGACACCGTTGACACAATTGACACCGTTGAGGTTGTTGATTCTACTGTCACAGATTCTGTGATTACTATTAAGTAACCATAGTAAAAAATGAATGGTAGGCAATAGCCTATCATTTTTGTTTTAAAGAGATTTAGTTTTTTAACATTATTTAACGTGGAATATTTGTTTATTCCACGTTTTTTTTGTATCTTTGTCCAAAAGTGATTTACAATCAATACATTATTACTTATATGAGAAATTTATTTTTTATCGCTGCGCTTTCTTTTTGCTGCGTAGCTAATGCTCAGAGAGCGCAACAAACAATTTACATGGATGGTACGTATAATAGTACCGATTGCATCAATGATTTTGATGAAGTGGAGGAAGTTTACGATGGGGTATCAAATAAACTTGTTATCCACAAAAAGATAACAAACGTGTACCACGTTAATGGCCAAACTGAAGAAAGGCATTATGACGCATATGGTAGGCAAATAGGCTATGCGAGATATGCACCAAGATGTAGAACTAATGTTAGGAGAAACGCTGTTGTAATTCCTAATAGGTGCGATTCTTATGAACCGATAGAAACATATGAAGAAAGCCAATATTCGCGTTTATCAGAGGAAAATGGTAAAAAATGGTTTTTCTATTTTCAATTCAATTCCAGCTTTCTAACAAACAAAGAAGAACTTTATCATTTAATAGACTTTGCCGCAAATAATATGTGTTCATCATTGTATATTGATGCTTATGCTGACGCCGGCACTGGTGATTACGAGTCTAATTTAAGAATTTCAAAAGCAAGGGCTAATACAATCATCAACGTATTACTAAGAGAAGGTATTAGTAGAAATCGAATATTCGTTAAGTGCCACGGCAGTATTAATCAACCATATAGTACAAACAATTTAAATCGTTGTGTAACAGTAAGCGCACGCCCCAATAATGAACGAAATTACTATAGATAAAAAAAACATTATAGAGAGTGCCAAAAATAAATGGAATAGTAAGGATGTTGAAAATAGGGGTAAAATATCTTTAAAATACAAGCACTTTTTCAAAAAGTTTAATCTTAAAGAAAATGATTGGTTAAACGATTTTGAACACCTTTCAAAGTGCCAACAAAATGTTATAATAAAAGGTGAACTTATAAGAATCTATGATTCTTTGTCTAACGCCTCAAAAACGTCTATTATGCGTGAATTTGGGTTGACAAAATTTTCTAGCAAATGGTATAAATTATCAGGAGCAGATAAAAAGGCACTACTTAATTATGTTTTAATATGAAAAAAGACTATACCCGTGATTTCAATGACATAGAATATTTTATAGACCACGTGCATGATATAGATGCAAGGATTGATGTTATACAGAAATTGGGGTATAAAATAGGAGTAGATATTGTAACAAAAGAAACCGATGTGGTCAAGAAGGTAATAGTTGGTAAGCGAGGAGAATTAAGAATTCAAATTGCCCCGGCGCCAAAAGGACTACCATTAGCAAAATGCGTAATTTTAGAATGAAAAATAAATTAGAAAACATACTCAAAATTTGGGATGGTAAGCATAACGAAGATGAATGCGTTTATTCAAAACAGCAAATAACAGAAATCGCAGTAAATTGTATTTCTATAACAGAAACTTGGTTGAATAGGGTAAAAAATCCTGAGAAGGCTTCTTTAGAATTTGTGTTATATAATAAAGAAGATGTTGTTTGCGAAATCCTTAATGGGATAAATAGTGATAATATAGCAATCACTTTGTTAGAAATGTTGGCTTATAAGAAAGATATGTATTCAAAACTTGTAGTAAATTGGTTCACATTCAAAAATGGAGAAAAAAACACCAATTGTATTGGAGAGTTAAAAATTGATTAAAATATGTTAAAAAATTAACAAATATTTTTTTATTCATATATTTTTTTGTATGTTTGCAGCAAAATATTAATTTAGCATAAATAGAATGAATAACTCAAAAGAAGAAAAGGCTAAAAGCCAAGAGAAGGACACCACTATAGTTAATGGTGAAAAAGTAAGCACCGCCACTGGTGAAGTTCTTGGAAAAGACACTGAGAATAAAAAAACTTCGGAGAATACCGAAAAAAGACCAATGACTGAGACAGAGGCTCGTGAATATATTGCAAGTCTGCCATATAAGCACATTGACGTGAAAGAACTATATGAGGTGATGCAGGTTCCTTCATGTAGCAACTACGAGTTTAGAATGGCTGCTTATATCATCTTATGGGCGCGTAGAAATGGAGTAGACTATAAGTTTGATAAGAAAGGAAACGTATACCTTACAAAGGGTAAGCTTGAAGAGGGAGAATTTTATCCATGCGTAACATCACATATGGATACTGTCCAAGATAAGGCCAAGCCTTTTGCATTAGCAGGAGCAGAATTGCCTCTTCGCACAAGAAGGGTAAAATCAACCACAACCGATGAAGTTCGCCATGAGATTTTCATTGATGGCCAGGGCATTGGCGCAGACGATAAGTTAGGTGTTTACATTTCTTTGCAGATTGTAAAGAACGTAGAAAAGTGTAAGGCTGCATTCTTCGTTGAAGAGGAAACAGGTATGCAGGGTAGTAAAGAGCTTGACAAAGAGTTCTTTGACGATGTTGCATATGTAATTGGTTGGGACTCACCAGAGCTTCTTCGTGCAGCTTGGAAATGTAGCGCCACACAACTATTCACCGCTGATTTTTACAAAAAGCATATTAAGCCAGTGACATCTAAGTGGGGCTTTACAGACAAATGCTTCCATTCTGAGCCATTTACTGATGTGATTCAGATTCGTGAAAAGACTGGCGTAATGTGTATGAATTTTGGTAATGGTGGATATAACGCCCATTCTATAAACGAATATTTGGTTATTGAACACGTAGACCACGCTCTTGGTATGGGCTTGGATTTGGTCAATACCATTGGGTGTAAAGAGCAATTCAAATTTACCAAATCATATAATGTTACTGCATCCGGTTATGAGGATGAAAGGGAATGTGATAAACTTTTCTCAACTTGGTCAACCAACACCAACACGAACACAAATACACATTCTACCAGTAGCAATACAAATCGTTCTGATGGTAAAGTGAATTCTGTTCAGAATGAAGATGCTGTAAACAATGAAACAGTCAAATATATCATTGATACATATGATGAATATGTTAATGGCATAAAAGACGAAATAGATAAAAAGTGTAATATTATCGAAGATATTATAAAAGATAAATTCCGCGAAGCGGGTGTTGATTATAAGACTCTTGGTATTGATATTAAAAACGAGTTTGCTGATGTTTTTAGCAAGGAAATTAAATTCTAATTTTTTTGAATAATGATTGGTACAAAAATAAGGGGTTTTCGTCATTTGATGAGAATGGCAAAAACCCTATCAAACGTAGAAATTTTCTTCAAGCATAACATTTTTTGTGTTGGTCATGGAGTAGCAGTATACGTAGACGGAGAAGTTAAAAATCCATATTCATCATACTCTGGTGATTATCTTATGATTTTTAATGATTCTCAATCTAACGTTACTTTCAATGAAGGGTACAATTACGGAGAACAAATAGACAAAAAAGTTAGGGAACTTTCAAAAAAATATAGCCATCTTTGGGTAATCACTCAGAAAAAAGCTGGCTTTTTTGAAGATTCGCGTATGCTGTCAGAAATATTAGCAGTACCTGCTAATTTTGAAGAAAAATATAATGAGTTTTGTGAACTTAACAAAAAATTGGTGGCTAACGTTACAAAGTATGCTGATAAATACAGTGCTTTGATTATGTACTTTTATGTCATCACTAATGGCTCTAAGAATTTCTTCTTGTGGGCAGCAAATGCGCATTTCAAGCAAGGCGTTTCGTTGTTTTTGTTAGAAAAAATAATGATTTGGAATGACAATTATAGCCAGTTGGCTAACAAATTGTCTAAAGGCACAATAACCGCCTACACTAATATGCGAGATTTTTTCTGCTTGGTTAATGAAATGTCTAAACTAAGAACAGAAAAACGAGCAAATGACGTTATTAATATGTTTAATACGTCTCAAAAGAAGGCTCTTAGGGCATATAAGTTGTGCAATAGGGATTATGATACCTTATCTAAGTTTGGCAAGCTTTCAAACAAAAAGAAGAACAATTTCATAAGAAAAATGTCAACGGTGGAAGACCCTGTTGAAATATTAAAGCAGATGTCTTTCCTTGCTGATGTTCATTTCGAATGGAATAAGCAATCATTGATTGATTTTTTGAACAATTCAGAGGAGTTTAACTGCGAAATAGTAATTGATAAAGGTGATATGGTGTTGCTTAAAGTCAAAGACTACGAAACAGTTAAAAGGCTCGCAAAAACCACTAATTGGTGTATTTCAAAAGATAAGAAATATTGGGACCAATATGTTGAGAACAATCCCAGTGCCACTCAATATGTTCTGATGGATTTTTCAAGGAAAGAAGATGATAACTTATCAATAGTAGGTTTTACTTCTGTACACGATAGGGGTATCACAAATGCCCACGATTTTCAGAACACAAACCTTATGCAAGGTAAAAGAACTGACGTAGTTTCTGAAATTAAATCATTTGTTTCTAAACAAATAGATTGCAGAAACATATATGGAATTCTTGATAAATATGGAATCAAATTATCCGATGTGGTAACATATGAGCCAAACCAATATAAGTGGGATAGGGAAAGCATGTTCGATTACCTTAACCAGTGTGTTGATGAAGAGGATTACTACATTATATGCGATTACGGCGATAAGGTTGCATTGATTGTTGAGAATGACAATGTTAGGTATTTCTTAGGCGATGCATATATAGACCAACGAGGTCATAGGGGAGAATACGGAAATCTGCATATTATATTCGCTGATTTTTCAAAGAATTCTAACGACCCAGAAAAGCTTGTATTTGGTATTATTACGCACAATTTTGAAAAACATGAAAGTTCTTGTGCAAGGCTTTTCAATGACAGATTTGAGCCTATAAACCAATCTTTCGATTCCAAACTAGAGGAGTATGGTCTACCATATGATATTATTTGTAGAAAAGATAATGTAGTTGATAGGTTTTACAATGCTATAACATCATTAGAACTTGCTACGGCTAAGGACTTGTTAAAAAACAAAGACGTTAGGGAAAGTTTGTTGCAGCAAGAAAGAGCGAATACGTTGTTTGACGTAATAGTAAATGTAACATTTGGTTATAATTCATCAGATTATATAAATTTATTCTATGATAATGGATATAAACTAGGCGAAATTATTGGTCGTAAAAGAATAGGTGATATTGCTAGAAGAATGATTAGCAATATGATTGACGCAACACACGGCAGACCATTGATTGTTCCTTCTAAAAACGGTATAGAACACTTTAAAAACGGACTAATAACTGATTATAACGTGGCGTTATATGTTGGAAATTTCCTTATGTTGATGAAGGTTATGGATAACGAAAAATCGCCAGAGTTCATTAGCAGATTGTCGTCTTTTGTTCACGATAGAGGTAGAACTTGTGATTTATTCGACCTTATAATGACAAGACTAGTTGAGGCTAATGATTTTGAAAATAATTTTGATTCGTCAAAACTTATTATACATTACGCATATTCATATTATAGTCCTAGGGTAATAAACGCCATAGAAAAAAATAAAAAAATTGATTCTAGTCTTAGAAAACTGATTGATAGTTTCAAGAAAGGCGAAGTTAAAACCACAGAAATATGGGTGAGGTCAGAAGATGGAACATATGTGGTAGATGGCGTGAATGAAGAGGTGGCAGCACACGCGCCAAGAAAAAGATAAATGTATATATTGCAAGATGGAGTTTAACATCTTGCAATATTTTTAAGAGAAAATATATTAACTTTATTTAACTTAAAATATTTTTTAATGCGTATTTTTTCTTGTATATTTGCAAAGTGAATTATGAATTTTGAAAAATAAACAAAACTATAAAAAAATGTCAGAATTAAATTATTCTAAAAAGCAAATTCAGCCTTTGATTGATAAATATGCTATCAATCCTGAGACTAACACCACTTTCGCAAGAATCATAAAAATGTTCGACGGCCAGCCAAACTATCAGTTGTGGGGCGTAAAGGTTGTGTTTAGCAAGGCAATAAAGATTGAAGAGCTTGAAGCAATCAAAAGATGGGCTGATGAAAATCCTAGTCTGATTAAACAGCTTAGTAAAAACGGAAACCTTATTTGTTATTCTTCCGCTACTGATTTTGCAAATTTACGTTCAGAGACCGATGGCCTTTGCAAAATTGCATTTATCAAAAACATAATAAGTCGTTTCAACACAGACCAGCGTAAAATTCTCACCGAAGCTATTAAACCTGATACTTTCAATGGACTCACGTGTCATACAAATGGTACGTTCAGCGAGTGGTTTGATATTTTCAGTAAGTTTAATAAACTATCTGCCAACACCAAAACTAAGGTTATTGGCCGTATGTCGGCAGTAAGAAACGCATCGGAAATCAAAACACTGTTAAAGCAAGCATTGCAAGAAAAATATTCTTGGAATAAGGATGACCTTCTTTCTTTCGTGTCAAATAACACGCCAGATTGCGACGTTATATTCAACGACAAAGATGTTGTTATTCTTAACGTGAAAAGCTATAAGGATTCTAACACCCTTTGTTATGGCCGCACCTCTTGGTGTATTACATCATCAGAAGGTCAGTGGAAAAACTACGTATCAAGTAAGAGCAATAAGCAGTACTTCTTCTTCGACTTTTCTAAGCCAGAAAAAGACGAGTTGGCTCACATTGGTTTTACGGTAAGCGACACTGTCGGTTTTCACGCAGCCCATTCTACAAGCGATGGAAATATGATGAACATGGGTATTAATTATCACGGTAAGAACGTGAATATTCAGCAAGCCCTTGTTAATGCTGGAGTAAACCTTGGTACGTTCTTAAAGTTGAAAGTAAATAAAAACTTCAAGTGGGGAGAAAAAGAACTACTTGATTTTGTTAAAAAGCACGATAGCGATTTGGCTGTTGCATATAACAAAGACAAACGCATAGTTATTAATGCACTAACCAACAGCGGATTGAATTTCCTTTGTGGCCATTCTTTCATTAAGATTGGTCAAATGCCAATTGACCAAAATGGTAAGTGCTATGTATTGTTTGATTTCAACTTGGGACCTAACGACGATAGAAGCGTTGTAGCTGTTTATTACAAGAAAGACAATTACAAAATAGACACCCTGAATCAGGTTTGGGATGCATATGGCACAAACCTCAAGGACGAGAAGTATTTGTCTAAAGTTGGAATTAAGACAGATGATTATCTGAATCGTGAGGCGGTTAATCCTAGCATTTTGCTCCATAAGCTTATAGACGAAGGCGATGAAGATGGCGCAATAGAGCTTATCGACAAGACCAAGGACATTGATGTCAATTTCGAATTCAATGATAGAAGACCTATCTTCAGTGCTATTGACGCAAAAATGCACAGGATTGCAGGTAAAATCATCATCAATGATAAATTTGATAGCAACGCGGACGATGGATATGGGGAGTCTCTTATTCAGAACCTGTTGTTCAATTACTACTTGGATAAGACTAACACATTGTCTACTAAGAATTCCAAGAACGTTCAAGAAATGATTGAGACTATCATTGATAGCGGTAAATTCGATTTAAATTTTATTGATGACAATGAAGACACAGCAATCAATGTGGCTTGTATGGATTCTAATATGGCTTGGCTTGTAAAGAAGTTAGCCGCACGTAAAGACATCAATGTTAACCAAGTTAACGATATTGGCTGGACTTCTCTTGGCAACGCCATTCGCTTCAATAACTTAGATGCTCTTAAGTGGCTTGGCAAACGCCCTGACCTTAAGGTAAGCGACAAGGATAAGGAAATGGCCAAAAAGAAGGGTATTAATCTTGACGATTACCTAAAACCAGAGCCATTTAACGAGGCAACAGAGGTTAAAGTTGGAGAAACTGTTACGGCAGATGTGGCAGATGCTGACAGATACAACGAAATCTTCAAAAAGGTGTTTTCGGCATAATTGAAATTGTTTGAGTTTTTAAAAAAATAAGCATCGTTAATTAATGTTAATGGTGCTTATTTTTTTAGTAAACAAATTCTTTTTATTAAACTTTTTTTGTATATTTGTATAAAATAGTTAAAAGTTGTTTTAAATCGAATTAATTTTTTGTAATTATGAGAACTTATACATTTGAAAAGATTAAAAATATCTTCGTTTTAGGAGATTGTCATGGAGAATTTAAAACATTCTTTAATGGCATCAAAAATGGTCTTTCAGTCAAAACAGAAGATGAAGACAAGCCTCATCCAAAGGAATTAGAAAGGCAAGCCAGAAAAGCAGCAAAAGAGCAAGCAGCAAGGCTATTGCATCACGATAGGCATACATTTGCTACGATTTACGATGGCGGATATACAACTTTGAGTAATTCAACATTTGAAGATGCTATTAGAAAAGCAAAAAAAATGATGACATCTGCTTTTTCTGATTCTATTTTTATAATTGCAGGAGATTGCGGAATAGGCTTTAATAAGCCAAAATATTATGAAGACCTTTTTGATAGGTTTAATAGAATTTTATCATATAATAATTCATATTTGATTTTTGTGAGGGGAAATCATGACGACCCTTCATATTTTGATGGCGAAGCCATTAATTTATCAAATATTAAAGCTATTCCTGACTATTCTGTTGTTAGCGCGATGGATAAAAATATATTATGCGTTGGCGGAGCAATATCTCTTGATAGAACATGGAGAATAAAGCAAGAAGAAAGAATTAATAGGTTTTCTACAACAAAGAAAAAGACCATCTATTGGAAAAATGAAGCACCAATATTCGACAACAATGCTATTGAAGACATAGCCAACAACGTTAAAATAGATTGCGTTGTATCACACACTGCTCCATCGTTTGTTAACCCAGAAACACATAGTGGCTTTGATGAATGGACAGAAAGGGACGCTTCATTAGCTGATGATATTAGGGAAGAAAGAAAAGTTTTTGATAGAATCTTCGAGCATTTAAGAGATAAAGGAATGAGTCCTAAATATTGGGCTTATGGCCATTTTGACTTATGCCATATTGAGAAAAGGGCAGGAACTATTTTTAGAGCTTTAGGCGATGGCTTTAATCCCATTTCTATTGATGATGATATTATTTCTTTTACTCAAAACGAAGGGCATAAAAAAGTCATATTCAAAAATAAAAAAGCAAAAGAGCCGGATGCTCTTGGTGGTAGGCAAATAATACAGCCATTAGACCCCCCAGAACGACCGATTTTTGAATATAGATTTAACGACGCTATGGGGTTGGTAGATGAAGCAGAAGAGGAAGCCGTAGACCTTTTTGATGCTGAACCACTTCTTGTAAACGATAATGCTGTTGGCGAAGATGAAGGAGAAGCATTCGAACAAGTCGCTATGAATGAAGGAAATGGGATAGCAGATGTAGGGGCTGTTGTAGAACAGCAAAACGACGCAACCGCCCAAGCCCAAATACCGGCATCCGTTGTTACGCAATTAAGGGAAGAATTGGACAGAAGATACGGTACAAACCGCATTAGAATTGAGCCATATACTATTGCTAGTACAACGAACATGGTGAATACAGTAACGCAAAATAGGGAAATATAATACATGGCAAAAAGTAAATTTTTATCAGTTATGGTTGTCGGAAATAATCCTGAAAAATTAATGGAGAAATACGACAAAGCTCTCAAGGTTAAGCCATATATAAAATACAAATACTTGGATGCAGAAAAAATGAAAGAAAACTCATCCAAGATGCTAACTGAAATCACAAGCAAGCCAGAAAAATTCACTTTAAATAAATTCCAAATTGACTATTTCAAGGAAAGGTTAAAAGCAATCAATGCAATGAGTTCTTTTGAATATTATAGGACTGTTACTGAAGGATTGTATTATGACGAAGATGGGAACGCATTGAGCGAAGAAAATCCTAATGGTAAATGGGATAAATACAATTTAGGAAAAAACTTTTCTTATCCTTTGAAATTAAAAAATGGTAAAGAAGTGTATCAAGCATTAGCCAAAGATGTTGACTGGGATAGTATGCATATGAATGAATCATATGTTAAATTATTCGAAAAGATATGGGCTTTAGTTGTTGATGATGATTCTCCATCAACGCCGGAAGAAGAAAACTTAAAAGCCAATTGGAAAACAAAGAAAAATTATTTATCTAATTTTAAAAATGTAGATGAATTTGTTTCTCATAATTGTGCTTATTGGAACTACGCTTTTTTAAGCGACAAGGGATGGGTTGATGTTGATGATGAATCAGATGAAAACAAATGGATAAGTGAGTTCGTAGAAAGGTTTATTGCGCCGTTGAAAGACGATGATTTAGTGACAATATACGAATATTGTATTACTGAAGGATGATTTAACATTATTTAACGTGGAATATTTGTTTATTCCGCGTTTTTTTTGTATCTTTGCTGAAAAAGTATAAAAAGGTATGGAAATGAATGAACATAGTTTAAAGCTGTTAAGACACAGATTTTGTGAAGACTACAGAGTACCTGTACAAGTACTAACGGAGCCATATTTCACTGAAAGATTAATCATTCTAAATGAATTCGGCTATATGGATTCGTATTTAAAATATGTTAAATACGTACAAGAAAATTATAAAAGCGTTGAAGAATTCTTGGAAGCTTATCATACTCTCAGAAACAATATTATAGCGACCGTTTCTAATTCTAAGGCATATAAGGATTTTTTATCTGATGAAAAGATAACGAAAGAAATTAAAGAATATGTTCCAGTTATAGGCGATATTAATCTTTATACGCAGGAGCAAGTAAAAGAGGGAAGTAACTATTTCTTATCATTTGATATGAAAAAAGCTAATTTTCAAACTCTTAAATGGATTAATCCAGCAATTGTTTTTGATTGTGATACTTATGAGGATTTTATGCGTAAGTTTACTGACATAGAAATTGCCATAAATTCCAAAAAAACAAGAGAAATTATATTTGGTAAACTGAATCCAAATAGAACCACGAAATATGAAAAAATATTAATGGGTATTGTTGAAGAAACAATAAGGCAGACCCCTATAATTAAATGGTTTGATTTATTTTCTCTAAATAATGATGAGGTTATATATAAGCTAAAATCAGGATTAAATTACAAAGACGCTATAAGTGCTTGTAGCAAATACGTTTCAGAAGATAGTATCAAAGGTTTAACAGGAATTGATGTTAAAATGGAGTTCTTCGAACTTGTATGCTATCATTTCAAAACACAAGCATCTGATAAAATAATGAATGTGTTTGTTAAACGTCACAATACAGGCAAAAACGAATATAAATGCGCAAATGAGGTTTATTTCCCTCAGACATACAAGCTTATCAATGGCATTGAAGTAAATGACAATGATTTGGCGTTCTATTATGATAGAACAGAATTGGCAAAATTTTTCACCCCAATTGAAATGGTTGATTTGAAATGAATAAGATATTAGAAAAGCACCCTAATTCCAAAGTTGGAAAACTTGTAGATAGACTTAAAGAACTAATTAAAGGTTCAATCTACGAAAATAATGTTTATTTAGTTGGCGGTTGTGTAAGGGACTTTTTTCTTTCAGAAAACTATGACCCACATGACGTTGATATTGTTGTAAAAGCTCCTGATGGTGGTATAACATTTGCAACATGGGTAACTTATCACACGGGAAATTACATTAATAGTAAAAATCCTGTAGTGTTTCCTAACTATGGAACCGCTAAATTCCAATTGTTTAATGACACAGAACTAAGTGATATTGAAATTGAGTGCGTCCAAACGAGAAAAGAAAAATACAACAAAGAATCAAGAAACCCAGCCACAGCATATGGTACTATTGAAGAAGATGCAATGAGACGTGACCTCACAATAAATGCATTGTACTACAACATAAGTACCGATGAAATATGTGACATCACAAAAATGGGTCTTGATGATATGAAAAATCAGATACTCAGATGCACTGGAGAACCTGATGTTGTCTTCTCAGATGACCCACTTAGAATCCTACGTGTTATTAGATTTTCTGCAAGACTAGGTTGGGGTATTGAAAGAAAAACTTGGCTTGGAATGATTACAAATCGCAATGAAATCAAAAAGTTGACGCAAGAGAGAGTTACTGACGAAATCAATAAAATGCTCTTGTGTGATAATCCAAGCGAAGCAATACAAAAAATGGATAGATGTAATTGCCTTCATATTGTGCTGCCATCCATTTCAATGAGTAAACACGTATATCAGGATATAAGACCAATAAGGACTTTGTATCAGCACACTCTTGAAACACTTGACAAAACGCCAAAGGTGATTGAAACTAGATTAGCAGCTTTATTCCATGATATTGGAAAACTCAAAACATACGATAAGGGATTTATGTTCCATTCGCAAATTGGGGCTGATATGGCAGAGGATATAATGAAAGCAATGAAATATTCCAACGCCACAATAGAAACTGTCAAAAAGGCTATTGAGACGCACGAATCATTTTCAACTTATATGGGAGGAAGTATTCCAAGGCCAGCCGTGATTAGAAAATTCGTTGTTAAATTTGACGGTAACGATAAAGATTTGGAAGTGGCTTTGGACCTTATGCACGCCAATAACATAACACAAATGTATGGCAAAAAGGTTAAGTTTGTTCCTGGACTTAAACAAAAAATCGCTGAACTCGATAAAAAGAGTAAACAAGAAAGCGGAAAGCAGTTGAAAATTCCAATTTCCGGAAATGATATAATGCAAGAATTTAACTTGAAGCCAGGAAAAGCAATTGGAATATTAATGAATAGGGTAAAAAATAAGGTTATTGAGAAGCCTGATATAACAAAAGAAGAACTATTCAAATGTGTTGAAGAATACATAAAAACAGTTGTTTAATGAAATTTAATGAAGCACTAAAACGATATAAACGTTTTATGAAAGAGCGTGGGCTTTATAGCAGAATGCTTGCTTTACACACTACGTATGATTCTATATATGGGTTTCATAAAAAAGAAAGGAAAAAATATACATTTAAAGAACTTTTAACTTCTACACTTGACTCACCTTGTAAATGGATACAAAATTCAACCGTTTTCTGCACTTGGTCTAGAACAAAAGAAGGCGATGGTTTCTGGTGGATTATTAGTATTCTATGGGAAATTAAATGCTTTAACGAAAAAATATATTTGGAAAACAGACCATGTTGTTCAAAAAAAGAAATTATAAGTGAATTTGATAGTCTGAAATCATACATTGGAAAAAATAAAAGCCCACTTTATAAGGAGTTGGAAGAAAAAATTGAAAATTTAAAAAAAGAATAATATGGAAAAAAAGGTTTCAAAAGTTTTATTCAGAATTGATATTCAAAAAGATTTTCTCGATAATGGAAAATTAGCAGTAAAGGGAACTATAGAAAAGTTTAATAAAATGCCATTCTACTTGAAAGAGCATGGTAAAGAATATATTTCTATATGGGATTCGGCTGACTTCCATCCTATAACACATTGTTCATTTAAACAAAATGGAGGTATTTGGCCAATACATTGTCAGGAATATACATGTGGCGCTGCAATATATCAGCCAATAATTGATATTGTGAACGACTTGGGAATTGACCATCATGTGTTTACAAAGGGTACTGATGAAGACCGCGAGGAATACTCTGTTATGAGAAACGAAAAGTCTAATAAGAAGATACACGCTCTTGTAGATTCACTTGGGGTTACTGAGGTAGATTTTTGTGGCATAGCTGACGTATATTGCGTAAAGGATTCAATAGAAGATTTCCACAGGGAATTCCCTAACATTAAAATCAATGTACTAATCGATTTTGTTGGATTCATGGATGAAAATAAATTCATGGAATTCCTTGAAAAAAGTGATTATATTGAGGTCAAAAAAGTTTTTTAAAAAATATAAATATGGTACAAAGTTTCAAAAAGAATCAGCCAGTTGTGGCTACATTACCAACAGGTAGAGTCGTTGAAGGTTTTTATATTGAGCCTTGGAGTGATGATGGCCATTCTTTCTACGTTAACGAGTATGATGGAATGAGAGGCGGAAAACCAGTATACAGAGAAGTGAGGTATGGCGTTAAAGATGAGTTTATTTCTCCAGCTACTGTTGATGATGATGATATTGATGAACCATCTGACGAACAATATAATGCATGGATTAAACGTGCTGAAACTTTGGAAGAAAGAATAAAGGCTGATAAAGATGCTTTGAAAAAGTTAGATAAGGACAGTAAAGATACTGATAAACTTATGAAACGCATCGAACGCAATAAATCAAAGCTTGACCAAATTAACGAGAAAATTAACCAATACGAAGAGGAGAAAGAATAAATGGAAACTTACAGTAAAATACAAACATTGTATAAAAGATACAAACATTTAGGCGATAAATGCCCTAACCCAAAATGGCATAAGTTCCAAAACCAAATCATAATGGGCTGTTATTCGGACCCGGCGTTTGGCTATCTTAAGGACTGCCTTTTTGAAGGATATAGCAAAATTGATGGAACAAACTCCAAGATTTGTTATTTCCCATCAACTAACCAAATAATGGTTGGCGGTAAAACCGATAAAGCATCTTCTCAACATGGTCAATTTGAAATGCTTCAAGAAATTGCAGATAGGATTAAACCTGAACTTGAAAAGATGTTCCCAAAAGAAACTGCACGTTTTGCTCCTGTCAAAAATGTTGAAACTAATAAGATTCAATATTATGCAACAGAAATTGAATATGCCACGGCTTTTAACCCTGTAGTTGCTTTTAAAAAAGTAGATAATGAAAGCCTTTCAGGTTTAAAAAATGTTGGCATAGAACTTGAGGAAATTCCCGTGTATATCTATGGAGAGTACTTTGGCCAAGGCATTCAGAAATGTGGAGGGCGCTATTTTGATAAAAACGATTTTCAAGTGTTCGATATAGAGGTACAAGGATGGTGGGTTCCGAAAGATGTGCGCGATGCCTATTGCAAAGGTCTTGGACTAAAGACTGTTCCTTTCATTGGTATTGGCACTCTTGCTGAATTCGAAAAGATGGTAACTGATGGCTTTACAACAAAGGTGGAAGGGGTAAAAGACCCTACTCTTATTGAGGAAGGTATTGTAGCAAGACCTACTGTTCCAATCAAAGATGAAAGAGGTAATAGAATTATAGTCAAAATTAAACATTGTGACTATAATAAATGGAACTCAGTTAGAAAAGAATTCACAGACGAAGAGTTTAAAGAATTCAATGATTGGTACAACGAAAATATTGAACCAATATATTAAATAATGGAATTTTTAAAATTTAAAGCTTTTTGGGATGACGAAATAGCTAAAAAACTATTTCGTTGTTCCAAAGAATTTGGGTTTTATTCAACTTTGAAAAAAAAACTTGGTGCTAAAAATAAATCCAGTTTGTTTTTTTTTTATGATTCGTCTATGCGTAATTTAATTGCTAATACTGAAAATGTCATTGAAATTACTAAAGAACATGGGTTTGATAATATCAATAGAATTTATTCAGTTCGCACAGCAATTAATGATAAAAGACATTTTGCTCAAATACTTGTTTTTAACATATTAAGAAGATGTTCATTGAATAAGAAAATATTCATTGAAGTAGTTGAAAAAATGGATGAAGAAATTTTTAAAGGGCATAAAGCACAAGCTTTTTTTAGAGAAAAATACGATTTAGTAATAACTTTTTTTAAATAATATTTAGGAAATGATATACAGTATTCTTGATACAGATGTATATAAGCTTAGTATGTCTAATGCATATTTTAAGCTATACCCAGATGCAGAAGGCACATTTACATTTAATGACCGCAATAATGAGAAGTATGATAAGAAATTCTTGGAAATGCTTCAATTGGAATTTGCTAAACTTTGTCAGTTGAAACTTACAACTGAAGAGTATATATACGTTTCCAATATTCGTTATTTAGCCACCAATTATACAGAATGGCTTAAAGGATTCCAATTCGAATTGGATAAAATTAAATGTTGGATTGACGAAGAAGGACATCTTCACATTGAAGTTACTGACAAGATGTATAAGGTAACTCTTTATGAAGTGCCTATCCTTGCTATTGTTGCTGAATGCCGTAACAAATACCTTGGAGTAAATATTGATTTGAAGAAGGTGATAGACATTCTTGATAAAAAAATTGATTTCGCCAATGAGCATCAACTTTATTTCGCTGATTTTGGAACTCGTCGCCGGGCTTCCGCAAGTTCTCACGAAGCTATTGTAAAACGCCTTAAAGAACGTTGTCCTGTTTATTGCACAGGTACTTCTAACGTATATTTCGCGATGAAATATAAAATGACACCAATTGGAACACAGGCGCATGAATGGTTTATGTTCCACGCCGGTATAGGTGGGTTTAAAACCGCAAATTTCAACGCTCTTAACGCATGGGCATCTGTTTTTGGTGGAGACCTTGGAGTAGCACTTGTGGATACATATTCAACTGCATCATTCTTGCACACATTAACTCTTCACCAAGCTAAATTGTTTGATGGATTCCGCCAAGATAGCGGTGATGAATTCAAGATTGGAAATATGATTATTGACAAACTTAAAGAACTCCGTATTGACCCAACAACTAAAACAATAGTATTTAGTAATGCACTTGATTTTGAAAAATATGCAGAAATTGCTAAGTATTTCAAAGGAAGAATAAAAGTATCAGCGGGAATTGGCACAAACATTACCTGTGATTTAGGTATAGATGGCTATAAACCTGCTAATATTGTAATGAAGCTTTCTAAATGTCGTTATAGTCCACGTGATTTCTGGGAGCTTGTAATTAAGATTTCAGATGACCTTGGGAAACATATGGGTAATAATGAGTTATTTGAAATAGCCACAAAAGAACTTCATTTTGAGGAACTTGGTGTGAAAATATAACAAATTGGGCAGATTATTCTGCCCTTTAACTTTTTTTAACCAAATATATTTGCGTATATTGGAAAAAATGATTATCTTTGCACCATACTTGAATAAAATAGATTATGGCAAGCATGAATAGTTATGAAGCCACCACTTATATAGTAATCGGTGGCAAGAAAATGACAATGCAAGAGTATCGCAAATACAAGCGAGAAAAGGACAAGGAAATCCAGAGCAAATTGTCAAAGAAAAAGCAGCGTGAAATAAACAAGGCTAAGAAAGAAGCCAAGAAAAAGCGTGAAACTGAAATAACAATACTTCCGGGCATTATCAAGAATATTGTTAAAAATGCAGGACCAATTAAGAGTCTTGCTGCATATTATGATAATGCATATCGTCAATGGGGAACAATTGCAAACCTTATTTTGAAGTTGCCTGAAGTTGATGAGCCATTTCGTTTGTTCAGGGTTGATGCTTATCAGATTGTTGATGCTATTAAGGAAATTTCTGATGTTGCCAAGGGTAACGAAAAGGCCGTGTTCCATTATGTACAAAAATTATCATGGAAGCTTGACAATGCTAAAAGCAAGATGAAGCTGTTATATAATGGCGTTGTATCTTCGGGTGTGTTGGATGAGTTTAAGGATAGAGAGTGTATTAATGGCGAAGGTAGACGTTTGGGTTTGAGAATTCTAATGACCAGAACGTTTAAAAGCTTGGATAATATTGAAAGCGCCATTGCTGCGTTGAATAAGATTGCTAAGGATGGATTAAGTGCATTTGAATATCGTACAGATAAATTAGAAAGAGCATATAGAACCGTTTAATTATGATTTTTGAAGGAAAAGAACACTTTTTAAAAGCAATTGCTGATAGTTGCAAAGACACTGCTGTTATATATGACAAAAACAATATTGTCATAATAAAAGTTAGTTCATTTAGTGATTGTAATCGTATATTTTGTCACAAGACAATAAAATGGTGCATTGCAAACCAAGAGTACCATTGGAATGATTATGTTGGCAAAGCCGGTCATGAACAGTTTTTCATAATTGATTTTAATAAGATAAACGAAACGCCGGGCACTAAGGATTATAACTTGTCACTTATTGGATTTACCCTTAAAGACGGCAAATTATATGCTGCTCATGCTAGAAATGATGATGGACTTCTTGATGGGCTTAAAAAAGACAAAACTGGGTATCATCCATTTGAAATGGTGTTGAAAAATAAGGGACTATACAATTTCGTCATTAAGCGAAAAATGAAAGGCGGTGATAATGAAAGTGAAAACAATGGAATTATTGCCGTAATACTTGTAATTGTGCTGATATTGCTTCTTATGACGTATTTAGCGTTTATATGTTAACAATATTTAACGTGAGACATTTCCGTATTTCACGTTTTTTTTGTATATTTGGCTTATGAAAAGCTATGATTCGATACCGAGGGTGCAAGACGATGGCACATTATTGGGTGAAGATGTTTGGGCATTTAACAAATTAGATGGTCAAAACTTCAGAGTAAAGTATATTGCAAAAGGTCGCGATAAAAAGCAATTTACAACATTTGGTTCAAGACAAACCCTAGTAGATGAAAACACAGAAGGTTTCGGAGAAGCAGTCAGATATTTCAAAGAACATTATGAAAATGTTTTGAAAAGTATCATAGTTAACAATTCAGGCAAAAAAGGAATTTTTAATGGAGTTGAAGAACTGACATTTTTCTTTGAATGGTACGGAGAAAACAGTTTTGCTGGTTTTCATAAGGATGGAGACACTTTAAATCTTGCCCTTATTGATGTTTTTATGAAGAAAAAAGGTTATATAGAGCCTAGTGATTTTTATGATATATTTTGTAAAGACGAAAGGATACTTACTCCTGAGTTGATTTATCATGGAAAACTAACCAAGGATTTCATAGCATCAATACAAAACAACGATTGGACTCAAGATGGATGCCAATACCCTACAGTTAAGGAAGGGGTTGTTTGCAGACGTTCAAGTATAATGAAAGGGCAAAGAATGCCAAAATGCAAGTTTAAAACACAATGGTGGCTTAATAAATTGCATGAAAACTTTTCTGAAGAAGAATGTAAAAAACTTGAATAAAAATTTTGTTTTTTTGAAACATTTTTGTATATTTGTATTTGATTTTAAATAAAAACTAATTTTAAATTATAGAATTATGAGTATTTTTGGAAATGCGTTGTCGCTTTTGAATGATGCCCAGAGGGCATTCGACAACTTCGATTTTGATGCTACTATCGATTCTATCATGGAAACAGGTAAGAATGCATTTGATGGCTTTAATGATTTCATGAAGACCATAAAGGATAGTGTGTCAGATTTTAAGGTTATTATTCCTTTCAACGAAAAGAAGGAAAAGTTTGACATCAACATTGAGGATGGTGTTATCACTGTAAAGGTTACAGGTAAAGGAACCCGTAGGGAAACCAAGGCAACAATACCAAGTAATTGCATCATTGATAAACTTAATCGCTTTGTTGACAAGAAAAAGGGTAATCTTGTTGTTGTAATTCCTAAGAATGTGGCAGAGGACGAGAACTTGAAGAAGTTTAAGGAAACTGTTACAACCAAGGTAAACAACACAGCTTCTTGGCTTAGGGATGCTTTGAAGGAAAAGGCTGAAGCTGTTGCAGCTTCTACAAACCCTCCTGTTGCATCAACGAAGAAATGCCCAAAGCCTAAGTATCGCGTTAGAACAACACCTGATAAGCCAAAGGTGGTACGTGGCAAGGATGGCAAGTTCGTTAGCACGAAGAAAGCCTAAAACTGGGAGTCAATACTCCCAAATGTGTTCGTGGGTGAGTTGGTTGAGCCAGCAGACTGCAAATCTGTTAGAACGGTAAATAAAAAATCCGTCACGTCCGTTCGAATCGGACCGAACACTCAACAAAATCTTTCTGTAGTTAAACAGTACTGCATATTTGTTAACTACTACCCTCACACGTTGAAAAAGCGTGTGAGGCTTTAATAATTAAACAAATTAATTTTTTTTATGATAAAAATATGTGCGATTTCAGATATGCATGGTATATTGGATTTTGATATAAAACCGTGTGACATACTGTGTATATGTGGAGATATTGTTCCATTGAATGTGCAGGCATTGCATGAGGGAACTCTTAAATGGCTTGCAAAAAAATTTGTACCGTGGTGTGAGAAACAACCATGTGAGAAAGCGTTCTTAATTGCAGGCAATCACGACTGGGTGTCTATGCGTCATCCTGACGATTGGGAAGCTATGTTTAAAGACACCAAGATTACATACCTTTGTGATTCTTCAGCAGAATATGTAAAACAAACAAATGATACATATCAGGAAATAAGCATATATGGTACTCCTTGGTGTCATCAATTCTATAATTGGGCATGGATGACTTCTGATGTTGAATTGGAAAAAATATACAGCAAAATACCATATAAGGTTGATTTGTTATTAACACACGATTGCCCATATGGTACTGGTGATATAATACTCGATGACGTTCCTTGGAAAACAAATGACCATATTGGATGTCATCCATTGGCTGATGCTATTGATAATAAGAAACCACGTCAAGTACTTACAGGGCATCTTCATTCCGTTACTAAAGAACCACAAGAAAGAGGAGAAAGTGTTGTAACAAACGTATCAGTTGTTAACGAAGCATATAAAAGAGTTTATGAACCACATTATTTGGAAATTTAAACTTATGTTAAAAGACAAGTGTAAATTCATCACAGAAAGTGAATGTGGATTGATTTCACAGGTTGCTTGTGATATTGCAAGTGGCAATTATTTAATTAGGCCGCGTAATGCGCAATATTGGGCATTTTGGAATGAAATGGTGGCAGCTCGCAACGCAGAAATGGATGGCACTGCTACTGACAAGCAAAAGGAAATGTGTGAGTATGAGAGGCAAGCAAGCGATTATTCTTATTGGAGAAATTTGCCATTGGAAAAGAAGCTGTTTGTTGAAGTAGATGAGATTTAATAATATTTAACTATTATTATTTCTCTATTAAAATAATTTTGTGTATATTTTCATCACAAATTGTATTAAAAATTTAAAGATGAAAAAGGATAATAAAAACATTGAACTTGTTGTTTTCAACTGTTTTATTCGCGTCATTAAGTCTGATGGCAAGTACATGCTTTTTAGAAGGAGTGTAACCAATAACGGTATAATGAAGGTTCTTATCAAGAATCAGACAAGGCGTTCAGATTGCCCATTCTCCACCTCTACTTGTACTGAAGACATTGTTAAAACCCTTGAGAAGATTACCAATGAAATGGCAAGGGGTAACGGTAAGAAGGGTGGTATCAAAGACTTGGATAAATATGAGCATGTCACGATGACAATCAACCATTTGTTACATTTCTTTATGGAAGCAAATGGTGTATCTATGGATAAACTTTGCTCATTGGGAGAAGAGATATACAGTTTAAGTTGTAATAAGTTATTTGGCGATACAATGGAAGATTTGGAACGCCATAATGAAGAGGAAATAAAGAATATTTCTGATTTGGGGCAACTTAAGGCTAAGTTATTTCAGAATTATATCCAAGGCATTCAGAATGGTCAGATAAGCCATAAAGTTTCTTTCGATGATTATCTCAAACAGCATTCTGATGAATTAAAGAAGTTCAGCGATAGAAAAATAGACAATGATTCTATGGGTCAAGCTCTTGGAAGAGTGCCAGATGACAATGAATTTTTGGGCGAACTTCGTCATGGAGGAAGAGCGCCTTGGCTTGATGATATTGAAGAACTGATTGGTAATTTAGATGATGGTGAAGGACATGGATAATTGTCATTTAATGCCATGTGGGAAAAAAGATTGTACCGAGTGTGAAAGTTGTAAATATGACATTCCACTCGATACTTTGTTAAATAATAAAATAGATAAAAAAATGCCAAAATTTGGATTAGTACCTGTTGGTGAAAACCCATCAACATCGCAAATAATCATACCTGGTGCTGCAATGAGACACCATGTTGCGCCATTTGATTCTCCAACTCAATTGGCACTACCATTTAAAGGCTCACAAGAACTACCAGAAAATAGTCCATTTTGCAATGGCTGCGAATATTTAATGAAAGTTCAAAAGCCAAATAAAAATGCTTTTGCTACAAGATGCACAGCAGAAACAGGAAGACCTGGTGGTGTTAATAAGGTTATAAAATTAAATACATATCCTGATGAGAAGTTAAAAAAGCCATTTTGGTGTCCAATTATAAAAAATGCAATAACTAACCCAAAAAACGATGGGTTAAGAATAGGCAACAGAATTATATTCCCATTAAAGCAGCATTCTTCTGCTATGTCTGATGAACAATTGGAAAGGTGGAATAAATCAAAATACGAAAAAGAGCTGAAAGACAAATGGCGTTCTGCACCAGGTATTACTTCTTGGGGAGAAATAAAGCTTGATTGTTTGTATCATCTTCCTCCAACATTGGAAAAAAACAGGATGACACTGAAAATACTCAGAAAATATGTTGGCTCTATTCAAGCTTTGGACGTTGACAAAAATAAAAACGTTTGGCTATATAAGGAAGATGAAGAGTATAAATACTTATCTCTAGTGAAATGAAAATTGATAGAAAAAGAATGCTTGCATTCGTAAAACTTAGAAATGTTGAGCCAATAACTAAGTGGGAAGATATTAAAGAAGGAGAAATATATCATATGCCTCCTTTGATTTACAATAAAAGATTTGATTTTGTTGTAATGGAAAAGGGAGAAAATCATATCAAAATAAGAAAGTTTTGCGAATTCTTTATGCAAACAATTTATAGAACAGATATAACCAGCAGATTTATAGTTAAAAAAGTAGCGTATGTCAAGGCTTGATAATAGATTTTATGATTATGAAAGGATGAGGAAAACTCCGCCTCTCACAGATTTCAAAGATATAAATGAAGGGGAAACTTATTATATCCCTCCAACAATAATATACCCTAGAAGAATTTTCAAGGTAGAAAATAAAACTACTAACACAATATACGGTACAATGATTGATTTGGAGGACGGAACAAGTAGAAAGGCTACCTTGTATGAGTCTGAACTTTCAATGAGATTCATAGTGAAAAAGCAAGAAATTAACAAAGATTAACATGAGGTATTTTTTTATCTCATGTTTTTTTTGTATATTTGACTAAAATATATTATTATGGAATTAAGCGAAAGGGCTGGAGTGGTAATAGAATGCGATGAAGGTTGGAATAGCCTTATAGAGCCACTTGTGGAATACGTTGAGAAATACAACGAGAATAAAAAAGAAGATGAAAAAATAATCATAACTCAAATAAAAGAAAAGTTTGGAGGATTAAGATTCTACGCTCATAATATTACAGACGAACTACGTGAAAAAATCGCAAAAGCTGAAAGTGATTCGTACAATGTTTGCGAATTTTGTGGAACTAGAGAAAATATAGGTCACACAAAAGGTTGGATAATAACATGTTGCAAAGATTGTGCTAAAAAATATGTAGAGAAAAAACATTTTGATGTCAAATGGCAGTCAGCTAAAACAAAAAAAATAGAAATTATTAAAGATGAAAAATGAAATTTATCCCAATGGATGCGCCATTTTATCATTTGACGATTTAGATTACAATAGAATCGCTCAGGACAGCCTAAAAAAAGACCTTGTGGATTGGTGTAAGGCTGATAGAGAAAAATGGCTCAAAGAGGCTGTAAATACCATCTACGATGAATTATACATACCGACAAGAGCTGAGAGATTCGAAAATCTTCCTGATGACGTAAGAAATGAATATATTGAAAAGAAAAAAGTATTTGGTATTAGTTGTGATGTAATCAAGTGCAATGCATTAATACGTTATGCAATAGAACGAGTTAAGATGTATGGCACTAAAGAAAAGTTTATTGAAATACACGGTGAAGAAGCCTTTAATAGATTTTTCTTGAAAGAAGCCGGCGCAAAGCTTGATACCCGTTGGGAGATTATTGAAGAATTGATTGAAAATGGATTTGATTAATAATATGAAATCAAAAATAAATTATTTTTATACTGATTCTTGCGTATTTTTATCAGGTATTATAGAATCAATGGATTATCTTTCATATGAATTGTCTCATATGTGTGTTAGAGATTATTATGATAAATTCATAAACGCCAGGGATTTAATTAATTCTGTTATTGAGGAAATAAGAAAATTTTTGGATAAGTGGAAAGATGATGATGAGGATAGAATTCTTGAAACCTTTAAAACAATAAAGGAATATTATGGGTTTTATCATGTAACGCTCAGTAACTCTTCTCCTAATATGTTCTGTAAGGATTCAAAGTATATAGTTGATTCAATTGGTACTGCAAGACAAATACTATTACTTAGGCTTAAAAAAGCAATGAACAAAGTATAATATTTTTGTTTTAACATTATTTAACGTGAGATTTTTGTTTATCTCACGTTTTTTTCTTATCTTTGCAGCCAAAAGATTACAATGATATGAAAAAATTTTGTTTACTTAATTGCCTTGGAATTGGCGTGATTAACGGTATTCGCTTAGATAGCGGCGCTGTTAACGTTGGTGATTATGTGGTTCCTAGCGCGATGGATTTGAGCGTAAAGCATAGGAGTGATATAGTAGTTAAGATTAAGAATATGAATTTACTGCCACATGAGAAAGTAAAGTTTACAGAGTTGAAGAAGATTAACAAATAATTAATGGCAATGTTTAATATTGAAGAGATTTTAAAAACCCCAAACGACAAATTTAGAAAGACATTTAGCAAAAAGCATGGCTATTTATTCGATAGTCAAATAAACACAGCCAAAGATGTGGTTGCCAACTTAGCAAGAAAAACCACACGAAGAAACCATGTTATCCTTGCCGCTAAGATGCAGAGTGGAAAGACAGGCGTGTGTAATGCTGTTGTTAATATAATATCACAGACCAAGCTTCAGCGTTATCTTGCCGTTGATAAATACATGTTCATCACAGGCATGAATGACTGTGGACTAAAGTCTCAGACATTAAAGCGTGTTGAAGAACAAGTCATTGGCGCAAATAAGGATAATATATATTCAGGATTAAGGAGCAAGAAAAACCTGTCAGTAAATCATTATTTCGTTATGAAGAATAGTGACTTATTGAAATATGACGGTGACATCAATAATACTGTTATCTTTATTGATGAGGCTCATTATGGCTCAGGTAAGAATAACATATTGACCAAGTTTCTTTATCAACATGATATTGATTGGAGAGACACAAATGAACTTATTAAGAGGAATATCTATATCATATCAGTATCAGCAACTCCATTTGATGAAATTGTAAGTGACACTAAGGAAGTTAAGAGCATTGTTGAACTTAAACCATCGAAGGATTATGTTGGAGTGTCTGAATACCTTTATAATGGCCAGGTTATGGACGCTGAAAAGGATGACATTGAAGAAGATGGCATGATATTTGATTATATCAATGACGCACATCAAAGGATGGTTGATAATGACGAAGCAGGAGTTATCTTCATCCGCACACGGTATTTTAATGTTATTGAATCCAATCCATATATTGCAAAGGATTTTGATATTCATGAAATGTATTCATCAGGTAGCAACATTGAATATGATAAGTTCAATGAAATTGCAAATGACCTAATCAATAAGAATGAATATAATAAGAGGGTTGATAGTATGAAGCATTCTAACGCTCTCATCGGCAGCGTTCCAAAGATGTATGTCAAGCCTCTAATTGTTCTAATTAAGGGTGCGTTTAGAGCAGGTATTACTCTTGATGCAAGATTAAAGGATTATATCTACATGATATATGACTATTCTCTTAAAGCAGATACTACAGCGCAAGCATTACTTGGTCGTTTATGTGGTTATCGTGATAAGAAGTCTACAATTGGCAATACATACATTTATGTAAATAAGAAGTTTGCTGATATGTATTCTGCATGGGAGAATGATTTTCAGAATAGAAAGATTGTACCTTGTAGCAAGACAACATTTCAGTGGATTCCAAATGATGTTAAGAATCCAATGGCTCAACTTGGAACAAAACCAAGAGGTAATATTGCTATTGACCTGTCTGATAAAGAAATTAGGGAAATATACCAATTTAGTTCTCAGTTAAAGAACAGGGTATCTTACATGAAATTAGCTTTACCGGATATTTTGAAGAGGCATAATATTTCTCTTGAATATGATTACATTGGTGAGGCTGTATTGAGTGGTAAGAATAACTATACAAGAGCAAGTCAGATAAAGCGTTTTGAGTCATTTACTCCTGATTCATTGGTTTATCAGTTTAGACCATATAAGATTAAGGATTTCGTGCTTGAAACAAATCGTGATTATCTCACAAACGATGATTTGGGCAAGTCTGCTGTATATGTGGTACTTGATGCAACAATTGAAGACAATGGGCTTAAGATTGGCGGCAATAAGAGATTACTTGTGTATAACATAGAGGTCGGTCAAAAAGTGCTTATTCCAAACATACATTCTCTATACAAGGAGCATAAAGACACCAACTTGAGTGTGGTTTAACTTTATTTAACTTAATATATTTCTTTTATAGACATTTTATTTGTATATTTGCTTAAAGTTAATATATTGTAGCACAATAGAAATAATATATGTTTGCATTTTTATCTTTTGTGGTGGCGTTGCTTTCGCTCTACTACCTTGGAATAATGGTAGATTCTTATAATCCCGACACCACATATTTAACTCCATTGGTTATACTGCTGATTTATTCAGTGTTGGCAATGATAAGGGAATTAAAGAAAGAACCCATTTCATGGTTGGGCGACTATGAACCTTATGACTACTATGGAGAAAACAGGTATAGTACCTCGCATCAATATAGAAGCCAAAACAATAGAAGCTATAGCAATAACGAATGGATGGAGAAATATGGCTCACGTCAGAATAGAACTGATGAGAACACCGAATATTTTACAGTAGAAGAAAAGAAAAAGCAAAACAATGAAAAGGAATTAACACATTACCCTTCAAATAGTGAAGTAAGGGAAAAAATAAAAGAATTAGAAAAAAGCCGTTGGTTCAGGTTTAAAAGAGGCTTTACATCGTTTTTTGGTATAGATATTACTGAAGAATATAGAAAACCATATAAGGTTTCCACAAAAGGTAAGGTTGTGCCAATCAATAACAAGGAAGACTACAACCGATTTACCCCTAAAAACGATTGGAAGCTTGAAAGGGAGTTTGCTGAATATAATGCTGTAGCAAAACTTATGAACGGTAGAAGTTGTGAAATATCTCTTGGGGATTTACCAGTTGAAGAAAATAGTTTAGAAAATAATGAATAATAGTAATGAAAATTTTGTATTTGCTTCGAGCATAATAGAAGCAAAAGAAGGTAAAACACAGCACAAAAGTGCAACCGTTAAGCAAATATTAACTTCAACTGTGGAATATCACGAAACTTATTATTAAAAATCAGATTAAATATTATTGCAATGGAAAATAATGAAGAACTGAAAAAGGGTACTGCAACTCAGACGGCAGTAGACGAAAAGCCTGAAGTAAAGAGTGAGGAAAATGGATATGAGGGCGATTTAAAAGAACTTATTGGTGAGGGTAAATATAATCTTTCTGCGCCTTTGTTCTTAATGTTTGCAGAATATCTTGGTTATGTTGGTAAAACATTGCCTTGGGTTGATGCTTGGTGCGTTGACAAGAAAAAGCCAGAAAAGTACAAGATTAACTTTATCGAGGTTGAGGCTGTAACAGTTCTCCGTGAGGCTAAGAAGAAGTTTACTGAGCAAAAGCTTCGTGAGCTTTATGATGGCTTATATGAGGTTATTCTATTCATCTATGATGAAAACCTTAAGGAAATGGAAAAGGAAGAACAAGAAAAAGCAGATAGAAAAACAGCTTAATATAATTGAAAGAAGATTTTTAACATTATTTAACGTGGAATATTTGGTTGTTCCACGTTTTTTTGTTATCTTTGCAGCATAAATAAGATACGGATAAAATAAAATGGTTAAATTAGTAGCATAAAGAGTATGACGTATGTGTGGCTTACTGCAACAGCCTTAGAACTTGTTGCTTTCGTGATTTTCTTAGTAAAGTGGTATCAACTTAGGTAATAGTAAAGTTATGACACAAGAAGAAAAATTCCTATTATTCCAAGACCTTTCTGCAAGGTTGCCGTATGGGGTAAAGGTTAGAACTAATAGAGGACCTGAAATAATAGAAGGGTTAGCTCCATTTTGTCATAATCAAGTGAAGATAGCTCTTAATTTAAATTGGTCGTTGTCAATATCTGACTATACACCATATCTCCGTCCAATGTCTTCTATGACTGAGGAAGAACAAAAAGAATTAGAAAAAATAATAGACGGAATACTTGGTTATAAAGCAAGAAATTATTTTCATTCGGAAGATGACTATAAGTGGAATACATTATATGAGGCAATTGATTGGCTTAATGCTCATCACTTTGATTATCGTGGACTAATTGAGAAAGGGCTTGCTTTGGAAGCGCCAGAAAACATGCATAACTTAGAAAATAAATTGAATAAAACAAATTATTTAAAAACATAGATTAATATGAGAAAGAATTATTTAGAAAAACTTTGGAAAAAAGTTAATGAACTAGGTGTTATTTATGAAATAAAAGACGGTAAAGTAGTTGAACGAAAATTAGGAGATTCTGATGGCGATAAGGTGTCTAAAAAAATATGGCAAGAAAAGAAACTTGATGGTGGCTGTTGGAGATTCTGTGTATTCCATTCAGGTAAACTTCTTGAACGTTATACTGATTTCATAGGCATTGACGAAAATGGTAAACTTATAAATGGTGGATTAAAAGGCGGCTTTTATCTTGGTGGCTATAGGCCATATTTGGGCGAATTTTATATTTATAAAGAAAGCGCAGAAAAGGCTGTAAAATCAATTAAACCTAAAGAATTAATAATTGAGAAGGTTAATCGTATTAAAGAATATGCAAATGATTGTCTTTGTTCGGAAGACATTGAATTCTTTGATAATATTACAGAAGAAATAATGGAACTGATAAAAAGCATAGATTAATATGAAAACATTAGAAGAAATTAAAGCGTTGGTATATCCAACTGAAAATGTTGATTGGGCTGGTGTTCTGAAAGACCTTTTGTCACAGAAGACAAAAAATGGTGAGTTAGTGACATTTAATCGTATTTATCTCTATGATATTGGGGACCCAGACCTTTATGTGTGCGGCGTTTCATTAGTTAATGGAAATCTCATTATTGCAGCAGATATGGTATATGGAGGCGATACTGACGCTTCGTTTATTGGACCTCTTTCTGATGAATTCTCCTGCGAAAAAGGTATTAGATTAACAGATAATGCTATTAAGGAAATTTGCAAGGCAATATTTGAGGGAAAATATAAGGTGGATTTTGACTTTTCTTCAATGAAAGGTATAGGCTGTTATTATTTCTGTGGAGATTATCTTGAGGAAGAACTTGATGTGAAACGTGCTGGCGGAAAAACAACTAAGGAAATAATATGCGATTTTATAAACGGCAAAGATAAAGGCTACATTGAGGTTTAATAAAGGCAATAATATAGATGTCGGCACATTTTTAATAAAATGGATAATGAAAAACATATTAAAAGAAATAAATGAACAATTGTCAGAAGCAATTCATTTAGCATATGGCTATAAAGTTTCTGCTTTAATAGACGATAAGCAAGATGATAAAATCGTTGGTTGGACGATTGTGCAAATTTTTGACGATGGGAATATTAAGCCTGTTGGTAGAAAATATAATAATCTAAGAGAACTTATAAAATCATATATGGATTAACTGTGCATATTGGTTAATTTATGCCAACTGCTATGTTATTATCTTAATAAAATGGCGAGGTTCGTTTGAGCCTCGCTTTTATTTTTTTGTTATCCTGAATATTTATATAAAAATATATAAATATGAGAGTTATAATTACAGAAGATATAGTTAAAAAGGCATTAAATGAATCCATTGATGAATTCATGCTTGAAGAGGGGTGGTTTGGAAATGCATGGAATTCATTAAAGGGTAGCCAATTAGGTCAAATGGCAGGAAAAGCAGGTAATTGGCTTAAGAATGCCGCTGCAATGTATATGGATGCGAGAACCAATGGACAATGGAATAATAAATACGGTATTTATGCAAATGGTACAGGTAAAATGACAGAAATGTACTATTTGAATAAATGGTTTGGCGCGCATCTTAATAATATTAGGCAAATTGAATATAGAAATAATACTCCCAATGCGGATTTTAGCAGAAGTAGAGAATATGTAGAAAGAAATGGAGAAAAGGTTTATATTGACACTGAAATACAAGAAAAAGATGTTTTAACATATGTTCAAAAAAACATAACGCCAAATAATTTTAATACTTGGGTTGGTAAGTTTATAAAAAATAGACAGGCATTAGAATTAATTGATAAGTATATAACAGATTGTTCAAAAAATATAACTGATTTACAATCTGCAATGAAATGGTTAAACATTGGTTCTTTTACATCCTCTACACAGGGTCAAGAATATCTTAAAACAAAACAAAGTGAACTTGGTAATCAAAGGAAACAATATGAATTAAATAACATAAAATCGTTGATACCACAGTATCAGAAATATTTTTATGATAATTATGAATACTCAAACACAGACGAATGGAAAACCAATTATCAAAATTTTAAAGAAAGTAGATATTTGCCTAAAAATTTAATAGCCTTTATTTCTAATATTGTAGATTACAGCATTAAAAATCAAAACCCAAAAGTTTTTAGCTTGATGACTTACAAAAATTTCATTAAAAACTATGGAAAATATTACCAATAAATTTCAATTGAATTAACATACTTTAACGTGAGATATTTGTTTATCTCACGTTTTTTTTGTATATTTTCGGCAGAGTTAATAATGTATATAATCAATTGATTATGATAAGGTTAGGAAAAAAAGACGCTTCTCCTGAGGAAAAAGAAAGGCTTAATTTTTTATTCAGGTTTTTAAAAGAAAATGGAGTATATCACAAATATAAAAAAAATATAAATGATAAAAAAATACAAAATAACTACCAATATGAATACCCAAATAATTCTTTAATTGATTGTGGTAATGACAATGGTTTTGAAAATTTAATAACAATGTTGTTTGTATGGGATAAGACTAAAGAAGGGTACGATTTTTGGTATGACATTCATACTTTATTCAAAAAACAATATACGGAGGAGTTTGGAGGACAAGAATTATGCAGAAAGGTGATTTGAGAATAGTTTTTTTCGGAACAACAGATTTTGGCTACCCAACATTAAATGCTCTTATGCTTAATGGCTATAATGTGGTTGGCGTTGTAACCAAACCTGATTATTATAATCCACGAAAAAAGAAAACTGAAACAACTCCAATTAAAGATTTGGCAGAGGAATTGGAACTTCCTATATTACAGCCTACAAATTTGGAAAGTAAAGATTTCCATGCTAAATTGGGGGCATTAAATGGAAACATATTCATTGTTATTGCTTATCAAATGATTCCTGAATCGGTTTTAGCAATGGCAAAATATGGCGCATTTAATATTCATGGTTCTCTTCTTCCTGATTATAGAGGGGCAGCACCCATCAATTGGGCAATTGCAAATGGAGAAAAACGAATTGGATTAACATCTTTTTACCTCAATAAGAAAATGGATGATGGAGACATTATTTGTCAAACTTCTATACCAAATTATTCAGGCAGAAACTTCATCGAAATATATAAAATGTTAAGCCTTGGACCGTGTATTGGATTATGCGGAGAAACATTAAGGTTTATAATGGAAGCAGATGGAAAGCCAAATACAATAAAACAGGATTTAACACAGTATAAACATAAAGCGCCAAAATTAACGCATGAAAATACAAAGCTTGATTTAAGTAATGATGTCAATGATGTATTGAATCATATAAGAGCGTTTTCAGATAAGCCAGGAGCTTGGTGTACTATTAAATCGGATGACAAGTATAATGGCAAATCAATAAAAATATTTGATGCCAAATTAGTATCTAATAATTCTTCTAATACTGTAAAAAATAAATCACATTTTACTGTTGTTGATGATGGTTTGCTTTTATTTGTTTCAAATGGATGTTTAAAGATAAATGAATTGCAACTTGAGGGTTGTAAGAAGATGAAATTAACTGATTTCCTCAATGGGTATGAAAACTTTGTTAAAAATTGGGAACTTATATGACAAAAAGACAATTTTATAGATATTTGAAAGAAAAATTGATATATAAAAAATGGTTAAATAATTTAAAACTTGAAATAAAACGTGGAGATAAATATCATATAATTTCGAAGCATGGTTCCGTAAAAAAATTCATAGAACTTTATTCAAGGAATAACATGCCAGAAGAAATTATAATGTTTAGTTTTGCATGGAATGAAACCCCTGAAGGGAATAAATTTTGGACAAACGTATATTGCGAAATAGTGGATATAAAAGATGGTAAAAAAACAATTGAAGAATGCTGCGTTGGAGCATCTACCTAAAAAAAGGCAAGTTGAACCAAAATGGTTTCAAAAACAAATAACAGCAGGCCAATTTGAAATAAAACAAAATAAAGATGGCAAATATTTTGCTCATCATGAAGCGTGGAAAAAGACAATATGGATTGGGCCTTACGACACTGAGGAAGAAATAAACAAGGTAATAGATTCTTATGTGTCAGTAACGAAGAGACCATTTGGTAAAAGGAAAGAATTAAAAAACGTACATTCAATCTTGATGGATGAAAAAGATTAATAGTTAGTTTAACTTTAATTAACTTAAATAATTTACCTTTCTCACAGATTTATTGTATATTTGCATTAAGTATGATTACTATAAACAATAATATAAATAGCAATCTTAAAGGCATTATATACTATAAAGATAAAGCGATTGGAGAATGTAGTAGCGTTGAAACATTTTTGGATATTCTTTGCCAAATAAAGAAAGAACAAAGCGAAGATTATTCAATGCACGTTGAGATAAATGTATCTGCTGATTCAAAACGCACATATGTTTATCACTTCACAAAAGAAGGAAAAGTAATACCTGCTTCATATCCTGGGGTTTATCTTTGGACAGATATGATGAATAAAGATTTGCTGTATTTATACAATTTTTCGATTAATCACGAATTTGAATAAACAATAAAATGAAATCAAAATTAAAGTTCGAAAAGGGAGAATTTATCACCCAAAAATCTTGCCACAATTCATTTGCGATATTTGGTGGCGAAACATATGACCCAGTTGAAGAAGGGGGCGGTGTCGATTATTCTCTAATTTGCTATTATAACCCCAACCATTATGTACAAGATAGTAATGGTAAATGGAAAAGCGAATGTGTTTTTGATTATGATTTTTCCGATGAATCTACATGTGAATACACCATAAATGATGATGACATGGATTATTGGAGGTCATGCACACAAGCAGAAATAGATGAGGCACTTAGAACTTTAGCCAAAAAGCGTTTTGCTTGGATTGAGGGAAGCAACAAGCTACGTAGGCTTGGCGTTAATGAACAGCTTATGTTCGGAAACCCTAAAAATACAGGTGCTTGCAGCGGAAACGTTAATAGAACAAGCCCAATGTATGATAAGACTCCTGGCCTTGTTAACCCAAACAATAGCAAACCAACCACAACAAGAAAACAAATAACAATAAAGGTAAACGAGAATTGGGAACAAAAAGAGCCAATCACTTGTATGGATGATGAACGCAGAGTGTTCGTTGTTGCCCAGTGCGATAAGTTGAAATACGCTTTCGACACATATCAGTGTAATTCTGTTAGAATATATCCTCAAAATGGTGCTCAAGTTCCTCGTAGATTCGTTGGAGGTGGTTATCCTGATGCTATGGGCTATGGCATGTGCGCATATAATGCGCTTATGAATGGAGAAATGTGGGGAGCATATGATTGCTGTGAATAGTCATGAAAATAGGTTTTTTATTAGGTTCATTTGACCCAATACATATTGGTCACATCAATATGATACGGGAGGCATTGAATTTTGTTGACAAGGTAATTGTTGTTCCATCGGGACATAACCCTTGGAAAAAGGATATTAATCCCGCCCCATTTGATTTAAGAGTTGAAATGATTAGTCAGGCTATTCTACCATTTGGAAAATTAGTTGAAGTATCTGATATTGAAGGTACATTTGAGCCTCCTTATTACGCCAATAAGCCATTGAACTATTTCAGGGAAAAATACAAAAACGATGAACTGTATATAATTTGTGGCTCTGACACGGCAGATAAAATACCATATTGGAAAGAAGCATCAACAGATATTCTTCCATTCTATAAAATCATTTCTCTTGAAAGGGATAACGTAGGTACGCATCTTTCGGGTAATGATTGGCAAATAAGAAAGGTTGAAAGCACTGATGGAAAAACATATGAATATAAACACGTATTCATCCTTCCATTTGCAATTTCATCAACATATATAAGGAGATTGATTAAGGAGAGGAAGATTATATTTCCTTTGCTTCCACAAGGCGTATTGGAAATCATATCCGCAAATAAGTTGTATATGTAATAAAACCAAAGTTTATTGAATATATACACATTTTAACCTATATGGAATAAGGCAGAAGATGAATAATCTTCTGCCATTTAACGTTTTTTAACACTTTTTTTTCGTTTATATCAATTTTTTTTCTTATCTTTGGGTTAAATAAATTATCTAAGTATATGTCAAAGAAAAAGAAATTTGCAACTGAAACACCAGTTCCTGAAGTCGGAAAGAAATACCATTTTTTTGATGATGGAAAATGCGGCCCAAGTAGACATTTTATTGCCACAGTAAATGAGGTAATTGGCGCTAATGAAGCAAAACACAGGTATTTTGAATCATTTCATAGAGGAACAATAAGGCCATTATATGATATATGGCAAGAAGAGATTGAAATATCTGACCATTTATTTGCAAAAGAAACTGATTATTTTGTAGCATGTAATATACCAAAATATGATAAAAATCTAATTTGGTTTGTTAGAACAAAAGATGGCGGATGGTTCTCAATTGACGTTCAAACAAGTTGGCAATCAGGAAGACTTGATGTGACAGGTGAAATATATGATAACATAAGAGAATCATTTGACAACGACACATGGTATGGTCGTTACGATGAATTAAGTGAAACTGAAAAAATAGATTAGAATATGACAAAAGAACAAATAGAAAAAGGTTATGTTTTATTGGGAAAAATACGAGAAACAGAACGTTCAATAAAGCAGTTAGAAGAAAATTTCGAATATTCTGTTAAGTACCATAAAAAAGCATTTATATCATTTGGCGTTGCTTTACCTTCTGGAGGCTATAAAACATTCGAAATCGCCTCAAGAAATGATTTAATTAGGCAAAAACTTTTTGCTTTGTTTATGGCTGAAGGAAATGACGAACTTAAAAAACTAAAAGAAGAACTTGAAAATTTGTAAAAAAGTAAATGTATGCTTAAAATATTTTGTATTTTGCTGTGCAGTAGTCCTTTTATTACCGGTATTATTTATGGACTGTGTTCTGCATATGGAGGAATTTATAGGGAAATAAAATATCAAAAGAACTGTGATAAACAGCACCTTATGTTTAGCCAATTGAAAAAGGGCGATTATGTATGGGAAGTACAAGGTGCAACTCTTATAAGACATTTTATCAAAAAAATAGAGCATAAATTCATAGGAAACCATTTAAAAGAAATAAAATTGTATTTCAGAGACGGTTATACTATGGAAATTACACCCGAAAATGCAAAAACATATAAATGCGGATATAAATACACATTAATGGAAGAAGCAAAATCTGTTTGCGCAGCAAATAGAATAGCAAGGCAAAAAGAGCTTGATATGTTAAAAAACGTTTCGAAAGAAGAAATAGTTAAAGAAGTCAATGCTGTTATTATCAGACTAAATAAAATTGCAGAAAAAATATAAAAAAAACAAAGTGCATGATTAAAGCATTAAAACCATTTGTCGGTAAAATCATTACTTTTGGGAGAAATTGTCCCGGCCCTGAATATGCTAATGACTTTTTATTTCCAGACGGAATAAGAAAACAAGTTGCTTATGTTGACAAACAAGGGCATCTTAATTATGTATCAGGCCTTTGTGAAGATAATTCTCCTTGCTTCATGTGTGGCATATCAGGTATGGATGAGTCAGACATAAAGAAAAATTACAATATTACTTTCATCAGGGAAGTAAACGAAGATGAACTTGATGTATACATCAAAGAAGTTGACAGTTATTTTTCTGCTATTATGAAAGAGAAAAATAGACCACCATTTGCTAGATTTCCTTTACCAATCATTGATAAGGTAAAAATGACAGCAAAGTGGAAGAAAGTATTAATCGAAGAACAAAATTTATAATATGATAGAGATACAAGGAAAACAATGCAAAGATATTAAAATCTTTACTGACAATATAGAAGATTCTGCGTTGCGGTTAATCTACGAGTTATCAAACTCAACAATGTTCAAAGGGGCAAAAATTAGAATAATGCCAGACGTACACCTTGGTGTTGGTATTGTAATTGGATTTACTTGTCCTATACCAAAAGAAAACGCTCACATTAATCCAAATTTTGTTGGTGTGGATATTGGCTGTGGGATTGAGGCTATTTTCTTCGATAAGCCATTAGAAGAAAAGAAATATGCCCAATTCGAAAGGAAGATTAAAAAAGAAATTCCAACGGGATTCAATATACATAAATTGCGTCAGTTTGAAATGAAAGAGTTTATTAGATTTGTAAACTCTGAAGTTCAAAAGGCATATCAAACATCTGGCGGAGCAATTAATTTTGTTGAATTTAAAACAGAAGATGATTTTGAAACTTGGTGCAAGGGGTTTGGAATGGAATTTAGTACGTTCATTAAATCTATTGGTACATTAGGCGGCGGCAATCACTTCCTTGAATATGATACAAACGATGAACTTAAGAAGTGGGCATTTACTGTACATACCGGGTCACGTAACCTTGGAAAAATGGTTTGCCAAAAATGGGTTCATGCTGCAAAAGGCTTATCAGTTGATAAGGAAGGTATGGAAAAAGAGGTGAAAGAGTTTGTGGCTAACTTTAAGGGAGACCCTACTGAAATTCCAGAGCATTTAAAAAAGATACGTGCAAAATATCGCACGCCAGAAAGCGATGGCTATCTTGAAAGAGAACTTTTAAAGGGCTATCTTACTGATATGGTAGTTGCACAAGCATATGCCAAGTTTAATCGTATGATTATACTTCGTAAAGCTGCTGAGGTAATGAATAAGATAAATGGGGCAAAGGTTATTGACCAAGTATCTTCTATTCATAACTACCTTGATTTTGGAGACATGACAATCCGTAAAGGTTCTATCAGGGCTTATAAGGGAGAAAGAATGATTATACCTTTTAACATGAAAGATGGCGTAGCAATATGCGAAGGAAAGTCAAACGATGATTGGAATTGCTCTGCGCCTCATGGAGCTGGACGTATTATGTCTCGCGCAGCAGCAAAAAAGAAAATCAATTTTAACGATTTTCAGAAGCAAATGACTGATGCAGGTATATATTCCACATCTGTATGTCAAAACACGCTTGACGAGGCTCCGGATGCATATAAACCTATGTCTGAGATTGTTGAGTTAATCAAAGATACTTGTGATATATTATATTTTATGAAGCCAAAGATTAATATCAAAGCAACTGATGGTGAAACTAAATTTGTAAAGAAATGATTTTATATATTCCAACATACGAAGCTGAAGGCTTATACACATTGATTGATAAATTTGGAGACGGGCATATTAATCAAAGCATTAGATATGACTTGCTTCAACAAATAAAAGAACAAATGCCTAAGAAAACAACTACTGTTAATATAAACGATTTAATAGAAAAAAAGATTAAAATATTAATAGGAAATACTTAAAATGTTAACAGATAAGCATTTATTATTTGTTATTTATGAAGCCTAAAATGAATAAAACAATAAACACAATTGATTCTCAAATTAAATATCAAAATGCTGTTATTGAAGATTTAAATAATACTTTAAATAGCATGCAAAATAACAGATGCGTTCAAACTGAAGAAACATTTATACCAGATGATTTGAGAACGTTAACAGGCAAGTATATACAAGATTACGGAACGCCTGATTCTTATAGTAAATTGTTAGCTTTTGCATCTTGTGTGGCAAGTTGGCAAAAATGTAAAATAAAGGAATATCTTGAGAATGAATTACAATATTGGACAAACGCTCAAATAAATAGCACAGATGGCGGAATGACTGATAGATGCGGGGCTCGTATTGTTTTGTTGAAGGAAATAATCAAATATATTGATGAAAAATGTTAACAGATAAACAGTTATTATTTGTTCTTGGAGAAATACAAACCATACAACGGAAACATCATGGCGGTAAGTTAGGAATAACAATTATGACCGGATGCGATACAACTGAATTTGTCGTTACAGTTGACTATGGTTATGAAGTAGTTGAACAAGGAAATTGCGTTGCAAAGGAAAAAACCTTTGAATTCAATAAAACACTCACGGAAGACCAATGTGTAGATTATTTACAGGATATTGAAAAATTAGCAAAAAACAATGAGTAAAAAATTGTGGCATAAGTCTAATGAATATCCTAGACCAAAGTCAAATATAATATTGGTCCACCATTACTATAATAGAATTGAAGTACGTGACGCTTATATTCATGAAAATAACCGTTATTTTTCTATGTCTAGCTTTGAAAAACTAGATTGGTTGAGATATGAATGGAAAATAGATAAATGGTGTTATATTGAAGACTTATTAAAAATAAAATAAAAAATGAGTACATACGGAAAAAAGAAATTTGGCTGTTTGAAGTATATAATCTTCACCGTGGCTATTGTTTTTGCTATGGCTTATATGTTTGCCATAGCGGCTCCGAAATCGTCTCAGATGGCGAAAGAAGAGGTTATAGAGCGATTATTTGGAAGTGATAAGAAAGATACAGTTAAGATTAATAATTCTGACACAATTCCAAACAACAAAACAGGGTTCTATGTTAATAATGATGTTGATGTTGAAGACGCTTTAAAAAAGTGTTTTAATTACAATGATATTGAAGTTATTTACGTTGGAATTCCTGAAAGTAGAATACCTACCATTATTGAAGGTAAAATATCTTGGTTTACTCTTAACGAAAAACTTCGAGCAAAAAGCGTAAAGTTCAAAGATAACAAAGGAAATTCATATAACGTTTATGTCATTTACAATAGATTGACTGGTGAAGTTGCGGATGTTGCAAACGATGAAAGGTATATTGTAAACATAGAAAGTAAAGATACAATAATTACTCCTAAAAAAGACTCTGATGGAAATCCGGATTACACAAATAATGGAGATATTTAAAAATATTTTCATTGCAATTATATTTTTATTTATCAGCATCAACAATACTAATGGAAAAGTATATGGAGTTTTTTATGCTGCTAATGGAGATTTAAATTGCCCAGAGAATGACATGAAAGACCTTGCTGATTTATATAGAAATAGGGGTGCAATGATTTTCTTAATAAGAGGGGAAAGTGTTAATAGAACTAACGTTTTCAAATACCTTAAAAAGCAAGCAAAATCATGTAAGGAAGAAGATATGCTTGTTTTTGCTTTTAGCGGCCATGGGTGTAATGATGGAATTTCTTGTGGGGATGGTTTTATTTGGTACAATGAAATAGTTTCAATATTTAATTCATCAAAAGCATGCAGAAAAATAATTTTTACCGGTGCTTGCGAATCAGGAGGAATCAAAAAAGCAGCCAACAAAATAAAACTTCCTAAAAATGGGCATTTTGTTGCTTTTACCGCATCCAGAAAAAATGAATATTCTCTTGAAGAAGTAGGAAAAAGAAATAGTTATTTCTATAACAGAGTTATTAATGGCTTAAAAGGAGGGGCTGATAGCAACAAAGATAGAAAAATAACGGCCAAAGAACTTTACGAATATATTTCTAAATATGTTAGAAGTGACGTTGATGAAGATGATGTTGAACACCCTACGGCATATGGAAGATTTAATGATAATCTAGTGTTAATGTCGTGGCTTAAATATTGAAAAAGATAGAAATAAAATATAAAGTTATGTTAGAAAAATACCTAGAGTTCAGATTTAGAACCAATAACATAAAAAGTGTGGGTTGAAAATCTTACAGATGAACAACTTTTATACTTTGAACGTGAAATGAATAATTTAATTAAAAATGGAAAATATGACCCAGAATAAACTTATTAAAAATGTTGAAGATAAATTAGAAAGCATTAAAAATAGACTTGAATCTTATAAGAAAGTTGACGCAACTTTATCTGATGATACACTGTTGCAAATATCTTTCTTCCTTGATTTGGCGGAAGACTCACTTGAAGATGGTTTTGTGTTTGATGCTTGTGATGAAATAGATATGGAAATATTAAACGGTAAATCACTATGAGTTTTTTTGCGATTTTGCCTGCCATTTTATCGGGTATTATAACAATTGTGTTATTATTTAACGCCGAAAAAAGCGAAGAAAGAGTTGGTAAGTTTTGGTGCTTTATGCTTGGCCTGATGTTTTTATGGGTGACAGTTTCTTTGCTTAGAATAGGTCTTAAACCTTCGTATAGCGATGTAGAATATAATACGAACAATACAGAATATATTGATTATGATTATTAATAATATAATATATTTTTATATTAATTTATTATTATATTTAATATATTTTTTGTATATTTGTAATATATTGTTTAATATCTTATATTATTTTTAATGGAAAGAGAAGACTTAATAAAGGTGTTCGCTGAAACCGTTTATGTTGTTAATAAAGGATTTTACATAAACAGCAAAGGTGAAAAGGTAGATATACCAAGAGAACACGATGGAATTAATCTTGATAGCGTTACGTTCTATGATAAAGACATCAAGAAGAACATCAATTTTGATAAACTAAAACGTTTCAAGACAGAGATTAAAGTGGTCAACCAAGACTGTTTGTATGCAGCAAAGGAACTATATGATGATGGATATTCTCCTGCTGTAGTCAACTTTGCTTCATTTAAAGTTCCGGGTGGAGGAGTGAGAAAAGGTTCAAGAGCACAAGAGGAAAATATTTGCAGGCGAACAAACCTATTTGAATCCATCTTTAGGTTTATTGATACTTTATCAAAGGAATATTGCTTGCCGCTTGAAAAAAAGCGTTATCCATTACCTGTAAATCATGGAGCAATATATTCTCCTTCAATCTCAGTGTTCAGGGAAAGTGATGACAAAGAATATGCATTTATGGATAAACTATTTAACATAGATGTCATCACAATTGCAGCTCTAAGTAATCCACCACTTGACTCAAAAGGTCATATGAGTGATTGGGCAAAGAGTATTACAAAGGAGAAAATCAGAACAATGCTTAATCTTGCAATATATTGGGAAAATGATTCAATTGTATTGGGAGCATTTGGTTGTGGAGCATTTGCTAATCCTCCTGAAGATGTTGCAAAATTGTTCAAGGAAGTTCTTGAAGAACCTGAATATCGTGATAAGTTTGAAAAGATAGTATTCGCTGTTCTTGATGATGGCAATTCACACAGAGAACATAATCCAAGAGGTAACTATCTTCCATTTGCAGAAACCTTTAACAATTAATTAAAATATGGCAGGAATATTTTCATTTTTATTTACAATATATATTGCCATAGTAATTTTGGCGTTTATAAAGGTTTTAATATGCTGTCAGGTAAGGCAACTTGTAAAAGCTAATTTTTGGGTTAATCTTGCAATATTTGCATTGTTAGCATTTCTAACACTAATAATCTTAATTGAATTTTATTTGCCACAATGAACTACGATAAATTATTAGAAAAATCAAAGAAGTTTGATAAAAGTCAAAGAAGTAGTTTCAAGTATTGGTACTACCATTGGAGAAATTACAATTTAGTTGCGCTTAAACTAGGAGTTTGGAAGCCAAAATGGTTATTGCACGATATTGAAAAGCCTTGGCTAAAACTATTTTGGGGAGACTATAAACGTGTGCAAAAATGGCATAAATACCATAATAAACATCATATATTTTCAGGTAGGAGATATGGCTTAAACAAGGTTGATTGGCTTGCAGCAGTTATTGATTGGGAATGCAGTAGGTATTCTAAAAATGCAGCACCTTTAACTGCCAGACAAGAGACAGAATCTCTTTTAAAGGAAGGAAGAAAATATACTGATGCTGAAAGGGAAGAGATAAGGAAAAACGTTTTACCAATTCTTGATTATTTAGGGTTATGAATTTAACAAAAGAAAGTTATACTAGATGGTTAGCAAAAAACAGTGAAAATAAGCTGTTCATTTTTACAGATAATTGCGATAGAACATCAGGAAGAGGCAAAGTGTCAGATAATTCTGAATATGCAAAACGATTTGGGAAAACAGGATTACATTACCCTTCAGTAACAAGCGCTATATTAAGAGGACTTGACAACGCTTACCCGATTACAACTCAAAAAGGCTATAAAAAGGGAGATAACCCCGATAATCATAATTGGACCGATGATGACTTTGAAGAGTTTAAAAAGGTAATTGATGATGACTTTGAACACATTAAACAAGCTTGCAAAGAAAAAGGTTATAAAAAAATAGTATTTCCCTTGAGTGGTATTCTTAATAGTAAAATATCAAAACTTACTATGGAAAGAACGCCAAAACTATATGGATATATAATTGAAAAAGAAATTGAATTAAAAAAGTTTGAACCATGAAAGTAACTAATAAACATATTTTATTTTGGGGAGAATGGCCAAGTAATTGGTATCCCGCAGGATTTGATGCTGAAATGATGATTAAAGGAGAAAAGAAAACCCTTCATTTCTTCAATAGTGAGCAATACTTTATGTATGTAAAGGCTATCGTATTTGGAGATTACGAAACTGCTGATAAAATTCTAGCAACAAAAGACCCAAAGAAAGCAAAGGATTTAGGACGTGAGGTTAAGGGATATAACGATAAGGTTTGGAATGAAATGAGATATAAGGTTATGGTTGATGCCAACAAAGCCAAGTATTCACAGAATGAAGACCTTAAAGAACTTATTCTTAATCCTGAGTTGAAAGGCAAAGGATTCGTTGAAGCGTCAAAATACGATAATATCTGGGGAATTAAATTAACAGAAGATATGCCAGAAGCCGATAATGAATCTAAATGGCAAGGTCAAAACCTATTAGGAAAGGCTTTAGACGAAGTAAGAAATTGGCTTCTAAAACAAGAATAAATAAATATAGCTTTTATTAAACTCCTTTTGATTAATTTTGGGGAATGCGTTATATTTATATATAAAACGCATAGTGATGGTAAAAACAGCAAAAGAATTTATAGAAAAATCTAAAAAAATTCATGGAGGTAAATATGATTATTCTAAAGTTAATTATATAAATAGCCAAACAAAAGTTTGTATTATATGTCCAGAACATGGTGATTTTTGGCAGACCCCTAATAAACATTTACAAGGAAGAGGATGCCCCAAATGTGCGCACAATAGAAAATTAACTACAGAAGATTTTATTAAAAAAGCAAAAGAAATTTATGGCGATGAATATGATTATTCAAAAGTAAATTATGTAAATTGTGATACAAAAGTAACAATTATATGTAAAAAGCACGGTGAATTTGAAACACGTCCAGACCATTTTTATAATGGTCATGGATGCCCTAAATGCGGCTATGAACGTGGAGGAAATAAAATAAGGAAGACATCTGAATATTTCATAAAAAAAGCCAAATCTATATATGGAGATAAATATGATTACTCAAAAGTTGAATATGTAAAGGCTAAGAAAAAAGTTTGTATAATTTGTCCGGAACATGGAGAGTTTTGGCAAACGCCAGATTCACATATAAGAGGCGCTGAGTGTCCAAAATGTACCCATCAAAGTTATAAATATACTACAAATGAATTTATTGAAATGGCGAAAGCTATTCATGGTGATAAATATGATTATTCAAAAGTTGAATATATAAATAGAAAAACTCCCGTTTGTATTATTTGCCCTGAACACGGAGAATTTTGGCAGCCAGCATATAGTCATTTAGATGGAAATGGATGCCCATCATGTAGTGAAAGCAAATTAGAACGTGAAATTAAACTATTTCTTGACGAGAATGAAATAAAATATGAAAGAGAAAAACGGTTTGATTGGCTTAAATATAAATATCCAATGCCTTTAGACTTTTACTTACCTGAATTTAATGTGGCCATAGAATGTCAAGGAGAGCAACATTTTAAAGAAAGAGAGTTTTTTAAAAATTATAGTTTTGAAAAACGTCTTGAAATGGATTTGCTTAAAAATAGGCTATGCCTAGAAAACGGCGTGAAACTGTTATATTATTCTTCTAAATACTCCGTTCCAAAAGATTGGGATAAATATGATGTTATATGTAGTAAAACAAAACTTTTAGAAAAGATAAGAAATGAGCAGATACGGTAATTATCTCCGCACCAAAGCTATGAAGCGTAGAGCAGAAGAAGAAAGAAAAAAGAAACGCATGAATAAAGTGAAAATGAAAAAGAAATGCTTTGTATATGACCCATCGCCTTATATGGATGAATGTAAAGATAAGGTGAAAGAGATTCTTATCTACAAACTAGGGGTCAACGAATATGATGTCAAAAACGACAATGCGAACCTGATATATGATTTGGGATGCGACAGTCTTGATATTATAGAAATAACTATGGAATTGGAGAATGAATTCGGCATAAGAATACCTGATGAAGAAATAGAAAATAAGGATGAAAAGTGTTTTACTATTTCATATATTGTTGAAGTTGTTAAAAAATATGCCAAAGGATGATTTATTACCAGCAGTATATTAAAAAAGGTAGAGAAGTATTAAATCTCTACCTTTATTTTTTAACCATTAGTTGTTCCGCTTTCTTCTTCTCCTGTTGGAACTTCATAAGTGTATTCAGGATTATAATATACATCCGATGTGTTATCATATGTTCCTTTATCCAAATCACCTCTTGGAACTGCATTTAATGGTTCTCCTGTTTTTAGAGCATTTTCGCCATCTTCGTTTGTGATATAAGGTTTTGCAGTGCCTTCAAGTGTTTTTGTGGTTTCTACGCCAAAGTCATCAGTATTTGCGAAGAAATAAGAACCTCCGCTTACTTCCTGAAGCAACTGATAATCATCTAATGGATTTTTTACTGTATTTGCCATTTTCTTTAATTATTTTTATTTAAATAAGCTTATTTCTAAATAAATATTACATAATTAACAAAATTTAACGAAAAATTTTTGGCTATATGGAAAAATAATTGTATCTTTGAACCAAATTAAATGATAAACAATGGGAAAAAAGTATTGTGAAGTAGAAAAGAAGTGGTGCAAGTTATTGCAGAAAGGCATTTGCAAATGCGCAGATACTGAGATTGAGAATGTTGATAAATGCCCGCGTATCGCTGAAATAGAAACAACTACCCTTAAAACTTTATTAAGAGAGGTAAACTTCGATGATGTGTTCAAAAGGCTTTGCAAGTATTATCCGGACCAAAAGGATAGTAGGAATGGATATAAAAGCGTATTTAATAAGTTGTTAAAGAAAAAGCCAAAGAAACACAGACTTGATGATTTGTTTATAAGGGTTAAACACATAAACGATGAAGATGGAGAATGGCTTGATGTTGATGGCGTTAGTCTGAAAAAGCCAGACATTTCCTATGGTATAGAATTTCTCAAATGGCCAGATTGGGTAACAATGTTTATAACAAAGGAAACTCTTAGTTCTTTAAGTAAGGAGGATATTGTTGCCGGCTGCTTATATGAAATGACATTCTATGGATTTACTGAGGAACATGTAATGTCAGAAAAGAAAAAACTGGAAGAAGGTATTGAGGGGGCAAAGAAAGCATACGATGAAAGCAAAAATAAATGATAATTCTTTCAATGTAGTTGGAGAATATGGCTACTATCGTTTAGAATCATGTGATGTACGTAATAATGTGTTGTGTAGCATTCGTGTAGAAAAAGCATCAGACGGAACAAAAAATAGATACATACCTGAATATATGGATAAAAAGGTTTTGCATCTATTCAACCTTGAAACAGAATATTGGAACAGAAACAAAGGTTATGCTACATTTCTTTTAAAAGATATTGTTAAACGTTTTAAAGGTAAATATGATTTAATATTTCTTAATGCTTGCCCATATCACTTTGAATGTGGTGAGGTTGTTTATGAGCCTCCTGTTAATGGTTTGGATATGGATAGGCTTGTTGAGTTCTATAAGTCATTTGGATTCGAGGTTTATGGAACAGCAAAAAAAGGCTTTAAAACAATGATATTGGAAAGAAAATAAAGTAGTTATAACATTTTTTTTTTAACGCAGGATGAAATATTCCTGCGTTTTTTTTTGTTTTTTTTAATATTTTTTGTATATTTGCTGCAAAATGATTTTAACGCATGATAATAAAAACAAATGAAGAATTTATTAATGAAGTAGAAAAAAAATTCCCCGGGCAAATTTCATATGAAAAAACAGAGTATAAAGGTGCATTCAAGCCTGTGATATTAACGTGTCCGATACACGGCGATATTGAAGCTATACCACATAATATTTTAACGAAAACATCAGTTATGGCATGCCCAAAATGTGGAACTGAATTAGGAAGAAAACATTCAAATGAAACAAGAGGTAGTTCAAAAGAACAATTTTTAGAAAGACTATATAAAAAATTTCCTAATATAAAATATGATTTTTCAGAAGCTGAATATTTTAATAGTAATAAACATATTAAAGTTATATGTCACGTAAAAGATTCTGACGGCATCGAACATGGAGCGTGGATGATAAAGCCAGGTAATTTATACGCTGGATATGGATGCCCTAAATGTGCCAATGAAAAGCATTCAATTACACAAAGGCCAGTGTATGACGATTATTGCCAATCAGTTAAAAACAGATATGGAGATATATATGTTGTTGATAAAGAATCATATTTTAATAGTCCATTTAAAATAAAAGTATGGTGCAATAAGCACAATAAATATTTTATTACTAACACAAGAGAGTTTCCAAGATTTAATAATCATAAATGCCCTGAGTGTATCGAAGAAGAAATGAATATCTATAAAAGCACAAATACAGATGATGTTAAAAAAGAATTAAGCAATTACGGTGAAGATGTTTTAACATTTGAAGAAGAAACGTGGGTAGATGTAAGAGGTTATGAGGGAAAATACCAATGTAGTTCTGATGGGAGATTTAAAAGGATTAATAGGAAAAATAGATTTGGCAAAAAAATAGATGATTATATTATTAAACCATCATTTTGTAATCACTTACCAACAATATCCTTATCTGGTAAAACATTTATTTTACACAGAAAATTATATGAAAGTTTTCATAATATAGATTTACAAAAAGGATATAATGCAACAATAGACCATATTGATAATGATGTGAAAAATAATAAAATATCTAATTTGAGACTTGGAGGAACCACAAGAGAAAATATGCTTAATAACAAACTGACTGTTGCAAAGTTATCAGCAAGAAGAGTTGGAAAAGGTATAAAACAGATAACAATTATAAATGATTTACCCGGTGAAAAATGGGAAAATGTGATAGGATATGAAGACTGTTATGAAGTGTCTAATTATGGGCGTGTTGCTGCAAAAGAAAGAATATTAATAGAAAAAAACACCAACATAAAAAGAGTTAAAAAAAGGCATTTGATGAGGCAATCAATCAAATATGGTCAATATTATACAATAGGTTTAACCGATTCAAATGGAAATAAAAAAACTCATTATACTCATAGGTTGGTGTATGAAAGTTTTAATGGAAGAATAAAAAAAGGAAATCAGGTTGACCACATTGACTCTAATCCATTAAACAACAATCTTGAAAATCTTAGAGAAGTAACACCATTGGAAAATGTAAGGAATCCAAATTCTCAACTTAAACGAAAAGAAAATATAAACAAGCATCATTCTGGTTTATGCGTTGAAAAAGTAGATTTAAAAGGAAACATTATAGAAACATATGATTCTATAGTTGAAGCTGCCAGAATAAATGGAATTAGTACGGGTACTATATATAAATGGCTTAATGGAAAAGTTGACCAAGAAAAAAATAGGTCTAAAGGATTTTATCTAAAAAAAAGGTAACTATATATTATTTAGATTTTTTTCTACCGCAATATAATGTTGCTATAGAATGTCAGGGATTACAACACTTTAAACCGGTTGATTTTTTTGATAAAGAAGATGAGTTTGAATATAGAATCGAAAGAGATAAAAAAAAGAATGAATTGTGTTTAAAGCATGGAATTAAAATATTCTATTATTCCAATTTGGGGATAGAATATCCATATAAAGTATACGAAGATTTTAATAAAATGATAGAAGATATTAAAAATTATTCTTATTTCAATGACGTTAAAAAAATAATAGCCAAAACCACATATGTATAAATCCTAGGTAAACCAATGCCTAGGATTTTTCTATTCTTTCATTTGCTTTATCAACATACTCTTGCACAACATCAAAACCAATATAATCACACCCGTGCTTTTTGGCAGAAACTGCCACGGTTCCTGAACCAGCAAATGGGTCAAGGACCAATATTCTTTCCCCTTGTGCAACACTTGGAATAATATTATCTGGCAATGTTATTGGAAATGGCGCCGGATGGTCATTATTTTTATCAGGAGCAAACTTCCATACTTCTGATATAAACTGAGCGTTATTATCCCTTTTAAACCTTGGGTTCTTTCTTTCCTTAATTAACCAAAAGATATATTCAGTAGATGGAATATACCTGCATTTGTCCATGTTCATTGAACTGCTTCTATCCCATACAATAATCTGACGGGTAATGAACTTTGATTTATCAATCCATTCAAGAGGGAAAGAAATCTTATTCTTCTTTACCCTTACCTTGTGATTATAAAACATTGAACCGTCCTTTTTTAATACACGGAAACACTCATTTAAGAAATCAATCTGCCATTTCTCATACTCTTCCTCGGGCATGTTATCAAGGTCAGCATTACCACCATACATAATGGCCTTATTCCATATATCACCCTTCCTCTTTCCTTTTGTACTGTAATTAAGGTATCCACACTTGTTGTAAGGGGGTGACGTAATTATAAGGTCAACAGATTCATCATCTAATAATTTTAAACCTTCCATCACCTCCATGCAGTATATTTTATTTCTTTCTAACATTTTTTATAAAATATAGAAAAAATGCTGATTTAACAAAGATTAACATAAAATATTTGGCGATAAAAAATAAAATGATTATCTTTGTGGTAAAATAATAATTGTATGAGATTAACATATAATAATGTATATGATTTGGCCGGCTTTCAAAAGATTGACCACAAAATGCCAACAAGGGAAGAAAGTAAGGCATTTTTAAAGCCACAATATTTTAAGACATATTATTGTGTTTTAGAATTAAAGAATGACCATTATTCTGTTCGTGACTGTGGTTTTATGTCAAAGGAAAGCAAATGGTATAAAAAAGGGTATTATGTTATTCCTTGCTATTTATCAGCCCATAAATGGCTTTGCGGCGATAAAGTGGTTTTGCATAATAGATTATTTTGCTATATGTTTGGAGAACTACGAGACTATGAACCGCATGATGTTCCAAAGGAAAAATGGTATATAGCAAGAGATTTCAAACCATATTTTGGATTATGCAATGATACTGGCATTCTTGATGGATATATAGAAAACTATGAATTGTATGATGACGTTAATGAAGCAATAGAAAGGGCAAAAGAACTCGATAAACTTCTTAACGTTAAAGAAAAACATGATAAGGTAAGCAATTCTCTGAAATATGCAGAATATGCTCAAGACCAACTTGAAATGAGGCTTAGAAGTAGAGAGCTGATGCCAACAACGCATAGAAAAAAACTTATGAGAGAATTGGCGTTAACAACATATGAGAAAAGAGAAAAACAAATTGATAAACTTGAAGCTCAGGAAGAAAAGCTAAGAAATGAAATGAAAAAAATTACACCATATAACAAATGGCAAAATACGCAATTGTAAAGTACTATAAGTGCTCAAAGATTAGCACTTTTGCAACATCTGACAACAAGGATGAAGCAGATGAGGTTTGTGGTTATATGAACGAAAAAATGAAAGATATTTCACAGTTTGTTAAGTTTAAAGTTGAAGAAATAAAATAGGGCAATGGAAAAAATAGCAAAGAAAAATATCAAGGCTCTTGTTGTAATGACAACTGATGATAATGGTAAATTGATACCCGCTGAAAACAGTGTACAATTCCATATGTATTTGTCAGGGCCTCCGTATTATGAAAAGAAGTACAATGCGCTGTACATTAAGGATAAAGTAAAACTTCTTTATGACGCATATGAACCCGAAAAAAAACTTCAAATTGATAGTGCAAAGCATGGTAAATTGGCTGAATATCTAAGTAATGCAACAAGTTATACATTGTTTGGAAAAAACGCAGGTAATGAAAGACCTATTAATAAAAATGGTATAACATTATATAACTGCACAATTCCAAAGGGAGCAACATATGAGGAACTTGAATATGGAGAAGTTGTTTGTTGCAAATACATTCTTGGAGAAAAATATGTTTATCCAAAGAGGTTTATGCATTTAAAAGAAGGTGATGAGGTTTGGGTTGGTATATATTCAGATACTGACCGTAGCAATCGTCATTTCAAATTCCTTGGCAAAACATATGTAACAAGTGTAAATGACAAAAACGCAAAAACAAGTAACAGCATATACATAACAGTAGCCAACGGAGATAGAACTTTCTATCTTAATCCGTATTCAAGAGATTTTATTGACGTTTCTTGCCATATTGGAGGGGCAATAGCATTTTCATTAACCAAAAAAGGGTTGATAAAAAGTTTCACAGATAAATTTGGTGAGTGGATTAAAAGGAAGACAGAAGTTATAAAAAATGAATTAAACGAAATAAATATGATTAAAGACTTTTTGGAACAAGTTAACAATTGTTAGCAAATAAATAACATTTTTTAACACGAAATATTTGTGTATTTCGTGTTTTTTTTGTATCTTTCAACACAAAGTAAAAATAATATTAATATGACACAGGAAGACAAAGAACTCCTTTTGAAGGATTTAAGCGCAAGATTGACTTATAAAATTATAATATATAGAGGCGAAAAGGATTATATAGGAGAAGAAGACGCACTACTTGAGGGGGTAGATGTTATAAGTGGTTTATGTAAATTAAGATGTTTACCCGAAGGAAATGTCTTTGTACAAGACCATATCGTTAATATCATACCATATCTTCGTCCAATGTCAAGTATGACTGAGGTAGAAAAGGAAGAATATGACTCCTTATATACTTATATTAAAGTCTGCATTGATAAAAAATTCAAAATAGATTTTAGTCTGACAACAGATTGGCTTAATAAACATCATTTTGACTATCGTGGACTAATTGAAAAAGGTTTGGCAATAGAAGCTCCTTATTGGATGTATAAACCAATAATATCTATTGAAACTTTGCGTAAAAGCGCTGAAATGATAAAGAACGCATTGAAAGAACGCCAAAAAATTAGGCAAAAACGAAGAAAAACGCCTAAATACTTGCACAATTCAAAATAATGTTGTATCTTTGCATCAAGAAATTTAAGTTTAACATAACCCCCTGGCAGGACAACAGGTTAAAGATGGTCACAAGTTATGAAGACAAAGAAGACAAACCACAGCGAGGTAGTAAAGAGCATGAAGGCTCAGGTTGGTGAACTGATTTGCAAGCGCGACGGCTACGAGAGAGCATGGGTAGAAGCCATGAAGATGAGCGACCCGAAGCAAGAAGAGTTCTGGCAGCTTTGGAATCATTACGACACCGAGGTTAAGGCCCTGAAGCCTATCCTGAAGTTCCACGAGATTATGGCACAGGAAAAGAAGTATGCCACCGAGCATCTTTACACCGACAAGCACGCCTACGAGATTATCGAGGAGAAGAGCGACACCACAATCATCGTTCGCCAGATGAAGGCCACTATCAAGCCAGAAGCAATGGTAGCACTCCGAAAGAGTTTTGTACCCTGCGGATTTTTAGGCCACACGGACAACGACCTTCAGGAATGGATATGCGAGCCTGACGAGACAATGCCTCTCGAAACCATCCGCAAGCACAAGGACGGGAAATGGTACGGATTGGGCAAGCGTCGTTTCACCATCGAGGCACAGCCCCGCGAGTTCCACGACTACAACTTTTAAGGAGGGGGTTAATCCCCTCTATTTTTGGTAATAACATCGAAATTGACACGAAATATGAGAAAAACGAAAATACATGCCATTCTGACAGAAATTAGTCAAGTGGCAAGAGAAGCAAGAAAAATATCCGATTGTACTTGTATGCTTGAGTACAACGATGTTAAAAGCAAAAAGTACATTCTTAATGCGAAAGACAAAATCAACGAGTTATGTACTAAGTTGGAGAATGAAGTTTTTGATTAAATGTTAAAGGTCAACTGCTATATTATTACCAAAAATTATGAATGATATTGAAAAAATGAATAAATAAATGCGTGGTATGAATAACATAGAAAAAAAATGGAAAGAAGTAAAAGCTGGTGACACCATATACTTGGTAAATCTTTACAAAACAACACCTCAAATAATAAAAATGAACGTTTTAAACGTAAAATTAGAAAATAGAGGAACTGTTCCATATCCAATAAATGTTTCTGTAATAACAGTTAATTATGATTATTATGAGAAAGATGGAATACATACATTTCACGCGCCAGCAGAGTATTCGGTTTTGCGTATGTATAGGAACGTATGTTATTACACTACTTTAGGTGGTGCTGAAAGAAAATGTGATGAAATAGCAGAAAGACGTTTATACGAAATTAAGAACGAAATAAAACATCTGAAGTCTATTAAAACTAAATGGGAGAATCAGATTACTACACAAAAACTAGGATATTACACTATTAAATAAAATGAACGAAATATACCCATTTTATCACCCTCTTTATATTGTTCCTGAAAGAAGGAATATGAAAGAAATAAAAAGAGATTATAGTAAATATCTTAAGAAGTTTGAAGTTTCAAAAACAAAAGCAAAATGAAAAAAGAAAGATTCACAATATTTGGTACAAAACCGGAGGAAATAACGGAATTTGAAGAATTTGCTTCATGGGCAATCTTTATATTGGTGTCAATTGCAGTTATTATAGGTTTATTTCCTTGGCTAAAACATTTTTATAATTTTACAACATTTTAGAATATGAATAATAAAAAGACATTTGGTCAAGTAAGACCTGGAGATACAATTTACAAAGTTTGTATCTACAATTATAAAACAAGAATTATTAAAAAAACAGTAAAAACTGTTACATTTAATATTGATAAAGGCACTATTAAAATAAAGTTCAAATGCAAAGATTCTGAGTATTATCAAAATATATTTCCCAAAATATTATTTGACACGTCAATTCATTTAGCGGTATATACACCTAACACATATCTATGTACCAACATAGAAGACGCTAAAATTGCTTGCAATCGGCTTGCTACTGAAATAGTATCTAATACCGAGAAACAGATTAGTAAATTATCCGAAAGAGTCAGTAAATGGCGTATGCATCAAGAAGAGCTAGTTAGGGGAAATTACATAATTAAGTAAATTATGAAACCAAAACATAATAGGGTAATGCGCCCAGGGCGTTTTAAGCAAAAAAATACGGCTTGCACCACATTTGCTTACTATGGGACAAATGGAGAAAAGGTTTATAAGCCAAAGACAAAGTATGAGACCGAGGCTGATGCTTTGAAAGCCGCTTATCGTATCAATTCATCTGAAAAGACAATCACTAAGGTTGCTGCATACAAATGTTGGACGTGTGGTAAGTGGCATATTGGTAGAACTTGTCATACGTTGACACCAGAAGATAAGGAAAAATATAAACAAAAATTGAAATGATTGCAAAGAAAATATATCTGTACGATTCAGAAGAATGCCTAACTGATGAAATCAAGCCTATTAAAACATATGATTTGTTTGGCATAGGCTATCCATATTATTTTCCACAAATAGGAAGTGAAATATCAATAAACGAAACCTTCTATAAGGTTGAAAACGTGATATATCACGATACGCAAGAGTGTGTGGACGTTATGGTTCATAAAATGGGTTTATTCGATAACTAATTAAAATATTATGTCTGGTCCAAAATTTAAGAAGAAGTATAACGATGCCACTGTGGAAAAGACTATCAGTTTTTTCAGAAAAAGAATGAGTGATAAGAAAGAACCGCTTATTTGCAATTCAGTGGAAAAGATTTTAAAAGAGTGTAATGAAGACACTAGAAATGGTATAATCCTTTATCTCAATAGGTTCTCTAAGTGGTATGCAAAGTATTACGAAAAGTTGCCTGGTGATGATTTTAAGAGGGCGTACCTAAAAACAATATGCATATTGTGGCGAAACAAAAATAATGAAAGATGGGCTGTTATGGGTCTGGACGAAACCAAAGACGGTCACGACCTTATGACGCACGTTTCAAATCTGTTTGCTGCATTATTCCGCAGTGAAAGACACAGACTATACAACCTATGAAGCCAACAAAAAACAGGGTGATGTGTCCAGAGTGTTTTAAGCAAAAAATGCTATTTGAGACACAGAAACAAGCTGATAATTTTATAAAGTGGAACGGAGAAGATATTGATACACATGGAGGTGAACTAAGGTCTTACTTCTGTCCTGCTTGCGGAGGCTATCATATAACTAGTAAGCCATACAGGAAAGTTTATGAGCATAACACTGAAAACTTAATCAGAAGGTTTGAAAAAGACGTTCTGCTTAAAGACAGAACAATGTACATAGAAATAGACTTGCCAAAAGTCGTTTCAGAATTGCTTGAAAACTTACCTGCTGATATTGATAGCAAAACAAAATTAAAACCTTATATTAAGGAGTATGCTGAAAAGAAAGGAATGACTCTTCAAGAGGAACAAGATGTCAGGACTTATATTAATAAACTTATTAAATCAGGTAAATATAACGTAAAAAGAAGGGAAATACATGACAACGTTCTCAGTGATGAAGATATTTTCGAATTCATAAAGATGCACGATATATCAACTGAGGAAAACTATACTAAAGCTTTTGGAAAAGTTAGGTCTGGGAGAAAACTTGCAATACCTAAAGAGCAATCCAAAAGAATACATCAAATGTGGCTGGATTTTATAAAAAAGCAAAATCAATTGTAAATATGAAAGGTTATGTTGCAAGAGACTTAGATGGAACTCTTTGGTTTCATTATGTTAAGCCTCATAGGGAAAATGATATTAAAAAAATCTGGTGGAAAAGCAATGATAAGTCTTTTGAAATCTTTGATTCTGATTTTCCTGAATTTAAAAATCTGTCTTGGAAAGATGTGCCAATGTCAGTAGGATTTAACATACACAAAGCTAATATTCAAGATTAAAAAATAACATGAATAAAAAAACTTGGAATAGGGTGCTAGCTGGAGATGAAATATATATTGTAACGCATGCCCCAAATAAACTATATCGCATTAAAACTGTAATTGTTAGTAGTGTACAAAGAGGAGCAGGATTTGAAATAATTGAATTTCCTGGTAAATATATGAATCCTTACAGTGGAGACACCTCTTTTACTTTCAATAGTTTAGAAAATACATACATCAGAGCCTTTACAACTATTGATGAGGCAAAAGATGATTATAGATTAAGGATGAACGATAAAATAGCATCCCTTAATAGAATTATCAGGAATGCTTCCGACTTAATTAGCGAAGCGCAGAACAAACTTAGATTAGCTATATATTACGATAAGTATGATGAATCTAAATCATAATAAAGTAGAATTTAATATAAAATAACAAATGAATAAGATTTTTTTAACACAACTTTTGAACGCCAATAGTCCTAGTGGATATGAAACAGCAGCAACTGATATTTTTTCAAGAGAAATGAATCATGCTGGTTTGGATTTTGAATTTCGTGATGAAATTGGCAACTGTGTATATGCAATAGGTTACGGAAAAACTGACTTCATGTTATCAGGTCATATTGACCAAATTGGTTTGCAAGTTCAATATGTAGATGATAAGGGGTTTATTTATTTCATTACGGATGGAGGGATTGACCCAAAAACCTTACCAGGTTCAGTAGTTACTATTATAACAAAGAAAGGTAACATCAAGGGCGTTATTGGTAAAACCCCTATTCATATTGAGTGGCGTGATGAAAGCAAGGATAAGGCATTAAAAGTTAAGGAACTTAAGATTGATATTGGTGCTTCAAATAAAGAAGAAGCTTTGAACTTAATTCAGATTGGAAATCCAATTATTGTTGACCACCCAACATTTTTCTTGAATGATTATCGTCTTACCGGTGGAGGCATAGATGATAAGATTGGGGTGTTTGTTACCGCTGAGGTGATGAAACTGTTAAGAGAAGATGAAAGAAAAGGTAAAAACCTTAATTCTCTAAGAGTATATGGCGTGGCTTGCACACAAGAAGAGGTTGGCGGAAATGGTGCAACTCTTGCTGCAAGAAACATCAACCCTGCATATTCAATTGATTATGATGTTACATTTGCAACTGATGATGATTGCGTAAGCCCAAAGGAATGGGGAGACGTAAAACTTGGATATGGCGGATGTATTGCACACGGTCCTGATAAAGATGTTGAAATGTGTGATGACATTGCAAACGTTTGTAAAGAATGCGGCATTCCTTATCAGGAATTTTCAGTAGGAGCAGGAATGACTAACACAAATAAAATTAGACTTGCTTCATCAAATTGCAAAACTCTTTTGTTATCAATTCCGGAACGTAATATGCACACACCGGTGGAAATTTGTGATATGCGTGATGTTGATAGTTTGATTAGAATGACATATCACTACATAAAAGAACTTGATAGAAAATTAGATAAAAGATGTTAATTACCTTATTAACAGCCAAAGAAGTTAAAGCAAATTTTAAAAATCCGAAAGTAATAATAATTCCAACTGACAAATATTTGGAAAAATGCTTTCTTCTATTTAAACGATTTTTGAAAGAAAATGGGTCATTTTTTCATGTAATGACACATATTTTCCCAGTTAAAAGAACAAAAGAAGATTTTTTTAAAGAAGTAAAAAGGCTATATGCTTTCAGGGGTGGCGTTTATTATGATTTTGGATGCATTCTTCACATGAGAGGCACTTTGGGAGATAGGTATAGACCTGATGGGGATGTTAAAAATAGTAACAGGTATTGGGAAGTACACTTTAAACCTATAAGTGATGCATGGAAAGTATTTTTTATTGCCTTTCAGCCTGAAATTGAAGATGGAGATTTTGTAATTGAAAGTTAACATTATTTAACATAAAATATTTGCAAGATTGAAATTTATTTATTATCTTTGCAACGTTAAAAAAAACAGCAATGAAAAGATACGAACTTATTAGGTTTATTTTTGACGCTATCCTTGCAAAAGGAGAATGCTACAACAAGGCAGATGCAATTAGTTCTGATTGCACACGTGATGGACTCATTAATAGAGTGTACATAAAGAAGCTAAAGATTGGCATTAATTCATGTGGTTCATATGTTGATAATGCAGCAATCACATGTACAAAGGAAGACTTTTCTGATGCATCTGATGCTGATGTCCGTATTGAATTTGGTGAGGAAACACCAACAAGAGTCATCCTGTGGGTTAACGAACTTAGTGACAAGGTATTAACAGATATTGTTGAAAAATTAAAAAAATAAAATATGTGGTATTATAGATTACTTATTATGGCAATCATTGTGCTTGCAGCACTGTATTATATTATGATTGCATTGCACTGTTTTGGTGTTATTAGCCTCACAAAGAAAGAGGTATCATTCGTAAAGGCAATTATTCCTTTCTATTATTGGATTAAAAGTTAAAGGTCATGTTTGCATTATTAGCTGTATTGGCTATAGTAGTTATATCTATTAGGGAGTTTATAATTTTAAAATTATTTAACAATAAAATATAAAAAAGCAATGGAAAAGTTTCAAATTACAAAGGGCCATATTACTGGCATTTCAATTCTTGTGTTGATTGTTTTCTTCCTGTTCACCATTGGTGCATGGGTTGAGGAGTGTGACAAGTCAATGATTTATGTAAATCAGCGAGCCATTACTGGTAAGTATGAGGTTTGGACTGATGGCGGCTTGCAGTGGCAACTTTGGGGTAACGTGCATGAGTATGCTAAGACAAACCAAGTTGAGTTCACTGGCGTTGAAAAGAACGAGGATGGCTATGTGGCAGCAGGAGCAAACCCAGGAGCCGCTCTGACTTTCAATGATAAGGGTCGTGGATTCATTATCGGTTCTCTTCGAGTAATTCTTCCTACTGATTTTGCTCACATGGCAAAGATTCAACAGGAGTTTGGTTCTGAGGAAGCCCTTATTAACACTCTTATTAAGCCTACACTTTACAAAGTTGTCACATCATGCGGGCCTCTGATGTCATCACTGGAATCTGTATCTGAGACACGTACCGACCTTATTCAGTACATTACTGACCAGTTGAATAATGGTGTGTATAAGACAAAGATTAACAAGATTAAGCAGATTAATGAGTTGACAGGCGACACTGAGACTATTGCAAAGGCTGAGATTCTTGTTGATACTAATGGCAATTACATGCGTCAGGAGGGAACAGGAAAGAAGATTCGTGGCAAGAATGGCGATTGGGAGATTGACCTTTGTCCTTTCCAGCAGTATGGCGTAACTTGTAACCTTGTCTCAATTACTGACATCAAGTACGATAAGGCTACCCAGCAGCAAATTGATGCGCAGAAGGCAGCAAACCTTGCAGTTATCACATCTAAGACCAAATCTCTTGAGGCTATTCAGAAGACAGTTCTTGTGACCGAGCAGGGTAAGCAGGATGCAGAGAAAGCCAAGTGGGAACAGGAAAAGATTAAAGCGAAGGAGGTAACAAAAGCTCAGCAGGAGTACGAAGTTGCTAAACTTGAGGCAATGAAGGCGGAAGAGGTTGCACGTAAGGTACGAGCAGAGGGCGAGGCCAAGGCAGCAGCAAATAGGGCGTTAGTATCCGCCGGTTTAACACCATTGGATGCAGCCACGCTCAAGAAGGAAACAATGATTGGTATTGCTCACGAATTGGCGCAATCAAGCATTGAATGGGTTCCGAAGATTATTGTCAATGGTGGCAATGGTAGTACTGACCCAATGCAGACCGTAGGGCTTAATATGCTTATGCAAGCCATTGAAAAAATGAATACTACTAAGTGGTAAAAGATACCTCATTAACAAACTTTAACGTGGGAGATTTGTTTCTCTCACGTTTTTTTTGTATATTTGTCAAGAAATGTATTAACTAATTTGAATATGAGAAAACTTTTATCTTATTTAATTTTACTATGTTTTTCGTCGTTTTTCCTTTGCGCTTCGTGTGAAAACTCTGAAGAAAAGGAAAAGAAAATAAAGAAATCAAAATATTATTTTGAAGTACACAATGTGTATAATTCGATAGATTCAACTTACACAGGTCTTACAATATATAAAGGCAAAGTTGAAGGACACGATATTACATACCATATTTATAGCGCAAAAAATAAAAGCGATATGGTTGTTTGGCACGATAAGGAAACATGTAAAGGTTGTAAAAAGTAAATGGTAGCAAAACAGCTCAAGGAAAAAGAAAAGAGGTTTCTTTATAACCAAATAATGAGATTGCATAAAGATAATGGTAGTTTTGCTGCTTTTAAAAAAACTGAGCAAACAGGGTTAAGCAAATTCCTACCAACAATCACTATGAATGTTGCTGATTATTTGATTGGGTTGGTGTGGTCCGTGTACAAAAACAGCTATGTTGATTATAGTCCATCAGAAGCGGGCATTATGGCATCAATTAAATTCATTGGCCTTTCAGATATGTTACGTGAATGTGAGTTTAGTATGCTGATAAAACTTTCTTCTGAGATTGCACTAAATGAGTTGGCATATATTGATGCAGAACTATCTAATATGGGTCCCAACGCTAAAAGAAACTTGAGTGATGAATTGAAAAAAAGCATAAACGATTGTTACGAACGTTATAAAGACGTTCTAAAAGGTATGGTTTATTGTAACATTCCAATGAAATAATATGTGTACATTTTGTGATAAAATCGATAAAAGTAGAATATTAATAGAAACCACAGAATGGGTTGCTTTCTACGATAAATATCCCGTGTCGAAGGGACACGTTTTAATTGTATCAAAAGAGCATTATAATGATTTCTTTGAACTGCCAGAAAATTTAAAAGAATCATTACAGTATAGAATTAACGATATTAAAAACATATTAGATAATGAATTTCATCCTGATGGTTATAACATTGGTTGCAATTGTGGAGAAGCGGCCGGACAAAGCGTAATGCATTTTCACTTGCACATTATACCAAGATATAAAGGTGATGTTGAAAACCCAAAAGGTGGAATAAGAGGTTGTATACCAACAAAAATGAGTTATGAATAAAACAGAAACAAACAATAAAATATCAATAGTCGATATTATTGCATTAGGGCTATTGGCGTGTTTATACGCATTTGCTTATGGAGCAGGATATTTTAGTAGGTAATAAAAACATTTCGTAATGAAAAAAGATATTCCTTTAATTTCTCATCTATTGAGGTCTATAATTGTAGAAGACTATGCATCTGCAATGGAAGTGATAACAGATGACAGTTTTAATCCAAACGAAACTAATTCGTCATGGAGAGCCCCTGTAATTACTGCCATAGTGAATATACTATCAAACATGCCTTCTAAAAAGGACAGCAAAGAATTAAGAGAAGTTCTTAAAACAATTGTAAAAAACAAAGATTTCGACCCTAATGTGCTTGACGCTACGGGAGAAACGTGTTTAATGCATATTGCTAGGCATGAAGAATTCAATTGGTTAGTTCCTTTTATATTCAACACAAACAAAGTTGATATAAACATTAAGAACCAAATGAGCAAAGACTTGTTGGATATAGCAGAAGCATCGGAGAATAAAACGTTATCTGATATTGTTATGTCCATAAGAATCTTAGACATAAAGAAAGGACAGCCTAAAAAGAGGGTAGGCATTAAGAAAAGAATCTGCTTAACACCAATTGATTCTCCAAGCAAAGGTAATGGTAATATACTTGATAAGCTTGAAAAGGCATTCGAAGATAATCAAAAGAGAAACCCGGTATCGTTATATGCCCTTATTAAAGCATTTTTTCAAGGTGATTACACAACATGCATTCAAATTGTAAGGGATGTCAATTTCAATCCAAACGAATGTGATAGATGGGAAGAACCGGCGCTTTCATCGCTAATTTACTATTCTCAAGATGTTAATGTAAATTATGACGAAAGCATGTTCAAAAAAATAGTAGATGTTATTATAGAAAACAAAAGGTTTGACGTTAACGCATTGGATGCTGATTGCAACACCACTCTAATGGTTGCTATGAGCTTTCCTAGGCTTCAATGGCTTACCGAAAAGCTGTTCAACATACAATCTGCAAGACTTGATGTTTTGAATGATAGCGGCGAAAATCTGAGGTCTATTGCTGAAAATTGTGGCAATGGCGACTTTTATAACCATCTTGTTATGAAATCTTTTGAAGCGGTCGAAGCAATTAAATAACATTTTTTAACTAAAAAATTTTGGTTAAATGAAAAAAAATTGTTATCTTTAAAACAAAAAAATGTAAAAAATATTGTTTAATTACATTATGGGATATGAAGATGATGTTGCTAATATCATATATACGTTAATATTAGCAGGTGTTGTAATAGGATTTTTTGCTATGGTTGTACGCTACGTTAAAGAGTTTATGATAGATTTAACTACATCTGAAACAGCCATTAACGAATATGAAGCGGCGGATGGAGAACTTACCACGCAAGCTAAACAGCACACTATACATTACACAAAAAAAGAACCTAATAAACATGATTTTGATGTTGATTTCAATATAAATTTATCAAATTCAACAGTTAAAACAGAAATTGTTTATGCAGAATGAATATATACTGATTCCTTGGGACAGTGTTCATAATAATAACACATGGTTCAATGAAATAGTAATTGAACACCCACGTTATGGTATAACAAAAGATGAAACATTTTTTGATATTAATACAATAAATATAATAATATTATTGTTGGTATATAATATCATTCTGTTTATATTTTTAGCATTTAGAAATGAAAACCTGTTATATAGGAAGAATAAGGCTATCAAAAAAAGACAGCTCTGAATGGGACGGGAAGCCTCCTTTTATGTATGTCACAAAAGGGTTGGATAGAACCAACATAAATGATGCAATAATGTTTGATAAAAAAGAAGCATGCATCAAGTCTCTCGTTGATAGTTTTAAATCACATAAGCATCCTATCTCCAGTTCTATGGAAATTATGACAATTTCGATTCACGTAGATAATATAGAAAAAGTTTAATATGGCGTTAATAATATCACCGAAAGTACTTGAACCATTGATACCTGAAACAAATGATTTGTTCTTTATGAGCAAAATGACACATACCCCAGATGATGTGTTAAATAGAAGCAATATTTATGCTATTGTTGTAAATAATAATATTCACGCTGTTACTGCTGTTTACAGGGTATCGTTTTCTTTATTATCCGCGACAAATAAGTGTTATTTGTTCATTAACAATGCGTCAAAAGAATTAACGTCATCCACTCCATATATATCAGCCGATGTAAAGGCAGGTAAAAAGCCAAGGCTTGAAGATTGGGATTTTAAAAGAGACAAAATAGGATTATATGCGGTGGTTGGGTTGTTCAAAGACAGTAAAATATACTTTGCCACAAGTTCTCTTGACGTGAAATATGTTAGGGACGGGTTGCAAAAAGAAAAAGAAATAAGTACAGTAATAACTGAAACGGTATATGTTTGAAATTATTTTTGGCTATTTTTTCTTGGTATATATAAATTTCATAAAACACATGGAAAATAAAAAAATAATTGAACTCCTTGAGAAGCGTATTCAAGATACTCAAAATGAATACCATCGTCAAGTGGCAAATTATGAAAAGGACAAAAGATATGCAAAACCTTCTTCAATTGAAGCTGCTAGTAGAATACGTGCTCTATGTATGGTTAAAGAAATGCTAGATAATTATAACCCACTTCAAGATATTAAGGATTATATCAAAAACATCAGTAACGAACATCCCACAACAGATTTAATAAATCAATGGAACGATTCAATGATAAGAACATTTAAGGAATCTCTTGAGCTTGTTGGAATGCTTAATAATAAACATAATAGTTAACTTCTATAAAAAATATGATGAAAACGAAGCATTCGAGTTAGCAGATTGGTATTATAAAACAAAATGATATAGCCAACATATATATCATTATCAAAAGAAATATAGACCCTTGGAAAACTTATGAGTAATAGAAAAGCAATAGTTGCTCTAATTGGCAACAATATTTATATAGACCCTAGCGATGTTAAACGTGTTGATATTGCTAAAGTAAAAGCTGAGGCTTATAAAACAGTTGGCAAAGAAATAGGTGTCAAAATACTACCATTGCAGCTATGGATGCCTTCATCTGGCGCCGAAGCAATAACAAAAGAGGTTTTGAAAGACCTTGGAATAAATCAGAAAAATAATGGCAAAAAACGTTTCTGAATTAACTTTCAATGAACTTAGTGCGTATTTGACTGAACACTCAGTGTTTGGTTTTACTGCTACGCGCAGGAAAAAAACAATAATATACACATTTAAACGCTATTATATTGGCCTTAAACTGTTTATCAAAGTAAAGGTAGATAAACATACCAAACACGTTATTTCAGTTTTAAAAGACGATAAAACATATACCGACTTTGACGAAATAAAAAAAATGGTAGAAAAATGACTGTATACGATTATAAAGAATTTTCAAGGTTTTTAAAAGAACATGGCGCATATGCACTTTTTATAAAAAGAGTAATAAAAAATCATTATTCACACAACTTCAAAAAATACTGCGTACTAATTGATAGAGGTCTTGCAATTTCGCATGCTTTTTCGTGGGTACATACGCCAGAAGGCGATATGTTTTGGAGGAAACTTTCTGAAATATGGTATACACGCAATTATCAATATTAATTATGAATCGTAATAAACGCAAAAAGTTTTTCAGGTTTTTAAAAGAAATTGGAGCATATAAATCATTCTTAAATAGAACCGAAGAAAACCCTAACAATTATCATAAACAAAAAAATTGTCTAGAGTATCTAAAAAACTCTTTTGACGGTAGGGACGCTATCATTAATTCGTTTTGTTGGGCAGATACACCAGAAGGTGATAGGTTTTGGAGCACAGCTTGGATAATATTGTGCGAAAACAATGGTAACTATGTATTAGACGAAACTGTAATAAATGAAATAAAAGCACTAAACAAGAGCGCCGCATAGCTCTTGTTTTTTTTGCTTAAATTGATAATTGTTAAAATCAGTTAAATACTTTTATTTCTTGTTATTTTTTTGTATATTTGTATAAGAACCAATAATACACTATAAATGGCAACTTTAATAAGAAATAAGCTTAAAATAATACCAAACGCTTATTCTGAGGAAGAATATAGCAAACAAATAAATGACGTTGCTTCATTTTGCTCAGCAATGGAAGATGGCATTAGGAAAAATATGTGCTTCACCAAAATATCACCAAAGCCGGTTGATTTTGAATCTGAATCAAAAGAAGAGGATGATTGGATGCTTAAAAATTGGGGTACAAGATTTAAAGCCTTAAACGCCTGTTGGATTAATGACGAGGAAATGATTTATGACACATTTTGGAATCCGTCATTACCAATAATAATTAAGATAATAAAAAAGTTTCCAAATGTTGATTTTGAATTTAAATTTGCAAGCAAAAGAACCGGACTTAAAGCAGGAGAAATAAACGCATCAGGAGGAAAAATAATAACATTCAAAAAATTTGAAAACTATTCAAAAGAAGCATATGAAACAGCATTCGAACTTATGCCACATTTAAGAATGTTATATACATTAAATCAAAAAATAGGAAACTATGTTTATGATACTTCTGATTTTAGAGCATCAATAGAACAAAACGGATTCTATAGAGAACAAGATGGAACCGTGCTAATTGGGTGCGATGATAAACAAAAACCATTTTTTGACGGCGTAGATGACCTGCCTTTTTAATAGGTTCGATACACCGGTGGTATTAATCATCAAACTATTATTAAATATAAGTCAATTACCTGTAACTTGTTGATTTTTAAATAGTTACGAAACATATAAAATATGCAAAATGCGCTAATTTTTAGGCGTGCTGTTTTAAAGAAAATCGAATTATGAAATTAAAAGATTATAAATTCCAAAAAGAAGAGGATATACACGTTTTTAAAGTAATACTAAGGCTTGTAAAAGAACTTGGAAGATTAAAGAAAAACAAAGACCTTTCACTTATTATAGAACAGTGTTATTATTCAAGGCAAAGCCACCCTCGCGAATCTTTTGCAACAAACATATCTTATTGGCCTAGTGACTGTAATTTATTTGGATACCCTAGATTAAATCTGTTATACTTGTCTATGTTGATAAATCGTTTGTCTAAAGAGCATAGAGATAAATTATATCCAAAGTTAATGGCGGAATTAAGAAATATTGTTGGAAATCCGTTATCATCAACAGATATTATAATTGAAGGGTTTGAACAAGAAATTAGTAATGCTCTTATTAAATGCGGGGTAGATGAAAAAAAAGCCATAAAAATGGCAGACAATTTATATGCTATTAAAGAAGGGGTAAAACATAACATACCATTCTAATGAAAAAATATTATTTACTTTTTCAAGACGAAAAAGACAAACTTGTTTTTGCAATAATGCGCAGAACAATGAGAGATAGTGGCATAAAAACTAAAATGCCATTTTCTTATTATATAGGAAAATGTTTGGCATCCAGAAATGGGCATCCCAGTGAAGGATATTATGGAAATATTTCATATTGGCCAAGTGACATAAAATTGGCCGGGGGTTTATTTCCTACCCTTTTTTTGGCTAGGTTAATTAACTGCGAGTTCTTTAACTTTAAAACAATGAAAAGCTTTGAAATACACTTAGTTTCTGACCATTTTTTTAATTATGCTTTAGCATATACAGACTACATAATAGATAAAAACACGATTAATGAAGTGTATAGTGCTGTGATTAAATTAGAAAAAAAATTAGGCAGCACATTTTTACTCAATAGCGCAAGCATTTTTAAAGAAAAAGTTTCACCTTATATAGAAGAGGGAATTATAGAAGAAAATTTTGTTCCATCATTTCAAGTTGCGTTATGATTAATATATTGAAAAAATTTAATACTGTTATTACTATAATTTCTACAGTATATGCTGTAAGTAAATTTATGTACGACACTTTTAAGTGGTATGAGGAAAAACATGGTAATAAGAAAAAAACAAATAGAAGATGACAAACGATGAATTCAATATTGGCTTGAAAATACTGTTCAGGTATTTAAAAGAAAACGGAAGATATTCTTTTATTGTTAAATTCCTTTTTCCTTATGATAGACCAATTCCTAAACTTTATAGAACACTTAATTATAATAGGAGAATCCATTTTTGTAACATTTTTATCTATGAAGAATCTCTTGGTTCAAACTATCAAGCAATGGGAAATGAAGCCTTTAACTATTGGGAAAGCAATTTTCAAGATTTACATTATGATTGGCTAAAATATTGCCAAAATCATAAAGAACGCAGAATATTGTGTGAGATTTAACGTTAATTAACCAAAACTTTTTTGTTATTTATTTAATTTTTTGTATATTTGTATCGTTTAATCAACATTAAATTTTGAAGTTATATGGCATATATTGTAAAAGACACAAACCCACAGTATGGTGGTCAGTGCTATTTCGTTGGCACTCGTAAAATTAAAGACCCTCGTGGCCGTGATTGTGAAGCTGCTGATTTTGGTGATAGGGAACACGCCAAGAAGTTCTCTTCTCGCAGCGACGCTTCATCGTTTGTAAGCCACATGAATAAAATTGCAGGTAGACAGCAGTTCGTTGTTGAGGAACTATCAATCTATGGGCAGCAATACGGTCAGCGCAGAACAAATGGTTTTGCAGGTTATGGAACTCTCCCTCAGGAACAACCTTCAGTTCATGGTGGCTTCCGTTGGGATGATGGGGACGGATATAATGGATTCTGATTTTGTTTTTTAATTTCCATTTAACTAATTTTAACGTGAGATATTTGTTTATCTCACGTTTTTTTTGTATATTTGTTGTATAATAAAAATTTTTAATTTATGGAACTTTTTGCAATACTATTTTTTCTGTTTTTTTTAATTATTTGTGCTGTTCCTGATAAATGCGAAGATAAAAAAATTACTCTTGATGAGATAAATATTGGCGATAGAATTAAAATAAAAGGCCAAACATTTCTCGTTAAGAACTATTCGCAAACAGGTGTGATGGAAATTATCGAAGATGAAAAATCTTTTTTCATAAAAGTTGATGATAACACAATCATAACTTCACACAATGAAGGAGAAAAAAGAAAATATCTGACGATAGATAATTTCAAAGGAACTGTAGAAGGACAATACTTGGACAAAATTAAATTTAAATAATTATGAAACCATTTAATAAATTGAATTATGATTGGACCTTAGAAGGATTGGCTCGATGCATTGAAGAAAATAAACTCGAAAGTGAGATAATAGTTTACAATGAATATGGGGCAATTGTTCACGTAAAGTCTTATAACGACTCTATAATACTTGGAGCAGAAAGTACTTGGTGTATATCACAGCACAGGGAATCGTGGACACAGTATGTTGAAAAAAGAAATGCGGTACAGCTATTCTTCTATTGCTTCGATAAGTCAACAAAAAGCGATGACAGCCTGTATGGTGCTACGTTTGATGTAGAAAAAAATAAAGCAAAGGTCTATTGCTGCTTTACTAGGGAAAACAACCCAATTGCAAAAGCACATAAAACTAAAACAGACGAAGAAGCAATAAAAGCTGTTATTGAAGATTACTACGGAGATATTTTTAACGAGCTGAAACGGGAAGTAATCAAAATACATAACAAGCCAAAAGAAGAGAAAAAGCCTACTGTTGAGAAACAAGAAATGGAATACGCAAAAAAACGCAATTTATGGAATTACCCTTCTTTGGATGAATATTTTGGTGATTGTTTATGGTGCTATGACTAATATGAGCTTAATGTTTCCAATATTGGGATTTTTCATTTTATCAATGATTGCTTTATTTGTTAGTTCTTTACATAATTAATAACATGGATAATAAAAACTATTACAAAATATCGTACAGTAATTCTATCGTATTGTTTTTCCACGATTTGGAAAAAGATACACTTGATGGAATGGTAGAAGAATCTAGGAGTGAAAACAGCCTTAAGATTTGTAAGTATAATCCTTCATCATGCTATGTTAATGTCAAAAACAATGTGATGGCAAATAGTATGATAAAAAAGGCTAAAAAAATCACAAAAGAAGAATATGAAACAGCAGTTTTAGTCGTTGATTCGATGATAGGAATTTCTGATTTATGGTTGATAGCAGATAATGATTTTGAAGAAAAAGAAGTGGTTAAAACAGAAACAATTTACGTATGAAATTTAGTGATTTAAAAGAAGGCGATAGAGTATACTGTGCTTTCATTAAAAACTCTGAATTGGTTGATAATGAAATAAAAATAAAAACCGTAAGCAATAGAGTAGAATATAAACACACAGCAAGCGTTGAAATACATTTTTCCGACGAGACAATGATTATCCCAGGGATAGACGAAGAATATGTCGTAAGAGGATTGGGAACATTGGTGAATCCGGCTGAATTATTTAACTTTACAATATATGCTTGCTCACATAAAGATTGTTTGGATATATTGACAAGATTAATATCATCAAAAATAATACAAGTTGAAGAAACAGGAAAGAAAATAGACTTTCAATTAAAACAACTATGCAAAACATATCATAATATTGAAGAAATTACAAGAAAATCATCTGTTGTTGCCGAAACAGTTTATGCAGATTAACCTTTTTTTAACTAAAATTATTTGGCAATTGACCAATTATTTATTATCTTTGCTCAAAATTGAATTTATATTATGGCAAAAACATTTGGTGAATTAAAACCAGGAGACAAAATATATTATTTCAGCATTTTCAACACGTATACAGGAACAAAAAAAGGAAACTGTAAAAAGGCATACAAAATTGTAAATGATGCCATTTCACTTGAAGCATATCCTGATACAAGTGGAATATGCGAGTTAGAAATCGATGAAATTATTGGCTTTGATAACAAATGTAGATTTTATACCGCTTCTATTCCTCATATGTTTGATGTATTCGGTCCAAACACATGCCATGTAGATTCGTCTTCTTTTTATGGTGTTTCTGTAGTAGCTACAACTCGTGAAGAAACAACTAAAAAGGCAATTGAAGTTACGCATGCCCTTATAGAAGTGGCTAATAACACAAGAATTCAAAAAACGATTTGTTACAAAAGCATATTGAAAAAAATAGAATCATGAGTACTAAAAAAACTGGTAATTTTATTTTATCCATAATTGGTGCAGCATATTTGGTTTTTGCAATAGTGCCGCTAATAAAGTCAATTCTTGCATTTAAAAACTATAGTTCCAATAAAGAACAATGGGTTGAAGAACCTTTATTAATTGATGAATAATATGAAAGATTTTACGTTTTTAATTTTGCTAATATTGGTGGCGTTTTGCTCATTCGTAAGCGGGGTAATTACTAAGTATCGTTCCTATAAGGAAAATGGGCTTTATACAACATATTCTGATTTGGCAATATTGATGGAAGCTATTAAAAACGAAGCAACAATTCAATATAAAGTCCTTTTGGTTTTTATCCCTATTACATTTATAATAGACTTAATTATAATTTGGTTTAAATGAATAAAATATATACAATATTAGTTCTGCTATTCAACCTTATAGTAAGAAGAAAACATTATAGATTAACTTTTGTGGCAGAACACGATGGTCCAATTAAACGGTGGTATTACCACTTTCCTCATTGGGGCTTTTCACATGGAAATCTTGAAATGGTTGCAGGAGCAGATGCATTATGCGAACACTATGCTAAAGGTAATAATGAAGTAACAGTAGATGTAATTGCATCAAGAACTCCATTGGAAAAATATAAAAATATGGTATATGACGAATTCATCGCAGAAGACATCATTATAGATGGACAAACGCATCAAGGCTCTTTCATTAAATCACAACTAGATAAAATATCTTATGGAAGAGACTATACTAATATCAAATACGTATTTGATAAAAACAAAAATAAGAAAACCATAATAACAAGAATGTGGATTTGTCCTGTAACTCTATTTGTTCTTGGAAGATACCCAAAATTTTTATACATTAAAAAAACATGACATATGAAGAAGAATTGAGGTGCAAAAAAATAGCATCAAGGTTTTTAAAAGAATTGGGTCTTTATGGGCAATGGAAACAATATATAGACTCAGATAAACCGTTATTAGTTGGCGGTGTTAATAGGAAAGATTGGTTTAAGAATTTAGCAACAATTGATAATATTTTCGGAAGAGTTGACTTTACTAACTTCTTGAGAACAAAATGCCATTATTGTTTACCTGAAACCATCTCTAAATTATTTAGACAATATATTTCAACTTTTCATCGTGACTATAAAATAATTAATGAATATGGCATCGGCAAACGTTTAAATATAGATAAAGAAACTCATAATATTAACACATGAAAAAAGATAATTTGCATTACTATGTGGTTAATTTCTTTGCCACGCCAATTACAGACTATTCTGAACTTTTTGAACTTCAATCAAAAGAAAAATCAGTCGAGCAAAATTATTCAAATAAAAAATAAACATGAAAGCGTTTTTTGATGAGCTGCATGACAATTATGACATCCTTAATTTGTCATATGAAGAGGTTGTTGAATTAAACAATGTATTTGATTCCTGTAAATTACCACAAAAAAGATTCTTCCACGAACTTAAAAGGGATATTGAGAAGTTTGTGGCGATGAAACGATTGCCAAAAAAGAAATAAATTGTGGTCAAAAAGTATATAGTTGCTTTAAATATACTTGAAAATGGCACTGACTAGAGAACAAATAGAACACTTTGAATATTGGTGGAATAAATCTGGCGATATGAAAAATCCTTGGAGAAAACTTTCACATTCACGTAAGTGGCTTAAAAAACAAGTGAATAAATACCTGAGGATTAAAAATAAACATATAGACGAAGACGATATAGGATATAAACAAGGAAAGAAACCACTATGCGGATGGGAGTATTAGAAAATAAAAAAATTAATAATTTTAAAAGACTCTTAAAAGAGTTAGGAATATATAGTTTATGGCTAACAGAGAGAAAATACTATTCTAGAATTACATATAAGTCAATTACATTAAAAACAATTTTTTATCCCGTTACAAATTACTGGTTATTTGGAGATATAATAAATTATAGTTTTTCATGGGAAACAACTTCTCACCCACAAATGTGGGAAGATATTTTTTATTCAGTGGGGCGTATGACAGCAGAAGATGTATTGGCTAATGAAACCTCTTTAGAACGCTTAAAGGAAACTATTAATAAATTTAACAAAATTTAACGTGGAATATTTGGTTATTCCACGTTTTTTTATTATCTTTGAGCCATAAAATAATAGAAGGAGCACAAATGTATCTGAAAGAAAAAGGATGAGGAATAATCCCCATCCTTTTATTGTTTATTTAGATTCATTTAAATCAGCGTATATCTCAAAACGGCATTTAATAGTTTCACCCGTTTTGGTTTCTTGATTTTTATAAATATTAAATTCCATAGTTAAACTAATTCCAACCTTATCCTCGCAAGTTGCTGTCTTAGGCGGACAACAATTATTAAATACCATCCCATTTCTATTATCTCCATAATATAACCCAACGCTATTAGGTGTAATGTTATAAGCCGCTAGATAACACTCTCCGGTTTCTTTCACTAATGTAGTCCCTTGAATACCTACTCCAAAAATTTCTGCTCCTGTTTCTGTAGTTGTTCCACTTGTTCCTTTTTGGCATCCTTGTTGCGGGCCAGGAGTTTCATAACAGTCGCAATTAATCCACCAATTTCCATCTTCTCCATAATAAGGATTAGTACAATTTATTACAAACTCAAGCTTTGCATCACCTTCGCATTCACATACATTTCCTCTAAACATAGGTTGAATATTACCAAAATTTTTTTCTTTTCTTATTGAGCCAGTGCCATCCCACACATAAACACCTTGGGCGTTATAAAATATGTCAGATTTGAATGTAATGTCATTACAACTCTTTATAATATTAGGGTCACTACCGCCACCTGATTGAATAATATAGCAGTCATTTATTTCGCAATCACTATATTTATCCAAAATGTTTTTTCCGCCACCATAAGGAATAATGGAAGTTAATACAATGTCAGGATTATCAATGTTGGTGATATTAATATATCTATCGTCTTCACTGCTACAATTCTCACCACCACTGCCCACGACAACAGTACCATTACCTTCCCCTGATTCGGTTAATACTTCAACACCATCTGTAGACGTAAATGCTGAATATTCAAATGGTAAATCATAAGAACCCGCCTCACAACTAATATATCCTTCATCTTCACTTGTTACATCTACATATAATCTACACGTAACAACAGGAGTAGGAGGAGGAGTTTCACAACTCTTAACAGTTACTTCAGTAGTAGCTGTACAACCATCTTGACTTACATATTTTACCTCGTATTTTTCATCCTCACTACTTTCGTTTTCAGGAAAATCATAGTTAAATGTTTCATCATAATTGGAAGGGTTATTGTAGTATTCATAACCATCACGCTTTCTTTTTATAAACCAACCCATATTTATTATATGTCTAATTAATTATTATTTTAACAATAAATATAAAATACCAGATATTTATATATAGAAAAAGGAGAAAAACAAATACAACTATGGCAACACGTATAGCATATAGCGGAAAATGGAAAGAAATAGGAATAAGAGAGAAAATGCAAATAGTTAACGGCACTGCACTGACATTCGCTGCAATAATTCTCTATTTCGTGGCATTTATTGTGACACTAACAATACACTATCCAATCATATCAGCAGGAATAGCATTCCTCGGAGCAGGATTGGCATACTTCGGAATAACAGCCTTCGTGAAAGGAGAAATGATAAGCTTTAAAACATCAATAGACGATAGAATACAAGCAATAGAAGAAAAAGAACAACAAAAAAGCAATAACCAAAGGATAAGGAAATAAAAACCTTATCCTTTTTTTATTTTCCCACCACATATTAACATTATTTAACACAAAAATTTTGCATAATACAAAAATTATGCTTATCTTTGCTATATCAATAATAAAACAATAAAATAATATGTGTTGGATAGGTAAAAAAGTAAACTTAAAAAAATCTGATAAACCGATTACGGTTTATAAGATAATGTCAAAAAAAGGTGGTGTTCTGCGCGGCCCATATTATAATATGCACGATTATACCATCGGAACCACTTATGAAATCAAAATAAAAGCACACCTTCTTTTTGAGGATAAATTGATGATTAACGCCGGATACCATTCATATAGCGCAAATTGCCGCATTCGTCGCAAAATATATAAAACAAAAAATTATGAGGTGCTTTTAATAGATTCGCCAACCAAAATGGATATTAATTATTTTATTAACATAAAAAAAGATAATTTACCATATGTGGTTGTTAAATGCACAATCCCAGCAAATACAACATATTATGAAAATGAGAATGGAGAAATAGTCTCAGAAAAATTAATGGTAAACGAAGAAATAAAAAAACTTCCAGCAAATAGATTAATTAAGTTTGAAAAACTATAATAAACAAACATGGGTTACGAAAAAATAAAAAACATTATGAAAAAGTTTATTTCACTTATCACGCTGCTTATGCTTACTACAGCAATTACAGCACAACCAATGAAGGTTAGGCATATCCCTGGCATGGCACAGTACACAGAACTTCAAAACTATCCCATCGAAATGAGATACGTTTACTCTGAAGACGAACTTAAAGAAAAAGATGTTATCGTACTAGGCGGAGACTATTATATGGTAAAAGTTGAAAATGACCCCGACTTCGCAGTCAAATTCAACGAAGACCATACAAAAGCTATCATAACAAGCCAACAAATAATCATCGAATATACAGTTAAAGATACAGATAGCAGATTGACACTTTATCACGAAAAACCATACTTCGGATTCGTCTACGATAAAAAATATAAAGTTCTATACTTCTTTAACTCAAAGAAATACCATAGACGAGTAAATAAGTTTATTAGAAAATATCCCATCCTACCACGATGACAGGAATAATAATAGCCTAATAAAACTTCTAAATAAAAAACTATGAAAAAAATAAATACATACTTCAGAAATATTATTAGAGATATGCCCAAACAACATATCTCTAAGTTAATAAACAAATATATAAAACAATTAAAAAAAGCATATATCTGCAATACAACATTCGAACAATGGAAAAAAGGCTGTGAAGAAGAATTAAAAGAATTAAACCAACAATATACAGATGTGGAAAAAGAATTAAACCCATTATGCCAACTTGAAATAGAACATATCAAAAAAATATCAACAAAAGAATATTATGAAAAAGCAAAACAAAAATATATAAATGACCTGAATGCATTGGAAATATATAAAAAAGCTAATGAACTGATAAATAAAAAACATCTATTCAATATCTTTAAAAGACATGACCTTTCATTTGACTATGATAATAAAACAAATAAAGGCTCATACCTTCTACAAGGATTGGGGTGGCACAATAACTATATAATTACAATATACCCTGGAATTACACATCATAACCCACAAGAAGCAATAACATTCCTACAACAATATATAAAAGAAGGAAATAATATAAAAAATAAAAAAGGAGAAATAATAACATTAGAAGATGCAATAACAATTGTAAATGAATTCTTTAAACAATTTCCAAATGGTACAATACATTACGGATAAATAATAATATGGCAAAAAATTTTACCGGCACAATAACGACAATAATATTCTTTATTGGATATTTTGTCACAGGAATACCTTTGAGGATATATTATTATTCTCACGAGCCATCATATAGATATTATACTAGTTTGGCAATAGTAAAACTCGCAATAGAAGAGACGGCTAAGAGTGCTGTTTACAATGCTAAGTTTATGCTGCCAATAATGTTCATAGTAGATATTATAATATTATGCTTAAAATAATTAAAAAAAAGAAATGAATACAATAGTAAAACCATATACATTTGACACTGTTCCAGAAGATATTGGAATTAACCAATTCTATTGTTATAATACAAGCAATGGCGCTATCTTCATAGGAGACATATTAGGTAAGTCTGCTGTAAGCCCATACACTATGTATAGCATTAATGGTGTAATATACAAAACCTGTTGCGGCTTCGAAGGAAACGCCAGAACTATGACTCTTGAACGTAAGTTAAAATGTTTCCTCGACTATAAGCGTTTTGCTAAAGCCTATGCAGAATATATTACAAGTAAGGAAAAAGCTAAGAAAACAAGAAAAACTAGATATATCGTTGAGAAAAACACGTTCTATTGTAAACAGACACGTGCTGCATCTACGCCATACTACTATAAGGAGTTCTCTTCAAAAGATGATGCCGCAACATATGCATATAATGGCTTGCAGAAACTTAAGGCACTAGTTCCAAAGTGCCTAAAAGAATATAGAGAACTACAAGTGATTTTGGAACATGAAATTACCAATCTAAAAAAGGTATATCATGAATCGTTTGGCTGTCAAATGACCGATTATTCACAACTTGTTAAAGCACAAGTTAGGCCCAGTAAAATTAAGGAAAATGACATTCTCATTAAACTTGATACAAAGCGTTACGGTAGCACCCTTTCAGTTGACGAAATTGACGAGGATTTCACTGTAAGTGTTAAAAGTTTTATTAAGCCAAATATTGCTAAACTGTCTAATGGCACAGTGCTTATCGAAGAAGAGTGTAATAGTTCCTATCCATTCTTATTCCACTATGCCGACAAGGACAAACTTGTCATCAGAACAAAGTTGAGAAATGCAAAATACATTCTTAGCATTGTTGAATCGAATATTAAAAATATTGAAGCTTCTGAGAAATACGTTTTCTCTTATATACCGTTCAACAACAGTTTAAGACCGGCATATTTCGATATGAATTATAAGAAGAAACTCTTGCAAGACATTAAGGAATATGTGCAAACTCTAAGAGAAAAAGAAAATGGCTAAAGAATAAACTTAAAAAAGCGGGATTTTAATTTATGTGTCAGTATTGCAATAATAATAAAGACCATCAACTTATGCACTACGACAATCGTAGTTCAATGAATGTCTACTATGGCCAATACCAGGGAGTAATGGTAGCAAGTTCACTTGTAATGAAAGGCAATATGCTTATGATGTCAGCAGGGGGAAACTATCGCTCACGCTCTGATTGCTATTATGAAGATATGGGACTTGATTGCGATGGCCAAGGTGCAAATAGAGGTAAAGCAGCCTGCATCAAAATCAAATACTGCCCCTTCTGTGGAAAGGAACTAAATAGTAAGGTATTCGAGAACAAGTCAGTACAGGATAAGATTGATAAAGCAAAAGAAGAACTTAATGTGCTTAAAAGACAGTTGGAAAAAACAACATTATATGCTATCTTTAGGTTCCCAGTTGATAAGCGTAAAGCCAATAAGCTAAACGAAATCATAGGAAAACAAATTCCAATGGGTCTGGAGGAGTTATATAACTTCTTTGGCGCTGTAAAAGTCGATGTAAAGTTTATAGCACAAACATTCACCCCAATGCAAATAGTTGACGGAAAACTCGTATTATCGACCGGTGATACCAAATATGCTTCAACATATCCATACGCATTGACTGATGAACAATATATGAGGCTTGGAGAACTTAGCTATCTCATAGTTGATATAGACAAACTCTCAAAACTACGAATGAAAAGAATTCACTTAAATACTAAGATATTGCAACTGTATTCTAAAATTGATTCTCTCAAAAAGAAACTAAAATGACAACACTGTTTGAAGACTTAACGGTAGGTGGTAAACTCTACTGGGTTTATTTGGATAAGTGGGATAGAATAACTGTAGAAGCATATAAAATACTTGAGGTGTGCCATTATAAAAATGGCAAGATTACACGAGTATGTCTTGACTACTGTGGGTCACACTGGAAACTATCATTAAATTCAACAGATACCTCTCACAAAAGAGACGATGGCAGTTATTTCGTCATGGATGAGGACGGAATTAAATGGGCTGTAAAAAAGCTTAAAGAAAGATTAATTGAAAAATATACAAAGAAGATAGATGATACCAGATTGAGGCTTACTACTCTTTTACTTGAAGATTATATATTCATATCTAAATGTTAAAAATATGTGCTGGAGAAATAAAGAAAAATCCGTAATTATTGCAAACAAAGATGTTCCTGTATTTAAGATTTGTAATGTAGAGAAAAATACTGATAAGGTACATCCTTATTTCCAAACTCAACGAATTGAATATAAGGAAAATGAGGAATATGAGTGTTCCCGTCGTGGCTTTGCCTTTAAGAATAATATAAGTTATGGAATGCCCGATGGCTTTATGGTTGACAGAGGAATGCACTCATATTCGCCAGCAAATCTCAGATTATTTCCTGATGACATTACATCAATTTATGTTGGCACATATAAAACAACCACACTGTCACATGACGTAATAGCACGTCCGCAATACTACAGAACAGAAAACACTGCTATTATGTTATGCGTAATTCCAAAAGGAACAAGATATGCTGTAAACTCAGTTGGAGAAATTGTGTCTGATTCTATTAAGGTGGTGAAAATATATATAAGACCATTCACCTACAATAAGGATTGTTCTGTAAGCAAAAGAAGTGTTGAAAGAGTAAATAAGGTTTTAGATAACTGGGAAATAGGAAAATTGACTTATGTGTTGGAGAGGAAAAATAGAAAATAAACACACGGCGAAAAATGATATTAAAACGTTTAAAGTTTGCCGAATAACTCCTGATAAAAAAATTAAGCCATATTATAAAATTAATGGCGATATAAAAATATATAAGGAAGGAGAAACATATTATAGCCCATTTGGAGTCACATATACAGGCTCTGACTATATTAAAATAGATTCAGGGTTGCACTCATATAAAATATATAATGAGTCAATAGATGAAGATACTTATTGTGGATGCGATTCATTCGTGGTACTTAAATCATTATCTACATATGAAGGAGTAAATGCACGTATCGTTCTATGCACAATTCCAAAAGGCTCTAAATACTATATAAATGATGAAGGCGAAATAGTTTCAAATTGTATAGTAATAAACAAAGTTATTAAATCAAGAGTCGCATACGATAATATAAAAGAAATCAATGACAAAATAATAAGTTTTAAATTACATGACGTTTAAAGAACTGGCAGAATTTATCCTTTCACAAGATGAGGCGCTGCAAAATGAAGAAGCAAGATTGGTTAATTTAAATAATGGCGATGCAATAGACCTAGACGGTGATATTCTTAGATTCATACATCTAATAGATAAAGATGCAATTGAATTTCAGTATCTTGATGACTATACAGCCTTAGCGAATAACTGTTATGAAATTGACCCTGAATACATACATTATATAAAATAAGCAATGAATAACATAAAAGTAGAAGATTGCGTTGGCAATGAACTGTCAATTGGCGATGAAGTGGTAGTATTATCATCAGGTAATTCAAGTTATAGAAAAGGAACTGTAACTGGGTTTACTGAAAAATGGACAGGACATATAAAGGTTCAAGTTGAATATAACGACCACTACTATTGTAATCTGCCACACTACAAACTAAAGAAAAAAGAACAAATTAAATTCTTTAAAAAACCAATAAGAATGTCAGTAGATAGATATAACGTAACCAAATTATTACCAGAATATTTGTAATACATTAACGAAAATCATCAATAACAATGGATAAGTCAACAAAAATTGCAGCAGAAAAAGCAGCAGATTATGAATATCATAAGTTCTTCGATATGGGAGCAACAATTGAAGATTCAATAAACGCTGCCAAAGAAGCATATGAGAATATCGCTGGAGAACCAATGGAAGACCCACTTGGATTCTTTGGCTATGATGAAGAAACATATGAGGAAATAAAAGATACATAATATGAACGTACCTTATTTTAATAATGTTAATGATTACGTAAATAGTTTGCCTTATGGTAAACCATTAGACAATAATGGCTATATATATGAATCTCCATTTAATTGTAGATATGGGGAACGTCCAGAGATTGTGTATGAAAGGCTATTTAGACAAGACCATTATTATGGCTTAACTGATGAAGAACTAACAAAATTACGCACAACCATACAATATCTACCTGTATATCTTGATGATTACTTTGAAAAGGTGCATGATTTCTTAATCAGTTGTGGCTTTATTAGATATAAGAAAGAAGGACATAAAGGTGCTTTAATACACGCATATTATAAAAGAAATAATATTTCATTATACGTATCTAATCAAGAAACACCACAAGATTTCAGACCAAATTTAATTATGTTTGAAATTGGAAAATTCATTACTTATAATTCTGGTAAAAAACGTATGGTTTCGGTAAAATCAATGTGGTCAGGAGATAGCGTAATTAATGAAGATGATTTTGGACATAAGACAAAAAAGAATTTTGAAGATATTCTAAAATATTATATAAATGAATAGATATTTTAAAGCTGAAGGTAATATCATCTACCCCGATAAAACTATGCTTACCTGGGGGCCATTCTACTATCATTCATTGGATAAAGCAAAAGCAAAAATGACTGATATAATGGATATGATTACCAAATGGGTTAATGAACAAGATAAAACACTGAACATTAAACCAGAAGATATAGTCAACTGCTCAGGAAATACAATGACAGCGTTTAAAATAAAAGCCTGGAAAGATGAAAATACCTTGCAAGATTGCGATGGCTTAATCACAGTTGAAGATATATTTTTCGAGGACGAAAAAAAGGCTTTCTTTAAAAGAAAAAAGAAATAATAATATGGTAGCACAAAAAGCAAGAGAACTGGCTTTTAGTACAATAAATACAACGTATGAAGAAAGCCTTAATGAATTAATTGAATACGTAGATAGGCGTATTGAAGAAACAGCAAAAAGTGGTATGCTTAGTATATCATTTGATTTAAGCAGCCTTATTAATACCTTTATAAAGATTTCAAACAATACAGTTAAGTCTACCGTAGAAGAGTATATTAAAACTCAGTACGAAAAGAAATTCTATAAGGTGTATATCACAAGAACTAATATCTCTCCAGAAAAAACTATAACAATAGATTGGTAGTAAAAACTAATATGGGCAAAAAATGGTGAAGGATAGCAATCTTTCACCTTTTAACTTTATTTAACCAAATATATTTGTTTTTCTCACAGAATATTACTATCTTTCAGCCATAACAAAATAAAGGAGATATTAACTATGTGTTGGGAAACTAAAAAATGTATTAAGCCACATATAGCAGATAAGGATTTACACGTCTATAAAATCTGCTTGAGATATTATAATTATGGCGCATTGCCATACTTCCAGAAAGCAAGGGAGTTTTATGAGGAAGGTAAAACATATGATGCTGACCACTTTGACAAACCACGCCCATTGATTCCATTGTACAGTGACCACTACATCTATGAAATATATCACGGCATGCATTCATATTCATGCAAATGCCAACTTATGCAAGGAGCAATTACAAATGGTGTGAATTTGGTACTTGTAACCCCACTTAGCCCAAAAGGAGTAATAGCGCATTATAATACAAAATTAAATATAATATTAGCTCTTTGCTCAATCCCAAAGGGAACTACCTATTATGTTAACGAAAATGGAGAATATGTGTCCGAATCCATTAAGATGGATAAGTTCCTGGTATTCACCAAAAATACAATAGACACATTGAATGAAGAACTTAAAAAGTGGAATAACGATTAGTTAGTTAAAAATTATGGATAAAACATTTGTAAAATCTAATATTACTCTTGAAGAGGTTAGACCACGTATCTCAAGCATACACGCCTACTTTGGCGTACCATTCGATGATGGCGGCTTTATGATGACTGAACAAGAAATCAAAAAAGCAAAAAAAGAATTCGATGAAGCATTCACCAACACAGTGGCTTTAATCCTAGGCATCACAAAAGAAAAAGCTAAGGCAAAAATAAAAACAAAGAAGGAAAAAGGACATTTGTGCTGGAAACATAATGTTGAATATAATGTGGACATAAAAACATCAAAGAAACCCATCACATTCTCAGCGTGGATGCACGATAATCAAAGAGTTACACTGGACGTTAAAGAAGGTAGAGTCGGATATTTCGAACTTACACAAAACGGAGATATATACCAATCTCCAAAAACAATAAATGAAATAAACTCAGTTGAGGACATTCTAAAAAAGATAAATAAGGAAAAAAGTGATAGACTCACTAAGGAACTTAAAAATCTAAAAAACTACGAAAAGAAAGCAGCAAAAGGACTAGAAACAACAAGAAATAAAATTAAAAAACTAGAAGAAGAACTCAAAAGTATAGAGTAATATGAATAAAACAAGTGTTATGAAACCAGAAGAATATAAATACTGAGTACAAAACTGTGACGTTAGAATCAAAGGTACAAACATCTTTGTAAAATGCTTTGGCATAGGTACAGACCCTCATGGTAATAAAGGTATCTTATGCGAATACCAAAATGGCCCACATAGCGGAGCAAGAGAAGTAATTCCAGGAGATTGTTTAATTGAAGAATATAGATGATTACAATCGAAAAAAGGTGGTACCCAGCAGTACCAGGTAGAAGAATAGAATCAACCTTCTACGAAATGCTTGATGATGGTAATAAAATTGGCGAAATAGCAGTCTTTTCATCAGCAGTTAAAGAACATCCATTTACAAAGAAAGAGGAAAAAGACATTTACTACCTAGGTTCATTTTTAGTATATGGTGAACATAGAAGGAAAGGATATGGTAGGCAACTTATAAAAAGAATTAAAGAAGATTATAAAGGAAAGGTATTGGTACTAGATGCACAGAGTTTCGGCACACTACTGCAAGAGGATTTAATCAACTTCTACGCATCAGAAGGATTTAAATTCACTAACGAGGAAGAAAAGAATAAACCTGAAGGGTCAAAACAAAGAATGTTCATAGAATTATAACCAATAGCAATAAAGTAGAATATAGATGATATGAAAAAACTATTTTGGTTTTCAATTTGTAATGTTGTCTTAATGACAATAATGTGCTTCATTGGCTGTGATGAAGCATCTGTAGAACATAAAAACGCCACAAACCGTAGCGTACAACTATGCACAATAGAATATGATAGCTGTGAGTATGTGGTGGCAACAGACGAAAACGCTCTCCTTGAAGGAGTGGGAGTAGGAGTTACACATAAGGGAAACTGTAAATACTGCAAAATGAGAAAAAATAACTAATAATAAGGAAGATAAAAAAATTATGGAAATTACAAAGAATAATTTATCTCAAGCTATTGGGGCATTACGACAGTGCGCAAAAGAAAATGAAAACAAAAACACTGATACAGGATGTATTCGTGTCTCTGATTTATGCAATGACGTTGCAACATATCTAGAAAAAGAATTGAAAGATATGAAACAATGCGCAAAAGAACTGGAACAAATTGGAAAACAAGAAAAATAAACTATGGCAAGCCAATACGGAAATCACGCCTATGAGTCTGAACAAGATAAATGGCTAGAAGAACAATATAGAAAAGAACGAGAACAAGGTATCTATAGAAGTTCATACAATTCTCAAATTGACCACTAATAACAATAAAAGGATAGAGGAAAATTCTTCTACCCTTTAACTTTATTTAACGCAAAATATTTGGTTTTGTCATTTTTTATTCGTATCTTTGGAGCATAACAAATAAAGGAGATATAACTATGGCAACAATTTATATTAACTATAATTACATGGAGTTTTTAATGAAACTAGGTGTTAAACAAATAACTATTAAGTTATATGATTAAAAGTTATACAGACTTAGAACAAAGTAAAAAGTTGGCAGAAATACTGCCGATTGAAAGTGCGGATATGTATTATGAAAAAGGAATTGGCGATAATTATCGAATTGACTTTGGTAATTATGCAGACATGTCTATTTCTAAAAATTTGTTACATATTGACGCAATTCCTTGTTGGAGCTTGTCAGCATTGCTTAACATATTAGCAAAAATAGCAAGTGAAATTGATGATGATGGAAGTGCAAATTTATCATCTTTTATGGGGCAATGGAGCGTTAATATGTTTGATTGTCCCATTGAAGCAACAGATAATTATGATAACCCTGTTGATGCCTGCTACAATTTGATTATTAAGTTACATGAAAAAGACTTGTTATGAAAAGTTATACTGATATAAAACAGTCAAAAGTCCTTAGTAAGATTCTTCCGCTTGAAAGTGCGGATATGTGTTATAGATATTATAGTGGGGGCATGATAACCGGTTATGGGGATTGCGTTTTGGCAAAATCCTTTATCACAGGAAAAAATGTAATTCGAGAAAATGATTTGCCTTGTTGGAGTCTTGCAGCATTGCTTAAAGCTCTACCTAAGATATATAATTTAAAACCATTATTAGATTTAGAAGAAAATTCTATTATTTATACTGGTTATATTGATGTAACAGCAAACAATCCTGTTGATGCTTGCGTGAAAATGATTATACGTTTAAATGAATTAAATTTGTTGTGATTATGACAAAAAATCAGATTGAGGAATACGAAAAGTTGTCTAAATTAAAAGACGAATACGAAGATTTTATTAAAGGAGACGGTGACATTGCTATTGTACACTATTCTACATGTTGGCATGATTTTACTTATCATAAAATTAAAGATGAAAAATTTAAAGAAATAGTTAAAAACATAGCCAAAGAAAGACTTGAAAATATAAATAAACAAATAGAGAAACTATGAAAGAATTATCAATTAGATTTGGTTCTAATGTTGCTGATGAAATCTTCCCCGAACTCAAAGAGAGCGAGGATGAGAGGATAAGGATAGAACTACTTAATTATCTTTATGATGTTCACGATGATGATGAAGAAAGAGCAAGTTGGATAACTTGGCTTGAAAAGCAAGGTGAGCAGAAGCTTACACCGATATTCAGAATTGGTGATACAATAATAGCAAAGGATGGAACTTACATTGAAAAAGAGCCATTCCATATCGACATGATTGAGGATGACTGCTATTGGGATGGTGAGAATACAATCCTTGTCTGTAATCAAGATAAGTTTGAGATATTTAAGCAGAAGCCCACCGATAAGATTGAACCAAAGTTTAAGGTTGGTGATTGGATTATAGATAATAACGTTAAAACTCCGTTCTTAATAACTGGTATATCTAATGAGAAATATGATGTAATTTCTATTTATGGGAATGATATGGCATTTTCTTTCCGTGAGGTTGAACATTTTTATCATCTTTGGACCATCCAAGATGCAAAGGATGGTGATGTGCTTTTTACTTCATCTACAGCAAGTCATGAAACTTTTATATTCAAAAATATAGATGAAAGAGGTAATGTAGAATGCTATTTTGCATATGATTCAGAAGACGGTTTCAGAGAAGGTAAACATCATTTCATTGGTAGTGCAACAAACTGTAAACCAGCTACAAAAGAACAGTATGATGCTCTGATGAAAGCAATGTCTGATGCAGGATATACCTTTGACTTTGAAAAGAAAAAGTTAAAGGAGATTGTAGATAAAAGACAAATAAAAAAGAATCTTCAAGATAACAGTTTTCGTAGAATGTTTGAGCAGAAGACTGCTGCTTGGAGTGAAGAGGATGAAATATTTACAAAAAGTATAATTAATGATGTTTGGATGGAGGTACTACATGGTAATGTGGCTGAGGGTATAGGAAATGATAAAATAAATTGGCTCAAATCCCTAAAAGACAGAGTACTTCCACAGCAAGAGTGGAGTGATGAGGATGAAAGAAATGCTTCATATATTTGTGCGGCTCTTGAATGTTATTACAGACTTCGTGAAGAAAGAAACAATACAAATGGTCAAGAAGATTTAAATAAAGCAAGAAATTGGCTTTATAATAAGCTCAAATCACTCAGACCTCAGTCACAATGGAAGCCGAGTGATATACAATTAGAATGCCTTTCTGATGCGATTAAACATTATAATTCATTGGGCTATCCTGCGTCCAAACTACAAGAACTTCTGGATGATTTAATGAAACTAAGGGATGAATAAGTTATGAAAGCAAAAGAAGCACCAGAGAAAATTTATTTACCGATTGATGATTCATTGAAAACCTATGCACGTAAAGACTCTGATGAAGAAATTGAGTACGCTCGTACTGATGACTTTATTAAGAAGGCTTGTGGGTTCATTTCTTTAAATGTTACTGACTACATAGATGTAACACATAAAGGCGGTATAGAACATTTATCATTACAAGAAAGATTCATTGATACATTTAAAAAATATATGAAAGGAGAGTAATGGTATGATTAATAAATTATCAAAAAGGCATAGTGGAGACATTAAGGATTATGTCAACTATACAGTGAAATGCCCTTGCTGCGGCACTGTGTTAAATTTTGGGAAAGAGGATGTTTATAAAGATGAAGATGAATGCCTTATCCACCATGAATATATAGACTGCCCAGAATGTAATGAGAAAATTCAATTGAACGATGATTTTTATTTTGGATATTAAACTATGGAACAGTATATACCAAAATCCTCTTTAGTAGCGAAGATAGAAAAAGAAATTAAACGTATCTACGCAGGTAGAGAATATGTTGGAATTCCTTTAGATGAAAAGAATAGGGTTTATGGGCTTCAAATGGCTAAAGATATAATCGACACCATTGAAGTGAAAGAGGTGGACTTGGATTACATTAAGGATGAGCTTGATAGAGTCGTTAAAATTTATAAGCCCGATGGAGATTTTGGCTGGGGAACTCTATACAACATAGCAACACATTTCTTTGAACTTGGACTAAAAGCACAGAAAGGAGAGTAAGATATGAAAAATATTCACCATAAAACACAAGAAAGAATAAGAAAAGATAAACAATTTGATGTTGATAACAAAATTGTAAGTGGTTTTGGAGATTTGTTTGGAAAGAACGAGAAACTTCAAAAGAGTAAGCATAAAAGATGTAAATAAGTTATGGCAACGATAGATTATATACGCGCACTATTTGAACATAGGCTTATAAAAGGAGACTATAGAGATTATCGCTATTTGAAAGGTAAAACAAAATACAAAGTGAAAGGTAAATAATAATGGCACAGTACATTTTAAAATCTGCTTTAGTAGCGGAGATAGAGAAACTTATAGATAAAGGCAAGTATCACGAAGAGTATGATTGTGCTTATCGTGACGGTAATAACTGTGCTTTATATGCGCTGAAAAGTAAACTTGACACCCTTGAAGTGAAAGAGGTGGATTTGGAGAAAGAAATAGACTCTCAATGGAAAGATTGTACCCCCCGTTGATGAAGGAATTGGCTGTGAATTTGCAAATATTAGTATTGAGCAATTTGTGAATATTGCCAAGCATTTATTTGAACTTGGTATGTCAGTAAATAATAAAACACAAATATAACGTAAATATGGATAAAAAATATCTTATAAGATTCGGCTATAGCCATAGATACCTCAAAGCATTCACAAAAAATGAAAGAGGTGAAGTGGATGACATAGAAACAACAATACATGAGGATAGAGCTATAAAACTGGAACTTAATGACGCAATGGAATATAAAACAAACCTGTTTAAGTTCCTTAAGCCAGAAATAGTTGAAGAAGGAACATTCACATTCTATATTCCATCACATGAGGACTATAGAATGATGTATGAGAGAAGACTTGAACATTCATCAAACGAAGAGCTAGCAGATGAAATTACTTCAAGAATTGATACATCATTTACTGTGGCAGAAATAAGAGCAAGACTTGGATTCTGCTTTGGAGGAACACCAATTATACATTATACAAATAATGAACAAGAAGTAAATATAGAAGATGTATTTAATGAATTAAAACATGGATATAAATCATTCATCAATGGACGCACACAATATAAATGGCAGTGCTATAAACACGTTGAAATAATTGAACTTGGAAAAAGACCCCAATCAGATTATTGGATTCAAGAAAGACGTGTTATAGACTTCAAATATAAAACACCACTTGAAATGTTAACAGATAAAAACTTCAAATTTCCAACTACCGGATATAAAGAAGGATTCATCTGCGAAAAAATATTCTTTGGGAATACGCATGATATAATGGAGAAAAAAGATGGGAAAACAATTATAACACCATTTAAAGGTTCATCATTTAATACGGTAATTTAAAAAATGGAAAAATTAAGTGGAATACCAAAAATATTCAAAGATATTACTGATAATATACCTGAAAAAGAGGTATATGAAATAATCAAATATAGAATCACACGTGATGAATGGATTGAAATAAAAAGCAATACATTATCAATGGATGACCGCATTGAGAAATATAGAGAAATATGGAAAAATAAAAAATTATAACTGAGATTATGTTTAAAGATTTTAAAGATTTTTGGAATAACTCCGGGATATTAGAAACAGATTCATATAGATGCATATCTGAAACGTATGAATTCACGAAAGATAATATACCGCAAGCATTCGAAAGCTTCGGAAGAAATTGTTTTACTTGGGGCCAGACAGAATCATTTGACATTGGCAAAAGATATGGTCGCGGCGACATGATTGAAACAATGCTTGCGTTTCTAGATATGCTGAAAACTGCTGATGATATTAAGGTAGTTCGAAAAATGATTAACACTATATCGAAAATATATACAGCAAGAATAGAAAAAGATAGCAATGGATTTCCAATAGAAAAAGCATAAAAATAAACCCGTATGATTGAAGATTTGAAATGGGAAGATATGATGCTCATACATAGATGCATCAAAGACGCAATGAATTATTATAGAATAAGTTCACTCAATACAATTGAAGGACAGCAAAAAATCTATGAAGATGCACTAAAACGATTCGTGAAAGAAAAAGGTAACAAATATCAGCAAAAACAAAATGTGTTTGAAGTAGGTGATATTATCTCAGACGGAAAAACAATTTTCAGAATTGATAGCATCATAGATGATAACTATGTCGCGCCAGACGGAGAAGTTATACCATTCTTTACTGCACATAGATACTTCTACATACATAAAAAGCACAATAACACACCAATAGTATAGAAATATGATTTCTAAAAAATGAAATCATTCACGCCAGTACTAGCAAGATATGGGGAGTATCAAAAGTATGTATAAAGACATTTTTAATTTGTAAGAGTATGACGTATATGTGGCTTACTGCAACAGCCTTAGAACTTGTTGCTTTCGTGATTTTCTTAGTAAAGTGGTATCAACTTAGGTAATAGTAAAGTTATGACACAAGAAGATAAAGAACTATTGTTAAAAGACCTCAGTGCAAGGTTGCCATATGGAGTAATAGTAGCATATAAGAATCGAGAAAATAAGGAGGGCCGTGTTGAATTAGGCTATGGCAATATTGGATATATAGCTGAACTTGGCAGTGGTTGGTGGACAGATTGTAAACCCTATCTTCGACCAATGTCAAGTATGACTGAGGAAGAGAAACTGCATATGGAACTTAAATTTCATTTCTCTTATAGTGATGGTGTTTTAGATAATGTTCATATATTTGAAACTGGTGGAACGTATGATAGAGACGGAAATTATGAACCTCTTACCACATATAGAGAAATAAGAGAGGTTAATATGGATTTAATTCTTGAATTTATTCATTGGCTCAATTCTCATCATTTTGACTATCGTGGCTTGATTGAAAAAGGTCTTGCGTTAGAAGCACCTGAAGGAATGTATAAAAATAAATTATGCTAACAAAAGAACGAAGAGATAGAATCTATACTGCAATAATTTATTGTAAAAAATATATAGTAAATCCAGAGATTGATGATGTTGTTAAACGATTAAATCATCAAGTTAAATATTCTGAGATACAAGAAGTTTATAAATTATATAACATTAATTTAATAAATTAGTATGATTACAGAAGATTATGTTTCATTTGAGGTGGCGAAACTGTTGAAAAGCAAGAAGTTTCATGTTCCAACAAGAAGTCACTATGATGGCCAAGGTGGATTTGGGTTTTGTGATATTTGTGAAATTGATTGGAATAATTATAAATGCTTTAGACAAAGACGATGCTATTCTGCTCCAACTCTTCAAATGGCAATGAAGTGGTTAAGGAAAGTACATAATATTGATATATCTATTATTCCACTTCGTTCTCATAAAGAATATTTACCAAGAATAGAAAGCGATACTATTTCACATGATTGTATATCATATAGAAAATTTGAAGATGCTTGTGAAGTAGCTATTATATATTGTTTGGAACATATAATTAAATAAGTATGAATACATTTAAAAACTTAATCGATGATGCTAAAAAAGCACCATATAAGGATATAAATGTACCACTGTATATGGTGACAAAAAATACGGGAAAAATAACTGTAATAACAAAATCACATATCATACAGTTTACCAATGATGATGTGATAATTTATTGCGCAGGTGGAAAAGAATTCAGAATTGAAAAAAATACAGATACAACTGTATTAGAAAGAATAGTATATACAGGATTCTATGGAAGCCAAAAAATGGTCACAGACTACCTGTATATCAATAAAGAAGACGCAAAACAAAAAGCAATGGAAATCCTCAATAAAAAAAGAAGGAAAATTTTTGACTTAATACTGAAAGTAACAGAATTGTAATATGAAACAAGAAGATAAAAAACTACTGTTGAGAGACCTTTGTGCAAGGTCGCCTTATAATGTTAAATGTAATGTATGGTATGGCCCTAAATCTCCAGCACTTAACGAAAAGGATAAATATACGGATGATATATTGGAAACAATTGACCCCAAAAAAGGAAGTTGTACTTTTCATAATGCAATTGGATATGATTTTGGGGTTTTCCCTGTTGAACATGTAAAACCATATCTCCGTCCAATGTCTTCTATGACTGAGGAAGAGAGAAACGAATGGGCTTCAGGTTCTGCAAAACTGACGCTTGATATTTTTAAGAAAAAAATATCTGATGAAATGGATATTCCAGATGCATCGGACTCTGCTTTTTCTATTGATTGGCTTAATGCTCATCATTTTGATTACCGTGGCTTGATTGAGAAAGGCCTTGCATTAGAAGCACCTGAAGGAATGTATAATATAACAAAATAGAAATTTATGAAATGTATTAAGTGTGGAAAGGAAATTCCATCATATTGGTATTATAAAAATGACAAAAGAAAATGTGGTAACTATACTTACATAGGCTATTGTGATATATGTGAAGATTTTGCAAGATACACTGGAAACTTATAAATAGAAATAGATTAGAATATGATTACAGAAGATTACGTTTCTTTTGAAACAGCAAAACTATTGAAAGAGAAGGGGTTTAAAGGACATAGCATCATTACTACATATGATAAAAATGCAGCAGATGCCTATATTAAAGAACTGAAAGAAAAGCATTTAACATATAGTTCAGATGACCCTAAACTTAAAGAATTTTATTATACTATGCCAACTCATCAAATGGCAATGAAGTGGTTAAGAAAAAAACATAACTTATGTATTGTTTCATTACCGTTAGTAACTGATGACGATGGTGAAGGTGGATGCTTGTGGAAATATACTATTTTGATGAAACTTAAAGTGCTATTTGATTCGGGAAATTTATATGAATCCCCTGAAATTGCATTAGATGATGCAATAAAGTATTGTTTAGAGAATTTAATTTGAAATAACTATGGCAACAATTACTGAAGATTATGTCTCTTTTGAAATAGCAAAGCTGTTAAAAGAAAAAGGGTTTGAACAATATAAATGCCAACACTCTTATAACTCAAAAGGAGTATTTAAGTGGAGTGACAATTTAGACCCTTATGAATGTTCTGCACCAACACTTCAAATGGCAATGAAGTGGTTGAGAGAAGTGCATAATATAAATATTGATATTGTACCAATATGGAATCAGAAACGATTTGAATATCAAGTTTTTGTTGTTACTCCTGAAAATGCCAAACATTGCTATATAGATGACAAATTATATCTTGGTTACGAAGAAGCAGCAGAAGCAGCAATTAAATATTGTTTGGAAAATTTAATTTGAGTGACTATTGTATGCATATGGCTTAAAGTTATTAAATATTGTGTGGGGGATATAATCTTCCACCTTTTAACATTTTTTAACCAAAATAATTTGGCGGGTTGGAGTAAATTTACTATCTTTGCTTTGTATTTTAAAAAACTATTTCATGACAACAATTACTGAAGATTATGTTTCATTTGAAACAGCAAAACTATTAATTAAAAAAGGATTTGATTTTAATGCAGAATATGAGTCATATTATACTCTTGGTGGCGTAGTTATATATTTTAAAGACAGGACTCAAGATATTAATATTGCTCCACGTATTACACTCCAAATGGCAATGAAGTGGTTAAGGAAAGTACATAATATTGATATATCTATTATTCCACTTCGTTCTCATAAAGAATATTTACCAAGAATAGAAAGCGATACTATTTCACATGATGCTATACCATGTAGAAAACATGAAGAAGCATGTGAAGCAGCAATAAAGTATTGTCTTGAACATATAATTTAAATAAGTATGAATAGATTGCAAATAGAACTTGATATAGAAGGTATTGAAAGACTTTGTGACAGGGCAACAAGTGGTAATGTGGCTCATATTATTGGAACTATTAAGTCTTATTGCCGAATGATAAAGGAAGAACTTGATGTTCCTGATTGGACATATTATAGAACACAAGCAGCCATAGCAGCTATGCAAGGGATAATGAACTCTATTGGCTCTACTGACAATTACAAGGAGACTATTGCTGAGTTAGCTGTTGAGCAGGCTGATGCGTTAATTGATAAATTAAAGGAGAAATAACTATGGCAACAACTAATTTAACAAAAGAAGAAAAAATAGAGTTCTTTAAAATGCAATGTAGACGTTTGGAATATAGTGCTGAAATGTTAGTAAGCAACAAGTATGATATTGAACCTGTAATTAAAATGAGTAACTATGGCAACAATTAAGAAAAAAGAATATCCAATAAAAGATAATGAATTTGAACACTTTGGCAAACATTATGATTGTCACTATGCAATTAAACGTGACATAAAAATGATTCTACAAGAAGCAGAAACCTCTCATAAAGATAATTTTGACGAGTTTTATGACAGAAATACATTAAGGCCTGATAAAATACGTCTATATGTTGATGAAAATAATATACCCATTTACGGGATGATTATATATGCCATAGACTATAAAAAAGAACAAATGAGCAGATGTGCTTGTGGGGGATATTATAGATTTGAATTTGACAACTCAATATTAATGCCTCATCCATATCAAGAAAGCATTTGTTGGTAATTTAATTCGAATAACTATGACTACAAAATACTATTGTAGTAGATACGAAAAGGAAGTTGAGCTTTATGATAATCATTGTTTAGGATGCTCTCTTTTCCCTTTTAATGTAGGTGAATGCCCAAGTAGAATAAATTTAGATAATAGATAATTATGGCAACAATTAAATCATGCACAGACTTAGAACAGTCCAAGAAGTTAGCAGAGATACTTCCGATTGAAAGTGCGGATATGTATTATGCATATTATCATAATCCTATTAGTGGGGCAAGCTATTATGAAGAATATCCAATATTTCATATGCCAATGAACAAAAGTAAATCTTTGCCTTGTTGGAGTCTTGCAGCATTAAGGAATCTATTACCACCAGCAATTAAACCCAATAAGGACTCATATTTATTTGAATCACATAATACCTTTGACAATTCTTGGGTATATAGATACTATAATGAAGATGGCGCTTCATATCTATATTGCAAAAACACAAATGAAGTTGATGCTTGTGTGGATATGATTGTTGGGTTGGGAGAAAGGAATTTGTTATGAAAAGTTACACTGATATAGGTCAATCAAAGAAGTTGGCAGAGATACTGCCACTTGAAAGTGCGGATATGTGGTATCAGAGGAAAGTCTATTACACTCATGGTTATTATAAAATTGATTGTGGCAGAGAACACGTATATGCTGAAAAACCAGATTATGAAGATGCCTCTCCTATAACTCCTTGTTGGAGTTTTGCAGCATTGCTTAATGTTTTACCTGATGGTACTGATATAATAAAAGACAAATCAGATACAGAAAATGAAAAATATATGTGTACTGTAGGAATTAAGGATGATATTATATCCACATTTGCAAACAATCCTGTTGATGCTTGCGTGAAAATGATTATACGTTTAAATGAATTAAATTTGTTGTGATTATGAAATATAGAATTGTAGGTAAATATAAAAATAACAAACTTACTTATAAAGTTCAAGAAAACCCTTTATTTGGATTTCCTTTATTTTGGACAACTGTTACTTATTGGGGACCCGAAGCACCTCACCCTGATTTGGCTATACCTGGATGCTGTATTGTTAATTGTGTTTTTAGTAATAGTAAAGATGCAGAAAAATGTCTTAAGGGACTAATGAATAAATTGTGAAATATAGAGTAAGACATGTCGATACAAGTTGGTTATTTTTTACTCCTTTTTCATTTCTAAATATGGGAGGAACTGACTTATATGTACTGGAAGGTAAAAAACATTGGTGGAATAAATGGAAAAGAATTAATTCTTATAGTAGTAAAGAATACGCATATAAAGAGTTAAACAAATTAACGATGAACATGTGACATACAAGTATATGCGTTTGTTAAAAAAATAGGCGTTCCAACTGTTTATCGTAGGGGAAAAGATGAATTATTCGCAGAATTTAGTTTAGAATAACTATGACACCAGGAGAATTATTTCAAATCTGCATTGGAGTCGCAGTAGTATATGCAGCAGGCTCATTATTAATAAATTTGATAGTGAAAGATGAATATAAATAACTTATGAAAAGTGGACATATAATATCTTTTTTGATTGGTTTTTTCGCTTGTGGTGTTTGGGCTTCTTTTTTTGAGTATAGTCACTATATAATAAAGCCTACAGCTATGGATGTCTATCAAGGCAAAACCACTCTTGAAATTACTTACAAGGATAATAAAGCCATTGATAGTGTTGTTGTTTGGAAAAATAAAACAAAGTAAAGCATTTACAAAAAATGGACATACTGAAATTTAAAATACCATTGGTTGTTGAATTACCAGAACCTATCATAAAGAATTCATACGAGACATATTCAGTCAACATGGAAGAGATTGATTTCAACTCAATAGACCCATTCGATATAGATAAGCTGGATGGACAGTATGATTGGGTAGATGCCTGGATGGATAGGGATTATGATAAGGAAATGGCAGGGTTCAATAACAAAGATGTATTGATGGAAGTTGTCTATGATAAAGGTAACTACATGGTTACACTGGTTAGTGACAAACCATTCAGTACAATCGTGACAAATCACCGATGGTATTCAAGAGACCCAAAGGATATTAGAAAGATAACATTGAAAGAAGCAGTTATCGATTTTATGGAAGGATGCCTCTCAGATGGAATTGGAGAAAATGAAATAGGACATATCATGTACCAACATAAAGTATGTGAAGTATTGCTTGGTAATTTAATAGAAATGTAGAATATGGCACAAGAAGATAAAGATTTATTGTTGAGAGACCTTTGTGCGAGGTTGCCTTATAAAATACAATGTAGAATAAAATACATCATCAACAATGAAACTACTGAAGGTGAGGATGTAGAACAAGAGACTGATGATGAAATAACTGAAATTCTTATAAAAGACCAAAAAGTAAAAACTGATTGGGTCGATGAATTTTATGACATAAGTTGTATTAAACTATATCTCCGGCCAATGTCAAGTATGACAGAGGAAGAAGTCAAAGAGTTTGCTGCATTAGAAAGTATTGATGTTCTTGGTGGTGATATAAAAATAACTAGCGTTAAACTTAGTGTTGATGCTATCGACTGGCTCAACTCCCACCACTTTGACTACAGGGGGTTAATTCCTATGGGTCTAGCACTTGAAGCACCTGAAGGAATGTATAATATAAAGGAGGAATAACTATGACAATAATAAAGGTAAAAGAATACAGTTTGAATTATCTGAGTTTTAATACATATGATGATGATTTGGGATTTACCCCTGACTCTAACAAACGCATATGTAGTATATATGCTAAGTTAATTTCAGATATGCCTAAGTGGATACGTGAAGAACTAGGGCATCCACAAGTTCCAGTGTTCCATTTGACTAGTTTTGGTACAAATAGTAATATGAGAAGAATGGGCTATGGTAGGCAAATGCTACAATACATCAAGAAATACTTCACAAACTGCATATTGTTACTTGAGGTTAGTTCACTTGGAGAAATGTCAAACCAACAACTGAAAGCGTTCTACGAATCTGAGGGGTTTTATGAAATATGCCCTAAAAATGGCTTTTCAATGTATTATACAATGGCAATAAAACTATGAGCCATATACTCAAGAAATAATAACTATTAATTATTACCCAATATCAATAAATAAGGAAGTAAATATATGATAACAGCAAACATCGCCAGAAAAATGGCGTTCGAAAAAGTAAATACTACATATGATGAATGCTTTAATGAATTTATGAATTCTATAACAGAGCATATTGAGGAAAACGCAAAAAAAGGACAACTTGATATACATCTGTCATTAGATTTTATCGTTAAGAAATATTTCAAAAATGTTAAATCAGACAACTTAAACGAAACACTGAAAGAAATTATTAAAGAAAGATTTACAAAACTAGGATTTGTTGTTCAATACGTTAGATATAGCTACAGTAATGATGCAACATTAATTATTAGTTGGTAAAATAAAAGAAAATAAACAATGAAAAAAGAACTTGAACAAATTGGAAAACAAGAAAAGATGCCTCCGTCAATTAGCAGCATGAAAAATATGACTAAAGAAGAAGCCAAACAATTATATCTTTCTGAAAAGAATGATGCGTTCAATAATGGACAAAAAGATTTTATGGGCTTTTATGAATGGCTTAATAGAAAAGGAATTTATGAATTTAAAAGATTGTGAATTGGATAAGGAACTATTCAAAATCTGTATGATTCACGAAATGATTCATTTCTATTTGACATATAACCATATTAAAGATGATGCCCAACACGGCACACAATTTAAACAAATGGTCGATAAATTAAATAAAATGTATAACTTAAAAATATTTTAAAATATGTTAGAGCCTTATTCATTTGAGGAACTAAAAAAGAGTTTCCTTAAAAAACATCCTGATAGCACAATACACGCTAAAGTAATTAACGTACCAGTTTATTTGGTAAATAAGGTATCAGGTCAGCTTGGTATATACAATGACGCACTTTTCTTTAATGGCAGCACTAAGGGAGAATTTTGCTGTATCCATATTCCCAAATTGCCATTCCGCCATTTTTCAGTAAGAGACGAAGATAAACACAAGGCTTACTTGGTTAATATCATTTGGGGCAAATTCTATACTGGTAATTATGAACTCTTCCTTAAAAAGAATGATGCCATACATTATTCTGTAAACATACTCTCTGAGAAAAAAAAGAAACTAGATGAAAAAATCAATCGTTTAATAGCAATGTATTAATACGGCTGAAATTGTTAAATGCCCAAAGTGTGGCACACATATACTAGTAGGCAAAATGATTGAAGAGAGTGGAAAACAACAAAAATAATGGTAACTATTTATTGCATTAACTTTATTTAACAAAAATAATTTGGATATAATAAAATAAATTTGTATCTTTGCAACGTGATTAAATAATTAATCATATCTTATTGAAAGCCAACATGCCATCGTATTAATAATACATGACCTCTGTAACAGTAAGGCATACCCTCCTGTAATAACAGGAAGGTGTGCCATATTTTTTTTTGCGTAATATAATTAACTAATTAAATTTTAAAAATGTTATGAAAATTAATAAAGAAGTATTAGAGAGCATTGGTTTTATTGATGCACACCTGAAGGATAGATTTGCTTCAGTTACACTTTGTTATAAAGGAGTGAAAGAATTATATGCAGATTGCTGGGGAGGTAATTGGTGGTTAAACATTGATATTAACTTCAATGGAAAATGTAGTGCTGACAGACAAAAATATTTAACCAGTTTTAAAAATGAAGAAGATATTATTAAATATTGCGAAGATAGCTTGGAGGAACTTATTGAAATGCATAAATGTGAAATTAAATACAATGAAAATATAATCAAAAAATTAGAAAAACTTTTAAACAAATGAAAAAGAAAAAAAAATATATTAGAGAAGGAGGCATATGCCAATTCTTTGACCAATGGTCAGATGACGGAGTACACGTTAATTATCAAAAACTTCATAAAGCAATGTTTCATCCAGAAACAATTGAACAAAAAGAAAATGAACGTTCAACAGAATCCTACCAAGTTGAAATAATTAAAGATTCAAAAGAAACAATAGAAAAAAGTAATAATAAACCATTTAATAGAAATTATAAAGATTATGGAAAGAATTAACAAAATTATTAAAAAAGCAGTGTGCATTAAAAACTATCTTGAAAAAATTAATCAAGATAAGGGTAACATTGACGGACTTATTAAAAGCCTTGTAAGCTATCGTGATAACATAGGAGAACTTCCAACAGAAAAAATGTTTATATTTTCTATTGATGGCCACACAGGCCCATTTATTGATAAAGATAATTTTCCCGTGATAATAAATCCATATAATTGGAAAAACGTCTATTCAACCACAACAGTGCAAAACGAGGGAATAAAACTTATAGAATTTACTTCCTATATCTCGCAAAAACTATTTCCAAATTTATACAATGCACAAAACTACCACCCAATTGAAGGACTCTACTCTATACCTCCTATTACACTCGAAGAACATATAGCAGACGCAGTGTTCGATGTACAAACATTTAAAGTAAATGATGTAATGCTCTCTACAGAATTGATAAATAACAACTTTAGACCAATAAAAACTGATATTAAATTCGTTTGCGATTTTGAATAATAATATATAAAATGACAATAAATGAAGCAATTAAACATTGCAAAGAAGTAATACTACAATGCAATAATAAAGAATGCGCATGTGACCATCAACAACTCGCAGAATGGCTTGAGGAACTACTGTATTATAGAAAATTAAATAAAATGAAAAAAATACTACTTGATATAGAAGTTGACCCAACTTTACAATAATTCCACAACAGATTGTACTATGCTTGATACACACGTAATGACTTGGCATAATAAAAGAGCAACCACTATTATGATTGCTCTTGTAATGTCTATTTCTTATACGTTTTTTCTTGTGCTATTGTCCAACTGACGTTGAATCTTTCTCATTTTATAATAGTGTTTCGCATCTTCTTCTCTTTCTTTGTCCAAACAACGAAGAGCAAAGTTATATTCAAAAGTATCCCAATCTGGATTTGGGTTCGTCAATTTTTCTTTCTCCCATGCTTTTTTCAGTTTCTCTTGCCAAATAGGTTTATTTAGAACGCTCATAACTTGATTATAACCTTTTTGGTCTTCACTGAGTATTCTATTTACTGATTCTTTCACAATCTTATGTAAATCTGATTCTTTAACTGATGGTGGATTCATAAGACCATATTGTGCTTTTCTTTTCAATTGGTCTTTTGCCATTTGTGGCGTTTCGTCAGGAAAAAGTTCTTTGTTTATCGCATCCACATTAACGCCACCAAGGCCTTGTTGTTGAGTCATTGGCCTCCTTCTTTGTCTACTCCAATTAGGACCTTCAGATTTTCTTGAAAGTCCACGTCCGTATGCATCGTGAGTACTCATTCTTGGATTCAAATCCATTTCTTTCAACATCTTGCCATTTCGCTTAAGTGATTCGTGCCTCATTGCATCCCAATCAGGTTCAAAGTAATTGTTACCTCTTGCACTATCTATATCGAATACTTTGCCACAATCATAGCATCTGTAAGAGTCATCCCAAGAACTATCTTTTCCTCTTACTTCTTGCACGTTATCTGATTCACAATATGGACAAATTAGATTTGGTTCATCTTCTTGCCCCCAATAATCATGTAAATCGTCATAATATCCTTCTTTCAATATCTTGCCTACAGACTCTTTCACGATTCTGTGAAGGTCTTGTTCTGTAAGTTTTATCAGTTTCTTATTCATATTCTTTGATTCATTATTTTGCAAATTATTAAAACAAATGTAAATTTCCATCGGTAGAATTCTTAAACAATCTGTCACTATAATGACCAACAGGGTCTGAATTTGGGTTTATTTTTGTGGTAGTTGTGTTTTCACTATCACGTATTTTTCCTACCATATGGACATAACCATTATCATCATCAAAAACATAGCCTCTTTCCTCTAATTTTATTCTGATGTTTTCAATATCTTCAACAGTCACAATGCAATAACGATATTCTAAACGACTACTATAAGGTGGAAAAAAATCTTTTTTAGTGCCACATCCATATCCTATACCTATCGCATACCCTTCATCGTTATTCAAGTTATACCATCCACCATTAAGTAAAACCTCTTCGATGAGTTTTTCAGTATAAGTATTAACCGTTTCTAATATACTAATTACTGACTCTTTAATCATGCTATGTAAATCACTTTCAGTGAGTCTAATCAATTTCTTCATATAAGTACATATTTTCTAAATAAATATCTGATAGAATTTGTTTTTATCAAATAATATCTGTATATCTATACACTATTAATTATTTAGAGTCAACAGGTATATCGTTCCCTAATAAAATAAGCTGGAAAACAGTTTTACGTTTAAATTATCTAAAATTTTTCAAAATTCCGGATAAAACTAAAAAAAATTAAAATTTTAACCGGAAATAATAAAAATATATAATTTTGTAAAAAAAATTCATAAAACAATAATTTACCATCTTATTTTGTAACTATCTGATTATCAGCACTTTAACTAAGTTCCCTTCTATAAGGAATTTTTTTTATTTTGTTTTTAGATTGTAAAGATTTTTCATAATATTATCTAAAAATGTATAATTTTGTAACTATCTGATTATCAGCATTTTAATTATTTTTAACATTATTTATTTGTTTTTTATATATAATTTTTGTATATTTGTATCACTAAATATTGTAGATTAGTTTATATTATATAGAATAATGTCTAAGAATCGTGGTAAACGTGGTAGTGGTTCTAAGTCTGTATTTGCTGTTCAATTGAAGATACGTAATGAAGAGCAGTTGAATAGGACTTTGAATTTACTTGGTGTTAAAGATATAAAGCCCACTATAAATGATGCTGTATATCGTATGATTCCTCGTTTAGAGGAAGAGCATAGGCTTGAGTTGCTTGAGGCAGCTAAGCGTTGGAGTAAGCAATATGGTTGGCCTTCTGATGCGATGTTATATGATTGTTTTGGCGAAGATTATCCCGGTTGTGATGATGATAATTATTCTCCTTATGAGGAGATAGATGAATCTTTATATGCCAAAGGTTCTCGTAAGTTAAAGGCTTTGAATAAGAAGTTATTCAAGAAGTCTAAGAGGGGTGATAAGAAGCGTGGCAAGCATCGTGGCAGTGAGGATATTAATGATTATTGGTCAAATCGTCATAGTATGTTTAGGAATGGTGAATGGTCTGATGATGATTTGGATGATGAGAACAATTATGATGAGCCTTACAAGGTTATAAAGTTTTATAGTGATATTGAGAATGAAATGGGTGTTCAGGAGTTTTATTCTTTAAGTGAGTTCAGCAAATTCTGTGAAGAGAAGGGTTATAATGTTAGCATAACTGATTATAACAACTTATTGAATTGGAGTGTTATTCATTGTTGTTTGGACCCGATTAGTTTGGAATATGATGAGCATGACATAATAACTGACAATAGTTATGGTGCTTTATATTGGACTGTTACTGAAGACATAACTAAGCAGAGTGGCAGTGAGAGTCCTGCTGATGCTCGCACATTTACTGATTAACATTAATAGATATTATATATGATAGTTATTAGAGGTAATATAACTCCTATGATGGAGAAGATTGCTTTATTAGCTAAAGAACGTGAGGAACGTGAGAAAGCTGAGCGTGAGGCTAAATTAGAGGCTGAGCGTAAGGAGCGTGAGGCCAAGGCTGAGGCTTGGAAGAAGGAGCATCCTGTATTGGACAAGTATACTTATATATCTCATTACAATTATGAGACTTATAGTTGGCCGGGTGATTATTGCAACATATTCTTTTATGAATGGAGCAATGTAAATAGCGAGCCACGTCGTTTTCCTTATACTGTTGAGTTTTTCAAGTTTCTTGATAAATGTAAGATAATGCCGACGGATGAGAATGTCAATAAGTTCAAGGCCAAATCAGGTTGTCATATTATTTGTAAGCCCGGTTGCAGTGAATTAATTGTTGGTGATAGTTATGAAAGTATGAGGAGTCAATTCAACGCTGCTGCCAATCTTGGGAAGATATTAGCTTCAGTTCCTGAAGTTACCAATAATGATAGAACTCCTGTAAAGGTATTGGCTTGTAAGACTTACGAAAGCCCTGAAATGTACGCTTAAAAGATATTATTAATATGTACTTAATTAAGTACCTATAGCTGATTTGGCTATAGGTATTTTTTATTCATGCATATATAAAAAAAAGATATGTTTTTTTAATAACATATCTTTATTGCAGTATATAATATAAGATATAATGTAAACATTACTAAAAGAGTTTCAATAATAATTTTTATTATTCTTCTTGCTTCTCTACTTATTATATGTTCATATGTACTTAAATAAGTACCTATTTCCTCTTCTATTGGTATGACTTCTGTTGTTAATCCCTCTTCCGCTGCTCTTTGTTTTAACTCTTGTATTACAGGGGAATTATCATCTAACACTTCAATACTATGAAAAGAAATGTATTCATATGGTGTCTTGTACCCTCCAAACATTCTAATCGCTGTGTGAAAACAAGGATACACGAATTCTTTTCCTTTTTTATCAAAGAAATGTACTGTTACTTTCATAGTACATATATACTTAATTAAGTACCTATGGGGACACATTTCTCAAGTAAGAAATGCTTTTTGATGTTTTCTATTGAAGAGTCGAATCCTGAGCATCCATTACCTGACACTGTTACAATATTATCCTGTCCTATGTATTGGACGCACTCTTCATAATTATCGCAGCACTCACATACTCCTGTATCTGTTACTGCATTGAAGAATTCTTCAAACGATGTGGATTGAACTTCCCTATATCTATTAATTTTATTGCTCATTGTTACTCCTTTATTAAACAGTATACATATAAAGGGGCAACAATTTGTATATACTTTGACGCAAGATTTGTGCAGTATACTATAGGGGTACTTAATTAAGTACCTACAGAAACAGACGATACCAAATTACAATTAGGTATACTGCTGAAGCATATGGCTTTTATTGCCCCAAAACTTCTTTCTCTTGTGTACAAATATACACAAAAAATCTGTAAAAAAGAAGGAAAGATGGAGGTTTTTTTAATACCTCCCTTTAAATTCTCTTTCCCACGCAATTCTTGCCTTATTTTTATCCACGAAGTCTTGAATTCGCTTTAAGTCATCCAACTTCTTATGGTTGGCGATGAGCACAATATTATCCTCGTAGTCATCCTTACAGACAATGGTGATAGAGCCATTTTCAGCCATTGTGAAGCGATTTCTTGGTGATAAGGTAGAAGTGAACACATTTGATTCAAAACCCCCTTCACGGAGCTTTTTCATGTTGATTACGCTGTCTCGTGTAATCTTCACCATATTGTCGCCTTGCTTAACGACCAAAAGCCTTGTTTTTGGCTCAATTGATAATTGAACAGGGTTTAAATCAATTGTCTTTAATTTTTCCATATATTAATTATTTATTGAATTACATCCCAAAGATAATAAATAAAATTGATATATGCAAGTAAATTAACACTTTTATATTTTTTCTAAAAATATGTGAAATAGTGTTAAACTTGAAATTATATTATAAGAAAAAAAGGTACTTAATTAAGTACCCTTTTCCTGTTATTTATGCATACCATTCAATTAAATCATTTTCGTCTGATATTACAAAATCATCATCAGGAGCAATATAATTACCTTGTTTATCGTAATTTGCAGCTGTGGTGTGATAGTGCAGCCCTACGACGTGTTGTTTGGGGTCCAAATAGCGCATATCGAATAGGTTACCGTCGCAAACAGGATAGCCCATAAACTTCATTGGAAGCATTTCTTGATTTGCGAACACAACAGCAACGTTTCCACCACCTATTAAGAAGTTCTTACATTCATCAATATTATAGCCGTCATAACTAAAAGTAAGATAGTAGTTATTATATTTTGATAACAGTTTTATTCTATTATATACCTTTGTATAATCATAGAATTGTACATCAGGAAATATTTCAAGAATGTTCTTTCCTTCATATACAAAAGCTTCTGGCGATAAATCACTTGTGCCATTAAGACGAACTGAAAACTCCATTCCATGCTTTTTGGCATAGTTACGTGTTTTGTTTATTTCGTGAATAAGCAATTGCATAAACAACGGCTTATTTTCGTAGAATAATCTTGTACGCTTAATACGACCTTGATTAATTTTACTACCTTTAATGCCGCGTGCTAATACATCAGCTTTATTGTAGCCACTACCATTAAGGCAAAATTTGTGGCAATGCAAACCACCGGGACAAACTTGATAGCCTGACAAATTCCAAGGCGCTAAATACAAACAATAAGTAACAGTACCGTTTGCCTCCGACAAACGCATCTTCATAGATTGAGAATGCTTACCTAAGTAAGCTATACCTAGGTTTTTTAACGTTTTCGTGTAATTAAGTTTTTGAACCATATTTAAATACATTATTATTTATTTCGTTTGCAAAGATAACATTTTATTTTAAAAAAAACAAATAAATATCAGCATTTAACATAACTTTAACATATAGTATATAAAGTGTTAAATAAATGTTAAAGTGAAAAAATAATTTGGTTATTTGGTAAATTATTATTATCTTTGGAGTGGGCAAAACAGATATTTCACATCCGGCGTTGTAACTTATTGATTTTCAATTGAGCTTGATATGGAGGAGAATATATTTAACTTCATTTTATTATGTAATATAATATGGTATACATTAAATGTTAATAATATGTTAAAGTTGAAATAAAATTTGGTTATTACATATTTTATTATTATCTTTCACGCAGTTAAATAATTAAAGAAGGTTTTATATTATGGCAAATGTATGGTTAACAAAGAAAATGCTGTTGGAAGGGCTTAAAATGGCTGAGAGCCTTCCACAAGACACTATGATTCATTTCAATGGGAGTAGTGAAATAATTGATGATGATGAAAAAACCATCATGGAGATTACGGTTCCTGCAAATGGAAATAAAAAAACATTAAAGGAAAGTTTTCACAAGTTATTATTAGCGAACCCATCATGTCAATAACAATTCCACAAATAAAAGAGTTATTCAATGAATGGAACGAAAAGGCATTTAATAATGAATTGCCTGTTCCTTCATTTGAATTGATGCAGACAAGACGTATGTTGGGCCAATTTAAATGGCAGAGATTGGGTTATACATCAATGGGTTATACCATACGTATTAGCACATTTTATGACCGTCCTATTGCATCTTATATTGATACAATTGTGCATGAAATGTTGCATTATTATATCAAGTATAAAGGTATTAAAGATACATCTTCGCATGGCAGAAAATGGAAGGAAATGGCTGCTGAATTAAGTAGAAAATTTAACTTAACAATTACACGTACAAATCCTGTCGGTGGTGGAATATCAAACGCTGTATTGGAGAAAATGGCTGAAAAAAAGGTTGCCAAATATGAGTATGTATTTGTATGCAAAATGAAATACGAGCGCTATGGTGCTGCTGTTGCTCCCAGTAAGAATATATACAAATTAAACCCTAGATTTAGTAATTGGAAAGCTGTTGAGGATTATAAAGTGGTTAAAGCGCCTTGGAATCAAACATACAAGTTAAGGCATCTTAGAACTGCTTGTGGCATTGGATATATAACCAAAGAACAATATAATGAGTTATTAAGTAATATAGTATTGGAATTTTAATTTAGTTGATTAACATTATTTAACGTGGTAGATTTGTTTCTATCGCGTTTTTTTTGTATATTTGCTACATACATTAATAATTTTAATCAATTAAATATATAATGGAAAGAATTAGTAAAGAAGATTTAGAGTTGCTACACGGCAAAATGATTGCAGAAAAGGAGCTTACAATTCTTGGGTTTAAGAACAAACTTAAATTTGAGATTTATGATGGCTTCGCTTATTGCCCAAATTATCGTGGCAGCGAGTATTGCATGAAATTCCCAAAGGTGGAATTTGTTAATAAATCAAGCGAAATGCAGGATGAAATCCGAGATTACATGGGCCTTGAAGAAAAGGATGACATTACCATATATGAGATAATGCAGACTTTCAATGAAATGGCGCGTGATGGTGTTCGTATTGAATATGATACCAAAACAAAGCATTATAAGGAAAAAGCAGTTTGGAAATAACTAGAAAAAAAACTAAATCGAATTATGGCAAAATATACAATTAGACTTAATTATAATGCCACCTATACAACAGTGGTAGAAGGAGAGTTTAGAAATGAGGGCGACGCTCTTGATGCTGCAAGGGCGCAAGCGGAAGATGCTGATGCAAACGAATTTGTTATTGGCGACGAGCAAGTATCACAAATTCTTGAAATAAAATAAAGAAAATCTTCTTTCATATTATACTCAAAAAGGGTTGATGGCTTAATGCTATTGACTCTTTTTTTTTTGTATGCACAACAGCTCGTGGTATATAGAATGCCTGGAAATCCCACATCAAAGATAGTAATATTACTACACACTACCAAATTATTTTAGTTAATAAAGTTTAAAATAAAAATCTTTTTTAATTAATTTTTTTTAACAAAATATATTTTGAAATTTAAAATATAATGATTATCTTTGTGGTGGGAAAACCAGGCCACAGAAGACCGTTGTACGGTGCAAGCCAGCAAATGTATATATACAAGAAAAGCGGTCAGCATTGGGGGTGAACCCGTTGCCAACCGCTCAAGAAAGGAGGTTTTAAATATGGTTTTTTTGTTAGAGGAAAGGGATTCGAACCCTTGAAGATTCCGTAGAATCACCTCATTTACCATGAGGTCCATTTGTCCTAGACTTGCGTCAACTTCTTTGGTATCCTCTAAATAAGTTGTGCCTACAGGATTCGAACCTGTGAAGATTCCGTAGAATCAGCTTATTTACCATAAGCCCCATTTGTCCTAGAGTTACCTCCGTTTCTTTGGTAAAGCACAAATAAGCCGCTGTGATAGGATTTGAACCTATTGTTTCAAGATGTTTTACCACCTTGCGCTTTTGCCAATATTCAGCTTCTCAGCGATGATGTTGAAAGCATATAGACTTACGCGGTCAGACGCTTGGCGACTTAATTCGTTATCTTTTTGTCTTTCAACATTGCAAATATACAAGAAAAAAATTGGATAAAGAAATGAAATCCAATTTTTAACATTTCTTTAACACTTTATTCAAAAATGCTTCTATGCTCAGCGATGGCATTTAAGCGGAAATCGTGTAGGTAATTAAGCCTTCTTATTTCGCGTTTTGTGGCACGCAATTGAGCTTGGCATTCACGAACGATGGCGCGACTCTTTGCAAGCCCTCTATGAGCCTTATACAACGCCTTACGGCAATCCTTGTCATCCTCCTTATTCCAATTCTCTCGAATGGTGTGACGATGCGAATTTGACACTTGCTCAGCCATATTGAGCACTTCTTTAAGACCTATCCGCGTTATACGGATTTGATTCATTTTAATTGTTTCCTTACTCATATTAATATGCTTTAACGTTTAACTTTTGATTTGCAATGATTTTGCAAGTGCTTGTTAAAATCACTCTTAATCTCCCTCATACTACGTGTTTTTGCGGCTGAATGGGGGGAAATTCTATGCCCATCAATTGGGTCATAATATCTTCTATCATTCATATTTTAAATCTCTTCATCTTCGTCTAACTCCAAAATACCAGTGAGAGTGCTATCCACAGCATCAAGTTCATCCTCAATGTGAGAAAGTTGGTCTAACACAATTTCGTTTACTTCACGGCACTGAGCCTTGCGAATTAATGACTTAACTGCTCCCAAGACATCGTTTACTTCTTCCCTTGTCAGTTCTAAACCAACAACTCCTGTTCTTGTTAATTCCTTTGCCATATTTAATCCATTAAATTAGAATAAATGTATAAGCACATATCAATAACTTCCCTGTCATCCAGTTCTTCTATTGGATATTCCTCACAATCTTCGATATTGAGATAGATTTTTTCGCCATAAATGACTACCGATTTAACATCAGAGAAACAATTTGAAGCATATTCAGGATGCGCCCCACCGTTGTATTTAACGTAGAAACAGTTGTCATCAGTTTGGATGCCATCTACATCGTATTCGTGAAACTCAATCTTTCCGCCATTAAGAGATAATAGCCCCTTTAAGAAGTTCATACACTCACTTAAAGCCTTTGCTTCAAGTTCGCCAATAGCAATCATTAAAGAATCAGCATAGTTAATACTGCTCTCAATGTTTTTGTTTTTTACTAACTCCTTTGCCATATTTAATCAATTTTATAACCAACGCAACCATTGTCTTTTGCATATTTCTTTGCAGCTTTCTTTGATGGAAAATAACGGCATTCAACAGTGACACCATCATCCCAATAGATATGCAACGTTATTTTATCTCTATATGCCATAATTAATATCTCCTTATTTATTTTCTTTGATTGAAAGATAATAATTTATTTTTTAAAAAACAAATAAAATTACCACTTTAACATTTAATTAACATTCGAACTATTTACAGTTCACCAACGCCTCCTCACGAGCTTTTCCTGGTTGCCCACTTCAAAGATAATAATAAAAAATGACATATCAAAATTATTTTAGTTAATAAATGTTAATTGAATGGGTTAATAAAAAACGTTGCAAACGCTCTTCCCCTTACGTTTGCAACGCCCATTTAAAAAAGGTTTTGTCCTTGAAATAGCAAACATAGATAGTCGCTACTACCTATATGCGTTTGCTAAATTGTGGGCCCGGTAGGGCTTGAACCTACGACCTCCAGATTATGAGTCTGTTGCTCTAACCAACTGAGCTACGAGCCCTTGAGCACGTCTAATTCGTGCTCGGAATAGGTGAACATCAAAACCTACTGAGGTTTGTTTATTTCATCAACCACTCCCTTTTATTTCGTGTTGTAAAGATACAAATAATTATTGAGAAAAAGAAATTTTTTAGGTTAAATTTTATTAATTAACTGACCATTCCCTCAACTTTATTAACATAACAGCCGAAACCGTCAATATCATCATTGGTCATTGGTACTGAAAATGACTCAACCAACCATCCGTAAGTATCTGAAAGATAATCTGATATTTGGTCATCGTTTAACCCATCAGAAACTTCAACTTCATTTGGCAAATCTACAGTGTTTCCGTCAGTTTCCCATTTAATTTTGCTTACTATCATAATTTATTAAGCTTCTTTTTTACAGTATTCTTCGTAATTTTTAATTGCTTTTAAAAGAGTGTTCAGCACTGAATAGCTAAGGAACGATAAAGGGTAATTACATGTTCTCTTTTCGTTGGTAACCGGATAGTATTTATATCCGAACATTACCTTATAAGAAACCATTGTACACTTGTACTTATATCCTTCAAGTTTGAACGTTGGTTTCCTGAATCCATGTTCAAATGCCACTTGGCCATCTTTGCCAATATATTCTTTGAGTTCGTTAAGAATCTCCGTTGTATCTTTTTTCTTTCCCATAGGATTTATTTCTCCTTAATTATTAATATTGTTTTATTGTTTACGCTTGAAAGATAATAATATTTTTTTAAATAATCAAATAAAATTATAACTTTAACATTTATTTAACGCAATATACTTATTTAAGTACCCTATTAAGTTGTAAGTATTTTCTTTAGTTCCTTAACCAATGGATGATTGAAATATGGTGCATCTTTTTGCTTTCCATCAAACCATTTGCCTTTTATTCGTTCGCCATTTTCATCATATAAGCAGATAGAAAACACGTGCTTATCTTCAATGGCTTTCCAATCTTTATTTGCTAATATGCTGTAAGATAAATTTAATGTCCAACCACCTTTATTTTCATCCAAAGTGATGTAAATATCGCCATGTTCTGAATATACAGAATATAAGGGTTTTTCAATCTCTATATCAGCATAGTTTCCTTCAGTATACAGTTTAATTAAATCACCAATTGTTAAATCGTTTTCAAATAGCATAAAGGTGTTTAAATTAGATACCTTTGCTAGTAATGTTTTTGGAAGATTTTTAATACTATCCTTAAACCTTTTTTCAACCTTTGTAAATGGTGTTACTGCAAGATAAGGAAAATGCCTTTTAATCAATTCATTTGCAACAGTATCAAGCGATAAAGTTACATATTGATTACAAGTCAAATATACATCATGATACGTTTCAACTCTTTTTTGGCCTTGCCATCCATTTTGCACATATTTTACTGTGTAAATATATTTTTTGGCAATAGGATAATTTCCTGCAATTATGGTATATTCAAACAAATCTGAATCTCTAATGCCATACATATCAAGAATCTCACACAGTTCGTCCAATGAACAATTGAAACGCTCCATGAAACTTATAAACGCTGGCATTTCCGAAAGCAATTGCCTACGGCTATACGGAGTTTCCTCACAATTGACAAAAAACAAATCAATGTGTTTATCGTTTGAATATTTAAAATCTTTTAATCCTTGCATAATTATACTTAATTAAGTACCTATTGCTTTATTATTGTTTCACGTGGAACATTATCTATAAAGATAAATTGCCGAGAATGAATCATCGCCACAATCATCATCTTCAATTATATGGCGGCCAAATGGAACATATCCCGCCTCTCTCATTATATGCTTTAATGCAATATGGTCATGTTTCCAATCACCGTTTTCAACAGTTATCTCAATATATCCCTGTGAATCAACGGTGAAGTCATACGACATTTTATTTGCTGACAAAAGCTCTTGAATCTTCTGTCTCGTTTCCTTTTCAATGGCTTCGTTATAAGCCCTAATAGCGTTTCTACTCATTCTGCTGAACCAATTGATAATGCGTTAAAATAATACATTGCATAATCCAAAGTCATTGGATAAGGAGCGGTTACGGTTCTATTTTCGCCACCCTTTGTAAAGATGTTAAAACGTTTATATTTCCTAATAAACTGAATCTTATTCAACCTTTTTTTCTTTGGCTTCGTTTTCTTTACCCAATTATTCATATTAATATTAATTTAATTGTTTAACGTGGGAAAGATAAGCATTTATTTTTTAAAAACAAAATAAAATTTCAATTTTAACATTTAATTAACATAAGTGTTAAAATAGTGTTAAACACAAGAAAATATTTGGATATTTGAAAAAATACTGTTATCTTTGAGGTAGGAACAATAGGATACTAATGAGTTCCTCCACAGGGAGTGGCATGAAAGGAAAAATGGCTCCCGCTCGTGATGAGCGAAAGCCATTTAAAACTACAACATGAAAAAATAAATGTGGCCACACCGGGACTCGAACCCGGACGGGCAAATGCCCAAGGGATTTTAAGTCCCTCGCGTCTACCAATTCCGCCATGCGGCCATATTGTTTAACTCTTACAAATATACAAATAAATATTGAGAAAACCAAATTATTCTCTTATTTTTTCATCTTGGTGTTACAACGCCTTCATTTATTTTCCCACATCAAAGATAATCATTTAAAATTAAAGCGCCAAATTTTTGGTGTTAATAAATGTAAAAAATGCTACTCTTTTTTGAGCAGCATTTTATTTATTCTACCGAAGACAATAACCAATACACACGTGGCTTTTCTTTTGAAGGCTGTTTTTCTATTATAACCTCAGTTTCAGGCTCTCCAAATTGATACCATTTCTTAGGCTTATTAACGACCTTTGGCACTTCAATTTCTTTTGGCTCTTCTACCTTGCGTGTAAAGCGCAGTATAAACTCTGAATCACACACAAGCAAGGTGTACATTGAATATGCTATTTCGCCGTCATCGCCTTTTACGCTTCTTTCCTCTCTTAGCTTGATTGAATCAATAGGTATTTCAAGATATTCTGAAATTTTCCCTACGATATAGTCTGGCTTATTTACAGCAGACCATAAGAAAAGATTGCGTATTTTGTTGTGAATGCCGTCAGCTAACGTCTTTTTTTCTTGCATTTTTGATACCCTTTTAATTTTGTTCGTTTTGGCCTATATTGAGGGCCATACGCACGAAATAAGCCTTCCTTAAACAAGGCAAAATAAGGGGCAATTTGCCCCATTGTATAGCGCAGCAACATAGTCTTAGAAAATGTAGCGGTGGAATCTTACATCTACCCCGTGACGCTCGGCAATCATTTGCTTACCGCTACGATTTGTGATAGTAACATCAGCCTTTGCGCCCTCGGTTCCATTGATGGACACCACCTTAACCAAATAGGTCTTACCATTGTCAGCCTTATATTGCGCGCTGTACGAAAAGTCCTTGTTTGCGTTGGTTACACACTTCTTTGGGTTGATTTCGATACGACGATTTTTGCCCTCGAAACATACCAATATTGAAATGGTTTTTGCGTTATCTTTATCAATCATATTATTTTCTTTTAAAAAAACATTCATTTTAATTTTTTAATAAAGCAAGGGCAGGTAGTTTCCCACCCTTGCATTTGTTTGGTTTAAGCCTCAGTCTTAGCAGGCTCGGCTGTTGGAGCAGGCTCGGCTGTTGGAGCAGGAGCAGCCTTTGGAGCAGCATCAGCCTTTGGCTTGGTCTCCTTAGCAGCCTTAGCAGCAGCCTTCTTTTCAGCCTTTGGCTTGGTCTCCTTCTTGGGCTTTGCAGCCTTAGCAGCAGCCTTCTTCTCGGTCTTGGGCTTTGCGGCCTTCACGGTTGCATCCTTCTTGGGCTTTGCAGCCTTAGCAGCAGCAGTCTTCTTTTCAGCCTTAGCAGCCTTAGCAGCAGCCTTAGCCTTGGCCTCCTTCTCCTTAGCAGCCTTGGCCTCCTTCTCTGCCTTAGCAGCAGCCTTAGCCTTGGCCTCCTTCTCCTTAGCAGCCTTCTTTTCAGCCTTAGCCTTAGCCTTAGCAGCCTTGGCCTCCTTCTCTGCCTTAGCAGCAGCTACCTTGGCCTCGTTGTGAGCCTTGGCCTCTTCCAAAACCTTTGAGCCGTTGAAAAGGGTGTTCCACGCCTTAGTACCCTTCTTAGGTGCATAGAACTTGGTAGTCCAGCGACCGGCCTTTTCCTCGACCTTGATGCCCATTTCCTTGATGGCTTCGATGGCCTCCTTGTGAACGCCTGCGAAGTACACGGGAACGTGAGAACGACCATTGAATGCGATTGCGTTACGAAGCAGTTCCAGATAGTGGTTAATCTCTGCCTTAATCAAACTCTTGTTAGTACAAACGTTTTTTGCCATAGTTTTAATCTCCTATAATTTAATTGTTTAACTTAATTGATTTTTTATTCGTTTTTAATTTTGTGCTTGAAAGATAATCATTTATTTTTTAATCTCCAAATTTTTTTTCGATTTTAACTTTTCTTTAACGTTTCATTTCAAATTTTAATTTTTAAGTTTTAATTTTCTATTTTTTAATTCTCATTTTTAATTTCTGAGCGAAAGATAATAATTAATTTTCAATTCTCCAAATTTTTTTTCAGGTTTAACATTTAATTAACATTTGACCTTCGCGCGTACATTATTTATATTATATATGCACTTAATTAAGTACCTTACTTAACAACACTCATTGTTATTTTTGCAACAGCGTGAGAATCAAAGTAATATCCTTCTTTTCCATATTCAACGAAATTAATTCCATCACCTTCACGTTTCCAATCGGGACGTGTTGATTTAACCCAATCATTTACTTCCGCATCAAACTGTGATAATGCCTTGCGAGCATCTTCAACATCTTCAAATGTATCTACACTTTGACGAATTGTTGAACAATCATCAATCCAATCAATAGTAAGAACTTGAACCGTTTTTCCTTTAATTGTTTCCATAACTTTAGTTATTTAATTGTTGTTTGTTCTTTCTCTTTTTCCCAAATATCAATACATTTTTTTAAACTTTCTAACTTTGTTGAACCAAAGTTTTTTCTTTTATACCACCTGTTACGCTTTTTAACGCAAGGATAGAATATTCCATATATGCCGTTACCAATTTGTTCATATTCTTGAATAATCTTATAACCTTTGTATATGCCACATATATGTTTCTTTGTTGCCATACATTATTATATTATTTAATTGTTTAACGCCTGAAAGATAATATTTTAATTTCAAATTTCAAAATTTTTATTATTAAAAAAACTTAAAATTTGAAATATTTTTTCTTACTGTTATTAACATCAATTAACAATAAAAATTTGCAAGATTCAATAAAAATGATTATCTTTGAAGTGGGGAAACAAATAAAAGGGTTGTATCACCAAGGTTCTGTCGTCGAAAAGCATATATACGACAAAAGGCGTAGCAATTAAGCTACACCTTCGTGTCAAACAATCAAAAACTAACAAATTATGAAAGCAAAGTATTTGCTCTAACTTGTTGGACTCGAACCAACGACCTTCACGTTTATCATAGTTAAACAAACGGAGAACTTACCAGGAACTCTTTATTCGTACGGCTTCCTCACTTTGGAGGCGTTTGTTTCCTATGAACTTGAGGCATTTGTTTCCTATAGCACTCTGCCGTGATGCTCTACCAACTGAGCTAAAGAAAGAGAAAAAGTAAAAGGGGAGACCTAACCCTGCGGTGTGATATTACCGTTGGGCGGGGCAATTCCCCTTTTGTTGGGCATCATTAATTACGCGAGCCGAATAATATCGGCACTATGCCCTGTTAAAAAGTGTGGGGTGATGCGCCGCAACGGCGGTGCAACGGGCGTGCCTAAAAATTACCGCTTTGTAAAGCGCGAATGGGTGGCGGCCCTAAACCCCTTTGAATATGGGCGCAAACGAGCGGCCTATCTATGGCATCGTTGTCAACGCAACAGAGCCAAATGGCAGACCAACGCGCCCTATTAATTTGTGCAACCTCGTACTCCGCCCATCAGTCCGGCCGAGATTCACCTTGTTGCACTCACCTACCCTCTTTCAATACTCCGGATTATTTATATGGGGGCGGTGCTATCGATTACGCTGATAAGCCAATCCTTGCCAATGAGGTTTGCCTTTCTCGCACTATTATCAGCCTAAACTCATTCATTGCTCAGATAGCTTGGGAGAGACCTTTAGGGTCGGCCTCTAATCATTATTCGTCTCATTGTATTCACTATCATAGTATTCATAAAAAATCTAATTAAATATCATATAATCCCTTTAGGGCGGAGGTTTATTTCTCTTCATACGCTCACTGTTACGTTTTAATTAGTTAAAAAAGGTAAAGGTAGGTTTCCCCATTCTTGGATAGTGGCGGCTCGGGACTTAGAGAATTGGCCGAGTGGCCGATGTTCCATTCGCTTTGGATAGTGGCGGCTCGGGACTTAGAGAATTGGCCGAGTGGCCGATGTTCCATTCGCTGTGGTTTGTTTTATCCTACCGTAACGGCTTTAACCGACATTCCGCATTAATTAGCTACATTTAGTTTGCCGTTAACCTTTGTTGGAACTTTATCCTACTTTGAGGATATTGTAAAGCTGTTTAACTACCTCTCCCTTGGAGTTCTTAATGACACGTCCGGGGATTGCTATCACTCGCTTTAATTTCGTTGATTTCTTAAAACTTTTCTTGCTCATATTATTTGTTTTTTATTGTTTACGTTGCAAAGATAATCATTTTTTTTGATATATCCAAATTTTTTCGTGACTTTAACACTTTTTTAACACTTGAAGCGTTGGGGATTAATCTTAAATGCTTTCAGTACCCAACAACTTCTATATGTTAACTTGAAGCAATTATGCAGCCGTGAAGATTGCCGCGTTCAGCTTCTCTAATGAATCTATTGTACGTTCCTTTGAAGCCATCAGGAGCCACATACTGCTGAATCTGCTCACCGGTCTCATACACCTTGCCGTTCTTGCCCTTGACTTTCTCGGCAACCATTCCACACTTCTTTAAGCCTTTAATCTTCATAATACCTTATTTATTTAATTGTTTAACTTAACGCTTGAAAGATAATAATTAAATTTGATATTACCAAATATTTTTCCCACTTTAACATTTTATTAACATTTGAATGTTTACTGTATTCATACGCCTCTTCACGAGCGTCTTCTGTTTGCCCATTTCAAAGATAACAATAAAAACTGAAATAGCCAAATTTTTAATGTTAATAAATATAAAAAAAACACGCCACTCTCATGAGCAGCGTGCTTCAATCAAAAAATTAAAATGCCTATGCTACAAAATCCAACTACGTACTTAATTAAGTACCCATTACTTCTTGGGCGCGAACATCTTGTTAATGCTGTCAAGATTGAACATTGCTTGCACTCCAAATCGAGGGTTGATATAGATGTCATCACCTTGCGCAAGGAACACCACGTTTTCAATCTTTGGCTGTTTCACTTCCACAATATTGGTGATTCCCAAAGCTTCTTGTTTTGCGCTTTCCTTCTTGGCCGGAACGTAACGCTTGATGTCAGCCATCAGTTCGCTGTCTTCGGGAACTATTGAATAATTGTAGATTGTGAAATACACCACCTTTGTGGGTTTGCGGCCTTTGTAAAGACGAAGATACTCTTGGTCTTTGTCGTTGTGCTTTAAGATGATGTTTGCAAGCGCATCTTCGGTTGCTTCGCAATACGTTCCCTCTTTTGGGAATGCTATTGCAAACTCTTCATCAGTAAAACTGATTCCTTCACGCTTGCACTCACTTTTTACTACATTATAATAGTTTACGCCCGTGCATGCGTTCTGATATACTGATAGGGTGAACACCTTACCCAAATAAGGGTTTTCGGGGGTTGTCTTGCGCTCAGCAGGCATTGTGCCATTTGGGTACTTGTTCATCTTCTTTTCGGTGAACGTTGCGCAATACAAACCAAATGTACCACGCTTGATTCCTCTTGCGAAGTCCTTGATGTCTGAAATTTGATTGCTGTACATAATTAATATAAATTTAAATGTTTAACGTTGGAAAGATAATCATTTTATTTCTAATTTCCAAAAAAATATATGTAAAAAATGTTAATAAAAAAACTTTTTTCTTTAACATCAATTAACAATAAAAATTTGCAAGATTGGATTAAATTTATTATCTTTGAGGTGGGAAAACAGGTGAAAGGGTTGTTCACCAAGGTGAGGCAATTGAAATGAATATGTATAAAAAGAAAAACGTGTTGCCTTCGCAGGCAACACGCTTCAAATACAAAACAAAAATCTTATAATAAATTCTTCGTGACTCGTTTGGGGTTCGAACCCAAGACCCCAACATTAAAAGTGTTGTGCTCTACCAACTGAGCTAACGAGTCTTTTTATATGTCGATTACCGCAATCACGACCTTTGATAGAGTGGTTTCAACTCCTTTTTGGCTTCGCTTGGTGCTGCCCTCTATTAATTAGATACTATCTCCGCACTTTGAGGATAGGTAGGATTATAAGATACTCTATTTACACATTACTTCCACACCATTGTGGGTTGCCTGTGCGAGGTCTTATTACTTTTATTGCACCTACTGGCTAATTAATTGCTACTATTAAATCAACTTCTTCATTTTACTATTTGTTTTTTAATTGTTATACATTAATTTTATTTTGACGATGCAAAGATATGAATAAATTCTTATATATGCAAGTGAATTAACATTTTTAACACAAGAATTTATTTATTGGTGTATCTGAACTTTTTACCACAATTTGGACAAAGGAACACCTCACCATGTTCATCTACGGCTTTTGAGATATTAATCTCAACATCGGAGCCGCAACTAACGCATTTAACCTTTTCCATATCTTAAAGTTCGTGAGTTAAACCATATTTATTGAAATGCTTGATTGTATCATCATCTGCTTCTTCACCCCACGCTCTTTCAGCATCATCTTCATCATCAAAGAGGTCTGCTTCTGCTGCTTTGCAAACTGCTTCTTCAATTGTGTTTGCTTCGCAGTGTACCATGATGGAATAACCACCGACACCAGCCACGTTTAATAACCAATACTTTTTCATAATTCTAATCTCTTTTATTTTTAATTGATGCTTAAAGATAATAATAAAAAATGATATAGCCAAATAATATTGTATTATTAACATTTAATTAACATTCGAATCATTTACAGTTCACCAACGCCTCCTCACGTGCTCTTCCTGGCTGCCCACTTCAAAGATAACAATAAAAATTGAAACCACCAAATATTTTGGTGGATTTAACATTTAATTAACATATAAAAAACGTGCCATCTTCGCAGACAACACGTTTTGAAAAACAACATCATTTATGACAAACCAAACATCAATCTATCTACCAACCATAGACTCGCGCAACGTATTCACGCAGTGAGCGCGTAGCTTTTCTAAATTGTTCTTCACTCATTCCATCATAGGCAATTTTATTTGCCAAGCGTTCAGCCAACTCTTTATTCCTTGCCACGCGATAGAGAACGTAATTAGTTCCATCGTGATGAATCATTTCAGCTTTAACATTGTGGGGGTCGCAATACCACGTAACATAATCATCATTACTATAAAGAATATCACGAACATTTGTTCCCACAAGCTTTGCTCCATTCCTTCTGCCATTCCACAAACCAAGACTTGCAAAGGCTACAATATAGCCATCCACTTCAACATCGAGATTTACTCTCTCGTCATCAAGGTCATTCTCACGACAAAATGCGTAATATTCGGGTGTTATTTCCTCGTCAGTTACTTCGTCAGCCATTGCTTCTTCCCATTCGTCATAGTCATTGTTTGACCAGATAACTCTCCTTTGTTTATTGATAGGATATAATACAATCTTTCCATTCTTGCGCTCAAAGGGAACTTTGTAATAATTGCCAAAGTCAATTGGCAACAAATCTTCTGCATCAGATACATTGCTGTTTGAATCAACAACAAATTTTCCGGTTATTTCTTTTGTCGCCATATTTTTGACCTCACAAATAAAAGAATTTGGGGCGAAGAATATCCTTGCTTCTTCTTTTGCGTTTCTGTAAATTGCTGATAACTTTCTCATAATCTTCTATTGTTTAATTGTTTGATGGTGCAAAGATACGAAAAAAAATTGGATTAGCCAAAAATCAACCCAACTTTTTCTTGCAATTAACTCTATTTAACACTTACTTCCCTTTTGCGATGTCATACTCACGATTTATCTCCTTCAAGTCCAACTTGAACTTGCGCAATGCGAATCTCTCGCATCTTCTTCAATTCATTTGCCATAACCTTTATTTCTTATTAATTTCAAGTATCTTTATATCCTTCTCATCATTGGTTACATCGATTGAAAGGCAATCAAGCCAACTCTCATATTCCCCAACGCTCATGTTCAAGGGAACTGCCAACTTCAACTTCACCTCAATGGTGGCCTCGGTAATGGTATCATTTTCATTGATGACACCAACCTTCTTCAAGATGTATTCATCAATCTGCTTTTTGAACACATGCGAGGGAAACATGTCATGGACATTCTCAAACTCATAGACACGAGTGTAAGTGATTTCTTCTTCATCCTTGTGATATTCCACTTCAAGATGATATGTGTCACCATTCGAATCCGTCATGTCTTGGAAGATAATCACATAGGTGTCTTTGTCAAGCCAATATTCATCCATAACCTCATAGAAAAGGTCGAGGAAAAACTTGCTCTTAAATACTTTTTTTTCTTTTGCCATATACTAATCTCCTTTTTGATTTCTGTTGCAAAGATACGAAATTATTTTCAATTGACAAAATTATTTTGTGGAAAAAATATAAACAAGGGTATGGAAGGTTTGATTTTTCTTTCGAAGGCAATCCCCACATTTCAACACACCCTTGTTATATATTCTTATTCATTCAACAATTTGTCAATCAATGTCTCGCAACGTTCAAAACGCTCAAAGTTATTGTGACCACCAGTGTAGTCCTTCTCATGCTTTGCTGTCCTAATCAATAATGGAGAACGCCAACCATCACAAAACTTTAAGTTAATGTGTGACCTTCCACCATTGCCAAGAGCATTGTCATAAGAGAAATATACATACTTATCACCCCTCTTAATGAAACCACTCATGTCATAGTGACCCTTTGAGTAGTTCACAACCTCGCCACCAAGACTCTCGGCAATCTTCTTCATTGCATTGCCAAATGCTGTTTGGAATGACTTAAATTCCTTTGATACTACACAGCCATCGTCTTGTAATGTACGACCATGCCACTTGCTGATAAATGCCTTAACGTCTGCCATAATCTTCTATTCTTTATTTCATTTTGGAATGAATAAGACTTAACATTACTATAATGCATAATAACTGAATTTGAATTGTAAGCATAATCTACTTTATTTTTAAATTATTTTTAATCGTTCTCACCACAAGCAATCCAACCGATTGGTTTTCCATCATAGGCGTAACCTATTGCCTTGTGCTTCTTTCCATTAATAATCTTAAACTTCTTCATAATCTCTTTTTAATTGTTTAACTGCTGAAAGATAATAATAAAAATTGAAAATTCCAAATAAAAATAAGGTTTTAACCCAATTTTAACAACTGTGTTAATTTAATGTTAAAAGCCAAAAATAATTTGGTTATTTGAAAAAATACTGTTATCTTTGAGGTGGGAAAGCTTAGGATACCAAAGTTCCACATCCATCCTTGTTCTATATGCACACAAAAAGAAAAAGCGGCGACTTATCACAAGCCACCACTTTCATTATTCAAATTTCCTAAAATTAAATATTTAAAACAAATTTATGGTTTATGAAACTAATAGTATTGTCTTTTAAAAAATAGTGAATCTATTCATCGCGAACCAACCCACCCAAGTTATGCTAACTAAAAAATACAAGTATGAATGATATATTGCAAATATACAAAACAAAATCCAAATAACCAAATTCCTTAACTTTGTTTAACAAAAAAGCGTGCTACTTATCACAAGCAACACGCTTAACCAAAGTCTAACTTAAATCGAATTATGAATTATGAGAACAACAGAGTTACTTTTCCTTTAACATTTGATTGAGTTCTTTCTTAACTCTTCGAGCAACTTCACCCCTCCAACTGCTTGCGTTTGCGAGGAAATAGTTTACAATTGTACGACCATCGTCACACATATATTTCTCGTCAATCGACTTCATCGTCAGCATTGCCCCAAGATAATGTTTCGCGCCAAAATAGATGTTCTTCCAATCAGAACGAATCTCTTTTGCTATTTCGTATAAAGGGCGAACCCTTTTTTCGTCTAACTTTAACTTGCTATCTAACATAACTTATTAATTATATTCTTTTGATATACTGATTACCCTATCACAGCCGTAGATAAAGGTGGTTACAACCTTCTTGTTTAACTACTGTCACGAATATCTCCAAACATATTTTGTTTATCATTTGTTTATTTAAGCACTTGAAAGATAATAATTTATTTTTGAACTACCAAATATTTTCTTTACTTTAACATTTTTTTAACACTTTCTTTAGTTCCTCAACCCAAATGGCACAATCTTCAGCCGAAATTGTTACACCCTTACGTTTTGCAATTGGGGTCTCCAAAATACCTATTATACTCCTTAAAGCATCCATATTTATACTTAATTAAGTACCTATTTACGATTCATTTGTCTTCCAATCCTTATAGACATCAACAAGCCAGTTCCATTCTCGTCATTTGTCTTCCAATCCTTATAGACATCAACAAGCCAGTTCCATTCTCGTAATATAACTCCAATTCAAACTCCATAGATTCCACCAATTCCTCGGCTTCTTCTTGAGTTTCGCACACTTTTTCTTCCAAAACTTCTTTAACCTTTGCTTGAAAAGCTTTTGGCGTTAACTCCTTTGAAAACTTGATAGTATTCATATATTTAACTGCCATAATTTTATTCCTCAGTATTTTTAAGATTTTCAACCCACGACTTCATATCACCGTGGCTCTTTATTCCTTCGTGAATTAAAGCCGCAATAACTACTATAATGATAAATGATAAAAACATAATTTCTTTCTTTTTTAATTGTTTAACTACTGAAAGATAATAATAAAAATTGAAATATCAAAATTTTATTTTAACTTTAACAATTAATTAACATTTGAATGTTTACTGTATTCATACGTCTCCTCACGTGCTCTTCCTGGCTGCCCACTTCAAAGATAACAATAAAAATTGAAACCACCAAATTTTAAATGTTAATAAAATAAAAAACGTGCGACTTTCTCAAGCCACACGTTTCAGATGACAGAAACAGAACAAAATCCAACTAACCTTATAATCAATACATATCAGTGTATAAACTAATTTCTAATTGAAAATCCATATCACAAATATTATTGCGAGGAATAGAATATGAATCACACAATTCAGTCACATCATCAACAAACTTTGTGTATTCATCACCCATTATTTTTTGTGCTTCAATAAAGACGTAATCTTCATCACAATCTTCGAGCATTTCAACAACGCAAGCGTGATACTTGCGACCGCATAAGCACTTCAATTCGTGAATGAATTTAGCAAGCGTTTTGCGTCTTGCTCTTGGAACTCTCTTATACAACTCATAAAAATGTGTCATAACTCTTATTCTTTAATTGCTTAACTTAACGCTTGAAAGATAATCATTTATTTTTTAAAAAACGAATTTTTAATTATAAAAAATGTTAAAGAAAAAAAATTATTTTATTAACCGTTATTAACTAAAAAAATTTGCAAGATTGGATGAAAATGATTATCTTTGAGGTGGGAAAACTCAGAATACCAAGGTTTCATATCCGTTGATAAGTATGGTAAAAGAAAAAGTGGCGACTTATCACAAGCCACCACGTTTTAAAAACCAATAATAAATATAATGTCTAACCAATATATCAACCTATTTCTCCATCGCCATCACCTTTGCGGCACTGAACGAATCCTTTGCCTTTATAAACAAATTTTCAACTTTTTCAATCTCATTGTGATATTCATCACTAAAGTTCATATTATCTAACATTTCATTCTTCAACGCTCTTAAAGCGTCAAGAACAATATCAACGCTTTTTTCTTCTAATGTTATTGTCGTACACATAATTAATATGGATATGTTTTGTAAAACTCGTCTAAAATATCATCAACACTCTTTCGCTCGATACGCTCCATTACAAACTTCATCAACGTATCATCGTCATAGTCTTCGCCGCTAACCCAATGTCTTTCGCTGACGTTTGCAATCACAACAGGATATAGTAACCACTTCACGAACTCTTCGGGAAGAATTACGTTATCCATATCCAAGCAAGGGCGGAACAACTCTGCAATCTCGCTTACCTTGAAACCTGCAATGCCACAGCCAATCTTCGTTACATAAAACGTCTTGTCAGCATAATGCTTCGCATCACTAATGAAAGCGTCAACAAACGGCTTGATTTGATTAACGTTTTCAAAGGGTCTCGTTGCCCTAAAAGGCTTTAATGTACCAGCCCATACTCTGATGCAAGTAGGAATAGCATAGGTCTTGCAAGCAAAGTCACAAAAGCCAACTCCACAACCCATTTCAGCACCAAGCACTTTATTTGCAAAGGTTGCTGCTCCACCAACGTGTTCGCCTTGTATATTTGAACCAAATACGAATACCTCGTTTTGCTCCAACTTTTCAATCTTTTCAGGGGTAAATCTCTTTAAACTCATAATATATACCTTATTTATTTATATGACGAAAGATAATAATAATATCTTAAATAACAAAATATTATTTCAACTTTAACATTCTATTAACATTTGAATGTTTACTGTATTCATACGCCTCTTCATAAGCTCTTTCTGTTTGCCCATTTCAAAGATAACAATAAAAACTGAAATAACCAAATATTTTGGCAGCTTTAACATTTTATTAACACAATAAAAAACGTACCACCAATAATGATGACACGTTCCTTCTTTGTTTTACATATTGTTATAACCTAATGATTGATGCTTCCTCGCCAATGATAGTATGCTATCTCTTACACCCTTTGGCAACGCTCTGAAACTATCCCCAAGTCTATCATATATTTGAGCGGGTCTTGCTATTAAATCAGTTATATGCCTATCAGTTATATTGTTATAAGTTTTAATAATTGCCTTGTCAGTAAGTTCGAATCTTTCTGCGCCATTTGGGTGTCCTCTATCAATAACATTAACACAAATAACATTATTAGTGTCCTTGATAACGTTTTCAATCAAATACTCTCTACTCTTGCGTTCCTCAATAAAATGCTTTGTTTCAACCATAATAATTAACTTTTAAATGTTTCTATTTGCAAATATACAAAATTATATTTAATAATATAGTGTAATTATACGTATAATTTCAAAAAAGAAAAAAATTAATTCTATTAACACTTTTTAAATAAAATAATTTGGCACTATCAATTAAAATAATTATCTTTGAGGTAGGAAAGCTCAGGATACCAAGGTTTCACATCCGTTGATAATCAATAAAAAAAGGCGACTACAACTGAGCCGCCTCTTATTATATATGTACTTAATTAAGTACTCATATATATAAAAAAGATAGGGCTTTCGCCCCATCCCTTTTATGCTTGCAGTTCCTCGAAAACCTTCACTGCTTCTTCTTTGCTTTCTCCAAAGTAGTAGAACCCATCCCAACTATTCACAGGGTCTATCTGATACATCGCTGCTGTGACTTCTCTGCTTGCATCCTTTGGCTTTAAATACCTTTCAATCTCTGTCACTTGTTGTGGTGTGGCAGGATGACCATCCCATAGCCATTTGGTTTTTGTTTCAATTCTTTCATCACTCATAGCATAGTAGATGTTAAGGTAACGATAGCGACTCTTGTTGGCTTGCTTGATGTAAGGGTAAATCAGCCACGTCATACCATTCAAGGGTCTTGGGGTGCAAGGCATACCCGTGATGGCTGCAACCTTTGAATCGTACTTTGGAAAGGTTGCATTATGAACCATCGTCAGTTTTGCAACGTGGCCAATAAGGTGTGCGCCTGCGGCATATACTCTATCCTTCTTCAAAGATACAACGCACACAAAATTGTGACCAAAGCGCGTGCGAGAAGCATTTGCAGCGTAGTTATTCACAACATTTTCAACATCGAAAAAATTCATCTTATTCATAACTGATACGATTTAAATTAAACATTAATTTTATTATTGTGCTGAAAGATAATAATTAATCCTGATACCTCCAAATTTTTAATCTTAATAAAACTTAAAATTTGAAATTAAATTTGGATGTAATTCATACGCCTCCTCACCAGCTGAGTCTGTAAGCCCACATCAAAGATAATCATTATTATCCATATTGCCAAAAAATTAATGCTAATAAATCTTAAAATTGAAAACTAATTTTTAAAAATAAAATTAGTCATTTTCAGCCATTATAAGACGTTTTTATATATTAAATGATAAACATATAAGGAAAGATAATAAAACGCGCCATATAAGGCTTAAAATAAGCAATATGAAGGGGTATAGGGGAGTACCCCTATATAACCCTACCTTCCTACCCCCTTTTTTAGTGATTTAAAGCGGCAACAGTTCTGTAAATAATCCGGTCCGGGATTTTTCAATTTTTTTTTAGGGGTTATTATTTTTTTCGCGGTATAAACAAAAAAATTTTCCGGAAAAATTTTTATTATTTATATATTTGTTTTATTTTTGATAACTATATACCTGTTTACGCTAAACTACAGCAAAGATACGAAAAAAGTCCAGCTTTTGCTGGACTTTTATATGTATAAGTGGTTATTTGGTGTCAAAAAATATATACTTGTCTTTATATTTCATGTTCTTGTAAGAATTTATGCCATCCTTCTCTAAGTTTATTTAGGCAATGGTCGTTATATAGTTGATAGTTATCTCCCACGAACCATGTATAGGTAAAGAATTCGTACCATGTTCTTCTATGTACATTAAAATTTCTTTTAAGTATTTTTTTATATGATGGATTATTTTGTGTTGTTATTCTTATGAATTCTGGATAGCGGTTAATTTCTTTAAAATATCTTTTTAGGAGTTTATATCCTTTTTCGAATGTTTTTTCTGTCATTTAATTGAGTTTATGTAATTGATAAATATGTTTTCCCATTCATAGTTTATTTTCGTCCAGAAATTTCTTCTTTCTGGTGTTTTTTCCCAGTAGAATGCGTTCATAATGAACGCATTTGGTATTATATGGTTATATAGTATTTTTTTCTTTGATATTTTTTTATTTTTTTCATTAAATTCTTGTATATATTTGGTGCGTGAATCGTATTTTTTAACGAATTTTGGGTCAATATTTTTAAAAAATTTTCCGTATATTTTACGTTTTTTTAGGAAGTTTTCGAACAGTGTTATTATTTCTTGTTCTTTATTTTTGAATACATACATTTGTGAATCTGAGTTATATTCTGTTTCGTATGGCATTCCTATTCTAGTTAGCATAAATATTGGTGAGCGGAATGCTAATTGTGTATATAATTCTTTTTCTTTTTTTATATTTAATCTCGTTATATATTTTCTTAAATATATTTTGAAATCTTTATATTGTCCTGTTTCTTTTGTATATCTGACAATTAGTTTTGCTATTGAGTTATTGAATTTCATATTACGTATATATTATTTGTTTATTAATATATTTTGTGCAAATATACAAAAAGTTTATTTAAGTTTTACTATGATTAATGTTAATATTTGTTAACAATCTATTTATTTATAATAAGTTAAAAAATATTAATTAGATTATGGGAGTTATTAAATATTTGGGTTCATTGATTAAGAATGATACGGGTAATTCGAGCAAGAGTTTTGCTTTAGTATCTTCTACTGTATTATCTTTTATTGCGGGTTTGGTTATATGTAGTGTTATTGGTTATGATGGTTTCAAGGATGGTGTTATAGACACTGACCTTGAGGATGCTGGTATATTTATGATATGTATTGGAAGTTGTGTTGCAGCATCTGGTGTTCCTAAGATATTTGGTGACAGGGAGTATTCAAGGTTTAAGCGTTATGAGGTTGGGCGTAGTTGTATGGAAGGAAAATTCAATGAAGAGGGTGAAACTGAGGAAGAAATGGAAGACCCATGATATTTATTAAAAAAATAAGATATAAATAAGCATATATAATAAATATAAAAAAGAGATTAGTTAGATTAACTGAGTCAGACCTTCATAGAATTGTGAAGGAGTCTGTGAATAGGATAATGGAAGAATACTATCCTATTAATAGTAATGGCTTTGCTAAAGATTATAGATTTGCAGCTAATGGATTTGCGAATGATTCTGCTAATATGCCAAATCCTGAATATGATGATATTGCTCCATATTCTAAAAATATCGGTGACTATTATGCCGCACCATATAGAGACAGTGACCAAATGTATAGAGATAATGTCGAGTTTAATAGACGAGAGCGTAATAAACAAGCAGCAGCAGATAGACGTTGGATGAAAGCAGCGGATTCACGTCCTCTATACAAGAAGAACAGTCCAAATAATGACATTCCAAGATAAATGGTATAAGGCAATCAGTAATGGTTGCCTTTCTTTATGTACTTACTTTATTGCTCATAAAGAAATTATGGGATTTACCTACAGCCGATATAGTTTTTCCTATTTTTATTCAGAATTTCCCTAAATGTGGTAGTTGGATTTGGTTTTATGGATTTTTTCGTGTATATTTGCGATAGTTATTGATACAAAAAGAAAAGAAGCAAAAGAAAAAAATATATTACAGTATATAATAACTGTATTATAATATATAATATTATTAATTATTTTAAATATATATTAATTATGAAAAAGTTCATTTTAAGTATTATTTTTGGTATTGGAATTTTATTTTCAATGGGTTCTTGCGCAACTGCTGTTGAGGCTCAGTCTGATGGTGTATATGCATCAAATGGTATTGATTTTGATGTTATAATTTCTTATGGCACTCCCATTTATGATGCTGAGGGTTTGCTAACATATTACATATATAGGGATTTATATTATTATCCTTATTATGTTGGAAACAGGTGGTATTTCAGGGGCTATAATAGGCCAATAAGACATTATAGGCCGGTTAATAGAGATTTTTATCGTCATAGACCTCCGGTTCATCATCACCCAAACAATGTAAGGCCCAATAGACCGCCTGTTCATCACGGTAATGTAAGACCAAATGGCAATACACATAGGCCAAATGTTGGTTCAAGACCAAGTGGTGGAGTTAATCATAGGCCACATAATTCATCGTTTGGTGGCGGCCGCCCTTCAAGTAATATTGGAAGTGGTCAACATCATAGCAGTGGTGGAAGGGGTTTTGGCGGCAGAAGATAATATAAATGTACGCACGTATGCGTGTATATATGGGATAAAAATGTTAAATTTTAGTTAAAAATAGAAAAAAGTCGGAGAAAATTTTGTTTCTTCGATTTTTTTATGTATATTTGCATCGTAACGAAATCGAAAGAGCGACGTTATAACGAGAAAAAATAATTTTATTTACTAACCAAAAAAAGAATTCTGAATTATGGGAAAATGTTTTGTAGACCCTAAAGCACTGCTTGCAGTTGCAGGAATGTTGGCAGCAATGGCAAATGGCGATGACGTTTGCGTTGGTAAGAAGCCGACAAGTCGAGTAAAGCCTTGTGGTTGTGGCCAGCCACTTCGTGACGAGTTTGGACGTTTTGCTCCACGTGTAGCACGTCCCGTATGTCCTCCTCCAGCTCCCGCACCTCGTTGGGGTGTATGCGAGTGCGAACCTCGTGAGGACAGAAATAAGAGGTTTGGAATCAATATTCGCGTGGATGAACCCGTGAGAAGCGATTTCAATAGTCAGTGGGCTTTTGAGCGTGCTCATGCAAAGTTCGACCGTTTGGTTGACGCTGCTGAGGCTGTCGATTGGCAGAACAAGAGCAACACCGCTCCTCTTCACAAGGTGAATGCTATTCGCCGTAGGATAATTGATGGTCCTGTCGCAGGTATCAATTTATGTGGCGAGAGCCGTTGGTTCGATTAATTTTGAGCTAACAAAAAAGATTACACGTGTGGCTCGTGATGGGTCGCACGTTTTTTTATTTTTTAGAAATATATTATGGCTAATAGAAAAGATATTTTGGGCGATAGAATGAAATTTAATTATGAAAATCGTTCTAAGACTTATTTAACAAGGAGAACTCCTGTTATTATTAGATTGGATGGAGTTGCATTTCACACTTTTACACGTGGTTTTGTGAAGCCATTTGATAAGAGATTGATGGAAACAATGCAAGAGGTTACATTGGGTTTATGTAGGGAGATACAGGGAGTTGTATTGGGATATACGCAGTCTGATGAGATAACTCTTGTATTGGTTGACTACAAGGAATTGGATAGTCAGGCTTGGTATGATTATGGCGTTCAGAAGTTATGTTCTGTTGCTGCATCTAAGGCAACCAAGTTGTTTAATAAGATATTTGCTGAGAAAGCAGCCGGATTAATTAAAAGATATTATGATGATTTCCTTCCAAATAAGAAGAAGTATGAATATCTTATTGATGATGTTAAGAAGGTTGTTAATGCTTATGAAAGAGGATTAAAAAATGGAGCAGAGTTTGATGCTAGGTGTTTTAATATACCTATGGAAGAAGTATTGAATTGTGTATTATGGAGAATTAAGGATTGCAACAGGAATAGTATTAATTCTTTAGGACAGGCTCATTTTTCCCACAAGGAGTTACAAAATAAGAACACTTCTGAGGTTCAAGATATGTTAATGGAAAAATTCAAGATAAATTGGAATGATTTATCCAATTTTGAAAAGGGAGGAACATTAATAGTCCAAGGTGAACATGGCTTTGAAATTAAGGACGTTTGCATTAAATCATATGCTGATTTGGAAGGGTTTTGTGAGGAAAATGGGTTAGATGAGTTCTTTTAACAAAGTTTAACACGGAAAATTTGTTTTTTCCGTGTTTTTTTATTATCTTTGGCTGAAAATAAGTTTAAATATGGATTTAAAAGAAGTAAACGGAAAAATTTCTAAAGCAAAAAAAGAGTTGGAAAAGTTAGAAACAAAAAAGTTAAAAATTATGCAATCTCGAATAAGGCATAAAGGAGAAAACTTTGTTGTGCTTGGAATGTGTTTAAAAAGAGGGGATTTAGTCACATGCATTGAAAAAATAGGCAATCATTATGTAAAAAATATTTTTGAGTTTTATAATATTACAAAAAATGGTGGTTTTGTGGCAAATGGGCATACTGTAAGGACTTCGATGCGTAATAAATATATAACAGTATTGTTTTGCTTTAAAGAGGTCATTAATATTGATGATTGCTGCGAATTCAGACCATCAACAGAAAAAGAAAAGGCCGCATATGAAGATGCGTTGAAAAATAACGGTTTAAAAAAGTATTAAACACGGATATAAAGAAATTATTGTATGATTAAAGTAGAATTTAAAAGTACATTTGATAGTTCTATAAGTTTTAATATTATATGTAAAAAACTTGGAATAACTTATAGAAGAGACCCTGATTATAAACAGCATTTTTTTGGGTGTAGTGCTCCTGATACTGGTTACATAGTAGACACTGATGATTTTCAATCAATTAAAAAGTTGGCTACTAGAGAACTATACGTTGAAAACTTAATTACATATTAGATATGTGTAAATATACGTGTTTAGATTGTATTAACTACAAGCCACAGGAAACAAAGGTTGCAGGTAGAAAATTGGAATGTGGCGGTATGATTTCAGTGCCTGTATATGGTGAAGTTCCTCATCATTGTGACAAGCACCCACGTTATTTTAAAAAGTGGTGGGCTGAAAATGGTCCAAAGAAAAGGGAAGATTGTACTCAGCCTAAGTGTCTTGAATTACATGAGCATTTGAAAACGCTAGATAATATGATTAAATTAACTGAAGAAATATTGGAAGAAATTAAGAAATAAAAGAAAAATGGATGAACATAAAGAATATTTAGAACTTCTTGAAAAGTGGAAGAATTTTTCAAAGGTATATGATGCTATACATCGAGCTTATAGATTAGGATATGAGGAAGGCGCTAAAGATGGCAGATATAGCGAAAGAATGGCAAGGGCTGAAATGATTGATATTAATAACAGACCTAGTGCTGAATAAATATGAAGAGAAGTAGAAGAATAATTATGCTTTGTATTGCTGCCAACGTGTCACAGGTGTTGAAACCTGAATATAACGATGACATTGTTAAAGCACTAAAAGCAAAGGATAAGGTCATTGCTGGCATTAAATCGATAGAAAGGAATATGTTCGTTCAATCACCAAAAGAATATGGTATAAAAAAATTAGGAAAATATGACAATAGAAAATATCAAAAGCGAAAATAGACTACTGTATCAGTATGTCGCTGGCAGTACATTATACCATTGTAATGAAGAAGGCTCTGATGTAGATACTAAGGGTTTATTCATTGCCACGCCAGATGAAATGTTTGGGTTAGGGTTCGATAAGCAATTCCGTGATAGATACAAAGGGGTAATAGACCTTTATTCGTCACAAATCGGTGATGATAAGGCAGACAATGTGATTTACGAAGTTGGAAAGTACATGAGTATGTTATTGTCATCGAATGCAAATGTGCTTGAGTCTTTATTTGTTCCTGAAGACATGATGATTATTAAGCCTCATAAGTGTCTTGATGGTTTATTTGCAAATAGAGATAAGTTCGTAACAAAAGCGTGTTTCAGACCTTTCATTCAATATGCTATTGAACAGATTAAAAAGGCTAGGGGATTAAATAAGAAAATTGTTAACCCTATTTATGAAAGGCTGACTCCGTTTGATTTTGCATACACTTTCTATAACCAGGGTAGCACTAAGATAAAGGATTGGCTGTGGAATCGTGGACTTGAAAAGGATTTCTGTGGGCTTGTTCATATTCCTAATATGCATGATGTATATGGTGTATATTATGACTGGGGTGCTCATTTCGAGGCTAAGGGTATTACTGCTGAAATGCTGTTTAATGGGTACTCAAGTGAGACTGTTAGTGGCGATGAACTTGGACGTTTGTCTCACTTTATTGTATTCAAGTATGAATTAACCAACTGGGAGACTTTTAACAAGTGGTTCGATGATAACAAGGAGGTAAAGCATTATCGTGGAATGTGTCTTGAAAACTCTACTGATATGCGAGGCTCTTCTGTTTCTAAGGGAGAAAAGCCACTTTGTTGGATGACATACAATGAGAGTGGATTTAAGGCTCATTGTAGATTATACAAGGAATATAAGGATTGGGAGAAAGAGAGAAATCCTAGAAGGTATGAAAGTAATTTGAATAAGAATTACGACTCAAAGAATATGTACCATTGTGTTAGACTTATGCGTATGGGTAAGGAAATTGCAAAAGGTGATGGTATTATTCTTGACAGAAGGATTGCCGGTGACAGAGACCTTATCATGGATATTAGGCATCATAAATTTGAATATGATGAAATTATGGAATTGGTGAGCAAAGAGGAAAACGAACTCAATGAGGCAATTGCCAATTCTAAAATTCCTGATGAGATTGATGTCAATCTTGTAAATGATTTATTGGTTGAAATAAGGAAAAAATATTATGGATTTGCTTAATTAACTTTTTTTAACTAAAAAAATTTCTTTATGGATTATTTTTTGTGTATATTTGCATTGTGATTTAGAAAAATAGTTATTAATTTTAATACTTAGAAAAAAAATGGTAAAAAACAGAGAAGAGCTGCTTCAAGTAGCACAGAGCAATTCAGCTCAGTTGAAGTCTCACCTTCGTAGAGCTGTTAACGAGTTTCTTAAGGCTCAGAATGTTTCTCCAACTGACCTCGCTTATGTATTGGGAATTACGGATGCTGAAATGCGTCAGATTCTTGAGGGTAATGGTAATATTACCGTAGATGCTCTTAGTAAGTTGCTTGTTGCAACTGATATGGCTGTAGAGATTAAGCCTGTACGTAACACACCTCTTGGTGGATATGGTAAGGGTATGCCTCGCAGCGGTGGATACCCCGGTCCTGGTGGCATTCCAGTAGATGAGAATGGCCGTCCGTTGCCACCTCCTCCTGGTTGGCATCCTGGTATGATGCCTGGTTTTGGCCCAACTCCACGTCCTCGTCAGCGTGAGGAACGCGCAGCAGACAATATGCAGGAAGTTCCTATGGAAACAAATGGCCCAGTTCGTGATTCACGTGGTCGTTTCGTAAAGAAGGCTACTGTTGCACATCGCAGACCTGCAACACAGCGCCCACAGGCTGAGGAAGATAATCCTTATTCAAAGCTTAGTGTTGACCAGTTGATTAACATTATTCGCACCAACATTTGGGATGGCGAAATCGACGTAAATGCTTCAACACATGAGCAGTTGGCTGCATTTGTAGCAAATAAGGAGCGCATTATGCGTGAGCGCACTGAAGCAGCAGAGGCTTCGCCTCAAGCGCAGCCACAGCAGCAAGAGGCTAACGTGAATGGTGGTGGTAACACCCTTAATCAGTTCCTCGAAATGCTTGGTAACGTAGCACGTGAGGCAGAGCATAATCCTGCTCTTAGGGATGCCATCGAGCGTTTTATGCCTCGTCGTTAATTGGCTATTCATAATAATGAAATAGTAAACAAGTATTTACTTATCTAATTGATAAGCACATCTGCAAAGGTGTGCTTATTTTTTTGCTTTTTGGCTTCTTTTTTTAACATTTTTTTTGTATATTTGTAGAAAGTTATGTTTAACTAAAATATATAAAAAATAATGAGATTATCTAAAAAGGTACTTAAAAAGCGTTTTAAGAAGTTTAACGAGAAGTATTTTAATGGTTATTTGGTAGAACCTAAGTTTGTAATTGGTGGCAGTAAATGGACGGCAGGCGAATTCAAATGTAGGTATTATACCGATTATGAAGATGGAAAGGAGTATGCAACAGAGTTAGTGAATCTCAAGATTTATTTTTCCAAGCGTCTTATAAAGAATAGTAAGATATTGGATGATATTATGCTTCATGAAATGATTCATTATTATGGTTATTATATGAATTATGACATTGATGGAGAGCATGGGGATTATTTTTTAGGTATTGCTGAACAAATAAATAAGGACGGTTATGAAGTCCAAGAATATTATGTAGGATAATGGCTAAGAAAAAGAACAAGTATGATGATTATGTTTTAAGCAATTATCAATTGGCAATTATTGATTTTGTAAAGAATGGAAATGGCAATTTAGTTGTTGAAGCAAATGCAGGCACAGGTAAAAGTTATACCATAATGAAGTGTATAGAAGAAATACCTGAAGATAAAAGCATATTACTTACAGCGTTTAATCGTGATATAGTTACAGAGTTAAAGAAAAAAGCAAAAGATAGACCAAATGTAACCATTTCAACACTTCATGGATTAGGATTACAAATGCTTCAACGTAATTTCCCAAAAGAAGAATTGATTCTTGATGAATTTAAGTACAAATCATATCTTAACACAAATATAAAATCTTTATCTTCAATTAACACATATGAGCTAAGTAAAAGGGATTTTGCTAGGTATATGTCAAATATTGAAGCATTTATTAATTTTGGTAGGTGTTATCTTTGTGAAACAGTAAAAGATTTGGAGTTTATCGAGGATAGGTATGATATAGTATCTATAGCTGATGAAAAGGAAGTTGCCTTAGATATTCTTGACTATGGTAAGAAAAACCTTTCACAGATTGATTATACTGATATGATATGGCTTCCAAACGTCCTTTATTGCAAGCCATATGGAATGTTGTATGATTGGATTATATTGGATGAGGCTCAAGACCTTTCAGTGTGTCAGCGTGAAATTATATTGAAGTGTAGGAAAATTAACACAAGAATGCTTTTCTTTGGCGATTCTGAGCAAGCGCTATATAGTTTTGCAAGCAGTGACCCGGAATCGTTTAAGATGCTAAAAGAACTACCAAACACAACATCTTTACCATTATCAATATCTTATAGATGCGCAAAGAACATTGTTGTTTTTGCTCAGAAGATTGTTCCTACCATTGAGCCAAATAATGATGGTAGAGAAGGTGAAATTAAATATGATGTTGGTCTTGATGTAATACAAGATGGTGATATGGTATTATGCAGAAATAATGCCCCATTAATGCAAGTATATGTTGATTTTATTAAGCAAGGCAAAAAATGTTTTATAAGGGGAAAAGATATTGGATTAAACCTTAAAAATATGGTTAAGAGAACTGGTATTGAAGTGCTTAATAAAAGTTTGCAAGAAGATGGTGTATTCGTTAGATTGTATGACACATTATTTGATATGATAAATGAAATAGTATGTAAGTACAATGTAACATATGCTGATGCTGTTGATTCTGCTGCAATATCAAATAGGCTTGATATGATTAAGGCTTTGGAAATTCTTTCTGATGATATTAACACAGCAACTGAATTAATAGAGAAAATAAGCAATATATTTTCTGATAGAAAGAAGGGTGGTATTTCTCTTTCCACAATTCATAAGGCAAAGGGTTTAGAGGCTGATAATGTTTATATTGCTTGTAAGAGCTTAATGCCAAGTAGTAAGGCTAAAAAAGATTGGGAAATAAGACAGGAATATAATTTGATGTATGTCGCTTATACAAGGGCAAAAAATGTACTTGGTTTTATTGATGAAAAGGAATTCGATGCGTTCAACAAAAAAGTTTCTGAAACAGTTAGTAGTTTAAAGAAGATAGAAAGTCAAGTTAATTATGTTCTTAAGAAAGATAAAAGAAAGATTGAAATAAACAACGAATTCATTGCCAATGATATAATTAGACATGCAACTAAAATAGACAAGCCAAAGGAGGAATATAAGGTAATACCAATGATGAATAATAATAGTTCAGGTGTTGGGTTTAATGACATTTTTAAAAGACGTTTTATTAAAAGATGATATTGGGATTTTCAGGCCGAATGAGAAGTGGTAAAACGGAGTTGGCCAACATATGTGAAAAATATGGGTATGAGAAATTATATTTTGCTCTACCATTAAAACAACTATGTGCTGATTTATTAGATATTTCCATAGATGAGTTAAATAAGTTAAAAGCAGATAAAACTGAAATTGGCATTGTTGTTGGAAATGATTTATGTAAATTAATTTCTGAAAAAACGGAAATACCGTTAGATATTGTCAATAAAACATGTGATGGTGTTGTTATCAAAGATGCCAGGCACATGCTGCAATTTATTGGAACTGATTTAATAAGGAAATACAATACCAATTGGCACGTTAATAGAATACGTGAAATGATTAGCCCATCTAAAAACTATGTGATAGATGATGTTAGGTTTCCAAATGAACTTGATTTGGTAAAGGAGTTGGGAGGTGATTGTTGGTTTGTTATTAGACCAAGAATTGATAATGTATCAAATCATGAGTCTGAAACAAGTCTTACTTGGAAAGACTTTGGAAATAGACTAATAATAAATGATTCTAGTCTTGAGTTATTTACTTTCAGGTGGGAAACGTTTTTCAATAATTATGAGAAATCGTTAGCAACTAGAAATAAATGCATTGGCGATAAGAGTGTAATTAATCTTTATGGAGAATTATCTGAGCCATTATGCGTTTTAGAATTATTAGAAATATCACCGTATTTGTTTAGTTATGAGGAAAGAGAATTTGTTTGTTCCCTAATATCAGATATTAAACAATTTGATGATAACAGTATTGATATTGAATATAAAGATGGTACGCATGAGTTGGTTAAGAATCCAATAGTTGTAGAAGATTTAAAGATGTGTATTAACAATATTTAACTTAAAATATTTGTGTTTTACAAATATTTTTTGTATCTTTATAGTAAAGTGATTGTATATGGGAAACGATAGTAAAAAATACGATTTTAAAATAGATGATGCATCAAATGTATATCTGACTAGTGATTCTCATTTTTTCCATTTTAATATAATTGGTTCTTGTAATAGACCATTTAAAGATGAAAATGAAATGAATGAAGTGATGATAAATAATTGGAATTCAGTTGTTAATAAAGATTCAGTTGTTTTTCATCTTGGTGATTTTGCATGGGGAGGGTTTAATAAATGGAAAGAAGTTCGTGACAGATTAAATGGCCGCATTGTGTTAATAATGGGTAATCATGACCGGAAAAATCTCACGCCAACAGCAGAAAAGGAGTTATTTGATTTTGTAACTCAGCAGATGTATCTTAGAATAGAAGGTAGACCTGTTTATTTAAATCATTATCCATTTTTGTGCTATTCTGGTATTTATAGAGAGCCTGAAGACCAAGTATGGGCGTTGCATGGACATATCCATCTTGGACCAAGTTCACTGGGAGGAAAAGATATTCCAAGAATGAAATATCTTTATCCAACACAATATGATGTTGGCGTTGATATGAATAATTTTACTCCAATTTCATGGAAAGAAGTAAAAGAAAAAATAGAGTATCAGGTTAAAAATAACGTCAATTGTTATGACGTTATAATAGCAAATAAAGACAATGAAACTTAGAAATAGTAGGTTTAATTATACCAAAGATTATAAAGAATTCATAGGATATGACCAGCTTAGAAGATGCTTATTCAGATTTTTGAAGGAATTTGGCTATTATTCTGCCTATATCAACGGCATTAAGCCATATATGGTTGAAGAATATTATGTTGATGATTTACCATTTCCTGAGGAAAAAGAACTAACGTTTAAAAAATTCATTAGGAGAAATTATAAAGCACTTTCAAGATTGATGTTTCCTGATGGGGAATTATGGGATGATATTTATTCTTTATGGACTGAATGGGCATTTGAAGAAGATAAGATATATAGTAAAACAAGGTTATTATGAAAATATTAGTAATTCCAGACATACATGGCCGCATATTTTGGAAAGCACCATCAGAGAAATATTTTAATAAAGTTGATAAAATAGTATTTCTAGGCGATTATTGCGACCCATATAATGATGAAACCACAGAGCCAATAGAGTGGGAACAAACGTTAAACAATTTTATTGAGATTATTGAATTAAAAAAGCAAAATCCAGATAAAATAGTTTTATTACTTGGCAATCACGATTACCACTATCGTAATAAACAATTTGATGATTATGCAAGGTCAACCAGATATGATAAATTACATCATAATCATTTAACAGAACTATTCAATGGTGATAATTACAAATTGTTTCAGACGTGTTATTGTATTGAAAATAATGGTAAAAGAATAATATTTACTCACGCAGGAATAACTAAATTTTGGTTAGAAAATCATGATGTAACATTTGATGATAATATAGAAGAGACAATAAATAATCTTGAAGAGACAGCGAAAGGTGTTGGTAAACTTTGCGCAATAGGCAGAGAGAGAACATGGTTTGGCGAAAAAACTGGTAGTCCTGTGTGGTGCGATTTAAGAGAATTTATTTCACAAGGAGGGCTTGGCGTTGATAATGTGTTTCAAATATTTGGTCATTCAAGGTTGAAGCATGGGTCAATAGTTTCTATGAAAGATTTTGCTTGTATTGATAGTAGAACTGCGTTTATTCTAAATGATAAAAACAAATTGAGGAGGATAAAAAATGAAAAAGTCAAAACCGACGAAAAGCACGGAACAATACAAGATTCTGAGAATGATAAGCCGTGATGAAGAATTGGAACGCAATCAAGGAAAATGGGTTGCTGTAAATCGTGTGTTCAAAAACAAGAGTAAATACAATAGGAAAGATAAAAAGAAAGAGCTGAGAAATGAACTCAGCTCTTTTTTGTTATTTCAAATTTTGCGTATAAAGGCTTATGGTCTGATAAACGTTCAATGTCTAAATCAAAATAGCATTCTATTAGTTGAACATCATAGTTTGAATGTGAGTTGTTAATATAAAAAATTCTATCTACATTCATATAATTATCAGGAACAGCTTCTTTAATTGATAAATGTGCTGAAGCGTTTATCGGATATAATAAATTATAATTAATATTATTTACATCCCAATAATAATCATTTGAACTATTAGTGTCGCCGATAATTATTGAAGGCGTATTTGCTCCATTGTCAGCTTTATCTAATATGAAATTTGTTAATTGTTTTAGTTCCAATTTTCTTGCTTCAATATCTCCAGACACGTCCGGACAAGTTGTTTCATTATAAAAATCAGCATCCATATGTAATACGTATACGTCTAATTTATATTCTCCATCTATAATCAATGAATAATATCTAAAGCCCTTGTGTGTCAATAAATCGTTTGCATGGTTGAAATAACCATATCCATCATTCCAACTTATTATTTCTTCTTTAATTACATTTATTCTGCTTTTCTTATTGATTATATTAATGCCATCAGCTTTAAATCTTGGAAGTGGAAACATTGTTTTCCATTCAGTACTTTTGAAAAGATTTTTTAAATCAAATCCGCCTGAATATGTTCCACAATTATAGTTTTCTGATAAAGATTCCATAAGTTCACTATGGTAATTGAAGTCTTCTTGAACGCCAATAATATCTGAATCAGAATCCAATAATACTTTTCCTATTTTTTTTATTTTTTCTGGAGTATCTGAATCGTCATTAATTTTAATAATTGTGGTTTTCTTAATTAACTTGTAAATCCAAGAAATTGGTTTTAATATCCAAGGAAGGTCATTTAAATCCAAATAATCAGGAAGACCATCTATATTATAAGTGGCAATTTTTATTTCTGCTTTCATTGTTCATTTATATTTATCACTTCTTCATTTTCAATATAGTTAATTGTTGCATTGACTTCTTTTAATATTGCAGCAAGGAAGTATGACGCCCTTTTATATCCAGTTTCCATCATAAGGCTACACAAATGATGTGTTTTTGTTCCAAAATCCTTTAACGATTCAAGATATAAATCCAATTCGTGTCTTGCCATATCCTTGTTAAGATTATGTTCATTGAGTTTATTTTTAACATTATTTATGGCTTCAGACACAAATTCTCTAAGTTCATTTTCAGTTAATGAATAAGTTTCTTTACCGTTTGATACCTTCACCCTATTCTCGTTTATTTTGTCTCTGAGGCGTTTTTTTAGTTCTTCCTTAATAGTGAAGTCAACAAGGTATAATTCGCGCTGTAAATCGCTTAAAACAGCCTCTGTATCGCTTCTCATACCTATGTAGTTATTCCCTTCCTTTTTTAGCTTAGAATAAAATGAGTTTGTGGCACTAATTACATCTTCAACAAACTTTTTAAGATTTGTTACTTTATACGGTGTTCCTTTAAGATTGTTGACAGGTAATTTGCCTGAAATTGATTGTTCAACCTCAGCCACTTTGTCTTGGTAATCTGATATTGTTGTTGCAATATCATCACATAATTGATGCTGTGGCAATGAAGAACTATCCCAATGTAACTGTTTTATCGCAGTTTTAAAACCTTCAAGCTTGCAAATAAAATCAAGAATATATTTTTTCATAATAACTTTTTATTTAAATATAAATATTTATTTAAAAAATAAAATAATTATGGCAAAACAAATAATAAGATTAACAGAGTCAGATTTACACAGAATGATAAGAGAATCTGTAGATAGAATATTGAAAGAAGGATGGAAAGATAGCTATGATAAATGGTCATCAGGCAAATATGAAAATGATGATGATGGTGAAAAACTCAATAGAAAATGGAATAGTGAACTTAAAGCAGAGCATCCTGATAAAAAAGATAGAAGAAGTGAATTTAATAAACACACTAAGAGTAAGGATTCAAGTGCTTCTAAAGAATTTGAGAAGAAATGGAAAGCTTCCGGTGGTGAAGAAAGATTTAAGCAAGACTATAAGAAAAAGTATGGTGTTGATATAAATGATGAAGATTAAATAAGTACATATATGAAACAAGTGATTAGATTAACAGAATCAGACTTACATAAAATCGTGAAAGAGTCTGTGAATAGAATAATAAATGAAATAAATGTTATTGATAAAATACCAAATTTTGATAGACGCAAAGGATATGGTAAATATGATGGAAAGTGGATGGACACTGCAACGGCAATTGATAAAGGTAAAGAAAAATATAATGGACCATTAAAGTCAAATAATACTGCTACTATGATGAGGTTATCTCCAGAAGAAATGGATGCTGCTTATGCAGATGAAGAAAATGACTTCATGGAAAATCCAATTGAGAGGCCACAAAGAAGAAATAGGGGCATGCAATTGTATACTATTTATGAGGTATGTATCGATGAGAGACACCCAGAAGAACATAGACCTTGGCGTATGATTGAATGTGATGCAACGTTTGATGATGTAACTGCAATGGAATTAGAAGTTAAACCATATTGTGGTAGTGGAACTGATGAAGAAGGAAATTATTGGTTTGAAACACTTTATAACAGCGAAATACCATATATTAAAAAGAGATTCATTGCTGTAAAAGATGAATATTAATGGGAACAACATACTTGTTTATAAAAAATGCAGCCATTTTTGACCGCATTAATCATTTATTGGGGTCAAACCCTATATAATTGCCAAAAATAAAGGTTGTAGAAAGAAACTACAACCTTTTCTGTATTAATTATTTTTCAAAACTTTTTTCATTTTAAGTAAGCTAAAACCTTTCTATAATATTTTTCAGTTTTAGCTATGCTATATCCACATCCACCGTTCCATAACCTTATGGCTTTTTCAACATCGTTTGTTGGATTATAGCGTTTTTGATAGAGTACAAACATTTCCTTTGATTTTTTAAGATTAAGTCTGTCTTTCAAAGTGTAATGTTTTT